TTGTTAATCAAACAACGTTGGCTTTTGTTGCCTCTTTAGCTTTGCAAACTCCCTGCCTGTTTTGTTGTTTTCCTTCCATTCGTTAAAATGTAAGTCACAAAGTGCCATCGGGCGAGGATAAGACACATATTGTCCTTCACCTCTACGAAGCTTGACGTTGCAAAGATGTCCTTGACACCATGCTCCGTCACGTGATTGATAAGCCATTACTGACCTCTTTCTGTTGGGCCTAGACTTCCATATCTAGGATTTACCCATAAAGAGAAAACCCCCGTTAGGGGGCAATCTCCTTCTTCTAAGTACCTAAACTCAGGAATGTCACCAGCTTTAATTAGCTGTTAGGGCACTTGCCTTCTACAAGAAAGCGCTTTGAACGCATGCATCCATATTCTTCAACTCGAACCACAACCTTGTGGTAGTGGATTCCGTCTCCTGGAACACGTACATATGCTTTCTTGAAGAGTCCTCCAATAATCCTGCCAACACCCCAAGAGATGTCTGACAGCTCATCTTTAAACTCTGCAATGCTGCGAACTTCAAGCAATTCGTAGAATTCACCACGACGCTTTCCATCCACAAGTTCACGACTGAAGAGGTCTGCGACCCCATCTCGCCAAGAACGCACTTGCATGCATCCGCACCATTGAACCTTATTCCGGCTCATAGTTTCCTTTCGGGTAGTCTCAACCAAGAGACTTTAGTTATACCCATAAAAAGAAAACTCCCCGAAGGGAGTCTTCTTCTTCTTCTAAGTACTTAAACTCAGGAATGTCAATCAGTTGTCTGACTATTTTGTTGCAAGCTCCAAATGCTTTTCGTTGTCAGCGTCGTACTTAGCTTTGATTACAAACTCAAGATTAAACTTCTCAAGGATGGCTTTAACAAAATCAATTGTCAATCCAACATGAGTGTAATCATTAAGGGTAACTAGCATGTACTCAGGAGCACCATAGTTAAGGTGAATGCTTGGACGGCCAGACCATGGGCCACGGATGCTACGAAGTGAACCATCTTTCATTTTGAGATGAAATATGGCCTTACCATAACCGCCATGACATTTGTCGTCACCAGGGTGCATAAAGCAGTTGACTGCTGCTCCATCACGCGTGGTTCCTACAAAGCAACCGATGTCTTCGGCATCCAAACCAGCGTTGAACTCATAAATGATTTCGGATTCTGACAAAAAGCCAGGAGATGTCTCCAGACTTAATTGCCACCAGCCGTTTCTGTTATGAGTAACGTCAGCCTTAACTACCTTTTCCAGTCGATGCTGGAATGCTTGGTTGTTGTTCACAATTCCTCCTAGAAGTGTGATTTGCCCACACCACCACGGTGTAGGACTTGGCAATCTTGCGACTACCCATAAAAAGAAAACTCCCGAAGGAGTCTTCTTAATCACCAATTATAATAATATGTATAGGATGGTGAATCCTCTAATGCTCAGTAGCCTAGTTAGGCAAACTGAGTGGTGTAGTTTGCACCTTCAGCCAGAAGGTCTTTGATAACCTTCTCTAGCTTTTGGTAGCACTCCTCATAGGAGCGATCATTGCCAACCTCATTGTTGAACTCGATATTTTCGAGCAAACCAATGATACGGTTCTCAACATCGGCACTAACGTAAAGCTCATCGTAACCAAAGAAGGTCCAGTGAGCAATATAAGCACGACCCTCGGTTGTATTGCCGAGGATGATGTTGATCATCGTGATAATGATCTCTTTTGGAATAAACACGTTTTACCTCCGTGTCCTTGCCCACATCACCATAATGTAGGACTTGGCAGTCTTGCGACTACCCATAAAGAGAAAACCCACCAGTCCGCGTGGACAACTGATGGGTATCTCTTTATTTATTTACAGTTCTACAGAACCTTTTAGTTCTGCTAGTTCTGCTTTTTCCTGCTGAAGTGTTTGACGCAAATAGTTAAGATGACGATTAACTTGCAAGCATGAGCTTGGGTTTCTCGGCATGCCAAACATTTTTATCTCTGCTAGTTGATTCTGAAGCATTTCTTCGGTAAAACGAATTTTCTCTTCAACTTTGGCAATTGCTTCGTTGTTTGTGTTTGTATTCATTGGATACCCCTTTCAAAAGGTAAACCACGCTGTTTGGTTAGTTGATTGATCTCACCGTGAGAACTAAAACCTATCCATAAAAAGAAAACCCCCGAAGATCCTAAGATCCCCGAGGGAGTTCTTTTTGTTACTCTCTTTTAATTAGAGAGTGTGCTGTTCTGCTTCAATTTCTTGAAGTTGACATTCGTAGCACCGTGCCAATTGGAAATTTTGACATGTTGTGTGCTCTTTGCCACATGAAGGACAGTTTGCCTGTACATCTTCATGAAGATTTGAGTAACCCATATTACTTTCCTCCTTTCTGGATAGATGGCCTACCAAGCCTAGAATCTATCCATAAAAGAAAAACTCCCAGGCGTTTCTGCCCAGGAGCTTTTCTAATTTTGGGTGACTACTCTTTAATCACAGGTTTCTGTGGCAAGAGTATTACCATACCAACGTCGAGATCAACGACGTCTTGGTTTAGGTCCCTGATGACACCAACCTTGATGTCACCATCTCGCTGCCCGCCGCAATGACGAGCAGCAATGTCCCACAGGGTGTCATCCTTTTGGACAACAACCTGTGGAACGTCACAACTGACCCCACGATAGGGATCAGAGTCTGGCCTGTCCAAGAACAGGAAGGCCAGAACCAAAAGGTAGCTAATAATAACTACCTTCTTGATTACTTTGAACATGAATCCTCCTAGATACATGTACTGCATATGTACACCACGCACATACGACTGCTTCTGTACGATGCTGAAGCCAGCATGCTGATTAGCCAACTAGTGACAGGGACGCACCCTAAATAGACCTAAGATCTACCCATAAAAGAAAAACCACACTGGCTGTGTGGCTTCTCCTTTGAATTATTGGTTACTTACCTCATAACCAATAATTCTCAACCATCGATCAATGTTTTGATACATTCGTTCGATAGTGTTGTTTGCTGAAATAGCCCCCAATACAAGATAAGGAGTTGAACTGAATACATTGTCTTGCGTGTTTGAATCCACGGCAAACAAAAGTACTTCGTTTTCCTCATTTGTCTTAAGGGTTATTGTTGCTGGCTTTAAACTGTTGGTCCCGAAGGACCCCATGCTTATCTCCTTTGTTTGGGTCTAGGTTTCCATACCTAGAATTTACCCATAAAAGAAAAACCTAGGAACTGACCCTAGGCTATTTCTTTCTCAGCGAAGTTGCTGACGGAAATCAGTCTAATGACTTGATCCGGCTAGGTTTAATGAGCTTAATGCCGCTCGTGCAGTCGTTTTGCTATGCGACCGCCTGTACCAAGTAACCCAAAGGCTACCCATAAAAGAAAAACCACCCTGGATGGATGGCATTCTCTTCTTATTTTATGTTTCCAGGTATAAGTACCTAGCTGATACACAGCTTGCTACCAGTATTAGTGGTAGCTGTTGGAGGACTTTGAGGTTGGGGTATTGAGTTCGTACTCAACGCCATCCTCAAGGTACGTCCAGTTCATGCGTTCAACATTACCGTAGTAAGTGAACCACACTCCTGTGACGTTGTAATCCTTCCGGCCCTCATTTGAAACAAGAGCAAACGTGTACTTACGATCGTAATACGACCAGTCCACGTGCCCCCCTTCAACGAGTTGACGGATAACCTTTGCAGGCATGGATTACCTCCCTTTCTCCATAGTTTCACCTATGGGTAAAGGCGCACACCACAGTGGTGCACGGCTTGGTAGCCCGAAGACTACCCATAAAAAGAAAACCCCTGAGGACCGAAGTCCCCAAGGGAAAGAGTTTCTTTTTTACTGACAATTAAAGGAATGGATCCGTATCGTCAGTTGTGTCTTCAGCTAGGTCTGCCTGGAAGAATTGATACACCTTATACCCGGCAAATACCAAGGCAATAAGAGTAACAGCCTTCCATTGTACGAACCCTAGGATAAACCCAAGGATACCGAAGAACATGCTTGCCACAGGGGTAAACACTATTAGTCCTCCGATAATGACAAACTGTACAGTCCGTGATAAGCCACGGAACCAGTTGCTGATGGACGTGAATGCAGATGAGATGTTGGTCCCGAAGGACCCCATGTCATTCTCCTTTCGTTGTTGCCCACACCACATTAGTGCAGGGCTTGGTAGCTTTCACACTACCCATAAAGGAAAAACCCCCAATTAAGGGGGTCCTTCCTAGTGATTATGATTAACAGAGCGTCACTACTGCTCCGGCTTACTGTGCAGTTAACTAACCGTTATATGAACGATCGCAGCTAGGACAGCGTGTTTCCCCTTTGTCTGGGAACTCGTGTCCACACCACCTGCACTTAAGCAAAAGAATAAGGTACAATTAACCTCCTTTCTTTGGGCCTAAGTACCATACTTAGGATCTACCCATAAAAAAAGAACTAATAGATGACTACTAGAAGGAGGTATACCCCGGTGGGCTCGTTAAAGATAACTAACACAATACTACTTTACTATTACCCACTCATATTTTTTCCCCTATTTTTAGACCCTATAGTTATATATCTATATAGATCTTTATATACCTTTAGTAGACATCCCAAAAAAATCCAAAAATATTTCCCTACAGAGGTTGTGTTATTACAAAAGACCCTGATAGGTTATCTCCCAAGTCGGAATGGCCGGCGAATAAAACAATCATAGAAAGTAATACCATCATGGCTAAGATAGATCCAGAAAACTACATGCTTGATAACTACGAAGAGGCTGAGTTCCTAGAAGAATACACCAAGTCAGAGTACGACACATTTAGACCTGCTTACGGTGACTGTGACTATGACATGGACAACTACGGTTACGACTACTGATAAGAAAGACCAGAAACAAAATGACCACCCCTATAATGCCAAATCACATCCTAGTAGGATCAGAGAAGTTATTTAGAACAAAAGCCCCCTGGAGAATCAACAACTCCTTGATAGGCCAACTGTCAGCTGACCACAGATTATTATTGTTCTCTACAGAGAATACAAAAGATTATAATAAGAAGATAACAACCAAGCTATCTAGATCTCTTTATGATGAATGTCAAAGAGAATATAAAAAGTTAACCTTCATAGGATACGAGAATGAATGTCGTATGGTCTCAGACCTACAGGCTCATCACGGATTCAAGTTTGACTGCGTAGTGTTGATTAACAATCCCTTTAGGGAACCTATCTACAAGGAACTGTATCAGTATGGCAATCTTTATAACTTCTATACAAAACAAGATGGTGTTCATTTGGCGGGGGCTGACATCAATGAGTATGTCAAAACAAAACTTCCAGCACAGATGTCTAATAGACTTGCACTGGAAGTGTTAGGTTGTGTATTGTATGGTTCGTATGGATTAGACACTTTACAGTCTAACTACTCTAAACCAAAATATATTTAATCAAACTCTTTAGGATCAAAGGTCAATACATTTGGTAAGTCTTTAGACATGGATCGAACAACATCTTCTTGTTCTTCGCCAGTCAAAGCACAGATGTCATTGACCATTGACCATTGTTCAGTAGAAAAGACGGCTAGAGTCATCTGGCCGTCTTCTTCTGCGTACGCAGCTAAGACTTTATCTTGCAATTCGCTTCCAAGGTTTTGGTTGAATATTTCGCTTTGGAGATCATTGTTATCTGACTCTAATATCTTCTTTATAAGATCTAGAAAAAAGTCCATATTGTTCAATCTCCCATGTGGTAGTGTATTTTAAAAAAAATAAAAAGCCGGGAAAAAATTGCGCGCGGTTTGAGGCACTATAACAACTTTTTGTCCGACTTCTTAATCATGTCTTTATAGTAACTTAAAACTCTGGGTATAGATACAATTCATTTCTTAAATCGTCTAAAGCTTTCTGAATACGGTCTAGGCCACCGTCCATCTTATCAATGAAGGAATCAGAGGCCTTAATACCAAAGACTAGTTTGAAATCAAAGCCACCACCATCATCTTGTCTGGTTTTCTTTTCTGGCTCTTTGAAAGATTCAAAGTCATATATGTTACTAGGTTTTTCTTTTTTATTATCTTCAGCGTACTGTCTGTACGCATCGTAGAACTTATTGAATTCGTCTTCATTCATCTTCTAATATCTCCGTCCATTTATCTCCACATTCTCTACAGTCAACGTAGAGACACTTCTTGTCTCCTGACATCCCAGGCTTCACTATAAAGTTAGTGGGCACTGGGCAGTCTGGACATGGTTCTATGTTTAGTTTATTTTGTTGCATCTGCAATCTTGACTTTGATCTCTTCAAACATCTCTAAGTTTTCTCTTAGATTGTTTATAGCGTTTTCTCGCCCTTGCGAAAAGAGCTCACCATTGTAATAAATCCACGCACCTTTTTGCGTAAAGACTCCTTCGTCCACTGCCACATCAAATACACATCCATACTCATCAATTCCTTTTCCGTAGTAAATATTAAATTCAGTTATCTTCATTGGGGGTGCCATCTTATTTTTTATAATTTTGGCTTTTGAGGTAATGCCAATTGGATTACCAGACTTATCTTTGATGTCTTCCTTCTTGCGAATATCAATTCGAACAGAAGCAGCGTACTTCAAAGCCATGCCACCAGGCGTAGTCTCTGGATTGCCGAACATAACACCAATCTTACTTCTAAGTTGGTTAATAAATATAAGAAGTGTTTTATGCTGATTGGCTAGTCCAACCAACTTTCTCATTGCTTTGGCCATCATGCGTGCTTGGAGACCCATTTGCTGGGATTCCATCTCACCTTCTAGCTCTGCTTTTGGAATAAGCGATGCAACAGAGTCAATAACAATAACACCAAGCTCACCAGTTCTAATAAGCTTATCTACAATCTCAAGAGCTTGTTCGCCATAGTCTGGTTGAGCAAGAAGTAAATCGTCAAGATTAATTCCAACAGCCTGCATATAGACTGGATCTAATGCATGCTCAGCATCTACGTAAGCACATCTAAGTCCTTGCTTTTGTGCTTGTGCTACAACAGACAGAGCAAGTGTTGACTTGCCAGATGACTCTGGTCCATAGATCTCAACTACTCGACCTCTTGGCAATCCGCCAATTCCAAGAACTCTGTCTAGTGACATTGCACCTGTTGCTACGGCTGGCCATGGTTCAAATTGTGATGAACCCAATCTCATTACGGAACCTGTTCCGAACTGTCTTTCTATCTGAGCAATTGCTAGCTCAAGTTGTTTGGATTCATCCATTGTTAGTGATAACTTCTTTCTTGGTTAGAAGTGATATTTCTTTTTCGACTTCTCTTATCTTAAGGATAGTTGCTTCTTGGACATTAATCAACTCAATACGTGATTGATGATCAGATCCTAAGATTTCTTTAGATATTGTTTCTAAAAAATTATATAGTTTACGTAAGTGTTGTTGCTTTGTGGCTGTAGTGCTCACTGTGTCATTCTTTCGTGTATACTGATGGTGCAAGAATAATACCACACAAAAGAAAGATTGGCAACGTGTCAAAGAAAATTGAATACAATCCAGACTACATTAGAGCAGTTAAAATTTTAAAGAATAGAATTCACACTCCGGCAGACTTAATTAGGTACTGGGCCTTCTGTGGCCCATGTATTGAACCACATCCGGCAATTGAAGATATTTCTGAATAATTTGGTTGCGAAGTTGTGTGGGGGATGTATACTGGATATACGAGATCCCTATCCTGAAGTGTATACAGTCCTCCACACAAAGTAAGTTAGTCTAATAATACTAACGTATCCAGATACTTCCTGTTTAAGCATTATTATAATTTTTAAGTTACTATTACTTGAAAACCAGGAGTAGGCACATGAAACTGTATCAAATTTACTTTCCAGAACTTGCAGTGTATGTTAAGTTTAAAGTGCTCGATCCTGAAGAAGTTCAAGGTTTCCTAACTGGATGCTCAGGCATTGAGAACAAGAGTGACTTTGATAAATTTAAAAAAACAGTAATAGATTATTTTATATTTAACTTAAAGAGTGAAGTTTCTGATGCTCTGCGTATGATGTCTCGTAAAGCAGCAGAGAAATGTATTGCAGCAATGTATTCTGGCTGCGTTATGCTCAATCCCGGTCTTGACCTAGATGGATGGATTAATGCAGCATACGATGCCACTAAGTCAACAGATCCATTTTTATTTGATGACGATGACGATGATGACGACGATCTAACATCAAAAGCTTTTTTGGAAACAATTAAAAACTTTAAAAGAAAGTTCCCAAAGATAGATGAAAATGATTTACCTTTTCCTGAAATCGAAAAGAAGATTAAGCCCGCAAAGGCTAAACCTATTACTAAGCAAAAATTCTTAGGTTTACAGCATCATCTACAAAACAGCATTATTGGTCAAGACGATGCAGTGATAACAATAGTCGATGCTTTAAGAAGATCTCAAGCAGGATTAAATGACGAAAACAGACCAATAGGAGTTTTCCTTTTTGCTGGGTCTTCTGGCGTAGGTAAAACTCATTTGGCAAATGCTTTGCACAAGTATTTGTTTGGTGGAGACAATCCAATGGTAAGAATCGACTGTGGAGAGTTTCAACATAAGCATGAGAATCAAAAATTGATTGGATCCCCACCTGGATATGTTGGCCACGATGAAGGCGGACAATTAGTTAATACCGTTAAAAAAAATCCAAATACAGTTGTTTTATTAGATGAAGTAGAAAAAGCTCACCCTGATCTTTGGAATACTTTTTTAAGAGTATTTGATGACGGAGTTTTAACAGACGCAAAGGGTGAAGTAGTAGACTTTAGGAATACAGTTATTATTATGACAACCAATCTTGGTAACGACAAAACTACAGCCAACTTATTGTCCGGTGGAGCAGGCTTTACTAAAAACGTAGGTTATAAAACAAAAACTAAAGAAACTCCTAATAGAGAAATCATCGAAAGAAATACTAACGATGCAATTAAAAAACACTTTAAGCCAGAGTTTTTAAATAGAATTGATAAAACTATTATTTTTAATTATCTTTCAGAAGAAGACTGCAAGAAGATAGCACAAATAGAAATGTCAATTGTTGGAGAAAAGCTAAATAAAAAAGGTTACTCATTTAGATATACAGACGAAATTATAGACCTTTTAATAGGTGAGGGCATAGATTCAGTAAAAGGTGCAAGAGGATTATCTCAAGTAAGAAGAGAAAAGATAGAAGACCCAATTGCTAAGCTTATAATTGATAAGTCAACACCAAGAGGAAGTATATTCGATATAGACTTTAAAGAAGGCAAAGTCAGAACAACTATAATAAAGCCAGATAAAAAAGAAGTTTTAACAAAAGAAATTTAGTTACTATTATATTGAAAAGAATAGGAGACCCATTATGCCTATGATACCAAAATCTGTAAGTACAGGTGTCAAAAACTTTACAAACAATCTATCAACTCAAGGATTAGGCTCCGCTGTGCGAAGCAGTGTAGGAAGTAATCCATACAGAAAAGGTGCAGCCGCAGCAGGAGCCGTAGTTGGAGCAGGCGCATTAATGAGAAGAAGGAAGTCAGGCCTTGATTCAACGCCTGGAAGACCTACCGGAATGAGACAGTACTAATATGCCTGGAGTTTTTGGTAAAGGTATGGCATCTATTGGTGGTATGACCAATAAGTTGCTAAAAGGAAGTAGTGGATACAACGCTGCCATTAGAGCAACTAGAGGTTCGATGCCTGTAGGTATGAGAGGGTCAATAGCTGACACTGCGTATCAAATGAATTTAAAAACTGGAAGAAAAGTAGCTGGAGCAGGGATTGGAATTGCTGGAATGGGAATGGCAAACAGAAGTGGTTCTGGAGCTAGAGGTGGATATCAACCCAGAAGATCAGTAGTACCAGTTCCTCAAAACGGAATGCCGATGTAACCATGAGTAATTGGGAAAGTTTTATTAATGAGTCTGGCGATTTTGAGCTGCCAAACTTTTTATATAAAACTATAAATGATTTAATGAAACAATCTTTAGATATGGGAACGCTTTTGTCTAGTGATCAACATAAGTTGAGGGCTTATAAAGAGCAAACAAAAAAAATGTTTAAAGCTAGATGGTATGAAATAGCAAAAGCTTTAGAGTTTTTTAATATAATAGACCCTTGTATTTGTTCTTTAAATGAAAAAGAAATTTATTGTGATGTATGCAAGGGTGCAAGATTTACAATAAGCTCAACTCTTACAGCTGATCAGATGAAAGAAGTAGGAGTATTCACTAACGCAGCCAACAATGTAGAGATTATTCAAAAGCTTCAAAAAAGCCTCAATGAAATATTGATGGACCAATAATGTGCAATGCCCAAGGTGTAACTATAAGCTAGAAAATATTGTAGAATATATAACTGAAGATGAAGATTATATTTTCACAAGACAATATTATTGTAGCAATTGCAAAAGCGGACTTACCGAACACTTTGATAAGGTAGGCCTATTTAGATCAGAGTGGATTGATTTTAATGTCTAATATAGAAAAGTCAGATGACAAAAATGGTTTTATGAAAAACTTTGAATCCTTAAGACCAGATCTGTTCTTTCCAGAACATTGGTCTGAAGAAGAAGTTAGTAAAGCTAATGAATTAGTAAGACCGCAAAGAACTAGAAGTTCAATGTTTGCGTCCATACCAATGAACTGCGAAGCAGAAAAATGCGTATTCGCAGCAACGTGTCCTCTACTAAAAGAAAATGTAGCACCAAGAAACAAACCATGTCCTATTGAGATGTCAATGGTAGCACAGTTTACTTCTGAATATTTAGATCAGTTAGACGTAAATCCAAACAACCTAGTTGAGGTTTCTATGGTTAGAGATCTTGTTGATCAAGAAGTTCAGTATTTGCGCAAAACAAAGCTTCTCGCTAAAGAGCACTTTATTCAAGAAAACGTTATAGGAGTTGATCAAGATGGTCAACCTATTCTGAAGAAAGAACTACACCTAGCAGTAGAACTTGAAGACAAGCTTCATAAGAGAAGAAAAGATTTAAGAAATCAACTTCTTGCGACAAGAGAAGCAAAAGCAAAAGTTGGTCAAGTTCAATTGGATACCGCTCAAGCAATATCTGATATTATCTCTAAGGTTCAGTCTCTTGAAACTCAAAGAGAAAAACTTCTTAAACAAAAACTTGGAACATACGAAGTAGACGAATACATTGAGGCTCAAGAATTGGAAAAAGGCCAGGAAGTAGAGAATGAGTAGGTATAGCAATTTACGTGACACATACGCTAGATTGTTTTATGGTGGCACGCCTACCCCAGATCAGTTAACTGATATAGAAGCACGCATTGCTAGAAATGCAGAGCTTCCTAAGAATCTTGTTGCAATGAGAGGCGTTGCTGCAAGAATGAAACCAGAAGCTGATATTCTTGCAGAGTTAGCTGATTTTCAATCAGAGTTTATGGAAGCAGTTCAACAAGAAATAGATCTTGGTCTTGCAAGTAAAGAAAGATTAAGAACACTAGAATATGCCATGAAATCTCCGACAATGAATCTTCAAGTAATTTCAAACACTGAAGTTAGAAGACGACTGGATGATCAATTTCAATCGATAATAAGAGGTACACGGAGCTTTTCAAAACTTTGGACTACCATCAGTATCCGTTCCTTCTGGAAACCCCAGAAGAGCAACAGGATATATGAACACTATTGGTGACGGTGGAGTTTTGGATGTTTTATTTAGTGGTAGAGCAGTATCTATAGACACAACAAAAGAAGGTCTTAAAGAACAGGGATTAAGAATGGGTACCTCAAACATACCCACGGTTGAATATCTCCAAAGGTCAGCTGCAAGAACTGATCCGTCGCAAATAGTTCAAGAAGCAATAGATTCAGGAAGAAAAATAAAATTCTTAGCAGCAGACATTGAGACTGGTGGAGTTGGTCCTTTTGACTTAGCTAGATCTGTAGCAGCTCAAACTTACGAACTTCCTACTGATAGACCAGGAGCAACGGTAGATGATGTATTGTCAGCCATCGGCACTCAAAGGGGCTTAACTTCTAATAAGATTGACTTTCACATGCTTCTGCCAGAAATGCAAACAATAACTTCTGGTCAAAGAGGAACTTCTTCAGCTCCCTTGGGTTTAAGAACTGCCATGAAAGAATCTGGATTTAACCCAGATAGAATTATGGACTTAGCTACACCACAGGGAAGGCAAGCTGCAGCACGAAGCTATGAAGAACTATTTACACAAATAGTAGATCCGGATACATTTTTAGTAGGAAACAATATAGCAGGATTTGACATACCTAAATTATTGTCTAGCGCAGCGTCATTAGAAGAATTTACTTCCGACTCATCAAGAGCTCAATTATTAGAATTAGTTGCAGAAAAAGCTAATAGTGACAAAGTTATAGATGTTACAGATGTTGCTGGTAGACATTTATTTGGAAGACTACAAGCTTTACAAGCCGCTGGAGGAAGTGTAGAAGAAATTATAGAAAGATCTACTTTAAATTTATTGTCTCCAGAAACTCTTTTGAAAGCAGGAATTGAAGGCGAAGGTGTAAAGCCTAGAAGTATTGAAAGCATTGTTTTGTCATCAAACCTCTTGGAAAGATTGGCTGAAAGTGGACCTGAAGGAAGAAGAGCAATTCAACAATTAGCTAGCGGTAACCACGTTGCAGATATCGACCAGTTTATGTCTATGTCTATTTTGAGAGAAGTTTTTTCTGATAACTTAGATTTATTAAGTGTAGAAAATAGAGGAATAATACCAGATGCAGCAACACTTGGAATAACTGAAACAGAAAGAGATACATTAGTATCAAATATTGGTTCAGCAAGAGTTGCTGTTAATCGAGCTGCAGCAGTTGTTCCAACAGCTAATATTGCAAGCGTAGATGAAATATCGGATCAGGTATTTGGATTCTTAATGAGCTCAGATTCAGATGAAATGTTATCTGGTTTTGAGGGACTGCAAGCAGGTGCAAGAGTCAAAGATGTAAACTTTGCACGGAGAAACAACTGGCTATATTCAGTATAATAAAAATGCTGGAAAGTTTGAAGTAATAAATATAGAAACCGGTTTACCAGGAAGAAATATTACACCAGATGAAGCACGACACGCAATAAGAAGTGCTATACAATTTGACGAAACTAATAGATTAAATAGAGAATCTGCAATAGCTGCAGGAACTCCTCTTCCTCCTCAAGTTGAACCAAGAGTTTTGTCTTTGGGAATAAACCAAACTCAAGCTAGTCAAATGGAGAGTACATTAAGATACATATCTGATACTACAGGAATTGGAACGTCTGTTAGAGCAACGGGTATGGAAGCCGCTCTTGCTACAGAAGCTGGACAAGAAGCTTTTATAGAGTCAATGTCAGCTACAAGAAGATTTACAGGAATGCCACATCTTCAGGAACAACCAAGTCTAGTAAGTAGATTAATCTCACCCACTATGAGAGGAAGATTTGATGTTCCTACAGAAGCAGCTGCAAGACAAGCTAGTCAGGCTTTACATTTGGGCGGAGCTGGATTAGCTATGATGGATCAATCTTTAAGATCTAACTTTGTTGCAATTTCATCACTAACAAGCAATTTAGCTTTTGAAGGAGGAAATCAAAGAGGAGCATTGAGAATAGCAGAAGCTGTTAAGAGAGCAGAAAATCCTGCAATAACAGAAGCTGAAATGACTGCACATTTATCTAGCTTAACAAAAGAACAAATAGACTCCCTGAACACAAGAGCACTTCAAATGGTTGACTACACTTCTGAAATGGGTGTTTCATCAGCTAAAGTTACTAGATCAACTTCATTAATAACAATGGGTGGCCCAAATGCAATGACTGTTGGAAAACCAAGAATATCTCAATCGTTTTTAAGAGAGATGAGAGTTATGGAGGTCGCATCAATTCCTGGAGTGCCTGCTAGTTCTATTCCAGTTAGTACCAGTTTTTTAGATTCTCAATTCTATAAAGTTTCAGGTTTAAATAGAGCACACCTTTCAATTGTGGACGAAGCAATTGACTCACAAAATATAGTTAACGTAGTAATGGGCAGTGGTTCTATGAACAGAAGCAATGCAGAAACTTTTGCTATGTCAGTAACTGATGTAGTAAGAGGAAAATATACAACTGGAGCTAACTTAGATGAACTAGTTGAACAGGGTTTTGCGTCAAGTAGACAAGAAGCTGACTATTTGTATAACTTAGTTCAAGCAGGAGATGAAGAAAGATTAGCAAGAGAATTTACTAACCCATTAGCTGAAAGACTAATGGACTCAGGTCCAGTTATTGGAAGCATTGAGGGAGAAGCAGGAAAAGGCGTAAAAGCAGTAATACACAGTATGTCAGGAACTGCGGGAAATGATAGAATAGCAATTCAAAGAGGGTTGCAATTTGATATTGCACAAATGGATGATGAAACTGTTTCTATAACAGCAGCACTAGATAGATCTGCTATAGCCCAAGCACAAAGTGCTAGCTCTGTAGTAGGTGACGCAATTACTGCAGAAAGTGGAGCGTCTCAATTAGCAGCTCAAACAACTGTTTTAGCAAAAGCAGAAACAGACAAAGGTTTTAGATCTATGTTAGGAAATGCACTAGGTAGATATGGTGTTGATAGCGGAATTGGTGGAACAAGACACGGTGCAGGAAGACTTGCTAGAAACCAAAAAATAATTGAAATGACAAAAAAAGCAAAACCTTATGTTTATAAGGGAGGATTAGCTGTAGCTGCCTTTAGTGCTGGTTACTATTTAGCTAGAAGAAACAGAGAAAATTCTTTGTATGACGAAACAATGCATCAGCAACCAGCAGAAAGACCTGGACTTATACAACAAGCTAATCTAGGTATGCAGCAAAATACTGATATTAGCAGCACAAGAAGAGATCCTCTTGTAACTTCTGGAGTTGTTGGTAATTTAGATCGAAATAAAATAGGACACACAGGTATGGGTCCCAATAAATACAATCACCTATTCGGAGCTTAAAAATGGCAATACCAGCATCTGTTTTATCACAGGGACAAAACCTATTAGACCTTGGAAGAAAGATAATAGGCCCAAGTGGTTCTATGCAAAGAAAATTAGTTGCAGGAGGAGCTCTTGGTGCAATAGGCCTAAAAGGAATGGCAGACGTAGTTCTTCCAGGAGCCAGAGACGCAGCTTTAGACCTTGCTTTTGATGATCCAAACGCTGATGAAAAAATACTTGGCACAAAACTTAGCCCTAGCATGCTTGTTGGAGGAGCACTTCCTGGTCAGGCAAATGCAGGAGTCGTAGCTGGTTCAACAATAACTGGAGCAGCAGGCGGAGCTTACTTAGGAAGAAAGTTCGGAGCAGCTGGAATGGTAGTTGGAGGTTTAGCCGGAGCAATGACTGGTGGATATGGTTCAGCTTTAGCTACTGGTGGAGCTGGAGCAATGGCTAGAGGTATGAATCCAACAAGATTTGGAGGCATTGATGGATCCACCGTTGGTGCTGCTGCGCAGACAACTTTTATTGGATCCGGAGTTGGTTCTATAGCAGGTGCAGCGTATGGATTTAAAAAGCGTGGAATCAAAGGAGCAATATATGGTTCAGCAATTGGAGGCGTTGTCGGTGCAATACCTGGTGCAATTGGAGTTGGAGGATCGGCATCTTTTGCATATCAAGCAGCTAGAGATAATGCTCAAATATTAAGTGAGTCACCATTTTACAACTCTTCTTTAATGACGGCAGACAGACTAAATGCAAGTGGGGATATCGTCCTCGGTGCCCACAACACCAGGAGAGGTAGATAGTCATGCCATCAATGGATCAATTTTCTCAGGACGTACAAAGTCAAGCATTAGTAGTCCCTCAACAAGAATTTCAAGAACCATTCTTTCTAAAAGCACTGGCCGCAATGCCTGGCACATCTTCGATGGTGGCTCTCAATGCTGGTAGATATTCTAACACAATGTTTAAGGGTGGCTATCTCGACACAGCTAGCGGTGCTACTGGAATCAGGCAATCAATAGGTAGAAGAACAGGTGCATTTGTCGGTGGAAACATGGGCAAGGCTAGTAACATCTCTCAAAAAGCACAAGCAATGACGATGACAAATGCAAACCCACTTGGTTTTACAAGGTTTGACTCGGTAGCTAGATTAACTGGTATGAGAGGAAAAGCTGCACCATATAACCCTTTTCAGAACATTGCTGGAATAGTTGACTACGCAATGAAGCCAGATTTCATTAGAAAAAGAGCAGCTGCAAGATATGGCGATGATGTAATAAATAACACAGCAGATAATGCTATTTATACTGGTGGTGTTTTTGGTAGAATTAAAACAGCAGACCGAGCAATAAATTATGAAAAAGCAGTAACTAAAGCAGATGATCTTAGAGCAGCATTAGGCGGAAGAACAGCTACAAGGTCTCAGCAAAGAGTTCTCAATAGAGGAACTAAAGCAGCCGACAGATTAACAAAATTAGATGACAGCATAATTAAGCTTGGAAAATTAACTAATGCCAATTTTGCTAGAGAAGGTGCAACGGCTTTTGCTCAGAGCACTCTATTGGGGCCACATGTTGGTGTATCTGATGATGTAGTTTCTGGAATATTAAAAACTGGAGCAGCAGACTCAATGATAGGGTCAAAAGCATCTGCTTTAGGCAGGACTAGAGCCATCTATGAAACGATTCCAGGAGAGCTTTCTAAGTCTATATTTGGTCATTATAATATAATGAACAATGGCAACTTTGCAAACTTTGCAGATACTGCAGTAGGAAAAAGAACAACCGCTTCTTTTGCAAGCGCATTGGAAAAAACAAAGTTGGGCAGAACTGCAGGTGGCACACTAAGCGTTTTAGATGATGCGGGTCAATCAGCTAAATCAGCAATGTCAATTGCAACTAGAACTTCAGGTTATACAGACGACGCTATGGATATTTTAAATAGTGGAGTAAAGGGCATTAGGTCTTCATCTGCAACTTTAGCAAAAACAGCATTTCAAGCAGGAGACAAAGTAACAGCTGCAAAAATGGGTGGACAATATCTTTCAACATATGGAAAAACAGCTGGAAAAGCCTTTAGTGCTTTTGGTTATGCCACTCTAGCCTATGATATAGGTAAAGGCGTAGGAAACATGATGATGGGTGGAGTAAACTTTGCCAAAGACGCTATGAAGTCAATGCAAGGTACACTTAATAAACCAATATTTGGAGCAGGATTTAAGGACAACGAAGTAGCAGCAACATCGAGGGCCAGAGGAGTAATGGCAATTCAAAATTCAAGATTAAATGCAAGAAGCATGCTTGGATCTGAAGGCGGAATGATGGCAGCACATTTTGGATAATTTATGACAACAGCATTATCAAGTAAAACAAAAAAATTTAGACAAGATTTAGAAAAACTTTCACGAGAAGATTTAATTGAAATAATTAAAGCTCAAGACATTGAAACCTATAAACAAATAAATAGAATTGAATGGGTTTTTGAAAATAAATTAAATCACCTAAACTGGGCTGATGGAAGTCCAGTCGAAGAAAGACTGCTGTCCAACAAAGAGTTAGCACTTCTTGTTGACGAACCTTTTGAATTAGATTTTGAATTGCTGGATATGGGAATATCTGCAGAACAACAAAGGCAGATTCACGTTGCCAAAGATCCTTGTGTTTGGGCTAGGCAGTTCCTTCAAGCAGAAACAAGAGTTTATCAAACTCTTATTTTAAGAGACCCATCATTAAGAAAAGTTTTAAGAGCTGGTCGTCGTTTAGGCAAAACTTTTAGTATGGCAGTTTATTTGTTGCACTACAGCTATACACATAAAGACGGACGCTGTTTGGTTATTGCGCCAATGAAATCTCACGTAGAACTTATTTACCAAGAGATATTAAGGCTTGCATCTAAAAACGAAATAGTGATGAACTCAATAACTAGAAAAGTTACTAGTCCTCAATTTATGATTCAATTTACGAATGGATCAACAATTAGATTCTTTACCTCGGGTATGCGCTCGGGAGGAAAATCAGACGTTGCTCGTGGTCAGGAAGCACATGTTATTGTTCTTGATGAAATGGACTATATGCACGCAGACGACCTGGACGCTCTATACGCAATGCTCCAAAAGACAGCAGAAGACCAGCCAGACAAAGTGTTGATTGGCGCCTCTACTCCAACTGGTAGAAGAGAGCGTTTTTGGGAATGGTGTAGAAGTACTAGATTCAAAGAGTTTTGGTTTCCTTCATATTGCAACCCTTATTTTTCTAAAGATCAAGAAGACGAATTTAGAGAACAATATTCCGAGATTGGTTATCGACATGAAATTGAAGCAGACTGGGGAGAAGATGCAGAAGGTGTATATCCAAGAAAGTATGTTGATAAAGCTTTTCTTAGTCCAAGTTGGGATTATCACGCAGAGTTAACTTCAGCTAGAAGTTTTCATGTCATTGGTGTCGACTGGGACAAATATGGAGCAGGAACAAACATAGTCGTTCTTGAAGCATGCTCTGATACATATGAAGAAGAAAGATTTAGAAACAAAGTTAGAGTCGCTTTTAGAGAAGAGATAGAAAGATCTGAATACACTTTGACGAAAGCTGTTTCAAGAATAGTTGAATTAAATAATATTTTTCAACCAAAACATATTTATGTTGACCGAGGTTTTGGCGAGGTTCAAGTTGAGCTTCTTCATAAATACGGTGTAGAAAATCCTAACACAGGATTAAAGCAAAAAGTTAAAGGCGTTAGCTTTGGTGAGACAATTGAGCTAAGAGATCCATACACAAAAATGCCAGTTAAAAAAGAAATTAAACCATACATGGTTGACAACTTAAGACAGTATCTTGAAAAAGAAGTTTTAGTAGCTCCAGAAAAAGATGACGAACTTTACCTGCAATTAATATCCTATGTTGTTATGAGAACCACACAGACTGGTAGACCAGTTTTTGAAGCCGGAGGATCAGCACAGGATCACGCGCACGATGCATTGATTCTTGCCCTTCTATCTATAACAGAAAATTATAACGATTTACACAAAGCAAGATATACTACAAAAACAAACACATTTTCAAATACGTTTTTTATGCCAGGAGCTGGCGACAAAGATGACGATGATGATAAAGATGTAAACAAAGTTGCGAATAGAACATCGACATTGAGTAATAAAGCAACTTTTAAAAAGGGTTTTAGCAGAAGAGCTAGTTCACCTATAAAGAGACAGGTTTTTTAAATTATGGCTAACTATGGTTTAGGTAATTCAAATGCAGTTGAAGACGTTTTTGCAGATCCATATTCTGATGTTTCAAGTTTTAACTCTATAGAAAAAAGAGCACAAGAGTTTAAAGCAGGTGGCGGACTAGGTTCTGTATATGGTAACAATGTTTCTCAGACTACAATTCAAGAAGTTAGATCTTATGTTCTTGAGTCAGAAAATATGGTTAACCAATTGCTAGAAGAAATTGATAACAATTTACATTTAGTAAATATTAATCCATATTTAAATCCTGACCTAGACGTAGCCCACTCGGCCGTTTGGAAAGACGCTGAAAAACACTCTTCTAAAAATGAGCCGGGAACCGTTTCTGCTACAGTCATAACTCCAAGGCCACAGTTTATTTGCTACGAAGAGTATCTTTATGCATCAAGACATCAATGCAGGTCTTGTAGAGAACTTGTTAAGCAATATGAATTAGCTTTGTCCCATTCAAGTTTTGGTTATTTATTATCTTTAAAAAAATTATTAAGTTATTTGTATGAAGAGATATTAATAATAAAAAATATAGTTATATATTATTTAGGAGAAACGTATAAAGATGAAACCGAAGGCGAAATTGCAAAACACCTCTCAGATTGGGCAAAGACAGTCACGCACTATACGAAACAGTTTGCCAAGGAAATCACAACAAACGCAATCCCACTCCCACAATCCGAGTTGGATCAAATCTCTAAAAAACAAGCCGCACAATTTCAAGCATTTTTTTCGATCAGAGTAAACTCTTTAAGTGCAGAGACAAATTCTATAATCAATCTTATAAAAAGAGATTCGGTAGACACTTCAGAAGTATTTTATAAAAACTATCTTCTTCCGGCTTTAACTTTTAAATCAAAACTAATAGAGCCAATAATGCTAGACCTAGGAACTACTTCGTTGGGCCGACTTGCTCCGATGTTAGCTGGGGAAATGGTCGTTGCTTCTAATGCGATTGTTGGCAACTTAGGTTCAATAACAGCTGACCTAGTTGAAAGAAGAATAACAGCAGGCAAAAGATTATCAGCTTATTCAGACACAATTAGATTAAAAAGAAGATATGTTGGATACATTATTCAATTAGAAGAATTTGGAAAACAAAGACAAATTACTTTAGCTAATCCAAGTCAACAAGATGTAGAAAAGTACTCTGATATTTTTGAGTCTATAGTTGTTGACTTATCAAAAAGAGAAAGTCTTAGATCTTCTCACAATGATTTAGATGACATTGACGGCGATGCACATCCGCAATATCTAAGAATAGATGGTGGAACCATTTATGGAAAGATTGATTTAGCCGAAGGTGCAACTATAGGTGGAATAGATTTAGCGAACCATACTCATAATTTAGAAGATGGAAGTTTTCCAATCAGTGCCAGTTCAATAGATTACACTAGTGCAAGACAAGATTATTATGAGAACTTATATAATAGGCCCTACTCTAATCTAAATATAGTAGGCTTTGAATCAGTGCAAAAAATAGGTGGCGGTCATGAGTACAATGTTTCTTTTGAAATCGAAATTGATGACGAAAAATTAAATACTTATGATTTTGAAATTTTATACAAAGAGGTTTAATTATGGCATGGTTTAATTATTATACAACATCAGCTTTAACTACCTCTGTTAAAGCTCCAGTAAGAAGATTAATTAGTTTTCCAAATATAAATGATAATATTAAATCTGGAGACTGGATAAATGTTTCTCTTGAAGACTACAATATTGGTCAAGTTTATTCTTATATAGGTGGATCTGTAGTTCAGTCTTTTGATCAAGATTCTTTTCTTGTTATTTACGAAACATTAACAACTCAAGTTCCAACTTATAGCTATTTAGATCCAGAAGGTTATTTATATTTTAAAGCTGTTGCCGATATTAATTTGGGTCAGCAACCAGCAGGTTCTTATTATTTGTATTATCACTCAGATAATATTCAGTACATTTCTCTTGTTGAATCAAACTATGTTTCAACAACAAGTCCTTCAGGATCTAATTACATGGGCTCAACAACTGTCTTAGGAGTTAGTTATGTTGATTACTATTCTCATGTAGTTAACAAAGCAGCAACCAATACACGAATTGCACAAATTGGTTATCTTGGAGATCCTTCTTCTTGGATAAATGGGTCAACCACAGTTCCTGGAGCTAAAATCTTAGGATCTTTTGATGGACCAAATCTAAAGATTTATGCAGACAAAGGTCCTGACAAAGGCAAAGTTAGAATAAAAATAATAAAAACTTCCGCATCTGGAACTGGTCAATCTGTTGTTCGTACCGAAGAATCAGTGGACATGTACGCTCAATCATTAAACGCTGATGCAGAAATTTTTTCGTTTAGCACAAAGAACACAGATGCGGTACAGTTGACAGATAGATACAGCACTTTTGCTTTTGAAATAGAGCTGTTACCAGAAAAAAATACCGCCTCAACGGGCACTGGTTTCAACATGACCAAATACGCATTTGGAAAAAATTATAATTTATCACTCGGAAATGAAGAAATAGAATCTTCAATCGTTTTTGCAAGCACAGGAGTAATTAGATAATGGCAATTATATCAAAAACTATTACACGGACTTAAACCAGACGCAAACTATTTATTTACCCTTAAGCCAAAAAACGTAGAGCTTTCTGCTATAGATCAAGCACCAGAAGCCATCAGAGTAAAGATGCCATCTGTTGCTACTTCACCTTCGCCAATAGCAAATTTTGTAATTACAACCTTCTTTGAAACTGTGATGTTTAGTTTTGATGCATTGAATGATATTGACCTAGATAGTTACGCCTATAGGTTATATGACAATGCACTAGGTACCGGAACTCCAGTTGCACAAGGTAGAAATAAATCTAACGTTTTTACAGTTTCTGTTCAAAACACTACTGACTCTACTCCAAGAAGATATTGGGGTCAAGTTGCAGCAGTAAACAGTGCTGGAGTGGTAGCCACCTACACTCCTTTGCAATCTGATCAAGCCACTCCTCAAATAGGAAGTCAATATATTGCTACATTAACAGCTGACAAAATTAGGGCTGGAACAATCGGTGCGTATGAAATAATTTTAAATGGATCTGGTTCAATATTAAAATCTTCTAATTACGACCCAAGTGTTCCAATAGGAAGTCGTCAAGGTTGGACAATCAAAGGAGATGGAACAGCAGAGTTTAGTTCAGCATCGATAAGAGGCAGCATATCAGCTTCGTCTTTGTATTTTAACTCAAACAATAGATGGGGCAGAAACTCTGGCAATACCGCCGATTCAAGTGAGTTTAAAATTGGAACAAATGCAAGCTATTTATTTTATGACTTTGCAAATAACAAGGTAACTTTTACAGGAGAGTTATCTGCAGCTAGTGGAACATTTACTGGAGCACTTTCAGGAGGAACCATACAAATAGGTTCTGGTGAAAATGTTTTTAAAGCAGACTCTAATGGCATTTATTTAGGAAATGAAACATTTGCTAACGCAGAGTTTAGAGTAACACCAGCTGGAGCATTGACAGCTACAAATGCAAATATAACTGGAGCGATTACTGCAACTTCTGGAACCTTTGCTGGAACAGTTAGGGGTGGAGATATTTATATTGGTGGAGCTAGTGCAGCAAGTGCACCATTTAAAGTTGATTCAGCTGGAAATTTAACTGCAACCTCTGGAACATTTTCTGGAGCACTTTCGGGAGCAACTGGTAACATTGGTGATAATTTTATTATTGGCAACAGTCTAAGAGTTTTAAACAATGTTAGATTAAATTATGGAGAATCATCTCCCGGAGTACCAATTGGTGCAGATGGTGGTCAAACTATTGTTTACATAAGATCAGATACAAACGATGCTAATCCAAATAACTATCCATTAAGAATATCTAATCACAATAATAGTTCTCCTAATCTTTTTAGGGTAAGATATGATGGTCAAGTTTATTTTAATGGAGCGGTTCAAACATCGGACGTTCGTCTTAAAAACAATATTTTAGAAACTAATTTAGGTTTAAATTTTATAAATGATTTAAGACCAGTAAGCTATTTTATGTCATTAACAAAAGAATATTCTCCTTTAAATAATGTTAGAAAATATGGTTTAATAGCTCAAGAGGTAAAAGAAACTTATCAAAAATATACAGAATCTTTTGGAGGATGGTCTTTAGAAAATGAAGCCGATGAAGATTCTTTGCAAGTGCTTTCCTATACAGAATTTATTTCTCCAATGATTAAAGCAATTCAAGAACTTTCTGCAAAAGTTGATGAACTAGAATCTCGTCTGGTATAATCTTAGATTATGAATGACCAAAATATAGATATCAATCTCATAGTTCAGTCCTTTCAAGAAAAAATATCTCAGTTGATCACAGAAATAGTGGTCAAGGACGCAACTATTAAACAGTTAACTTTACAGTTGACCCAAAAGCAATCACAAAATGACGGGTTTGAAGTACCCGCTCAATCAACAAAGAAGGAAAAGTAATGTCAGAAGAAACAGTAGAACCAACTGAAAGCCAAGTAGAAGAAAAAGAATTTAATATTACTATTAAAATTACGAATTCTAACTTAGCTTATAAGAGTGACTTCTCAGAGCCAGAGACTGTTTTTTGGCTTGAAGCAATCAAGGATATTATCCTGAAGAAGACCTTCCAGGACATTCAAGGCTAAAGCTGAATTAAATAGCCCATTTGCTGTACTATACAGCAATATCAGTTTATAAATTGGAGTGTAGTTAACTATGCCATTACGTGAGTATTTGCCCTTTAGAAGGGCAGACATAAATGAGCTTGATTTTCAATCAGCACAAATGTCACCAGATAAAATAGGTTCTTTAGGCAAGACAATGAAAGTTGCTGCCTTAGCACTTGGTTATCGTGGCGTAAATTACTACTACACTGGCAGAACAAACTTTGAGCCATCTCCATATAACTTTGATAGAATTATTCAAGCAGTAGATACCGACTCTTATGTTAAGCAAGCTATTTCTAAATATAGAGATTTGTTTTGGAAAGAGGGTTGGGAAATTATTGGAGAAAATCCTGAAGCAGTAGCATATCTGCATCAAAGAATTGACTATATGGAAATGGCAATGAGAAGACCATTTCTTGATTTTCTTATTGATTTGTCAGATCAACTTTTCAAGTTTGCTAATGTGTTCTTTGTTAAAGCTAGAGCTGATTTAACCGAGTATTTTCCAACTAGATTAAATGCGGTCAATGGAACAGACCCAATTGTTGGCTATTATTTAATTCCAACTGAGCAAGCGAGAATATTGCGAGATAAGCATAACAGACCAAAGTCTTACCTTCAGAGAACTAACCCTTTGACCTATGCTCCAACCGATAGAGATCCACAGTGGCCAGCAGAAAAAGTTGTGCATTTATCATTTGATAAAAAACCAGGTAGAGCTTTTGGTACACCATTCTTGTCTAATGTTTTAGACGATGTTGTTGCACTTCGTCAAATGGAAGAAGACATTCAAAACTTAGTTCACAGAGAACTGTTCCCACTTTATAAGTACAGAATTGGAACTGCAGATCAACCAGCAGAACCAGAAGAGATAGATCAAGCAGCTGCAGAAATTGAGAACCTAAGAGCAGAAGGTGGACTTATTCTTCCTTACAGACATGATGTTGAAGTTATTGGATCAAATGGATCAGCACTTGACGCATCAGCGTATCTGGACCATTTTAAGGAAAGAGTTGCAATTGGCCTTGGTGTAGCACCACACCACCTTGGAATGAGCCTTGGAGGCGGTAACAGAGCTGTTACAGAGAGACTGGACACTGCACTCTATGATAAAATTAAGCATTATCAAAAGCAATTTGCTGAGATGGTAAGAGTTAATATATTTAATGAACTTTTGTTTGAGGGTGGATTTGATCCACTTGTTAATCCTCTTGACTCTACGGTGTCTGACAGATGTTACTTTAAGTTTAATGAGATAGACGTCGATACTCAGGTTAAGAAAGAAACTCACATAATTCAAAAGTTTGTTAACTCTCTAATTACAATAGAAGAAGCAAGAATTAAACTTGGCGAAGACCCAGATGCTGAGATGGACAGTTTGTTTGGTTCCGTTCAGGGACAAGTTCAGATAGACATAGCAGCAGCTCAGGCAAAGAATCAAGCAAAGCTACAAAAGCAGATGCAACAAGATCAGCCAATGAAAGATGTAATGAAAGATGGAGACAAGCAGGATTCAGCTCCTGCTGGACAAAGAAATCTTCCATCCAACAGAAGGGGTCCAGGCAATACTATTAGGCCTCAGAATCAGCAAAAGAGAAATACTTCTCCAAACATAAAAAGATCAGATCCCACTTGGTTGTCTTTGGTTGAAAATTTGCTCGAAGAACAGTATAATGTTGTGATAGTAGAAGACGAAGACAAAAAAGTCGACATAGCAAACGAGGAATAATGGGAATCATAATTACTTCAGATATTGCAAAGCAATACCTCCTGACAGAAGACGCAGTTGAAGGATTTAATACAGCAGTACAAAACGGTCAAATTCGTTTAGCGCTTGAAATAATGGTAGAGTTGGTTGATGGAATCATGCAAGTCCTTGATTACATTACCGAAGACGAAGATGAAGTTCAGGCTTCTCCAGAGCCAGTAAAAGATACAAAAGCTTTAGTTGAGGAAATCGCTGAGCCAGTCAAAGAAGAAACTAAGGCAGAAGCACCAGCCAAGAAGCCAGCTGCAAAAGAAGAAAAAGTACAGAGCAAAACAGAAGCTGAATAATGAAACTTATTATAGGTTGTCCTATTTATAAAAGAGAGTGGATCTTTCCATTGTGGGCATCTGCGATAGAAAGACAATCAATTCCTCTTAGTAAAATAGGTTTTGTATTTGAAGTCTCTCCAGATGACGACAAAACAGTTGATATGTTGATGTTGTGGAAAAAATACCACAGAGAAATTCCTCATTTTGAAATAAATACAAGAGAAGACATTCCACACTTTGAACATGCCCAGAATTCAAGACAGTGGACAATTTCTAAATATGAAAATATGGTCAATCTTAGAAACTCTTTATTGAATAGAGTAAGAGAATTGGATCCAGACTATTATTTTAGTTTAGATTCTGATATAATAATTAAAAATGATTCTACTTTAGAATTATTGATTGGTCATATCAATGATGGAATTGACGCAGTTAATCCATTGATGTATATGACTCCATTTGGCACAGACTTTCCAAGTGTTATGACATGGCTGGATAAAGAAGAATTTAAGGCAACAAGAACCGGAAATTATCCAATCGGAACCTTTTTCGAAAGCGATATCATAATGGCAGCAAAAATGATGTCAAAAAAAGTGTATCAAAATGTAAATTACGAGGTACACTCTCAAGGGGAAGATCTTGGATGGTCAGCAAACGCTACCAAAAAAGGCTATTCCTTAGGCTGCGCAAGCTATTTATATGCACCGCATATTATGCATGAGCAGATGTTAGATGTTTTTAGAAGACAAGGTGACCCTAGAGAAGCCTTAATTTTTGAAAACTCTGTAAAAACATGATATCTTTTATATAAAATTGTTTAATGTTATAAAAGTAAATTACTATATATTTCAGCAGCCAAAGCTGCGCAGTCACGGAGAACTTCATGAGTTTCGATTTTGTAGAAAATTTCACAGTTAAACTTCCTGATTTTTCAAAAACAAATTTTTCTTTTGAAGAAGCAGTAAGTTCACATCAAGGTTTAATAATTGAAGTTGCAGCCATTCATGAAGGTCTGACACGGAAATTATAATAACTATTCAGCTATAGAGCTGGAAAAGGCATTGCAGTCTTGGGTTGAGCCTTATCCAAAGCCAATCATTTTGAATCATGATCTTAACTCAGAGCCAATGGGCAGAGTTATGGCAGCTAGAATGGATAAAGAAGCAGACGGTTCATCATTTGTTCGTTTGCAAATTGCTATCACAGATCCTGTAGCAATCCAAAAAGTTTTAGACAAAAGATATCTTACCGGATCAGTAGGTGGACGAGCTGGAAAAGCAGTCTGCTCGATTAGCGGAGAAGATCTAGCCTCAGAGTCTGGTGGAAAAGCACCAGTAACTCGATACAAGAGAGGTCAAGTTTACAAGGGTAAACTTTCATATATCGACATGCAAGATATTTCCTTTAAGGAGTATTCTTTTGTTAATCAACCAGCAGACTCAAAGTCAAGCGTTCGTTCAGTTAAGTCACCAGGTTCTGACTCTTTAGAAACATCTGATTCAGAATGGGTTGCTAAGAGTTCTGCCTTTATTCTTTCTATGGATGAAGAAAATATTTATTCTTTAGAAGAGAATGAATCCATCCTAAAGCCTATGAAAAAAAAGGAATCAAAGCCCCTCTATCTACACTTAAAGGGTGCCTTCCTAACCGCTATGGCTGTTCATGAAAGTGAAAATTACAATAAATCTGACGAATCATTACTATCTAACGAGAATAAATCTAATAATACCCATGGGGAGAATTCAAAGATGAAAGACAATGTTCAGCAGGACGATGTCCTAGCAGCAATTGAGGGCCTTAGTGAAGATCTCTCAGCAATCGCATCAGGCTCAGTAGAGCAGGCACAACAGGATCCAGAAACAGCACCAGAGGCCGAAGAAGCAGTTGAGGAAACTCCTGCTGCTGATGCTCCAGAAGCAGAAGAGCCAGTCAAGGATGAAGAAGACAAAAAAGACGAAGCAGTCGAAGCTCTCAAAAAAGCAAATGAAAGAATTGCCCAACTTGAAGCCGAACTCGCAAAAGACTTATCAACATCACCAGATGCTAATGAGCAACAGTCTACAGTAGTTCCAGAATCAGCAGAAGAACTTGCCCCAGAAGCAGTTGAATCAGCTAATTCTGAAGTCGCTGAAGAGAATAAAGAAGTTGAAGACGCAAATGCAGAGCTCACTAGCACAGATAGCGCTTCTGAGCAAGACGCAAGCGAGTCAGATAATAAAGTTCAACTTCTTGAAGAAGAAAACAAGAAGCTTAAGAATGCACTCCATAGAACTCTTGCAGAAAGAGTTGTGGATACAAAAATTGCAACAGGCGTAGAGCCAAGCGAAAGCAGAGAAGATCTTATTGAAGAGCACACAAAGCGTAGCGCAAGCTCGTTGGCTGACTCTTTAAGAGATCTTGCAAAAATGCCAGTTGCAAAGAGTTCAAAGAACACAATTCCAGAAATGAATTCCGAAGTCGCAGTTGTTGAGGGTGAAGATAATGTCATCACTTTAGACAAGCAAGAGATTGAAGAAGAAGTAAAAGAAGACGGTTCACCAGAACAACTTTTTGTAGACGCACTTATGGGCCGTCGCAAGCTTTAATAATAAACTAGAAATTCAAGGAGATATAAATGAGTTTAGCAAAATTTCGCAAAGTAGGTACTAAGACAGGTTCAGGCCGTTTCGTAGTATCCGAGGGTATCGCTCCAGCAGCTTACCTTCTTCCACATGTTGGTCTTCCAACATGGTACGCAGACAGTGAAGATGATCGTTTTGAGATCGTTATTCCTAAGGGTACCATTCTTTCAGTAGTAGCTGACGCCAATGGTGATGCAAGAGTAGTTCCAGCAAACGGAACCTCCTCTTCGGTTACTTGGGGCGATGTAACTTCGGGCTGGAATCCATTAGATGGTGCAACCCCAAGCTACAGCTCTGGTGCAACTGACACAGTCGCAGTTGCCGCAAGATCAATTCCAGTAGGCGTCGCTCAGTACGACCTCTACCGCCCATTCGATAAGGGCACATCACAGGGTGCAGGCTTCATTACCCATGGTTACGTTGAGTACCCAATGGTTGAAGGAGTCAACGCTAACGTAACAGTTGGTAGCCTTGTTCGTGCGGACCATATGGGCCGTCCAGTTCTGGCAGCTGTAACTGACTTCCTCGCAAGCAGTTCAGTCTATTCTTACCTCCAGGTTGGTAAGGTAGTAGAAGTAGAAACATTCGCCACCAACTATGATGATGGCTTATTATCTTACATGCAGCTTCCTTCAGATCCAGGCGCACTGAAGACTGTATTTGAACTTACTCGTTCAGGTGCATTCTCTGGCAAGCTTGGAATCCGTAGCAACCTGGACGTACATAACGTTAAGGGCGCATTCCGCGTCAACTTAACGCTCTGATCAACACTAATACAACAATAAAAGAAAATAACACAGGAGGAATAATCCTAAGATGAGTAAAACAATACAAGAGCTCCTCTCGGGTCTCCCAGCTTGGGAAGCCGCGCTGGCCGAAGACGGACACATTGATCAAGACAACAGAGTAACAATCAAGGAAGCCTTTGCTTCAGCCGACGCTGCCGCACTTTTCCCTAAAGTTATTTCTAGAACCCTTAGAGAAGCAGCAGAACCACAATTGTTGGTGACACCGCTTTTATCAGTTGTTCGCCTAGGCAAAGGACGCTCATTAGAGTTTCCTGCAGTCAACGCAATTCAAGCAGCAGAGATCCCAGAAGGACAAGAATACCCAGAGCAGGCATTAGCCTTCGCAAAGCAGATTGAGGGCAAGGTATCCAAAAAGGGTGTCAAGCTTTCATTCACCGAAGAAGTCATTGCCGACTCATTGTGGGACATCGTTGGTCTCCACGTAAGAGCTGCTGGACGCGCTATGGCACGTCTCAAGGAGCAGATTGCACTTAGCCGTTTCAAGGACGCTGCAACAATCGTCTTTGACAATGTTGACAATGCATATGATGATACAACCGGTCTTGGTATCGATGGCTTGGCCAACGACACCATCCGTTGGGATGACATCGTAGACATGGCAGCAGTGCTCATGGCAGAAAAGCATGTACCAACAGACTTTATCCTTCATCCATTGATGTGGTCAGTGTTCCTTAAGGACGCTATCTTCCACATGGGTGGCGCAGCTTCTGCAGTCAATACCAGCTGGGGCTTCCGCCCAGGCAACCCTGACGCAGCAATCAACGCAACCGCTCCAATGGGCTTGAATGTTATTGTTTCACCTTTCGTTAGCTTCACAGCTAAGAGCGGTGCAACACCAGCAAAGTCAGACATCTTCCTTATCGACCGCAACGAGGTTGGAACAATCCTCGTCAAGGACGATATGAGCACAGATCAGTTCGACGATCCAAGCCGTGACATTCGTCAGATGAAGATGAAAGAGCGTTACGACATCGTTATGCTTGGCGATGGTGAAGGTATCACCGTTGCTAAGAATGTTAACCTTGCACGTAACTACGAGGTCGGTGTGGTTAACACCATCTAATCTTAGGAAAGTTATAGTTACGACTATCCTAGTGACGGGGGAGTGGCTTTCGGGCCACTCCTCTGTTGCTTTTTCCTATACTTTTCGTTACTAAATAAGTGATATAAAAAACAGGAGATTAATGTGTCGCTTCCACTAATTGAGTATGCAGTCGTTGATGACAACATGGTTGTTATCCGATTCGGTAAAACTATTAAAATATCTTCACTGATAAACAGTAAGTTTGTAGTTCAAACAACAGCTGCAACGCCATCAGTCATCTCCAACCCATTCTTAACTATCAATACAATAGCTGATTATAATCAGATTTCAAGAACACTTAAACTTTATTGGGACGCACCTAGACAGTCTGGCGTTGAGTATGCAATAAGACTAGTCGGCTTTTTGGATGCAGCTAATGAGTCTATTACAGAAGAGCAAATAGTATTTACTCAAGCTCAGTCAGCTACTCCTTCGCAATTTAATTCTTATACAGTACCTGTAGTTCAAGAATTGCTTGTAGAAGATAAATCAATCAGATCAGACGCCTACACGACAGTTCAAATATTAGCTAAAAATCCACAGTTTTATATTAAAAATGTAGATCCATCTAATGGAGATTTCTATATAGACAATGACTACAACAATGGTAGGGTTACAGTTTATTTTAGTTCTAGACCAGCTACTAACTTTTTAAATAATACATATTTTAAAGTTCAAAGAAAAAAGATACAGACTCATCCTACAAGATGGCAAAATGTAACTACAGAAATCTCTATTCATTCTTGGAAACCAGAAGTCTACATAGATTTTCCATCACTAGATGCAACTCCTGTTTTTAATACTGTTGGCAGTGACTATTTTGAAACTGGATATAAATATAGAATTATTTTATCTAAAGACATAGGTGTGTAAAGTGGCTAATTTTGTTTACGCAAAAACTAAAGAAGCTATTTTAAATGGAAATCTAAATTTTAGTGAAGGCCAATTTAAACTAATATTAATTAATTCTTCTCAATATACTGCTAATCAAAATGTTCATGAATTTGTTTCAGACATACCTTTGAGCGCAAGAGTATATACAACTTCTTCAATTTCTAATCTAACAAACAGCTTAGGAACAATAGATGGAGATGATCTTTCTATAACACTGCCTTCAAACTATGGCTTTGAAGCAATGGTTCTGTTTAAGCAGGGGAGTTCGGAACAAAATTCAAGACTAATATCTTATATAGATACAGCAGAAGGCTTACCTTTTGTTGACACCTTAGATCAAATTTCAATGTCAATAGTTTGGTCAAATACAGCTACAAAAATATTATCAATTTAAGGATTCATTATGGCAACAAATTACCCAAGTTCTTTAGATATTTTAATCAACCCAGCAGCCAATGACACACTAAATTCAGGAAGTGTGCCACACCACCTTCAGCATGCAAACGCAAATGATGCAATAGAAGCAATTCAAACTGTCCTAGGCGTTAATCCTGCAGGTTCGCATTTAACAATTAAAGATAGAATTATTTCAGCAGAGACAAGTATATCTACTCAGTCAGTTTTAAATGGACTAACAGATGTTACTATTAATCAAGCAAGCAGTGGGAACGTATTGCGTTACAACGGCTCTCAGTGGGTAAATTATGCTGAAAAAGACGTTACAGATGGAGGAAACTTTTAAAAATGGCTAATATAATTAGAATCAGAAGAAGGACTAGTGGAGCAGCAGGAGCTCCATCCGGATTAAAGAATGCAGAGTTAGCATTTAATGAAGTAGACGAAACCCTCTATTATGGAAAAGGTGACTCAAGCGGCGACGCAACATCAATATTGGCTATCGCTGGACCTGGTGCATTCGTAGGCTTAACTGGTACTCAGACAATTTCAGGAAGCAAAACATTTTCTGGAACCATTACATTTTCAAGCTCTGTTGCACTAGGTTCTTCTGCAACAGCTACTACTCAAACATCGGGAGACAATAGCACCAAAGTTGCAACAACAGCATTCGTAGCTGCAGCAATTACTTCAGCTGGTTCATTTACTGGTTTTAAAATTACTGGTGACTCTGGCACAGAACAGCAGGTAGATAGTTCAAACACTGTCACCATTTCGGGTGGAACAGGACTTTCTTCTGTAGCTGGTTCTACTGACACAATTACGATCAACCTTGATAACACATCTGTAACAGCTGGGTCCTATGGTTCAGCTAGTGCAATTCCAACCTTTACAGTAGATGCTCAAGGTCGTCTGACCGCAGCTGGAACAGCTTCCATATCCACTTCATTTACAGTAGACGCAGACAGTGGTGACAATCTCACTATTTCTGGTGGAGACACATTCACTATAGTTGGTGGCACAGGCTTAACATCTGTAGCTTCTGCAACTGATACTCTTACTCTAAATCTTGATAACACAGCAGTAACTGGTGGATCTTATGGTTCAGCTACGGCTGTATCAACATTCACAGTTGATGCACAAGGTCGTTTGACTGCAGCTGGAACAGCAAACATTGCAATTGCAGCAAGTGCCGTTACAGACTTTACAGAAGCTGCACAAGATGCAGTTGGAAATGCAGTTGGAACAGGTCTTACCTATACTGATTCAACAGGTGCGATTTCAGTAACAGCAAATACTTATGATGCGTATGGTTCAGCATCGACAGTTGCAGGAAACCTGACAACGCACACAGGAGCAACAGAAGCTCACGGTGCAACTGGTGCAGTAGTTGGAACTACAAACACTCAGACTCTTACAAACAAGACTCTAACAAGCCCAGTAGTTTCAGGACTTACACTTTCAGACTCAAGCATTGTATTTGAAGGTTCATCAGCAGATAATAACGAAACAACACTTACAGTAACAAACCCTACAGCAGATAATACTATTACTTTGCCAAATAATTCTGGTACTATAATTACAACTGGAAACCTTCATAACATTACTGAGTTCGGAGTACTTACTTCAGCAATCGTAATGGAAGGTTCTACGGCAAATGACTTTGAACTTACAATTTCTGCAGGTGACCCTACCGCAGATCGTACAGTAACTTTCCCAGACGCAACTGGCACAATTGCCTTGGTTGCAGACGTTGCAGCGTTGTCTGGAGCAACATTTACTGGTGCCATTGCAATGGGCACCAACAAGATCACCGGTCTTGGAACTCCTACTGATGCAGCAGATGCGGCAACTAAGGCATATGTAGATGCCGTAGCTGAAGGACTTCACGTTCACGAATCAGCTAGAGCCACTACAAACGCCAATGTTTCAATTGCGAATGGTCTTGAAAATGGAGACACCTTTGGCGGAGTAACACTTGCAACTGGTGACCGTGTTCTTTTAAAGAATCAGACAACTACCTCAGAAAACGGCATTTATGTAGTCCAAGCCTCAGGGCAAGCACTACGTGCAGCAGACTTTGATACTGCAGCAGAGGTAGATAGCGGAGACTTTATCTTTGTAACCTCCGGAACTTATGCTAACACCGGCTGGGTGCAGACAAGTCGTCCAGCAACAATCGGCACAGATGCAATTTCCTTCACGCAGTTTTCTGGTGCTGGTACATTTACTGCAGGCAATGGTCTAACGATAAATGGCAATGAGTTTAACGTAGTTGGTACAGCTGATCGCATTGTATCTAATGGGGACAGCATTGACATTGCTTCAACTTATGTTGGTCAGTCTTCAATTACAACTCTGGGCACAATTGCAACTGGAGTATGGAATGGTACAGCTATAGCCATAGCTAACGGCGGAACTGGCTCCACAAGTGCTTCAGGCGCCCGTACAGCCCTTGAACTTGGAACAATAGCAACTCAAGCAGCAAATAATGTTAGTATTACGGGAGGTTCCATCGACGGAATTACCTTTGATGGCGGAACATTCTAGCAAATAAAGGGCATAAAAAATGACTTTACCAAATCTACCTAATATTACTCAAGGGCAAATAGCTCTTGATCCAATTAATGGAATTGTTTATTATAAAGACGATAATAATAACACCATAGCAACTACTTGGTCTTGGCTTCAAAATAGAAATGATGAACAAAATGTAACTAGTGAAAAAAATGTTTCTATTGAACAAGATCTTACTGTTGGTGGAAATTTAGTTATTGGTGGAGATACAGTTAGCATTAATGTTTCTGAAGTTTTAATTGAAGACAATATTTTAGTTTTAAATCATAACTTTACTGGTGCTCCAATACTTAATGCAGGAATTGAGATTGAACGTGGTTCTGAAAATAATGTTCAAATAAGATGGAACGAACTAGATAATAAATGGCAGTTTACAAATGATGGAATTACGTACTTAGATTTAAATTCTATTGTAGCAAATTCCGTAACCCTTGGTTTTCATACTGTAGGTGACTATGTCAAGAATCTAGTAGCTGGAACTGGTGTAACTATAACCAATAACTCTGGCGAAGGCGCAACGCCCAACATTTCAATAGGTCAAGCTGTAGGAACTTCTAACACTGTAACTTTTGCTGGAGTCACAGCACCGTTGACAGGCAACGTTACTGGAAACGTAACTGGTAATGTAACAGGAGATGTAACAGGAACAGTTTCCAATATTTCTAACCATGGTATTTCTGATCTCTCTGATGTTAATATAAATGATGCCGCAGATGGAAACTTTTTAAGATATAACGGATCTAACTGGTTTAATGATCCTGTTAATCTAGCAACAGATACGATTGGCGATTATGTTGCTAAACTTGCTGCTGGTACCGGCATAACAATAACCAATAACTCAGGAGAAGGTGCAACACCTAACATTTCTTTTAGTGGATCTATAGACAGTGTTTCTGATGTTGTTATAACCTCTGCAGCCAATGGTGAATTACTAGAATTTGATGGTACGAATTGGGTTAATGCAGTCAGGCCTTCATCAGAACCAATTGGACATGAAGATAAAACTGATAGCGTTATTTCTTTTAATGAATCTACGAGAGAGTTTTCTATTGCTCCGGTGTCAACTAGCTACACTGTATGGTGTGCTGGTAAAAGATATGTTAAAACTTCTACAGAAAAAGTAGAAATTCCAGACACTTCTGGTCTTTATTATATCTATTTTAATTCATCTGGTTCGTTAGCCTATAAAACTACATTTTTTACTTGGGATCAAGACACTCCAACGGCTTATGTTTATTGGAATGAAGTAGACAATAAAGCCTATTTCTTTGCCGACGAGCGTCACGGCATCACTTTAGACTGGGCAACACACGAGTATCTTCATAGAACTAGAGGAGCTGCAATTGCAAATGGTTTTGGAGCCAATAACTATACTCTGATTGGCGATGGCAGCTTAGACGCTCACGCAAAAATAGATATAGCTGATGGTACATTTTTTGATGAAGACCTGCAGGTTGATATTGAACACAGCGCATCACCAACTGCAAACACATGGCAACAGAGGCTGCAATCGGGTGCTTACATTCCTGTATTTTATAGAACAAATAATCACTGGAAAAAAGATGTGGCTACTCAATTTCCAGTTAAAAATGGTGGAACAAGAGCCCAGTACAATCTTAATACTGGGGGCACATGGTCTAGCACAGCCATAGATAATGCTAAGTATGGTGTAATGTTCTTGGTTGCTACAAATAATTTAAACGAACCAGTTATATCTATAATGGGACAAACTCAATACACAGATCAAGGTTCAGCAGAAGCTTCAACTTGGGAACAGTTAGATTTAGGCGGGTTTCCTGTAGTAGAATTTAGGCCTTTATATAAAATTGTTTTTCAAACAGCAAATGCGTATGCAAACAGTGTAAAAACAAAATTTGTTAATTTACTAGACTTAAGGCAAATTGTATCATCTGGTGCTGGTGGTTCATCTACGGCTGTTTCTGATCATGGTTCAATGACAGGACTTAGTGACGATGATCATACGCAGTATCTACTTGCTGACGGCACACGAACTGCAACGTCTTTAACCGTATCTGGATCTATAACTACAAATACTTTAATCCTTGATGGAATTGAAATAGATGCAGCTACCCCATCTGATACAAATGTTCTTAAATATGATGCCGGACTAAATAAATATGTTCCAGGTGTTGCATCAACTGTAGCTTCCCTTAATGACTTAACTGATGTGGCAATAGCGGGAGCAACTGCAAACCATATATTAAAATGGGATGGCTCACAATGGATAAATGCAGAAGTCCCAGGAACAATTGGTGGAACTACAAAATTTGAAACCATAGGTAACGGCGTTGATGAAACTTTTACTATTACTCACAATCTTTCTACGAGGGACATTGTAGTATCTATAAGCGAAAATGTTTCCCCATATGGAGCCATCAATACTACATGGGAAGCAACAACAGAAAATACTATTACGATTTATTTCAGTGATGCTCCAGCATCAAACTCCGTTAGAGTATCCATCTATGCCGCTGTTTCAGGTGCACTAATTGGCCCTGAAGGCCCTGCTGGACCTACCGGACCCGAAGGGCCACCAGGTACTGTGTCAACTTCTGTTTTAGACGATCTTTCAGATGTGGTTTTAACTGGAGCTACCCCTAATAACTATTTGCAATACAATGGCTCTCAATGGATAAATAGCAATATTGATCTCGGCACAAACACTACAGGTTTTTATGTTAAAAACTTAGTTGAGGGAACGGGCATCTCTATTACTAACAATTCAGGAGAAGGGGCTACTCCAAATATAGCAGTAAGTTCCATAGTTGTTAAGACTACGGACACTGGAACCGTAACAGATACGATGCTGGCTACAGGGGTAGCAAGGGCAGGTTTTAGATCTACTTTAAATGCTCAGACAGGCACGTCTTATACTCTTGAGTTAACAGACTTAGCAAAGTTAATAACGCTAAGCAATACATCCGCAATAACTCTCACCATACCTCTTGAGTCCTCTGTGGCTTTTTCGATAGGGGACAGGATAGATATACTACAAAGTAATACTGGTCAAGTTACTATTGCTGGAGCAGGTGGAGTAACTGTCAATGCAACTCCCGGCTTAAAGTTGCGTGCAAGATGGTCTTCTGCTACACTAATTAAATTAGATACTAATACTTGGGTTGTAATAGGAGATATGCAGGCGTAATTATGGCTATTAACAGTGGAAGTTCATCGGGACCTAGAAAAAATAACGTTCCAAACATAGTTGGAGACAAGCCAGCAGTTGCTGATCCAAAGTTAACTGCAGCAGAGTTTGACAAAGGCACAGTGACCGACACTCCTTTGAACGACCCTTCTGGAGGAAACTTAACAAGGCTTGATGAAATTGTATCTCAAACTCCAACATCAAACACTGTTTATCCAAGAAAAGAAGATGTTGACTACACTAAGTACGCTCCGTACTTCCCTCCCTTTTTTCCTCCCTTTTTTCCTCCGTTCTTCCCTCCTTTTTTTCCCCCTTATTTTCCTCCATTCTTTCCTCCATTCTTTCCTCCATATTTCCCTCCATATTTCCCTCCATACTTCCCTCCATTCTTTAAGTAAAAGAGTTATTTGATGGCTAATGTTATTAAATTAAAACGTTCTGGAACAGCATCTAGTAGCCCAACATCATTAGAGCATGGCGAATTGGCAATTAATTATGCAGATGGAAAAATCTTTTACAAAGATAATAATAATGTAATAAATAACTTTAGTTTACTTGATAGCTCAGGTGCTATAAATATAGACGGAGGGTCAGCAGCCACAATATACTCATATGGTGGTGTAGACGAGATAGACGGAGGGGATGCGTAATGGCTTCTAAGATTCAATTAAGACGTGACACAGCCGCAAACTGGACATCAGTTAATCCCATCCTTGCATCTGGAGAAATAGGATTTATTACAGATACAAATAAATTAAAAATTGGCAATGGTTCAACTGCCTTTAACTCTTTGTCATTTTTTAATGGAAATCTTACTGGTTCAGTACTTGATGATTTATCTGATGTAACTATTACATCTGCAACAAATGGTGACTTTCTTCGTTGGAATGGTACGGCATGGATCAATGATGCAGTTAATCTGTCTACCGACACGGTTGGAGATTATGTCGCCTCACTTGTTGCTGGAACTGGAATAACTCTTTCAAATAACTCTGGAGAGGCATCAACACCTACAATTGCACTTACAAATTCTTCTCTTACAGTTAATGGAACGTCAATATCGCTTGGTGGAACAGCAACTATAACAGCAGCAGCAGGAACTTTAACTGGATCTACCCTTGCCTCAGGGGTAACTTCGTCAAGCTTAACTTCATTTGGTTCTACTCCAACCATAACTGCACCAGTATTAACACTGTCTACTTCTGCGTCTACTACAGATGCTAGAATATCCTGGGATTCAACGAATAAAAAAATAGTAGTTGGAAATGGCTCGATATCTTTAGACTTTGCCCCAGCAAATGTTATTACGAATGCTCAAACAGCCAGTTATACCCTTGCTTTATCAGATAAAGATAAGCTGGTTGAAATAGACAACGCTTCAGCAAATAACTTAACTGTTCCTCTTGAATCTTCCGTAGCATTTCCAATTGGTACACAAATAAGTGTTCTTCAAACTGGAGCAGGAACAACAACACTTGTTGCTGCTGGTGGGGTAACAATAAACGCTACCCCAGGCTTAATACTAAGAGCCAGATGGTCTTCCGTTACCCTAATAAAAAGAGCAGCTAATACTTGGGTTGCAATTGGCGACTTAAGGGCCTAATCTTTTTTAATACACCAAAAATTAGTTGAACACCAACGGTATCCGCTTTTTATTTCTCTTACTTGATGGGGGAATTCATCTTTAGCTGGAAAACAAATAAACATTCCAGGTTTTGGTTTTATTAATAAATCTTGATTGGGAAAATAAATTTCTCCGCCCTCGTAGTCATCATTATAATAAAGAACAGAACTAATGTCTCTGGTTGGATGTCCAGCTCCAGTTTTTAATCCAACACTTTCATTTAAGGAAGATCCGTGATCAAGATGAACTGGCATTGAATCCCCAGTCTTTAACTCAACTACACTACTTACTCCCTCGTCGTAGACATTGCAATTAAAAGAAGATTCTATAATATTTTTAATTTTGCTATAGTTAGGTTCAAGTAAATTGGCTAGTATAGGACTACCTCCACCTGCATATACTCCATATGGAGAATACCCAGTTTCATCAAAAGTAACTGGTGTATTTTTTAAATAAAATATAATTTCTTCTAAATTTTTTTCATCTAAAACATCTTCTATAACGTAAACTTTATCCACATTACTCATGTTATCTCAATTCAGTAATTGTATAAAAAGATGGAGTTGTATATCTTTCTCCGGAAATAAGCGGCTTAACTCCATGTAGATAATTTATATCTCCGGGATGAGCAACGGCTAATCCTGGATTAGGCTTTACTACCAAATCATGATCTGGGTAATACAATTCTCCTCCTTCAAAATCATCATTATAGTAAAATAAAGAATTTATATCATAGGTTGGAAAAGGATTTGGTCTTCCATCATTTGTCTGCTTGTCTGCATGTGGTCTCTGTTCCATTCCAGGACGCCACTTAATTATCACCGGAGGCCTAGTTGACAAACCTACGTTAAAAGACGTCTCTAAATATTGTTTCATTTTTAAAATATATTTATCAATAATATTATAAACTTGAATATTAATTTTATGAAGAATATCCCAACTGCACTGTCTGTCAGCCCAGTAGGAAGCATCATATATACAAGTGCCGTCATCGGCATATTGGTTCTCTCCAGCATCCATCCATTCGTTGATAGTAGGTAAAAATTTTTGAATTATTTTAATATCTTCTAATTCAATAAAGTTATTGATAATCTTTATATTACTTTTTGATGAACCAAAATGTCCAGGTTCTACAAGCGATTTTTCTTCCATTTTTATCCTACTTACGAAATACCAAGTTGCGTTGCTCGCCTTACAGTGATATAGTATATCGTTAAACCTAGTAGGTAATCAATTTTGATTTGGAGAATAAATTGGAAATTTATAACGTAGACGATCCTAAGCTTGGAATAATTTTGTACAGAAAAGCTGTGCCCGACGATTTAAATATACCGACAAGGTTGGAAGAGACACTTGCCAATAGCGATCACGAATACTATAAATGGAATGAAGCTATGGTTGGACACAACACTAGTATGCCAGACTATAGAGACTGTTTTGACCTAAAGGTTGGGCCAAAACATTGGTCAACTCTACCTGAAAAGTTCTCCGCCATTAAAGAAGTATACGAAGATTATAACGAGGTTTTAGACAAGTGTTTAGCCGACTATGAATCTAGATACAATTTTAAAATGGAATTTATGGAGGCGATTAACTTCATTAAGTATAATCCAGGTCAACACTTTCAAGTTCATACCGATTCTGGCTTTTCTTACTTCTGCACACTCTCTTCAGTAGGCTGGTTTAATGACGACTACGAAGGGGGAGAGTTATGGTTTCCTTATATTAATTTAAAATTTAAACCACAAAAAGGTGACGTCTTATTCTTTCCATCTAATTACATTTTTGCACATGCATCAATGGAAGTAACTAGCGGCATTAAATATAGTGCAGTTACAATGTATAACTATAATGAGATAGGACAGTCAAATACTTTGGCTACTTCAGCTTCAACTGCAGCCTCTCCACTTTTGTCAAAGGCTAAATAGTTTTTATAAAAATGACAAAACTAACCTTAACAAGAACCCATCAAAATCCTCCTGAGATAAAGCAGTCAAGATTAAAAAGAGACTGGATGGATGATACCTACAATAAGCATGCCTATAAGTGTCTACCAATGTCAGCAGCTAACGTTAATGGCTGGGAGATGGTATTGCAGCAAGATGTTGTGGTTCAATGGGATGGTGGCAATACACCGCCCAGAGTTTTAGAGGGTGAATTTTTAAATGGAAGACCTGTTGTAATTCCATCAATTATAGGAATTATATCATTTGCTACCGGGTGGGCCATAAACACAGAAGAAGGTTATGACACCTGGATCACTGGGTCTCCTAATTATTTTGTAGATGGAGCAGTTCCACTTTCTGCAACAATACCAAGCTTTTGGTGGCCAGATGAATTCAATATGAATTGGAAGATAACCAAGGTCGGAGAGCCAGTTACATTTAAAGCCGGAATGCCGTTTATGTTCTTCAACATATATAAAAATGACCTACTTTCCAGTGTTGAGATAGAAGTAGAAAATCTTTGGGACAAACAAGACCTAATGGACCAAAGACAATCTTATGGTGACGCCAAAATGAAAAAGAACCAAGAGCAACCATGGACTTGGATGAATGGGATTAGGTCTGGATTAAACGAAAAAAATGAAAGAATTGGTCCTAGAACTGAGGGCCTACTTAAGCTAAGCGAACCCAAAAAACTTGATTAATCACAGCAGTTTCATTACTATATGGTTGTGACTTAGTTGATTATGCTAAATTCTAAGATTTGAGGAAGTATGAATTTTAATTTTGACAAAAATTTAAAAATAGAAATTATAGAAGAAGCTATCAAAAAAAATGAGATAGATTTATATAGAGCTATTGTTATGGGTGGATATATTGTTGAAGATTTCGATCCTGAAGATTTTGAGCCAGATACAGAAACTATTACTGATGTTGATATCCAAAGCCTTCTTGCCAAAAGAGATAAATTCATTCTAAAGTTAGAAGAATTAAAGTTATAAAATATGGAGTTCTTATTAAATAATCAAGAAAAAATTGAAGCAATTAATGTTTCAATTAAAGAATTTGAAAAAAGTTTAATATTAAGACTAGCTGCTATAGACATAGATTTTGAAGATTTTAACCCAGATCAATTTCGTTCTGAAGCAGATCCAGAAAAAGGTTCTCACGCTGGTATAGTTGAAATTATTAATAAGATAGAATATCTTCAGAGTAAAAAAGAAAACTTAGTGTAATTATATGATATAATATTTTTATGGATAATATCGTCAGTTTAAACAAAGAGTACAGCTTTTTGTATACTGAATTTATTGATAAAAATATCTATATCTTACCTAAAAATGAATTCTTTCCAGAAAACAAAACATTTGTTTTTATAGGAAAAATGAAATTTAAATACAAAATTAAAAGAATACAACCGGTGTCCACCACTAGTGATGGGCATCTTTTTTGTTTTACTCCTAAGATTTTAGGAACTTATCACTTAGAAGTCTATGAAGGTAAAGATCTTCTAGATACTTTAAAAATAGAGGTAATATAATGTATCAACTTACTGCGATAGATTATGAGTTTTATAAAGACATAGACAACCATAGTTCTGTAGTTGGAAATATATGTATATTATCAAACAAAAGTGGCAAAAGAATAAAAGATCAGATTCTAAAAAATATAGAAAAAAACATCAACTCAAGCATAATTCACAGTCATAAAATAGTCCCAAGTACAACGTTTAAAGACTATCCTTTTTTTATAAAAGATAAAAATTTAAATATAAAAGATCACATTTATGAACACTTTTCTGACAAATCAGATATTAAAAGTAGTTTAATATATAGAGATATTATTTCATCTGCTCTAGACCCTGATGCACCGCTATGGGATATTCACATAATATACGGAATAAATGAACAAGATGACACCGCAATCATAAGAAGATATCACCACTGCTTGGGTGATTCAGATGCTCATCAAAATGTTCATAACATTATTTTTGACAATTATTCTGGCAAAAAAATAAAGAGCAACAAAAAAATAAATAAGTTAAATTCTTTTTTTAACCATTTTTATAAACTAATTAAAAGTTATTTAATTTTAATTTATGGTTTTATTTTTAAAATAAACCACTGCAATGAGTCTTATAAGATTGATAAGAAGCAAATACATAAAGGTCAATTTAGACTTAAAAAGCATAAGCAAAATAATATAAGCTTTTTTTCGCATGATATTTCTAGTTTAAAAAACAACTTAAAGAAAAATGATGTAACTATCCTAGAGATGTGCATGTACATTACATCATCAATCTATAAGCAGCTACTGCCTACTTCTGAAGATAAAACAATCTTAACAATGTTTCCAATTTCATATAGAAAAAGAAAACATCCCAACTGCAATAACATGGCTACAGCAGCAAAAATTAATCTTCATTTAGACGAAAAAGATAGTCATAAAAGATTAATTAAAATTAAAAAAGAATTAAGAAATAAAATAATAATTCTTAAAAAAGGTCCACATGTAGTTTATGATAGAGCTTTTGGTGTCGATCCTAGGATAAGTAAGTTTAAAAGAAATTGGGATATATTCAATAAAGCTAATTGGCACGATAGAAAAAAAATATATAAAAAAGACGATTCTTTACCAATGATATCTACAACAACTTCTTTTAAGAAGAACAAAGACGATGTCGGACTATTGTCAGATGACTATGTAAAAGAAGTCTACAATTTTAGCACTATAAGCAAGACAGTATTTTCTACAGGGTGCTCTATCTCGTATAGATTATATGGAGACAAGTTAAATATTGGAGTAATTTATTCTGAAGACTTGTATTCAGATAGTCAGATTTTTAAAACTTTATTTGAAAAATCTATAGAAGAATTTAAAAAAGTTTGTGATTAATATGAATTTACAAGAAGATTATTCAGAATTTTTAGAAATAACATTAAAGTCAAAAGATGATCAATATAAATATTTTGATGAAAAAAAACAAAAAGAACCAATATTTAAAATAAAAAATGATCATTGGATAGTGTCTAGATATGATGACATTAATACAATATTAAGAAGTGATAGCTTTTTAAGAATGACTGACCCCAACGAAAATGATCCTGTTAGATCACTTTTGGATTTAGATTTTGAAGATCATAGCAAATATAGAAAAATGTTAAATCAAGTTTTTAACTCATCTTTAGTTAAAAAATTAAAGATAGAACAAAAGGTTGAAGAAAATTTAAAACAAATAAAGAGCAAAGAAATAATAGACGTAGTTAAAGATATAGCGGTACCAGTTCCTCTCCAGGTGATAATGGAAATACTAGGTGCACCCATGCCGCAAGAAGAAGAAGCTTTATTAATCAAAAGCTGGGCTAGTAATATATTTAATTCAGTTGGTGTTCACATAACCAGAAGTGGCTACAAGCAGTACATAGAGGATATGGAAAGTTTGTGTACATATTTGATTAATGTAATATTTAGTGATAAATACAAAAAACAAGATGGATTAATTAACTATTTAAAAAATTATTATATTGATGGCAAAAAAATAACCAACCAAGAAATCTTGTCGATATGTGCGTTGATATTTGTTGCTGGCTTTGAGACAAATGTTGGCTCAATAACCTCTTCTATCTTTAGTATTGCTCAAGATGAAGAGCTTTTATCTAATTTTCAAAATCTGCAAATTCAAGATAAAACATCTCAAATTTCGGATGAGCTGATAAGACACTCTTCTAGTGTTTGCTATGCAGCAAGAAGGGTTGGCCAAGACTATGTGTTTTACCAAGATTCAGATAATCCGGTATTTTTATCAGAAGGTGATTTCGTCCTTGCACACCTAGAATCTGGCAATAGAGATTCTATGATATTTGAAAGTCCACATGATATAATTCTAGACAGACACAATTCAAATAAGCATCTAGGTTTCGGGGTTGGGGTGCACTACTGTTTGGGAGCCATGCTAGCCAGAGCAGAAGTGTCTCCAGTGGTTGATTACTTTTTTAAAAATGTTAAAAATCCAAGAATTACTGGAAACCCGGTAAGACATCCCAGTTATGCTATTAATGGCTTTTCTGAGTTATGTGTGACGACAGGTTGACAATGTTACTATTATCCTGTAGGCAATGAGATATGCAGGTAGGTTTCTAATGGCTCAAGCAAAAGAATCTTTAATTTATTTTAAAGAAAGATTAATTTACGAACTAGCAATTTCTTTAGGACTAAATCTCGACACTCTTGATTCTATAGATATACCAGATTTTGAAGATCCATTGTATAATATATATCTTACCCTTAGTGTAAACTTAAGCATTTTAAATGCCATGAAAGAAGCGTAAAATGAATAAAGAAATAAATGAAAATTTTATTATGAAAGAAGCTCTAGACAAAGAAGTCGATGAGATAAAAATGGACGATCTTAGATTTTCTTGCGCGGTGCTCGATGGAGCAAATACTCCCGTTCAGGCTACAAGCTCTTTCCCTGAAGATGAGGATTTAAACTAAAATGAAATACAATCAAACATCTCGTAAAGCTTACCTAGAAGATCAACTAAGAGGCATATTTACTCTTTTGGGAATTGATGAAGAAGAAATGTCGGATATAACTTTTAAAAAAATTAGAGTTAAACTAAATCAGGTTTACCCCCTTGCTGTCCTGCCAAGCAATGCCTTAGACTACCCTTCGAACGAAGCCCTTGCTAGAGACAGAAAAAGAATAATGAATAACTCTAGACATATACTGTACGAATTGAATGCTATAAGAAATAGAGAAGAAAATGGCAACTGAACAAAGCTTTATATCAACTTCAATAAAAGCCAATAAATTAAGCAATACTTTATTTGGTAATTTGATCACACAAGAAAAAATGAAAGACTACTGCAGCCTGGTATTAAGCCATGAAGTGGAATACTTGAATCTTGACAGAGGCGTACAGAGCATAGGCGTCTTGCCAAGTGATATACATAATTATGAGAATTTGGTAGCTTACGATAATACTTCTAATGATGGAACTGAATCATACCCATATCACGCAGTTACTGCAAGATCTATGCAGCTAGAAATGGCCATTATGTTGAATAAGCCTTCTAGCTTACTTTTCTACAATGCTTCATTTTGGTCCTACCCTGTTGATTATCTAGAAAGCTTGCCAGTAGAAACAATATATGTTCCAAATGACGAAGATCTTTATAGAGCAGAAAATGTATATTTAAACAGAGAAGTTGATGTTGAAGTAGTTGAAAAAGCAGATTTAGATGATGGAATAATTCCAGATGGCGTAGATATGATCTGCATAAACGGAGTTAATCTTTCTAGTCAATTTGATCACACTTTAATATCTAAGTTTTTTGAAAAACTGCCTGTAGGCGGTGTTATCTTTATAGATAATAATAATGATTTTTTGTCATACTATTTAAACAAAAGCGACACAAAAGCAGAGAATATGTCTAATCCATTATATGATCTGAATATCGCCATCAATGGCTTAGAAGACGCTTTGGTCTACCACATGCCGACTTCAATAGGGTTTACAGTAATAATTAAACAATAGAGCATTTAATATGATCGTTGTATACGACTTCATAAAAAAAATAAGATCTTATGTGATATAATAGTTGCTATGGTCCAATCTAATTATTCATTAAACGTAAGTGGAAAATGGAATCTTACTGTTGACACACCATTTGGCAAAGAAGAATACTCTTTAAATATATCTAATATAAATGGAAGCTTAACTGGATCAGTTTCTCACGAAAAAGGAGAGGCCATCATAAGCGATGCATCTTTGCTAGACGGAGCATTCAAGTGCTCACTAAATGTTGATTACCCCATAAAAGCCACTGTATACTTGCAGGCAAGTGTTATCGACAGTAATAAGATGTTTGGAACGCTGCAGATTGATCAGTATTTAGAAACCTTATTTGTTGGGTCAAGATAATGGGATTATATAACTTTACTTCCTCTTCAATACATGGAAAAGAAAACTACCTTGCTGAGTTTGATGGCAATGTAACTCTAGTGGTAAATATAGCTAGCAAGTTTGGATATGAACCCCAATGCTCAAAGCTATGGTCGTATGCAAGAACTGGAAGACAGCTTTGGCAATTGCAGTCAGTGCATGATGAGTTTAAAGATAGGGGCTTTTCTGTTTTAGCATTTCCATGCAATCAGTTTGGTTCAATGGACCCAGGCACTAATGAGGAAATAGCAGATTTTATCAAATGCAATTATCCTTTTGTTACTTTTCCTATTTTTGAAAAAGTTGAAGTAAATGGAAAAAATGAACATGAAATATTTTCCTTTCTTAAAGGTTATGAAAAAAGAGCTTATTCTGACTTTGCTGCAGATGGCTCAGAAGAAGCTAAGAAGGGTCAAAATTTAGCAGGTCAAGCAATGGCAAGAATCTCTCATAATTATGAAAAGTTTTTAGTGAGCAGAGATGGAATTATGATATCTAGATTTAATTGGCAGGATATGCCACTAGATGAAATTCCTAGAATTCAAGGTGCAGGCTGGACAATTAGAGAAGCAATAGATGAGGTATTAGGGTAATGGAAAATTCTAACAATAAAAAACTAAGTAGTATCGCCTATCCTGTTTCGCCAAAGATAGGTGAAGATGAGATAAAAGAAATAGCTAATTTTGAATATGAAGAGTTGGCACCTGGTGTCGTGGTCATAAAGAACGCCTTTAAAATAAACGAAGAGCTAATACTTTCTCATATCGACTCTAGAGCAGAAGAAGCACACAGAACTAGATGGACGTGGATAAAAGATGAAGAGGGACAAGAATATGGAATCAATGAAGACGGTTTTAGATACAGACCTGAAGACGTCCCCAATGCTCCCGTTAGACTACTTGATCCAGTAAATCCAGATACTGAAGAAGAGATAAAAGATTTTTTTATTTATTTAGAAAATCAAATCTACAAAGGATTGTTAAAGTACATTGACTTTTATCCACTCATGATTGGCAGCATCTGGTGGAAAACTAGGGGCCATATTTTAAGATACGGAGATGGTGGGATACTCGGTTGTCACGCAGACAATGATACAAACTATAAGGTAACCAATGGGATTAGGTACATGCCTAAAGGAATGGTTGCGTCCAGACAAACATGTGGAGCTTTGGTTTACTTAAATGATTCTGTTGACACAGAAGAAGAATTAAATGGAAGAAACTTTACTGGTGGAAATCTTAGATTTGTTCATTTAAAAATTTCTTACAAACCAAAAAAGGGAGACATAATATTTTTCCCAACAAATTATGTTGCGTCTCACGATGTTGAAAAAATGGGCAGTGGGGTTAGATATTCTTATTTAACATTTTTTGGACAGGGAGCAAGTGATCAAGCTACTAATATAGTCATAACAGAACCCGATCAAAGTTTTGAATGGTGCCCTCCAGTATGGTTGAATAATATATATGATGACTATGAAAGATTCTGTAGAACCCCATATTCATTCTGGGAGAATGCAGGAAAGTACAATTTAGAAGCAGGATGGAACCCAGTCTATCAAGGCAGAGAGATAGTTCAATATAATAAGTCACACGACGCTCTTGAATTAGAAGATAAAACTGAAGAAAACAAAGGTTCGTTGATTGGCGATAACGAATTACATGAAGGACCTTGTGGCACTAACCCTATTGAAATATGAAGATCTCAATAGATGATTTAAATATAGAAAAGCACGACATGGGAATAGTTGTGTTTAAAAATGTCATACAAATGAAAGAGTATGACTATGTGTTGGATAAAATTTCTTTAATGAAAAAAGAAGCTATTGAAAAAGATTACACAATTATTAATGACGAACTAGGAAAACCACTTTACGCCATCAATAGAAGTGGTCATAGATACGCAATTGATGATCTAGAAAAATCCTGTAGTCATATTATGAATTTTGTCAATGAATATAGCGATGAAAAGTATATAAGCTTTTTTGAAATGTGTGAACAGGCACTATACCAATGCTTGATTAGATATGTGGAATTTTTTCCTATGATGCTCCCCTGCCTTTGGTGGAGAACCCAAGGTCACATAGTCGCATATGGCCCTGGGAGCAGTTTTGGGACCCATTGTGACAATGATGTAAACTACAAGCCAGGAGCTGAACCAGATCAGCAATTAGCAATTAGAAATGTAGTTGGTGGATTGATTTATTTTAATGACTCTGTAGATGAAGATGATTTTTCTGAAAAGAAAAAAAACTACATAGGAGGAAAGATAATATTCCCGTATGCTAATTTTACTTACACTCCTAAATCTGGAGATGTAATAATGTTTCCATCCAATTATCTTGGAACACATGAGGTTGAAAATGTTACAAGAGGAGAAAGATACGCCTATGTAGGATATTTCGCTCAGGGATCAAATGATTCCTCAAAGGGGATAAACATAAGAAACCCTTCTCCTGTAATAGATAGTGGTCAAGTCTGGATGCCCGACATAGTTTCAGATTACGTTAAGAGTGTAGATCTTCGTCATTCAGATAAATCCAAAAAAGAATATAATAAACTAGTTCAGGCGTGTGATAGACAATACACTAGCGACAATACTAATAAAGAATTGGAACATAAAAATGTTTAACAATGTAAAAGGAAAAAACTTAGGTGGTGGCGTTATTCTTTTCGAAAACGCAATAAATTTAGACTGGAAAAAAGTTGTAACTAAATCTTCAGACTTAATACAACAAGAGTGGGAAGATATGTATAAGCCAGCTTTAGATCCAGAAACTGGAGAAGAAGTTTACATTAATAAAAGCGGTTACTTTTTTGGCAAAAACAATATCGACTCAATGCCGATGAGAGCATCTGCTATTCATTTAAGTGACGATGAATATGTTCAAGATATTTTGCTACAATTAGAAGGGTGTAGAGATAAATATCTTTTGAAGTATTTAGAAATCTTTCCACTAGCATACAAATGTATATGGTGGAAGGTGAAGGGTCATATTTTAAAGTATAAAAAGGGTGTTTATTTAGGTTCACATTCTGATATAAGTGCAGATTACGTATATGATGTTTGGGAACCAAAAGATCAGTTGGCCCTTAGAAATGTTGTTACTTGTTTAATATATTTTAATTCTTCTGTATCTTCTAATGAAGAAATAAAAGATGATGAATATGTTGGTGGTTCTCATTATTTTAATTATTTAGATATTGAATATACTCCTAAAGCTGGCGATATTATGTTTTTTCCCTCTAATTACATGGCCGCACATGAAGTAAAGCCGGTTACAAGCGGCGAAAGATACTCTTACCTTGGTTGGTATAGTCAGGGCACTCCAAATCCAGCTGTACACGAATATGTAGCAGATCCAATAAAAGAACCACAGCTAGCAACAAAGGCGACTAATGTGTATATGCCAACACTTAGAGAAGATTTTAGATCATATCTTTTAGAGTCTGGATACAGTGAAGATTCTCCACAGTTGTATATTACAAAATCAAATTATTAAGATTTAACTATGAGATATAATGAAACGGAAAGAAGTATTGACTCAAATACTACACATATATTTTATGTGGACGGATCTCATAGACAGGGCAACAACACGCTGAGAAGATTAATGCTAGATTGCTTCCCTACAATTTCTATCAATAAACCATTAAGGCACACTGTAGATAATTTTAATCAGGCTTTATTAGATAATGACATCGTGATAGCAACACTTAGACATCCAAAAGAATCAATTAATTCTTTTTGTGGATACAAAAAAATTAACCCACTAGACAAAAAAGAAATAACTATGTATTTAGAATTTTACAACTATCTTCATCAGTTTTTATTTTTAAATAAGAATAAAATTTACTTTATAGACTTTAATGACATAATAACCAAACCGCATGGAATTGTAAATTATTTTAAAGATAAATTTTTAATAAAAAATAATAATGTATCAAAATATGAAAATTTAACACAAACGCCGTTTTTTACTTTTATTGACGAAAACGGTGTAGATGGTCATAATAAAACTTCAAGTTTAGACACAGAAGATAAACTATCCTGGATGTTAGAAAATAGTTATTATAAAGATTCAGAAAATTTATATAAAAGTTTATTATTAGAAAAAATTCAATTAGAGGACAAATAATGATATCAAAACATATAGGCATGGGTGTAGTTATCTGCGAAGAAGTTATAGATATAGATCAAAGCTTTTTGTTTGAGTACATTTCTTGGCTTAAGTCAAATCAAGAAGATACATTTACTTATGTTGAAGAAGATGGAATTAAATACGCAGTTAACAAGACTGGTTTTAAATTTAATTTAGAACATATATCTATGGCACCACAAAGATTTGTTAACACAAAAGGCGTAGGGTTAAATATCGAAGTGCCACAGAAATATGTAGATTTTGTAGACTCTTTAGAGAATGCAATCTATGATTGCATAGTCGAATACTGTTGCTATTTTCCCGACGCTGCATCAACTTCTTGGTGGCGACCAACCGGTCATATAGCAGGATATGAGAATGGACAAAGAATAGGCCCACACTGTGACGATCAAGTTCCTTTTGAATGGGGAAAACCAACAGGAAACCAAGTTTCAATGCACAATAGCTCCAGCATTAATCTATATCTTAATGACTGCGTCGATGATGTGTCTCAACTAAATGGTTTTAATTATATTGGAGGAGAATTAAATTTTCCAAATATAGATTATAAATGGAAACCTAAAATCGGCTCCGTTGCTATTTATTCATCAAATTACCTAGGTAGGCACGAAGTGCTTCCAGTCACATCTGGTCAAAGATATGCCTACCTTAGTGTGGCTTCTTATGGAACTTCTTTCGATCAAAAAGAATATGTTGGCGAACCAAATAATCAAAAAATATGGATGAAAGACTTACAGGATGACTATCAAGAGAGATCTAAATTGAAAAAATATTCACTATAGCAACTTTAATATAAGTCAAATATCTCCTTTACTATAATAAAGAATGTAGGAGACCTTAATGCTGTATAATGATTCTATATCATATAATCAACCAGGGGTTAGTTTCCTAGGAAGCGTTACCATATCAGTCCCCGGATTGAGCCTACCAATTTTAATTGGTGGAGTAAATATCTTCTTTTCAGAAGAGGTAGACTATTCAAATAATACAAGTCTTGGAATAGTTACTGTCAGTTACGCTCCTTCAGGGTCAATATCCTTACAAAGTAGCTACCAGACCTCAAATGCAGTAGTGAGCTACTCTGTAACAGAGAGTGAGTCTATAGCTCAGCTTTCAATAGAAACAGATTATGACACAGCAAATGCTATAGCAAACGCTAGTTATATTAATATAAATTCTTATTCAGAGATATCTATTGATTATTAATTCAATTTAAAATAGTACTATTATTAACAGGCGCTATGTTTTAGGAGACGAAATGTCCAACACAGTTTTGGTAAATGATACTGTTAAAATAACAGTAAAGTTTATAGACGGAAATCAAGAAGAAGTTTCCCCCTCAGATGTCATTGTCACAATAGTTGACTCTCAGGGGGAGGCGGTTACTGCTCCTACGGTAAATGAGGTTTCACCCTCAGAATATTATATTAATTTTACTCCAACCTACGCAGAGCAATATACTATATCTTTTATTGGATTAATCCCCAATGCGCCAGACATAGTTGCAAGTCAGATTCTTTATGTTAGCGATCCAGATGAAGAGTATAAGCCAACAGTAACCTTAAGGGAAGATGAAGTAATATCATTCGGTGCCGATATATCGCCTTTATATGTTGATCCAGATGAGATACTGTTAATATTCCCAGATTCAAGCAGACTTGAAATAGCAGAAGTGATCCACGCCTACTCTCATGAGGTTAACTCTCTTTTCTCAATTACCGCAGATACTGTTAATCCAATGGAAATTATGGCAAGCTATGGCATTCCTCCATTCTCTGTATATCAGTACATTAGAGCCTCTACAGCTTGTGAGCTAACAAGAATCTATGGTTATGGTGGAGATGATGAGTTAAGTGTTGAATTAGCAGACCTTAAAATAACAAATAGAAATACGCCACGAAGCAACATAACCAGATCTAATGCGACTACCTGGTGCCAAATTGCAGCAGCACTTAGAAAAGAAATTGTTAACAAAAGAGTCGGCATTAAGGGAGTCCAGCCAAAAGGCCTGCCGAGATTCAAGGGCTACAGTCCAAGTGGTTCTCTGGATCCAGAAACTGGAGCATTAATATTTATCAATGACACAAACACCTACGGAAGTAGAGATATGTCTAGACCGGGTCTTCCTTCGATTCAAGGCGATGACCCAATTCCAGACAGAGGAATAAAGAGATATGATTAACCCTAAGGCAACTTTTAAGAAGATACTAAAAGACTGGGGACATGACATACTTTATCAGAGAAGGTTGTCTGATGACTTTGTTTATTCTGATACATTAGAGAGAATAACTACCAGAAATCAACTTCCAAGAAGCAGCTCTTTAATGGTTTCTCTGGAAGAACAAAAAGAAGGAAATCTCACTAATCATGATTTAATTTACTTTTTTGAAAGTAATGTAAATCCAAAGTCCGGAGATAGAATATATGAAGAGTCCTATGACTCTTTAGAAGATGCCATTATCTATCTAATTGACCTAGCCCATCCCGTAAGAGGAAGGCGTGGAGAGATAAACTTCTGGATGGTTGGAGTTACAAAAGAAAGACCAAGTTCGTAAAATGTTAATAGTTAAACCAGGAACCGAAGTAGAGATACCATTAATTTATAAAGATGGATACACCTATGTCGATCCAGATGAAAATATTATAGTATTTTTAAAAAGAGGCTTTAGCATTCCTGGTCCAGTCATATTAGGGCCAGCTAGATATTCAATAGAAGAACTTTCTGCAGAAGTTACCATTCAAAGACTGGTTAATTCCAGCATGACAATGAAGAAAGAATCTACTGGTTCTTACACTTTAAAGATCATCATGCCAGACAATCTTTTTGATGGAGTGTACACAGTAGAAGTAAATGCTTATGTAAATAATCTTCTTGTGTCAAAAGAAATAAACCTTCAATCCAAAAAAGGTTATACGTCTTATGATGAAAGTTTTGATACAGGAGTTAAGCGCATTGATGTAGGCAGTAGGTCTAGTTACAACTCCATAGGAAACTCAGCAACAATGACGACCCTATTAATAGGGCACACTGATGCTATGGAGCCATACGGTATAGTTAAGTTAGCTTCTATGCAAGAAGCTGTTAATACATTAAGAGCCGATATAAATTCTCCTCTTCTTAGAGGTGTTTTTGATGCCTACTCCTGTGGAGCTAAAGACATATACATCATGTCGTGCGGCTACATAAATGAATACGTTGATGATGTAAGTGAAAGAAATGTCAAAATATTTGAAGACGATTCTTCTACTCCAAATACCTATAGTTTTTATGACTTGTATTATAACAGATTAACAGAGTGTTATAAATTACTAAAAGACTATGAATTCTTAAATATAATTGTCCCTTTAGAAACATCAATTATAAATACTGGAACAAATAATTTTGTTAAACAACTATCCAATCACTGCGAGCAAATGCAGATCGAAACCGGAGAAGTAATAATGGGAATTATCGGTTCAAGAAATAATGGAATGACATTTGACGACGTAGACGAATTGTATGAAAAAGATTTTAACATAGAATCAAATGTGGACGAAAATGGGTTTATTACTTCTGATCCAGGAAAATATGTAGTTTTGGTTTATGGAGAAGCTGTTTTTAGTCATAAGCAATTTCAAAGAAGTTACGTTAGTTCAATGGCTGCACCAATGGCGGGAATGCTGGCATCAACAAGGTTAGATAGAGGATTGAGCAGAGCAAGAATACCTGGAGCAGTTTCAGTTCATGGAGTTGATTTAAATAATGCTCAAGCAAAAAAACTTCAAGAAAAAGGTATAAATACAATAGTCAGAGGACAAAGATCAAGAAGGGCGGCATTGTTTGATGTACTGCTCACAAGCGATTTTACTCAGTCAATAAGCGAATCCTATAAGGACTCCGTAAACGTAAGACTTGTTTCTGTAATTATTTCTGAAATTCAATCTTTAGGCAATGTTGCTATTGGTAAATTTGGATATGATAAAATTATAAGATATGTAGAAGAATATATGTCATCACTTCAGCAGTCTAGATTAATTATAAATTATAAAGTAGATTCTTACGCTGACAAATTTGAAAAAGGAGTACTTTATTTTAATATAAATATGACTTCTGCTAGAACACTAAGAAGTATTTCTTTTAACGTAGCAACAGGCAAGGAGTCGTAATGACACAGAATGTAATTGGTTTTCCAACTGGAAATAAAAATGATGTTAGTTTTGATAGAGTATTTGGCGAGCCTCTTCAGGCTAGTGGAAATTTAACCTACCTTGAATTTATAGCTGTAGTAAAAGCCCTTTGGGAAAATGCGTATCCAGATATAAAGATAAGGCCTTCCCAGCGGAGGAGTGTATGCAGAATATCCTGTTATTGTTTATGGTTTAGAATTGAGAAAAACTCATTCTAACGAACCAAAGCCAAGAACAAGAACTACTCAAACTAATAAAGATGTAGTAGTTTTTGGTCAAAGATTTCAAAACATAGTTAGTTTTTCAGTTATAACTGAAGGAGATACAGCAACAGCCAAGGGTTCTTCAGCTAGATATTCTGGGGCAGAAGTAGCAGATAATATAATGGAGATATTTGAAGATTTCATGTTAGAACATACTCCTGTTTTTAAAAGATTAGGAGCTTCAGAGTTCGTTTACTCCAGAAGGCTATCTGATGCTGATGAAAACAGAGAGAGTACCGACCTATGCAAAAGAACTGTCACTTATATGTTGACCACAGAAAAGCTTTTTGCACAAAATGTTGGCCGTATTGAGCAAATAGCTGTAGACGTAAGAAGATATATGGCTTATGAAAAAGAGCTAATAGATAGTGGAATTGGAACAGCAACTCCTAATTTTACTGGCACTGAAATAACCCTAGTAGACCTATATCAAACTTCCACTCCAAATAGTTAATGTAGTTTGTTTTTATAAGTTGGCTATTACTATATTGTCTGAAGTAAACATATTCTATTGCCGCAAGCGGAGGTCTAAAATCCAATGGCTCTACCAGGTGTAAAAACAGTAATTAAAGATCGCTTTTATAGCATCTCCAGACAGGATATTCCTGTCGGACCAAAAATTTGCCTCATTGCTCGCAGAAGCACTGCTGACAATGCAGGCAACGTAAGAGATCTCGACGTAGTACAGGCTACTACCGAAGAAGACGTAATCACAGCTTTTGGCGAGAATTCAGATGCCCACAGAGGTTACTTTGAATTAATCGCAGGTGGAGCTGAAAGAATCTTTATTGTCCCTCTTCCATCAGACACAACCTGGAACTACAGTAGTGGTGAAGTTGACAGTGATGATTTTGGTGGAACTCCAGCAGAGCTTCTTGACGCAATATTTGAAGCCGCAGAGTCGATTCAGCCAGACATCATCGTTCCTTGGGGTAGAGGCGCAAAGTCAACTGACTTTGACTTCACTGCAGGTGCAACACCAAACTGGCCAGGAGATGCTTACGGTTTCGTAGCAGACAATGCCTCTTCTGCAAATAGCTTTGTAGCAAAGATTGGCGCAAAAGTTAAGGCAATTTCTGAGAATTCATACCCATGCTTTGCTGTTCTTGGCGTCAAGCCATATGTTGATGGCGCATCTGAAATCATGACTCCAGGTGAGGTGTCTACCCATATTGGCGCAAATGGTCAAACAGGATTAATCAGCAGAACAAATGCAACTTTCGACACTGGAGCAAATGAAGGCGTTGGCAAGTATGTAGTAATCATTTCTACAGAGATTAAGCCAGTTAATTACAATTCTGCTTGGGGTTTTGCAAATGGTGCAACAACTTTTGCAGCTGCAATTAGCAGAATGGCTTCGTTTACTTCTCCAGTAAACAAGACTGCTTACAACGTCGCAAGTATCAGATACAATCCAACAAGAACTCAACAGCAGTACATCGCTGACAGAGGTTCTAACTTTGTTGCATTAAACTTTAATAAAGTTCCAGTGTTTGTTGAAGGTTTGACAATGGCTCAGCCAACATCAGATTACACAAGAATTTCTACCTTTAGAATCATCACAGAGGCATCTACTCTCGTGAGACAAGTTTGTCAGAAGTTTGTTGGCGAAGCCTCAACTCTGCAGACTCGTAACTCAATGGAGACAGCTATTACCTCTGCATTACGAGGCATGCAACAAATGGGAGCCTTGCTGAACAGTGACTTCTCTGTAAGTTATGTCGCAGCAGAAAACAAGGCGTTTATTGACCTCGTATTAACACCAGCATTTGAACTCAAGACTATTGAAGTTCAAGTGTCAATCAACATATAATAAATACCGTATTGGAGGGTATATAAATGGCTGAAGATTATTATAACGGTCCGGTTAATAAGTATCTTAATACTTACACCACTTTCTCTGGAGCTGACATAGTTGCTACCTTTGGTGGCGTTGAAATCGGCGCACTTTCTGGAATTACTTTCTCAGTAACAAGAGAAAAAGCACCAATCTACACAATGGGTTCACCAAACCCACGCTCTTTCTCAAGAGGCAAAAGAGGTATCGCAGGTTCATTGATTTTCACAGTCTTTGACCGCCCAGCTCTTTACCAGATGCTTGAGACAAACTATGCGAGCAACAACCCACAAAACTTCTTCACAAGAGTAAGCAATACTCTTCCTGGAGATCCAAATCACAAGAGAGGCATAGCAGAATTTGACAAGCAGCAGTTAGACGTTGTTCAGCAAATTCCTTTCTATGCTGACCAGATCCCCCCATTTGACATCACGATTACATTTGCTAACGAGTATGGACAAGGCGCAGTTAGATCAATCTACGGCGTTGAGCTCTTGAACGAAGGCTCAGGAGCTTCAATGGACGACATCGTCATCGAAGAGACAATGACCTACGTTGCACGCGAAATTGGCCCAATGTACAAGATATCAAATTCACAGCTTACTGGTGGCCTTTTCAACGGTGAGAATGTTCTTAAGGACATTATTAACGAAGAGGTTCCTGGAACAGCAGGCCTTAACAAGAATGGCGTTAAGATAATTAGACCATAATTGGCTACTGCTGTCAATTACTAATGGTGTGGGGACTGGAGTTTTTCTAGTCCCCATATCTATTTACAAAAAGGAATCTGAATGCATAATAAAGATAAACTATGGACCTATGATGCTGATAGCATGAGAAAATATAGGATTCAACATAATCTTCCAGATCCATTTTCAAACATGTCCTTTGCTGGCGTTGATATATCCGCAGCAATGGTAATCCCTACAATAGATAGAAAAGGTAATATAGAAGGCACAGACGTATTAGAGCTCGGTGAGCTTCAAACAATATCTTACTCTGTACACAGGGAAAACGCACCAGTAAGAACACTGGGACACGTCAACACAAGAGGTTTCATCAAGGGAGGCAGAACAATAGCTGGTTCTCTTATCTTTACAGTTTTTAACGAATACGCTTTTTATAGAATTAAAGAGTTTAAACAAATGATGTCTGAAACAGGACTCTTCTTTGCTCCATTAGCAGACATGCTGCCTCCATTTGACGTTGTGTTATCATTCTTTAATGAATATGGTTTAGCTGGAAAAATGAAGATATATGGAATCACCATAGTAGACGAAGGTCAGACAATGTCTGTGGATGACCTTATTACAGAGCAAACTTATATGTATATGGCAAGAGGCATACAGCCCCTCGTCAGTGCCGAATCAGACCCCCTGATGCTTCCTAATGATGAAAGAGAAGCTTATCTTCAAAGACAAAAAAATTTCTATGGAGAAAAAACATTAAAGTCCTATACTCAACTTATAGATAGAATAGTTAAACCAATATGAGGCGGTAATTAAATGCCCAATGAATATGATTACTCTGATGTAGTTGGAGCAAAATCCTACAGGCCCTTTACTACCTATGTTCCAGCAGATAGGCTAAGCTCTCACTCTGCAATAGGTGGAAGCCTTCCTGGTCAGACTTTAAGAACTGGAAGAACATTTGATCCATTAAGTCAAGGCATTGATACTGAATGGGCTGGCAAGACATCTGACGGACAAAAGTTTAATAACTATTATGACTATTACTTTAGCGGTGAGGATATCAGAGTTTATATTGATGGTCTTTTTGATCCAGAATATGAATTAGATATAGCAGCTTTAGGTTTTAAAATTTCACAAAGCAAGCAGCCACTATTTGGTTTTTGGTCCTATAACTACGATGCAATGATGTATGGAACTAGAATTATCGGTGGAAGTTTTGCAGTTTATTCTAGATATCCAGGAAGAATGCGAGATTTGTTGTCAACCGCTGCAGAACAAAGAGTTATGTTTGCTAGTGACAAGCCTGGTTCTTCAAGAATTCAGTCTTACCTTAGAGGTGATGGTTCAGATCCAGAATCAATAGAAGACGAAAAAAATATTCAAAGATATTGGAATAGATCTAATTTAGACAGACTTTCAAGCGATGGAGATGGATCTGACAATAGAAACATATTTAGCTCTCACCCTCCTTTTAATTTAATAATTAAATATGGAACTCAAGAAGGTTCTTTGAGTACCGTTATGAGAAATAAGGGAAATGACAATGAAGACAACTTCGACACCTTAGATAGGCTTATGTCAAGTGACTACAACGAAAGATTGGTCAAGCCAGGCAGATCAAATTCTGAAATGGACATCGTGCTTCAGGACATAAACTTAACAGATATGACTGTTAGCTATAGTCCAGGTGGAGTTGCTATTGTCGAGTCTTATGAGTTTATAGCTAGAGACATGTATATTTCTAATGGAAACCTTAGAAATACGGATAAGCCAATAATGTCTTCAGTAGACTCAACTGGCGCTAAGTCTACTCAACAAAACAGAGCTCCGGGGCCAATGCCTCCGCAGGAACTAAGAAGACTTAGAGATTTAGTTGAGTAAATATTGTATGGTTTTACCATCAATATATGTTATAATGATATGTAAATATTTATTTTAAATAGGAGTTAAAAATGGCAGAAGGAAACAGAAAAGTAGTCATCAAGCAATCAGATGAACTGCAGGAAATGTCTGGAGCAGACGAAGCATATGAGATTCGTGATGTTGAAGCAACTGAAGAAGAATCAGTTGAAGAAGAATTGAAGCAAGTTAATTCAGTTGAAGATCTTCCAGATGAAGAGCTAATTTGGCCAGACGGACCAACAGCTGGAATGATCAAAGAGTGGAAACAAGAATTTGGTGACGTATACGTTACCTCTATAACCTACGACAAGCACATTGCTTGGAGAACTCTTTCTAGATTAGAGTATAAAAATCTTGTTAGAAAAATGGAACAGCTTATGGAAGCTGGACAGCTTTCTTCAGCAGAAGCAAACCTTTGGAACGAAGAGGCCATAGCAGAGATATGCTGCCTTTACCCAGCATACGATAGACAATCGATTACTGCAGACTTAGCTGGCCTTCCATCTCTGATTGCTCAGGAAGTTCTTGAAGCTTCAGGCTTCGTTGCTCTTGAGGTACGTCAACTCTAAAAATGATATCATCAGAATTATTGTATGAACTAAAAAAGAAATATGGTTCACTATTTCAGACATCAATAAAAAAACAATCTATTGTTTTTAGAGAATTAACATTTTCTGAGTTTGACAAAATATCTGAATATCAGTTATCTAAAGATTACACTTCTGTAGATATAGAAGATTTTATTACAAAATCAGCTGTTGTATATCCTTTTGATTTTAATTCTGATTTATATAGGGCTGGAGAAATATCATCTTTGTCTGAAGAGATATTAGAAGAATCAGGATTTTCTTCTCCAGCTAAAGCAAAAAACGTACTTAATCAAAAGAGAAATCAAGCTTCCGAAGTAAGAAACTTGATGAAAGCTTTTGTTTTGGCTACTATATCTACATACTCTGCTGATGATTTAGACAATATGACTTATACAAAGTTAGCAGAAAATGTGGCACTGTCTGAAAAAATTATTGAAATAAAACAAAGCATTCTTGGAATTCAACCAACAAATGTAAGCCTACATCTTGTTGACCCAGAAGAAGAAGAAGAAAAAGAAAAAGACTTCGCCAACAGATTTAACTCATCCAGAAAGCCTGGAGAAGCCAAGTACGAAGACCCCGTAGCTCAAAAGTTGTGGGGAGCACAGTAGGGGGAACTCTAAAAAATGATTAGAGATCGCGGTCCAATTAGCAGTCTTGGTTTTGGTGTTACGTCTAGAGACGTACCTCTTAACGAAACTGAAACAGAGGGCCCAAGTCCTAACTCTGGTGCGATAGCAAAAGCGCTTGACGGTCATCCCGTCATGCGCTTTTTTGCTCATGCCACGGCAACGATGGTTGGATCATACGCAGCATCAAAAATCATCAGGGGTGGAGGAATTAAACTTGCCACCAGAATTCAAAGGACAGCTGATGGATCAGGACAATACTCTGCTGCAGCAACAAGGTTTGTCGAGAGTGCTGGAAAGATCAAAAAGGCTCTTGATGAACTAGAGGGCGTTAATAGATCTATTGATGGAGTTGATCCAACTGACGTCTATAGCAAATTAGTTTTTGAAATAGACGGAAGAAGAGAGAAACAAAATCTTACTAGAATATTTGGTGGAACACAAATCCTCCAAAATCAACACATAAGAACCAGTGAGATTAGAGCTGCTAGTGGTGGAATCACTAGAGAACCTGCTGTAATTTGGTCATTAAAAGATGACATACAACAAACTTTAGCTAGACGTGCTAGAAACTTAGCTTTTGAACTTCCAGCTTTATACGTAACCCAAAGGGCAGTTACTGATCCTTTGTTTGGAGAAAACCAAGACAAAAGAAAAGTTCACTGGTATAACCCAGTAGATGTTATTGCAGACTTTTCTAAACAGACAACAATAAACCTTGCTAGCATGTTGACCCCATTTGATTTGGGTGGAGCTGGATTAGCTAGGATTAAATTTTTAGCTAACGCTCCTTTTTCTAAAAATCCAAATCTACAATTAACCGCTAACCAATCAAAACTTTCTAACTCTTTTGTTGATATTAAAACAATTTTGGGAGAATTTGGTCAAGACGTAGAAAAAGTTTTAACTGGAATAACTAGAGAATCTACTGCTATAGGTGCAGCCTTTAAATCTGCTACAACAGAAGGTGGAGCAGCAGAAGGTGGCATAGTCTTTGCGATGCAGCAGGCCAGGAGAGGTGCCAACAAAGCAGGACAAGAGGCCGACGCAGTAGCGGGCATGACCCCACTTAAAAAAGCTGCACTGCAAGCCAAAGCTTATTTTACAGGTTTTCAAGTTGCACCTGGTGCTGACCCTGATGCCAATATCCAGCTACAAGGACTAGCTGATGCAATGCCATCTCTCAAGGGTGTTACTTTAGGCTCAAGAGAATTTATTAAAAGATACAAGTCTAACAAAAAAGCATATGATGTTTTAAGTGGAGCAATCTCTTATGATGAAGCACTTAACTCAGTGCGAGGAATCAGGGGGGCAACGCAACCTGGAGACCTGCTATCATCAAGTATAAAGTCCATAAGGGAATTGCACAGTAGTAAATTTACCGACTATGCCAACTCTCTTCTTGTAGCAAGAGGTGCAGGGGACACTTTAAGTAGAGGTGAATTCTACTTAGAGATGGAGACTCAAGAATATAAAAAGAGTCTTTATCAACAGTTAGTAAGACAAGGGGTTAATGAAGAGACAGCTTCTAGACTTACGCAAAAGATGGGTCTTACCGAAGCTCCAACATCTTTTACTGGAAAAACAAACATATCTCAAAGAGTTGTTTTTGGTAGCACAAAAATAATAGATGATAATAACTCTGAAGACTTCATTAATCAATTAATAGCTAGAGCTCAAAAGCTTGAAAAAATAGATGACCCAACTTTAAGCCCAGACGCTCTATCGTCATCATTTGAACTTACTGATATTCTTTTTTCTCAAAAAGATTTTAGAGCAAGATTTGATAGAAAAGTATCAAGGAGTTTTGACGCTACCTACGACAACATAATAGTAGGTGGAGCAAGAAGATTAGTTAGAGGACAAAAAGCAGCCTACGATGATTTTGCAGGTGATATATCTCCAGAAAAAGCTGACTACTTAGCTCGCACAGTTGCAGACACAATGGGCATTAATCTTCTTGATGAAAACGGAAGAAGGTTATCAAAAACAATAATTTCAGACAGACTAGCAAGAAGAGGCGTAGACACAGAAGATTTAGGTCAGATGAGGGCATACCTTATCGATCAAAAAAAGATGACCTCTCCACTTTTTGGAGATGGATATAATCTTTTAGGAATGAAACCGCTTCTTGTTGACGAAGCATTCAGTTCAGGGTTCTTTAGCTATCTTAACGAAGATCAAGAAGGTGTTGTATCAAACCTAGCTTCTGAGATAGCTAGAACGGATCCAATATCTTCAAGTGTTGGTTATTCTGAATTAAAAGGTGTATACAAAACTAGATCTGGAAGAATATTAGACACAACAAGAATTACTGGAGCGGGTTCTAGAGTTCTTGATTTCATAAGAGAACAAACGCAGATACCAGTAGTTAAGTTTAATCCACTGGACATGATGGGTCAAGGTGGACCTCAAGGCGTAGATAAAAGAAAGATGTTTCAGTTTACTGAAGGTTTTTCTTATCAACCTTTTGGAGGAATTGGAGAATCAAATCCTAGCTTGTACGCATTCTCTCAAGAAAAAAGAGGATTCTTTGGTGCAACTGGATCCTTGTTTGAAATCAGAGAAGATAGATTTAATAATCCTGTTATAACAAAAAGAGCAGGACAATTTAGACAAATGCGAACCAATGAAAACGACATGTTTTCAAGGGCAGCAAAAAGAGTAGCAGAGAGACAAACTAGTCTTAGGGCAATAGAACAAGCCAGGGAATCTGCTGCAGCAGAAGAATCTAGTTCAATTGAAAATCAATCACTTTTAAACAGAATAAAAAGAAGATTTGACGTTGCCGAAGAACAGCCAAACTCTATTCTAAGATATTTTAAAAGATTTAGAGAACGAAAAAATGATATCTACAATCCAACAGTTTTTGCCAATCTTTTGTCTAATGATGGAATTGATACACCCAAAGGAAGACTATCTTTAATATCAACACCAGGAGCAGATGATGCAGCGGCTCCAAGACTTAAGGTTGTCAATGAATCTGGTGACGAAATCTATTCTCACACACAAGTTCTTCAAGCATATGAGGGGTTTAGAAGAAAGTTCCAAAATTATGGAACGCCTCTTCCAATAGTAAGAGAGTATGAAAGAAGAAATGCTGGCGCATTAAGATATGTTCTAGATGATGGAACAGAAATAAATCTAAGTGAAGCTAGAACGGAATCTGAACTAAGAGCAATTGCAGCAGCTGAGTTAAGAAAAACAGACGAAACAGTAGTAGATGCAAGAAGACCAGGATTTGATCCTAGAAGCTTAACAGCTTCTGCTGGAGTTGTAAGGAATCATTTATCTAGATTTTCTTTAGAAGAAGTATCACCTAAGTCAGTACAATCTCCAACAATTTCAACAAAACTAGATGAACTAAGAGAGTCAATCTTTCAATTAGCTCTACAAAGAAGAGCATACAGTACAGCAATTGGAACTGGTGGATCTGTTAATCCTGGACAACTTGCTATTGACATTGAAGAAATTGTTGGAGACTTAGTAAGAAGAAGAGTAATAAGTCCTAATCAAGCAACTGAAGCTAGGGCTGCTGGTTTGTCTACTGTTGTTAACTTTATTGCCTTTGGAGGATACAAAAGGTCTGCAACAGAAGGAGAAAATTTAGCCAGAGGATTAACAGGACTACTGGGCCTAAGAGATGAGCCAACAACTTCTAGTTCTATATCTAGTTTATTACAACCTTTTGTTTCACAAAAAATAGCTAACGTAGGAACTGCGGGATTAGGCAACGACATACTCAGTTTGTTTAGACCTATGGTTACAAGGTCATTAAAGCCCGCTGACTACAGATTAGATGACCTTAACGTAAATCCTTTAGGCAATGAAGGAACAGTATATGTTCCTACTTTTTCTACTGTTGTTGATCAAATAGGAATAAAACGAGCAGCAAAGAGTGCTTTAGGAATTTCTACATATGACGACCCAGAAGCATTTAGTGCTGGATCAATTGCATCTACACATTATGTTGAAAGATTAAATTCTTATTTTGAAACAATTGGTCTTGGACTTGACTCTGCCAACTATGGCGGCCCAATTTCTCTTTTTACAAAAGGAATGATATTCAAAAGAGTTCTTCCTCTGGTTGCAGGTGGTACCGCTTTAGTTACTGCTGACAGAACAATTGGTGGAGTTGTAAATGAAAAAGACGAAAGAGGAGAAAGGGTTTACTCTCCTTACTTTGGTACAAAGATAGCAAGAGGAGCAGTAGAGGCTCAATCTGTTATTTCTGGAGTTGTTCCTGGTGGAATGAGTTATTCAGAAAAACGAGAACAACTAATGGAGGGCGAAGTTCCCATTAGGCAGGGTAGATATTGGCCACTTGGCGTAACCCCATTTGAGGGTGGAAAGATCATGTACTACAGGCCTTCTTATTACAGAAGGATGAAGGCAGGAGCTAGTTACACCAGCGAATCAATGGGTTCTCCAATGGAGAGATTAGCATTTGGTTATGACTTTTCCCCATTAAGACCATTAGATCCTTATAGGTTTGAAAGAAAGCATTATGAAGATAGACCATATCCAGTAACTGGAGAATACTTTAGTGGACCATGGGGTCCTATAACTCCAATATTAAATGCAACTATTGGAAAAGTTCTTAAGCCACAAATTACAATGCATAAAGAAGAACTTGCAAGAAGTCTTAGTAATTATGTTTCTGCAGGACAAAGTGGATCCTATGATCCTTCAGGAATATTGCAGTCTGGAAAAGTTTACCGTGAAAGCTCAAGTGGCTTTCCAATGTCTGGCCAAGTTGCTACAAGTTCTGGGCAACAATATGCAGGAATGCCCGTAAGAACTTCTGGTCTAGCTTTTGGAAGTAGATTTGGCACAAGTCAAATATCTAGTTATAATCAATCTTTAGCTTCAGCAGGCGCAACCCCATTGGGCACTGCAGGAAACATATCATTTAGAACCATCTCTGATATAAACTCTAGATACGTTCAAGCCTCACAGTTTGGTCCACCACCGGTACCAGGAACAGTTCCACCAAGACTTGTGGCAGCAGGTGAACCTGTAGGAACAAATAGAATGGGTGTAGTTCTTGGAGAGGCTGGCTATAGGGCTCAGGAAATGGGCGGTATATATGGTTTCGGTTTCGGCTCATTAAGAGAAAAATTTGGTTTTGGTCAAGGCGATTTTGAACCACAAAGAAGTATATTGCAATCAGCTTCTAAAGCATATGGTTCAGGTAGGGCTTTCTGGGACTTAAACTTAGGTGGACTTGGAGACATTCCAATAAAGCCAGAAGGCGCCTTAGGTAACATAGAACTTTCTGAAATCACTAGAAGATTTATACCAAAAGAAAGAACTAATGTAGACTATTTAAATCCTATAGAAAACACTATGGGTAAGATGTATCCGTTCTTGCCAGGATCAAATTATTTTACAAACTTTAAACAAGGTGACCCTTTTGTAAAGGTTCAAGAAGGAGAATTGAGACTTCCTGGAATAGGCTACGAAAGATTAAATCCCGCAATGCCGGGATACGACAATCCATTGACTCAATTAGATATTCTTTCTGACGTAGCTCCATATTCAAAAGAATTTAGATCTTTAAACAATCAAGTTAGCATGACTTCTGTTGATCCAGGAGAAAGAAAAAAGCTTGAAGAGATAAGAGCACAAGTAGAGCAGACAACTAAGAAACAACAATTCAGTGAATATAAATATAAGTATTCAGACAGAGAAGAGCTTGGACTAAGTCGTGGCGGAATGATGCTTGGAAGAATGGGCGAATACATAGCCCATAGAGACACATTCATTAACACAAAACTAATGCCAAAAAGAACAGCTCAAGAAGATTGGGAAAGAAGGCACGTTTATGGCTCTACATTCCCAGAATGGCAAAATCCAGTTGAAAGCTTTATTAAGCCAATGTACTTTAAGGCTCAAGGAAGAGATCCTTTATCTAGTGGATTGTTATTAGCAGGCGTTGGTGCAGCATTTGGTAGAACTGCTACTGCAAGAACAATGGGATCAGTAGCAGGTTTCACTACTGGAGCTGGCTATTCAATGTATACAAAAGCTAAGCAAAGAATTACTGGAGAAAGATTTATTCCAGAAGAACGCAAAAAGCAAATGGCTCTGGAAGAATACACTGATATTTTAAGTTATGTTAAAAATACCAGGCTTTCAAATCAAGCTAAACAAGCTGGAGATGATGCAGCAGCAGCACAGTTTAGTCAAGCAGCAAAAAGAACTATGTATGGAGCTGACATATATGGAGCTTCAGTAGACACCCTTTCTCTTGCAGTTCCCAAAAGAAAAAGAGAACATTTTAAAGCAATGATAAACGCTCCAGTTCAAGAAAGAGAAAGGATATTGTCTACTGCACCAAGACTGGAAAGGCGTATCTATGAAGCAGCTTGGGGTATGCAAGTAGAAGAAAAACCAGATTTAGCAGAGTATTTTTCAAGACACGAACTACCAAATGAAAGCTGGGAAGGCTGGCACCCCAACACCAATATGGAACATGTTAAAATAAAAATGGGAGAGTCAATGGGTATAAACATGTCTCAAATGGGGTACTATCCTCAGCAGGTACGTGAAGCTCAGATGGCAAACCCTAGCTATCCAACCTATAATCAACAATCAAACCAAGAAACAACCGCTGCACAAATTAGAATGATGATGTCAAGAAACAATATATCAGGAAACGTTGTTCCTGTAATGAATGGTTTTGGTTCTTCTGGTGTAGATATATTTTCTGGTGTAAGGTAATTTATGACTTTTAATCCACAACTAAAAGCTGCACAGCTAGCATTAAACTCTGCTACAGCTTATAGAAAATTTATACGCATTGACGAAGGTTCGGCAGGAGAAATTGTATTTACCAATATAGCCACTGGACAACAGCATGGCAATATGGGCGATGCAATCTCTGGAGTTGATAGTTTAGGATTAGTAGATTATAGACTTTTTTCTCCACGAGCAGGACAAATTCCATTTGGAGATTTTCGTTCTACTGCAGGAGCTAATCAGATTGAAAGCGAAATATTAAAAGTCAACGAATTTTTAAGGGAAGCAACATCTAGTCCAGAAAAAATGCAACGACTAAGAAACGTCGGACTAGAACGCTTTGCTGGTCAATCACTTGATGGAAGAATGTTCAAATTTAATACCGGTGGACAAAAAGATATTGTTACGATGATATCTTCAGAGTTTCCATTTGATAAGGTTGCAACAGCATCTATGACAGACGAAGGTTACACTCTCTTGCAATATGTCGGCACTGGTGGGCTTGAGATAACAGGTAGAGAATCAAAAATGTTACAGTCCATAGTTGGAGTTGGACCTATACAAACATCATTTATAAAAAAACTTTTAGAAACTGATGACTATACAAGTATTTCAAAATTAGCAAAAAGATTACAAAGCACAATGTCTCCTAGAAATGTTGCTTTAGGGCAAGAATTTATTGAAGGATTTTTAGACAAATCATTTATAGATGCATCCTCAGGAGTCCCCATAACAAGGGCGGTACCTTTTGAATCTAGAACGGTAGCGATAGATGGTGTTGCTGGTCAGTTAGAGATAATGTTAAGAGACAGAGGAATAGAAGGAGCTGGACTAAGACCGTCTGAAGGATTGACTGTAGGAATAAAAGATAGAAGTCTTGGAGACAGAGTATTAGGTTTTGCGGACACGCCTAGATTTAGATTAACAAGTCAAGAAAGATTTTTTCAAGACGCTGGTGCAATGGGTCAAGATGTAAACATGAGGGACACATTAAGTAGGGTTGATCAGTTGGACCAAAGATTAACAATTAGAAGAAAAAGACTTCTTGAACAAATGAGTGAAACCTACGGTTTTACTGATGACGAAATAGATAGAGTTGCTGCGTTATGGGATCAAGCAACAGCGGATGCTGCATCGGATCGTGGAGCAGGAACTGAAGCAGAAAAAATACTTAAAGCATTTAAAACTAGAACAAAAAATCTTTTTGATGACGAAGGTGGAACTCTTTCTAAGGTGGTAAAACCAGAACTCTCCACTGCCGAAATTGCCTCCGGAAGATTTGAGGGAAGAGATCTTCAAGGAAAAATTGGAGCAATGATAAATGGTTTAGATAAGTCTAGAGATGGTCAATACATGATTACTCCTACTTTATTACGTGATATCAAGGCTGGCTATGAAGGACAACTACAGTCTATGCTGAGGGAATCATCAGCTCCAGGTTTTACAAACTTTACAAGAGAACAAACTCAAGACATAAGAGCACTACAAAAACAAATTGAAGCTATTAATAAAGCATTAGAAAAAACTGGCAAGGGTGACATAATAGCTAGAATAAACTTGGGAATAGGACAGTTTAAAGGTGAAGCATATGTTGTGCCCGATAGGATAGCTGCCAACTTTACTTCAGATCAAATGGGTGGAATGATCCCATATGTAATTGGAGATGTAACTAACGTTAAAAAAGAGGTAGGTTCTTCTATTGCAAGAAACATTCTTTTTGATATTGGTGAAGAAAAATCAGAAGTTTTCAGCGATCCACTAATGTTTTTATATCATGGAGATTATTTTTCTCAACCCAACATGGTGCGCACTATGCGAGAAAATGCAATGGGAACAATTGGTAAAACAAAAGAGTTTATGGATAGCGGAGTTATTCCATCTGAAATAATGAGAAATATAGAACAAGAAGTTTCTGGCCTAATTGGTGGTAACAACTTAAGTTCTTCTTTAAAATTTGATTCAGGATTATTAGATCCAATAAGTAGAGCATCCCATCTTAGGAATAGGCAAGAAGCTCAAGAAATTATGAATGCTCTACAAAGTGGAATGGACCCTAGACAAATTCCACAATTAGTAAGAAGAATAAATGACTTCTATAACGGAAAAGTAGTAAGACTGAAAAATGGAAGAGCAGATGTCGTTATGCCTACCGCAAATAGATTTAGTCTTAGAACACTTGAGTCAAAACTAGATGAAGGAAGAGGATTCTCTCCAATGCAAAGAATTGGGTTAGATCCATCAACTTATGGTTTTAAATTAGATCCTGGCACACCTGAGCAGTTAAATTTTGTTAACTTTAGAATAAAAGGAAAGTCAATGCTTCTTGCTGGTGAGGCAGCATATAAGTATCAGCATTCTTTGGGAGGATTCGACTTGGACGACAAGGGAATACCTCTTATGTCTACCTTTTTTGATAAATCAGGAAGAAAAAGATTGGCCTTTATGACACTAAGGCAGCCCACCTCCTTCCAAGAGTCACTAGCTATGACTGCAGATTTAACAGATGCAGGAACAGTAGAGGCTTTATTTAAAGGTAATAGTAAATTTAAACAAGCGCTGACTGATTCAACACTATTAAGCAATCTTGGAATAGATAAAAACAGCGAACAATACCTTAACCTAACCAGAATGGTTTCTGGCAAAGGTTCAAAAGTAAGAGATGTAGACTACGATGCAATAGAAGATATGATAATAAAAATATCAGAATCATCTGCAGTTTATGGTGGGGAACTTCCTAGCTTTACAACTACTCAAGTAGCAAAAATGGCTAGGGATCAGTCCCCTTCTTCTATCGGTTTAGATGCGATAAGAGAAGGTTCTCCATTGCATAAGCATATGTTAGATCTTGGTTTAGATCCATCAGAAAATCCTGCGCCCTATAGCTCTGAAACAATATTTCAAATATTTAGAAAACAAAGCGAAGCTCATTTTAACGAAAGTGTTCTCAGACAAGCATCTCAAGCATTAGGATTTGAAATAACAGATAAAGATGAACTTGTTGGATTTTTAGAAGGAAGAGGAGCAAGATATACACCAGGAATGGAAGATAAAGTCAGTGCAATAGTTAGAGAATTTGTAACTGATGTTATGGAAAAGAGTGCTGATTCAAGCGTTGAAGAAAGTATTGGTTTATTTATAAATAGACAAGCAGCCTCAGTCAGTGTATTGGAATCTTCTAGAACAATTCTTGAAAAAGAATTTGGAGCTAGATTAGGTGATGAGTTATTTGAAGACTTTCAAACAGCCGCATCAATTTTTACATTACCAGGTTCTGAAGCTGTTGACATTAGTAAACAAATTCAAGGTTTTGACGTTGAAAAACAAATTAAATTAGAGCAAGTTCTTACGAGTTATGGTGAAGCCCTTCATAAAATAAATCAAGAAATGGGAATCACCAAAGAAATGGCAGAAGAAACTCTTAAGGCCTACATGACTAGTGCCGGAGGTTTTACTGAAGATGAGATTAATAATACTCTAGAACTCTTAGACGCTGGAAAAATTAATTTGGGACTTGATCCACTTGGTCAACAAATGCTTAGAGCCCACGCAGGAGTTGGTTTCGTAAGAGCAAAACAAATTGCAGAGCAAGTTGGATCAGGAAGCACTGCTGGTGCAGTTGACAGGTCTAAATTATTACGGACTAGAGCAAACCATTTACGACAATACTCTTGGTTATGCAAGAGTAAAAAATTTAGACCAGCCTGCTGCTGCAAGCGAAGTTCTTAGGGGACTTCAATCATATTTAGCAAGTAGAGAAGGTGCAAGAATATCAGACCAGCAAAGAGCAGCAATTGAAGCAGAAATAAATTTAATAAGAGGAGCTGGATCAGGAGCTCAGCAGGTTCAATCTTTGTTTATGGCACCTGGAACAGAAGCGTACGACAAATATGCTAAGCATGATCAGCTAGTTAGAGCAATATCAGATATACAACAAAGCGCAGAAATAAATAAAGCAGCCAATTTAGCAGCGTCTAGAAGAATGCAAATAAGCACTGAGCCAGTAGTTAAAACTAAATATAGAAATCAATCAAAAAATATAGTAGATGATGTTCAAGCTGAATTAGCAAGCATACAAAGAGGCGTGAGAGACTTAAGAATAAACAGTGCAGGAATGGCTGCAGAAACATTCAATATAGTGCAGCAAAGAAACGAAGCTCTTTATAAAATACATCAAAGACTTTCTGCTGTAAGGAACGCTGAAATATCAGCAGGCGGAACCTTTACTGGTGAAGACATGTTGGATCTTCTTGATTCTGTTGAAGCACAAATGAACAAGATGATGGATACTCAAGAAGCAGCAAAGGTATTAGCTGCAGATCTTCCCAGCGAAGGCGACGAGACTGTCTCTGTTATGACAGAGTTAATGGCTCAAGCAAGAAAAAGAAGATTGGCAAAAGCTGCCGGAGACAGAATAGACCTCCATGCTGTAGCAAGAGTTGATGAAGCATATGGAAGAGTTTCTGGTTTAAAGGTAAGAACAAATCAAGCTTTGCGAGACGCAGGAATGGCGACACTTCCAACAAATATTGCAGATGTAACAGCTGATCAGGCTCAAGAAGTAATAAATCAAGCAAGAATAATGAGAAAAGGCCCTTTAGGCGCAGGCCTAACCGACACTCAAAGACAAGACATGCAGATGCTTTCCGAAATGATGTCAAGAATTACAGGCAAAGATTCTACTGCAAGACTAAGAAGCTATGAAGGTGCTTCTAGTGAAGCAGAACAAGCATTTAGATACTACTTTCAAGGCTCAAGACATATTCAAGAAGCAGAAGAAACAGCAGCTCGTTTGGCTGTAGATGGATTACTGGCACCAGCTGATGTACCTGCTGCTGCTGCAGATGCGGCCACAAGAGCTGCTAGCTCTGCTGCAAGGCCCAGCGTAGCACAGACAGGATACAAGAGGATTCGTGACTCTCTCAGAAGTGGAGCAGCAGGTGATGCATTAAAGAATCCGATAGTTAAAAGAGGTCTGATAGCAGCAGCTGCTCTTTCTGCATTTGGTTTCATATACTCCGCAAGAAAAGATCATGCCCAATCAGACGTTACAGGGCCACCATTAATGCCAGGAGGAAATCCGTACGAAGAGGGATTACCAGCTCCAGGCCTTTCAATGCAAGAGGGAGTTAATATGGTCAATCCCGTCACAAGAGGTATGCAATATAAAATATATACATCTGGGTCAACTGATGATACAGAAAGACTAAGTTCTATGTTGAATGGTGTTGTAGATGGCCCAATTAACAGTACTATGTATAATAGCCTTCCACGACTGGGACAAGACCCGTATTCGCAAGTCGCTTCTAATTTTTAGGTAATTAAAATATGATTCTTCGGTGCAGACAGCCAAAATCAAAACTTATCGGACGCTGGAAAAAAAAGGGTAGACACAAGCCCAAGGACTGCTACTTCAAATAAGTATGCAGCACAAGTTTCTTCTGGTCCTAAAAAGAGCAATGAACAAGAAGGTGGTACCGAATACGCTGGTAGAAATACTACCAGAATTAAATCTCCAGATCCAGTTAAAGGATCAATGCAAGGTTTAATAAATTCTAAATCAGCAGTAATCCAAATGGATGGAACTGGTTATGATAATAAAGAATTTCAGACAGCAAGATACTCAGATAAGAAAATGACATCTTTTCCTCAACCAATGAATGGAATAAATTCTCTTGCAAGTGTTAAAAAATCTGGTATAATGAATAATTATAGTTCTATAGCAGCAAAGAATACTTCAAGTTTCAGAATGAATTCTATGCTAGAAATCAACAAGATGTTTTAGGTAAAATATGGCAGTACAACCCACAACACAGCAAACTTATGCAGAGTCAGATTTAGCTCCAATTAGTGAGCTTATTGACACGTCTCAAAAAAGGGGATACTGGAGCAAGGTAGCTGGAAACATATCTAGTGCTGTTAACTTTTTAGGCGACGCTACAGAGTTTCTAATTGGTACGCCAGTTGGCCGGAGCAGAGCTTCAGTGGGGATATGACAGAAGTGGAAGTGGCATAGATAGGTCATCTTCAAAGCTTCTTTATTATAATAAAACAGCAGTAAATGGTGATGAAAATCTAGCTGAATCTATTTTAGAAAAAGTAAAAAACTCAGGCCTCATTGAACTTGCCGAGATGGCTGGAGGAATTCAGCAATTTGCAAGAGCACGTTTTGCTTCCGAAGAAGATTTAAGATCATCAGCTGCTGAAAAAGACGAAAAAGGAAACTTTAAATACCTTAAAGCAGATAGAGATATTTTTTGGCAAGACAAATTAATAGAAGTAAAAAACTTTTTTGTACAAGACCCACTTGCTTTAGCAACAATATACAAATTCTTTCCTGGTCTTTTTAACCTATTCACTACAGCTTTAGCAGCAACTGCGGACTATGGCTACTCAGAAGAAGATGCATTAAATAACCAGCAGCAAATTATTACAGAATTGTTTAGATCTTTTGGTACAGACAAAGATGGTAAGGCAGTCTTTAAGCCAGCATGGGCTATAGATAACTTTACTACTGGAATGAAAATTGAAAGTGCAATTAAAAAGATTGGATGGCCAACTGGCGCACCACCGGCTCCGCCAGATATATTCCACTTAAGAATAGGTGCAGCAAACTTTTATGTACCACCTTTGTCTATATCTGTTAATACTGGATATAAGACAGGAAGCTTAACAGGTGGAGCAATTAGACAAAAGTCTTCTCCTAAATTTAATTCAGGATATAAAGAAACAACAATTTCTTTAAAACTATTCTTTCCTAACTACGAAGAAATTTGGGGAATATCAGCAGCAGATGCTGCGAAGATGAACTTAAGATCAAATATCAACATAGACTTCTTGGATGACAAAAATCAGCAAAGAATAGATAAGTTTCTCTCGTCACTAAGAGGATTGATCGCAGCTTTTAAGTATGCACCTATTCTTCCAATTAAGAATCATTATATTAATCAGGTATTTGGTTTATCTGGAGTTGTTCTTTCTTCTATGTCAGTATCAACAGTTCCTGGTTTTCCATTTACTGTTTCTGTTGATTTGGAATTAAAAGCCTTTAATCATAAACCATTTCTTCCAATGATAAAAGACTTTAATCAAGCAGTTGATTGGTCTAAGTTTAGATTTTATATGGGCAGAGCAGCAATGGCCATATCTGAAACAGCAGGAGAAGAATTCTTACTGACTGCTCCAGAAATGGAAGCCTTGCCAGACCCAAGCTCCAGCAGAGTTGTCAGTCCAACTTATGTACAAGATCCAAACGTAACAAATGTTGATGTGACGTTAAGTGATTTGACAATTAGCACAAACGTTTCTAAAGATTGGACAAATGGAAATAATATAGTTTTTTATATTCCAAGTCAAGTTCAATCAAAGATTTTCTCTCCAGACACTTCTTCGTTTAGACAAAATGAAGAAACTAATTTGACAGATCTTTCTAGAGGTTTCTGGGAAACTTGGTTAGGAAGAATGGGTATTGATATAACCGAAGCAGCTCTTTATAGAAAGTTAGATACAGTAGTTACTCTAGAAAGAGATAATACTTTTACCGAAACAGATAAAAAACAAGTTGGTCAGATTGTAACAACAATTTTAGCTGGAATCAATAGTTCTAATATAGGAGATAAACTCTACGCAGCTTTGGCTCAAAAGTATATTTCGGAAAACAGTGTACCTACTTCACCTGTTTTTGATGACATAAAAAATAACCCAGCTGTAGTTGACTACATAAGAAATCCTAAGTCTCCAAATAACCTTGAATTCCCAGGTGGAGCAAACGAAAAAATCAAAGACGCTAAATGGGAAATTTATAATCTATCCAGAAATCCAAAGGGATATCTGAATGCAAAGATACTTGAACAAACAAGGGCTGAGGGCAAAAAAGCTAAACCAAAAATAACTGATGAAACTTCAAAAGAATTTCTAACCCTAAAAGGCAAAGTAGAAAGAAGATATGCAGACGCTTTTAACGTAACCCTTTATGAAAGAATATTTAGTGACGAAGGAATACGAGATATTTTTGAAGCTGAAGCAGCAAAAAAGGGCGGATCTTTCACAATAAAAGAATGGGAAGTTCCAATGACTAGAGTAGCATTGGATCCAAAATCTGTTATTGTAAATTCTGTAGCAGTAACAATGTCTAACAATATGGCTAAGCTGCAATTGCAAATGCAAGATGAGCCAACGTATCAATACATAGGATCAAACGACTCCTATGTAGCAATATCGATGACTGTATTTGGTGAAAAAGAATTAGGCAAAATAACAAAAATGTTAGAATTCTTAAGTGGTTTGGCTCGCCTAGAACAAGCAGCAGGCGTTATTGGTTTTATGGGAATAAAGAATGTTCTTTCATCTCTTTGTGGAATCAAGTATGTTCTTCCGATGAATTATAATGTGGACACAATACCTGGATTTCCACACGTGTACAACGTACAGATGACCTTTGTTGACTTTGATATCTTTCAGCAAAAGAGAGAAAGTATTAGCTCAGAAAGTCAAAGAGCATTAATAAATGAATTTGGAACTAAGAGAAATCCATTCCTTAGATTAAAACAAAACTGGTCAATGATCAACGCCTACCCTGATATGCCATTGGCGATTAAAGATCCAGAGACAAATAAACATGTTGGATCTTTGGATCCTGATTTTTATTTTAGATCATTTGAAATGTTTGACCAAGATGTAGTCAACAGCCTTATTGAGCCAGACCAATATAAGTTAGATGCAGTGACAAAAGAAAATACTGCAGAATTGGCTAGAAATGTGACTACAGGAAAAGAAGAATATATTTCTATTGTTAATCAAGTAAAAGAAATACTTCTTAGTTCAAACGGAGATCTGGAAGAAGTCAAAGATTATTTATTAAAAGACAGAGGACTTAATGCTCATACAGCAATGAATCTGTTTAGAATTTCTATATTTGATACTAATAACGAAAGTTTAGTAGAGCAACAAGGACTTGGAAGTCGCGAATATATAGCAAACAAGTATCCAACTCTGTGGAAGGATATGGTTGAAAACTTTAGGGATGACAACGAAATTCTTTATGACTTTGATGAAATCAAGTTTGCAACAAAATATGGAGACATAAAGATTAGCGAACTTCTTGGTGGAGCAGGAAAGCAAGTTGAATCTTTTAATAGACTAGTTCAAGCTAGCGTTCAAGAATCTACAACAAAAGAACTGCCGTCTTTTGACCCAGACGACGCAGAGCATTTTGGAATACTGCACTACATACCAGCAGCAGATTCTGGTAGTGTTGGAAAAATTCCAGCTATCTATCAAACACCAGACGGTGGATATATTTTTGGTTATTCAAATAATGAAGACGGAAGATTCTATATAGCAGAAGACAATCTAAGAAGAGATGGTAGAACAGGTAAATTATTAGGCAATAAAACAACTAGCATAACTGACACTTCTGCTAGCGATAAAGACCCTCAGTCAAGTCACTCTGGCGTAAGTGGAGCAAAGTCCTTAGATCAGTATCAGAACTGTTATGCAACTGCAGAAACTGACAAGATGCAATCAGTTGCTACTGCAGGAAAAGAACAGAACGTCGCAAAGCATTGGGAAAAGATGATGATGGACTCTCAATATAGAGATATATCAGGAAGAATGCTTAGAGCTTTCCCAACGTACATGCTTTGGTTGATAGATGACTCCAACTTTTTTGCTGGAGTTAAATTGTTTGATAACTTCTATGGACTACAGTCTGTTATAGATTTTTCTGTGTCTCAGTCAGAAGACATTCTTGGTGACACATTAGTATTAAGATTGTCTAATACTTATTCAAAATTAAGCAAGCCACTATCAACAGTTTCTTCAATTGTAAGCAGTGGTCAGTCTTACAATGTTGAAACAAGAACAGACTTAACAACAGGAACAGCTGAAATAATAGACAAGCTTATTGCTAGAGATTTAAATCTTAAATCCCATATGAACTCATCTTATGTTACTGAAATTAATAACATGAGACTTAAGCCTGGTATAAGAATTCACTTAAGAGCTGGCTATGGATCTAATCCAAATTCTCTTGAAACAGTATTTAATGGGATTATAACTGAAGTTGAACATGGAGAGATTGTTACATTAATAGCTCAATCAGATGCAGTTGAGTTGTCTCCTATTATTAACTCTGTTAACAAAAAAGGTGACAGTGGAAAAATTGACGGAGGAGCAGACACAGGACTTTGGATGTCTGAACCAAGAGACTTGATGATCAGACTTTTGTCAATGGGGTCTTCAAGAACAAGAGAAGCTTTTGCTCATGCAACTAGAGGAGCAGTTTTTTCTGAAAATAAATTTGGAATTAGACACTTTGGTAGCATACTTTATGAGCCATTAACAGAAGCAGAACAATTAAAGTCTACTCAATACAGACAAAGCGTAACTAATGCATTTAACGCAGTAGGAAACAATCCAGTAACTGGAACAATGGGTCTAGCCTGGAATAGCGCAATGAATATTGCAACAGGCAGCTTGCCAAATGGAATCAATAAACTCACTCCTGGAAGCATGATCCCAGACAGTATAGCTGGAGGAATGCAAAGCGCAGGAGGAAGCGTTAGAACCCCTGTCCTAGGTGCTATGCAAACTATGTGGGCTAACTTTAGCACACAAAGAGACTTAGAATTATTTAAAAGAAATATTTATCCAGGAAACGGAATAGGTGTTGCTCAGTTCCTTGGTGGAGATATAGATGATGGTTGGTCCTCTTTAGCTACTCTGGATGAAACAAAACTACAAGAAGAAAAATTTGGATACTTAGACAGAATGTCTGGTTCTAACTGGAATAATCTTATTCAACAATCTGATGAAGGAAACACAGACGCATCAGCTGCGCTGGAAGCAAGACAAAATAACTTTGCCTCAGTTGCAGCAATGGAAAACTATCGAGCACCAACTGGAGGACTAGCTTCTCTTCTTAATGGTGGAGTTCTTGGTGGAGCAAATGTGGGAGCAGCTCTTGGAGGAGGATTACTAAAAGTCTTAGGAAGCAGAGGGGGCAAGAGCATTTTCTCTGCTATGGGCTTAACTAACGAAACTGATGACGACATGTATGATGAAGTATCATTTAGAGCTCAGACATACATGAGATCAATTTGGGATATGTTCCAACTGTGTGCAAGACTTCTTCCTAACTACATCGTAGCTGTTAGACCATTTGAAGATAGGTCAACTATTTTTTATGGAAAACCACACTGGCTATACACATCTGGTGTCGTTCCAATATCAACTGGATTCCCTTCTGAAGAGCAAGCTCAAAAAGATGGAGTTAATACTCCAAATTATTTAAAAGAAAATTCTGAATTAAATGATATTCTTAAATCAATTAATTCAGAAACCAATCCTCTTGGAGAAGCTGCTGCAGCACTTCAACTTAAGGAGTCTTCTTTCTCAGAAAACTTTGCGACATTTATGAATTCAATGTCAGAATTTAGTGGAATATTTAAAGCTGGTGGAGATGGCACTGGTCTCCAAGGCAAGATAGTAGACTTTAACGATGAAGAAAGATTAAGTTATTATGACTCCGCCGGAATTGTTTCAAAGATACCAAAACTTAAAGGCAGAGTACAAGTTGGATTCCATTTACCTTTTGGATCTTCTGGTATATACAGTCAAATACAAAATGATCACCAACAAATAACTCAACTTCCATTTAGATATAGGTATCCATTTTTTACAAATAGAGTTAGTGGAACTCTTGCCTCCCTAGACTTTGATAAAATTATTAATATAGAAGCAGAAGATGGTTCGTTTGATCCTTCGGTAGTAAGAAATATTGTTGATATAGGTTTAGTTGAAAGATCTATTTTAACTCCAGAAGGAGAAGGTGGATCTAACGACACCGCTCTAATTACAAAAAAATCAGATGGAACAAAGAGTCTTGATTTTACATTTTCATTTGCTGCAAAGATAGCATCAACTGGCATAGAAGCTTTTATGACTAATACAGCTGCATTTGATCCATCTGGACTTAATACAAAAAATATTAACGGAAAAACTGCAAGCCTAACAGTGATGATGCCGTTGCCTGTTGTGTCTACATCAGCGGGAGACATTAAAATTACAGAGGGCGGAGTTGTTCTTAAAGATGAATACACTGGATATTATGAGCTTGACGCAGCATATAAGGATTCATACATTAAGGGTGACGAAAAACAAAGACTAGATTTTACCGAATGGGGAATGCCAAAAGACGCCTTGCATGAACAGTTCTATATTGCAATGAAATGGCCATATAGAGCTGGTAATCCAGGTAGTGTTAAAAGAGAAGCATTTAAAAAGAACTATCAATTCAAAGACAATGATCTATATGGAAGTCCAGAAGATTACAAGAAGAGAAGAGTTTTAGTTTATAACGAAAAAACAAAACAAGCGGTAGTTTGTGCGCCAGCATATTTCTTGTGGGGCAAAACAGATTCTGACGACGGTTCTGGAATAGATGCAATAGTTTCACCAGACGCTGCTTTCTTCTTGGGTCTATTGGTTAATCCAGATAATGGAAGGGTGGTCTACCCAGGTGAGAATCTTCCTACATACTTAAAAAATGAAAATGGCAATGAATACTTTACTGAGGATAAGCAATACGAAACATTAGGTGGAGTAGAAATGAACCTTCAAGAGTGTAGGTTTACATTTGTGCCAGACGCAACCCCATTAGGAGTCGTAACTAGTTTTGCAAATCCAGCTAGACAATTTGCATCCACAGACAGTAGAGCTGCATATAGTTCAGAAATGCTTATAGGTTTTGGAAATTTCAAAAAGATTGGCGATACTCCATCATCAGATTTTCTTCCGGCAGTCAAAGGTCAGTATATTTATGGAACAAACACGGGGACTCAGCACACAAACGTAAGACAAGCAGAACAAAGTTTTGCTGGTTTAAGATTAAAGCATAATTACACTATTGCAGATACTTTGTCTTTAAAAACGTCAAGGGAAATGAGAATCTTATCAGCTGGTGGAGGAAATTACACAGAACAAAGCAAGCCAGCATACTTTAGGTTGGTCTCCGATGCTAACTATGACGCATTAAAACACGATACTTTAGTAGATAAAAGAAAAGAAGATAAAGACTCAAAGCAATGGAATTATTTTGCTAACGTATATGATCCGACTGATCCAACCTCCATTCAGAGTAGAGGTTTTTATGATGAAAAGTTTGATTCAGATATAAAAGTTATTGCAGGAAATGGTAGAACAATATCAGAAGCTCAAGAAATTTGGGACCAATTTAGATGGGGATATCACACATATAGTTCTGTTAAAGACATCTGGCAACAAATATACAATATGGATCCAGATGATGAAAAAGAATCATCAGATCCACTCTTTGCCGTTATCAGGGGTGAAAGCGATTCCTTAATAAAAGACTTTGCAATTGGAAGTTCTAAAGAGTTTTCAACCATACTTGGAGCAGACTGGTTTCAGGGAAGTGGAAATCAAGACACAAGACAAAACGCTGTTGACATTGCAATAAAAGAATATATTAACTCAGGATTTACTGGTTATGATGAAAATCAAAAAGTTACATTTGATAAAGACAGAGGACTAACCGATGCTTTTAATGGTTTAATTTACAAAAAAGTTGTTGGAATTAAAAATTTAGTAAGACAATACACTAAATTGTATCTTTATTACGATACTAACGTAGATCCAAATACGCCAGCAAGAACATCTGTAGGAGATGCCTTTGGCGACCAAACGAATTTTAGAGATGTTACTGAAGATCAAGTAAATGAATACCTATCTAAAATAAAAACTCCTAAGCAATTGTTCTTATTGATGGTTGGAATTTTTAGGCAAAAGATGTGGTCAGATCCATACGCAAGAGCTTGGTTGGTCCTAAGACCAGACAAGAAGAGAGCTGGCGAAACGGCAGCTAAGTGGGGAATGGTAGCAGGAACGGGTACGGCACTTGTCGCAGGAACTGCAGGAATACTCTTTGGTGGTCCGGACTCAGATGACAAGTGGAGCTTTAGACCAGTAGATAAAATTTGGCAAGCCTATATAGACTTTGAAGCAGAGTATGCCACAAATGAAGGAGCCTTTAAAAAACTCTTGCAAAAAAATGCAAAAGAAGGAAACAGTGCGTCAAACTTTATTACTGGAATGAAAGAAGATATTACCTCTTTCTGGGATAGAAACATTGGTCCAATATTTAATGCATTCCAATCTGCATTAGGCGGATTACTTAATATGTTCCAAATGTCAATGCAACAATTAGGTCATGGGTTATCTCAATTAGAAAACTTTACACAGCAAGCAAACATTTTAAATAAGGCATACAATGACTCCATCTATTACTCGATGGGCAGACCAGGAACTCTTCTTAGAGCTGTAGACAATCCATTTACAAGAGAGTATGGAGAGCCAGTAGTAGAAGTTAGAGAACCATTCCAGAGAATGCACTACCTAAGTTCTTTCTCTCATATTCTTTCTAATGGAATTAAAGAAAACATTAGCGGTGTTGCCACTCAAGTAACAGCAGTTTCTGATGGCAAGTACCCAGTTACTGTTGCACTAGACAAAGCCGCTCCACCAGAAAGACAAGTTGAGAAAACTGTTGAAACAGGATTGTTCTTTGACAACCTAAAGGGTGGTGGAGTTACCGGAATATTGCATCCAATCATGCACCCTATGGAGACGTTTAGAGGAATAGCAAAATCAGTTGCAGGTGAACCAGACGAATTGACAGCAAAACGTGTTGCACTATCACACTTAAAAGAATCTCTAAAAGACATATATGGCGGAGAACTATTGATAATGGGCAATACTGACATTAGACCATTCGACTTAGTTTATCTTGCGGACGTCTACGAAAGAATGTATGGAATTTTTGAAGTTGAACAGGTGGTTCATCACTTTACTCCACAAATGGGATTTGTTACTTCAATTACGCCAAACGCTTTTGTATCAGTCAATGACCCAGCAAGATGGTTTGCATCGTCTTGGATAGCTTCTAGATTTAGCGTACAAGATTTAAGAAATAGTTCTAGATTAATGATGACAGCAGCTTCCAATAATTCAATCATGACAACATCTGGAGATGTTTCCATAGAGAATCTTTCTCAAGCACTTAAGACTCAGTTAACTGGTGGAATTCAATTTACTCACGGACATTCAGCTTTAATTAAAGACATAGTTGCTAATCAAACTGCTGAGGCAATTCCAGACGCTAAGGCTAAGATGGAAGCGTTGATCAAAAACAATACTGGCAAACAAGAGGGCGCACTGGGAGCAGCTTTATTTAGCGCAATAGGAATGCCAATATTGACAGCAGCTGCTACTGTAACAGTTGGTGTGGCAACTGCGGGTAACCCAATAGCGATTGGTGCAACAATGGGAGCCATGAGTTTGGCTAGTGATGGCATTTGGAATGGATGGAAAAAGATTAGAGACAATGTTTTAGATCAGCATGGATGCTACATCCAATATCTTAATAAGAACGGTCAAGCAATGGATGCGGGACTGTCGTTTAACCAAGGAATGGTTGTTGGAAGGTATCACTCTAAGAAATTACTTCCTGGTTTACTTGGAACTAGAAGTAACGTTAGAACAGCTGAAGGTCACATGTACGTTAGATCTGATGATATTATGAAAAATTTAGGCTGGAAAGAAAAAGATATCGCCAATGTTGTGAGATACATAAGCTTGGAAAATGCTATTGTGCATGCACAAATATTAAAGCACTCGGGAATAGGTCCTGAAAAGACTTCTTTAAACGAATCATTTAAAGCTATTGTTAAAGTAATCCATGTACAAGACGGTGACACGTTTGTGGTTCAGGATGTTTTGTCCGGATTCGGCAATACAGCAACAACATACAAAGTTAGATTTGATGGAATTAACACTTCAGAGTTAAATAAACTTGGCATGGGTGAGGCAAGAGACGGAACACGCACGGCAATAATAAATGAAAATTCTCCAGCCGGAAAAGCCATGAAGTATACACAAGAAGCTGTAAAGGGAAAAATAATTGTATTAAGAATTAATCCAAAAAATGCTTCCGAGATTATAACCGTTGATGGAGCATATGAGCCTGGTAGCGAGCAAAACAAACCCGAAAACTACACTGTAGCCTTTAAGGGTAAATCATATGATGCAAATAGCGAAGATAGATATATGGCTACAATCTTTGCAAATCTAGGTAAACTAGAATATGAAACAGCATACAACTCTATAAAAGATATATTTATAAAAGAAATAAATTCTACTTTTACTAATGATTTTGTAGAAACAACAAAGCAAAATTTTAAAAAGAAGATCTATAAAGATTCTCCAATATTTATATATTTTGAAACTCTCTATAATGCAATGAATGTTTTAACAGATCTTAAAGAACATTTAGTTATTCTTGGACAAAATGATCCAATGAATAATTTAACGGAAAGAGAAGTTAAACATTTTAATATTCTTGTAAATATAAATATTTTAAATTCATTATACGAAAAAGCTTCTGAGTGGCCAGTAGTCTCATGGGATGAATACTATAGCGATGGAAGTCCAGTAACATTAAACTGGGAACTTGTAACAGTTGGACTGGCAAAGATCTATATGGATGGACTAATGTATAATCAAAAATCAGTTTTAACAGGAGCAGATGAAGCACCGAGGCTTGAAAGGGTAGGTCAGTAGAATACTATGTCTTCAGATATAAATTTTAGTACCGATGATTTAAATGATTCTAAATCCGCAGCAATGAAAATGACGGATTCATTTTATCCAAATGGAAAAGTTGTATATACAAACACAACACAGTCAAGAGAAGATACAAGCAATAGAACTTTAACTTCTGCGGATCCAGTTAAAATTTTGCAGGGTGATGGAATTTATAGAAATCCCGCATTTTCTATAAATGGATACATACAAAATGTTCAATCATCGATGCACGGAGTACTGCATATGGCTGGAGACATAGACGACGACATGAAGATAACGGATCCAAATGATCCATCTAAGACTTTAACAGGAGCAGATGCTAGGCAAGAAATTGCAAAGCAGTCACTACTAAGTACGGGATATGCACCTGGTGGTTTTGAATCAACAGTTCAAGCAATGACATCTTCTGTAGGAACAGCAGGTGGAGGATCAGGAGGATCTGATACTACTACTGGTACGGTTGTAGATTCTAACGGAAACCCTATTCCACACAGTGCAAAAGGGTACGCTACCTATACAGACGCAGAAGTATTCAATGGTGGATCAAGAGCAATTGCTTTGGCAAGTGAATTGTCAGAACAAGAAAAAGCTGTTTATGTAACAAAATTAGCAGAACTGCACAAAAAGGCAAACTTTGCAGGGTCTAGAATATCTTCTTTTAAACTTAATTTTAATGAATCAAAATATAAAGAGAAAGTTAATGGAAATCTTGTAGAAAAAGTTCAAGATCTAACAAAGCTTGGATTCAATATTAATAGTTTTGGAGGCTTTAAATCAACTGGTGAGTCATACGGTTTAATAGATATAGACAATACATTAATTGGAAGTGGAATTCAAGATTGTTATGTGTCAGCGGCACTCATTGAATTTTTATTGCAAATTACAAACAAAATATTTATTAAAGGCGGGCAAGGAACTCATCGTGGAATAGTAGGTCCAAATTTTTCTGCTCTCACAAAAGACAACAACAGTGTTACTGATCATGCTTTTGGTAGGGGATTTGATATAGAAATATTAGGTAACACAAAAGAAACAGCAATAACTCTTATGAAAGCAGGAGGCGCATCTGCATCAAGGAAAGATTATGCAGACGCTCTTCATATATTTATGACCCACGTCTCTACAATGCCAGGCTATTTGCAACCAGATTTAATAATAGTAAGTGTTGACCTATCAACTGATCTTGGCCTTAATGAGAAAGGATTAGAGTCTGCTGATACTGCGTTAAGAAAAAGATATCCAGGACTAGCAAAACATGTAAACGTTGGATCAGATGGATCACATAGAAATCATATACATGTTAGCTTTGGTCCAATTAGAGCAGGTTCTTTTATCACTCCAGAAATATCAGCTGCAATTAATGGAACAACCTTTGCTGGAACAACAACTGTTGCAGCAGGAGTAACTGACAAATTAAAAAAAGAATACATAACAGGCGATGCAGCACTAACATGGCCAGATATATATACACTATTAAATGTATATGGATATTTTGGGCCAGAGGTTTCTGCGCTATTTACTGCCATTTCAGAGAGAGAGTCTAGAGGAAATCCTTGGTCAACAAATAATGATGGCTTTTTTGGGTTATGGCAATTGGGAACAGATCCAAAAGAAGGTGGTACAACAAATGTAAAGCTACTTTTACCCTCTGAAGAGGTTACTAGTTTTTGGAAATTAGGCTGCAATGTCTGGAAAGAAAGAGGTTTAACTGTAGAAACTGTCGATGCCTACATTAATCCAATTAGAAAAGCAGATGCAAACGCCGGAAGATCATATTTTGATAAAAGATATTCAATACCTTTAAATCAAATCCAATGCCTAAGAGCAAAATTTGGTTACAAGAGTAATAATCCAAAACCTATAACAAAAATAGGAACAAGAAAAAGTAATAACATATTACATCCTTGGGGTGAAGGATTCTTATATTTTGGATGGCTTTCTGGTGTAAAGTATGGTATAGCAAAAGATGTCTATATGCAAATGACTCAAAAAACTGAACAAGATTTTATAACCTGGTTGACAACAAATACGCCCAAAGATTCAAGAACTTTAAATCCAGATCCAAAAACTGGCAAAACAATATTGCAATCATGGATAGAAGGAAAAAATTATCCAATATTATATAAAAGAGGGGGCTTATGGGGCAAGAGTGATGAAAGGCCAAACGGATGGCCAGAAATATATGTCGACAACACCTACCCAGTAAACCCAACACCTAACTAAGGAGTACTTTAATGCCAATGAATTATCCAAAGTTTGATCAAAAAATTAATGATCAAATAAACGCACATAAATTTCAACAGTCTAAAAACAGACCTGCAACTATCATGAGCTATGATCAAAGAACAAACATGGCAACTATTTTAATTGATGAAAAGTATTCTAATACAATTGGGGACATGGTCGCCAACGTTCCTTGTCCATTCTACTATGGGGTCCAAACTGTCGCCCCTGCCCCAGGCACTAGATGTTTTGTAGCATTTAGAGACAATTCAGAAAAAGAACCTTACATCATAAATTATTTTAATGATGAAAATTCTGGTTTTAAAAATGTAGTACAAAATTCAGTTAATACTGGAATTCCAAAGTTTATGGTTTAATTATGATTGATAGATCTAGTCAAGACTTTAATCAAATGAATGATTTGTTTGATGAAAGTTATGAAATAAAAAGAAGAAATGAGTTCTCAAACAGAGAGGTTGGGCTGAATCATCCGGATAACTCCTCTTTCTTAAGAATAGCTGACGGTGGGGCAATTGAGATATTTGCCTGCCCGGGTGTGGGAATAGTAATAAATCCAGGAACTAGAAGTATTTCATTCTTTGCAGATTCTATTAAATTTTACTGTAAAGATGACGATGGATTAAGGTGGAATTCTATGTCCTTTAATCCAGCTTCTGATATGTACAATGAGCCAGCTCTTATAAAAACTAATGCATTTGCCAATAATCCAGCCTACCACAATGCCGTTGGATATTTAAATAATTTAGAGGATTTAGAGCAGTCTGGTGCCGATATACCTATTACTATAGGTGGTGAATATGGTTTTGCCCCAGCAGTACAACCTGTAGAGGAACCGAGCGATAGATCTGGAGAGAACTTTTTTTCTCCAGAAGTACAGCTTTTAATAGATGGTTTTGCCAGTACCAATTCAGATACTAAGGTCAAGAAGCTTGTAAGTTTTATTAATAGCGGTTATTCTTTTAGTCAATCTTTAGAAAAAGTTAATCAATTAGATTATAATGATAGTGAAAATTTAGAGAATTTTCCATGGATCAATAACGACGTAGGATAATATGCCCGATTTATATTTTGACTTAACAGGCGATTTAAAAAAATCTGCAAATAATGATTTAGCAATTGTGGCCGACTCAGGCCTAAAAGACGTGCAGCAAATCTTTATTAGATTAATGACAGAGACTGGAGACTTCTTTGCATACCCACAATTAGGATGCGATCTTTCCCTTCTTTACGGAATGCCTCAGTCAATGGCGACTGGAGAAATAGGAAAGAGAATCATTCGTGCAGCACTAGAGGACCCAACTAAGGGTGGAATTTTTAGAGGAAGAAATATAACAATAGAGGCCATTCCAACCTCTTCTACTTCTATAAGATTTGATGTCCACATCCTGGATAATTCCGCTGAACCAGTAACCTTATCTGTTACTCAAGAACTTTAATAGGAGAACGTAATGCCGATCGCTTACACTAAAACAAAAGACCAAATCTTAAACCAAATGCTTCAGTCTTTACAAAAAAACTCTGGCATTACAGCGGTTCACCCAGGGGCTATAGCTAGAGCTTTTGCTGAAGCAATAGCAGTAGAGGTAGGGGATTTATATCAAGCCCTTAAATTTAGCGTTGACCAGACAAGTCTTTCTACGGCAAAAGGTAGGGCTCTTGATCTGATTGGAGAACTCTATTCTGTAAGAAGAAGAAATATATCTACAGAAGCTGAACAGGATAGATCAAGCTATAATATTGAATTTTACACATCAGAACCACAGTCTTCAGATATTGTAATTCCAAAAGATACTCTTATCTTTAACGATGTCACATCTTTTTCGACTCAACAATATGAATATAGACTAGTTGAAGACATCGTAATACTAGCTGGAACATCAAGAGTTTTTGGTAGAGTCATTGCTAACTTTGAAGGGAACGATTTTACTGCAGCTATAGCCACCCTTACTAAGCATAACTTTACATCATTAGATGGAACCTTAGTCTTCTGCTCTAATCCTAAAGAAGTCTATTCCATGATGAACATGGAATCAGATGATCTTTTTAGATTAAGAATAAGTAGATCAATTAAAGAATCATCTTATGGAACTAATGAATCCCTTAGACTGAATGCTCTAGGCATACAGGGAGTTAGAGACGTTAGAGTTAGAGAGTCTTCTTATGGCCTTGGTTCCTGTGATGTTATAGTTGTTCCCGAATCACAAAGAATCGATGTAGGCTTAGTGCAAAATATTCTGCAGACACTATCTACAAAAAAGCCTGTAGGAATAAAATTAAATGTAAGAATGGCTGAAAGAGTGCCCATTAATGTTGTGGTAAACATTGTCGTTCCATCTGGCGTTAGTCAGCAGGTTTTGACAGCAATAGAAACACAAGCTTCTTTGTTTACAAAAAGATACTTAAACTCAATGACAATAGGTAGCTCAATTTCTTTTGGTGACATTGAATCTCAAATCAGATCATCTTCTGATTTTATCAAATCAGTCAACATATTAAGCATCAGTGCAAATGGCGAAGAGATTCCTAAGGGTATTTTTAGAATAAATTCTGATAAAGAATACATGATAGCAGGGTCAGTTTCGGTTTTTTCTGTTATAATATCTTGATAGTCTTTTTAGAAAGAAGTTATAATGACAGAAAAAATGTACTTGATCACCAAGACGCAAATAGTCAAAGCTAGCAACATGACTAACGCCCGTTCAATTATTGACGGGAAAAAAGATGTTCTTGGGGACATGTTATCGGATACCACAAATGTAAAAGAAGTATCCGAAAGAGAAGCTTCAAAGTACTTTAGCGTTGTAGATGAAGAAGATTTTATTTACAGCGATTACTCCGAAGCCATAGATGAAGAGGATGATGACGACGTAGCACTTGCTAACCCCATGCTTGATTCTATAGGGGTTCACGCATCTACTGTAGATTTCTTGAGATCAGAGAATAAAAGACTTGCAAGAATGGTTGACAAGTACAAAAACGTTAGACAAGAAGCCTCTCAGATAGTATATCAGGCAGCGTATGACTCCTTTAGTGCATTTAATCTTCCACCAGTTCCAAAGCCAAATTTAGGAAAGTCCTTAGGGATTCCAGAAACTGCAGTAGCAGTTCTTTCAGACTGGCAATTGGGTAAGGTAACCCCTGACTACAATTCAGAAGTTCTTGAAAAAAGAATGGAAATTTACGCAGACAAAATCCTTGAAATTACCGAAATCCAAAGAGCTCACCATCCAGTTGATAACTTGCATGTTTGGATTCTTGGCGACATCGTTGAGGGAGAAGAGATATTCCCAGGTCAAAGCCATTTGATTGATTCCGGCATCTATCGTCAAGTTGGAGTTAATGGACCAAGAATTTTAGGAGCCTTCTTCCAAAAGATGTTGGCAAACTTTAAACACATTCACGTGACTGCCGTAATAGGAAATCATGGAGCTGTAGGTGGTAGAGCCCGCAAGCAGCATGATCCAGAAACAAACATGGACAGACTACTTTATAAGATCTGCGAACTAGTATTTGAATCTGAAGACAGAATTAGCTTTCATATTCCAGATGGAAAAGGTGAAAGAAACTGGTATGCAGTGGATTATATCGGAGACTATGGAACTCTTTTAATTCATGGAGACCAAATGGCTCACCCAAGCTCTGTTAACAGTTACTATAAGAAGATAATGGGCTGGAAAGATGGAGCAATTCCAGAAAAGTTTGATGATGTCTTTATGGGTCATTACCATCAGCAGTTTAAAATGACTATTGGTAGTACGATTCTTAGAGTTTCTGGTTCTCCAGAAAGCTATAACACATATGCTCAAGAGTATTTCCACTCAATGAGCAGACCATGCCAGCACTTAATGTTTGTACATCCAGATAAAGGTGTAACTTCAGAATACTCAATTTGGCTTGATGAAGCCTAAGGGATAAATTAAATGAAAACCTATTTCTTAGCGTTAAGAAACGAAGACTTTACCATAACAGGTAACACATGGAAGAGCTCTTCTATTGACTTATATGCAAATAGGTTTTACACAAACTACTCAGTACTTAAATCCCCTTACGGCAACAATATCATAGACGACTATACTTTTACTGGTCTAGGAATAAAAGAGGGGGCAACCCCCTCAGTGCCTGGCGCATATTCCGTTACTGACTATGGTGAGGTAGTTCTAGACGTAAACTATGGTCAATACTATGTTTATGATTTTAATCAAGAAGATGGAAACTATTATTATTATTCTACTGAAGATAGTTCAACTCCCTACAGGGTAATAAGTCCTACTTCATTTGATGGCTTTTATAGATTTGTTGATACCAGTAGTGGAATTAATATAATTGGATTTAAACATTCGTTTACTAATTTGCCAGGTTCTGAGAATCCTAACTTTTCTCTTAAGATCACAACCAATGAAACAAATAGCTCAATAGAAAGTGATTGGAGAGAAGTAGTTTCTGTAGAGGATAAAGTAAATATACTTTTTCTAAAAAACGTAAGTAGATATTCTAAATTCGAAATAACATTTGATTCAGAATCTGATTTAAGCGAAGCATTTTTCCTTCTTCTTGTACAAGTAGAAATAGAAGAAATATCAGTTCCAGTTATAAGTGACCATACTAGAAATGTATTATCTAGATTTCCAGGTTGGACAAAAATATACAATGACTCTTTAGAAAAAGCAACTCCTGAAATAGCAACTCCCGATACTGTAGCTGGTTCATTTTTTAACTCTTTAATTGCAAATGGATTGGACGATATAGACTCTTTGATGACAAGAGTAGACTTAGATTCGTATATATCTTCTGCTAATACATCACAACTTTCTTGGATATACTTAAGCTCTCCAGTTCAAGCAGGCTTTGTCAAGGTAAGGGGTGATGGAATAGAGCTAGCAAGAGTGTCTAGCTATTCAGAACTTTTGCAATATACAGAAGCTGATTATGTATTCTATTACAACTATTTAAGTTCAGAATTATTTACGATTAAAAACTATTCTAGTCTTCGTACTGATGATATTGAGATTAACCAAATACCAATTCAGTCTTTTAATAGCTTTGATGAATTGGGAATGAAGGTTGGACTACAAAGGCTTTTCTTAGAAGAGAACGATAGATTCAAACAAAGAGTTTTAGATGTCTACTTGAATCCACCAGATATTAGCTCAATTGGACTTAAAAGAACCTTAAGAAGAGAATTAGATATTTGGAAGGCTTATGGATCAACCCCTGATTCATTTGCACTAGGTGCAACTCCTGAAATTATGGAGATATCAGACATCATAAAAAATGAAATGTATTTCAATTCAGAAGGAAATCCAAAAGATTCTTTTTATGAATTAGTAGAAGAATTAAACAAAAGATTCCCATCTAACTATGGATACATTAAATGGGGAGAAGCATACTGGGATTATGCAGGATTAAATAACGAAGGTGTTAGTAGAATCCCACAGATGGCTGACGCAACACCAATGGCAACCAATGAATATCAGTATGGAATTGGTGACTTTGAGGACGCTAAATTAATTCTAGAAAAATTAGACTCTGGTATTAATAAATACTCTTTTGGTCTTAGAGCTTATGGTTATAAGTATGATACAACAGAGGCTAATTATGAGCCGATTAAACTTGCTTACGACACCTATGTTTCCTATACAGAAGATTATTATGATCACGAACAAGCAACTATTACATACGATGTATACTTAAAGTTAGCGCAACATGGTAGTATTGCAGCAAATACTGTATACAAAGCTAGAAAAACAAAATCATTAAAAAACCTAGATGCACCAAATTCAATTTCTTCTCCTGAATATATAGTAGATAATTTATTTAACCTTACTGGATTAACAACAAGTGATTACTCTTTTGTTTCGGAAGACTCTTCTGCAACTCCATACAGAAACATAATAACACCATCGGCAACTGAGTCATATTATCTTACTCAGATACCCATGTTTGCGGTTCAACAGGCCACCATTAATTATATAAATTCAAAGAATAGCATAGGTGCTACAGGGGATTATGCTTGGGTTTCATTTATGGACGGAGACTTAGCGACACAATCTTCTAACAGGGTAGTCAAATCTTTTACCTCTAGCACTTACGCAGACGCTCAGATAAAAATCAATTCAAAAATCTATAGCGCACCAAAGAAGAGATTGGTAAATACTCCAAAGGTAAGAAACAGTGGAGATTATACAATACTCAATTCTCCTACTATTGGATCATCAAAGTCTAACATAGTTTTTACTCCAGCAGAAGTCTTAAAAAATTTTAGCACGCCTCGTGGCTCAACTCCACAGTATGTCCACATAGACAATGTTCGCATAGACAATGTCGTTACCTTTTCCGACTTTGGTACTAGCGTATCACAATTTTATGGTGGAGTTTCTTTAAATAAAGATTTAAATGAAAATGTATCAATTGGCTCTTCTCCAAACATATACATGTCATTTATTAATCCAAACTTTGCTACTCCACATCTTCATGAATCATATGTGGACACTCAGGGTTCAACTGTAAATTATTACTTTACAAATATAAAGTTTCCGTATACTGCTACTCCTGATCTGATTTTTATTAGCTCAAATGATGGAGCTAATTATCCATTTATGTATCCAGTGTGGGAAGAATTTAATTCTGATTCAATTAATGATTACGAATTTTATTTATCCGAGAATGGCATTGTTCAAGCATCCCCAAATATAAATCAAGATCTTTTGGACTCAAAAAATTCAGATGTAATTAATTGGTTTGATTTAACAAGAGCTGATTTTGGTTTAGAAGATTACGCTGAATCAGATAATTTGTATTTTACTTCTATTGAAGCAGTAAATGAAAATGATAATGTAGAAATTTGGACAGATTATACATTTAATTCTGAAGAAAAAATTATCAACACTGATAATTTAAACGATAATACATCATTAAATTATTTTGATACAGAAGAAGAAATTTATAGAGTAAACAAACTTCCAATTAGAGCAAAGTATAAAACTGATGCGACAAAGTATATATCTCCATCTATTAGATCTGGATGGTATTACCAGGATGAGCACAGATTTATATATGCAAGACCAAAGACTGAAAGAAGCTCAAACAGCAAAGAAACGATACTGGATCAGCTAGCCAGAAAAGGCTCTCCAGTTTTAGTTTCTACAATAGATTCTTCTGGTTCAACAGTAAATTATATGCAAGTTGCTTTCCACGAAGAGGCTACACCATCTTTATATTCTCATTACAACTATGAGTACATTACCTCTATAAATGGATACTCTCTCTATCTTGCATACGAGAACGTTTTTGATGTTACTATTGTGGATACTTATACGGGAGAGACTATAATTTCTGGAGAATCTTTTTCCTCTAATGCAATTAATTTTGTCTCCACAATGCAGACTACTCCTTTGGTAATAGGTAGAGAATATAAGGTTACATATAGAGTATTGCAAACCTTTAATGTTGACAATCAATATTTTAATGAAGACGATAATAGCTACAGAACAAAAGTGTCTCTTTTGAGTACTCCAAATGGAAATTATAACACTTATGTAACTTATGAATCTTCTTTTTATGATGATGATTTTGAATTGCCAGAAGTTAAATTAAATCCACTTTACTCCACATTGGATGAAGGGTTCGTTTATCTTTCTCATAATGAATATGACTATGATACATTTGACTATATTCTTTCTCCAAAACAAACTTTGGCAGATGGAAAAGATTTTATGGTATTAAATATCTTTTCTAAAGATGTTAATGGAAACCCTAAACCATATATTGATTTTAATATTTCAGGACAGAATATATCAGCAACTCCAAATTTAATATCTACAAACGTTGAAGGATATGGATCTGGAATTGTTAGATACTCTGGTCCAAATGTTCCGTATGAAGAAGTTAATTACTTGTACATTGAAGATCCAGATAACCAGACAGCAACTGTTCAGTACATGGTAAAGCCAGATTACTATGGCGCAAATAGAATAACAGCTGAGGTTGACAAAAAGATCATCACCGCTGACAGTGTTCAGTATGTAAATATTATAGGAAAAACAAATCCAAATGTAGATGTTTTCTGGAGAAAGTCTAGAAACTTAGCTGACCTATTTGACACTCCATACAGCTTGAATACCTCTAGCCCTGGAGCTTCTAGATCTGCTGGAAAAATTGTTTCTGAAAGCTCTGGAAGATTTATCATTGGACCATTTGTATCTCAGCCAGATGCAACGCCAGGCTATTGGTTTGCATCTGTAGAAACTGAGTTCCAGTTAGGCTCCAGCTCTACTCCTTCAACCACTGCCGGAGACATAGTATACTGGTACGAAAAATATGACTCCTTGCAGTCAACATTGGACGAACCAGTATTTGCTCCAAATAATAATCGCAACCAAAGCAAGGGTCATTATGCAGACAATAAGGCAATTAAAGTAAACAGTTTGACAGAAAAAGCTTACTATAATGCTAGTGCCACCCCAACTTGGACTCTTCCAGATTGGTACCCGATAAGCAAGTATACTCAGTATCAAATGGGTCTTTTAGGCGCAACTCCTTATGTTATTGAGTATTCTGATACATATCCAGATTACGAAGAGGAATAGTTTGTGAAAGCTTTTGAAAACAAAACGAATACAGGGAATGAACCAGCAGTTAAAAAAGGAAACTCCCTCCCCTCAGATGCAGTTAATATAGGATATTTTTCAACAGAAGAAATAACACCAGAAAGACATCTTACTGTAACTGACATTTCTTCTTCTATTCCAGAAAATGTTTCAAGCGGTTTTGCTGCAGAAACCGACACCATAATGTACGCTGATGAATTTGGTGTACTAAGGTATGTTAGAACAAACGCTGAAGTCGGACAGATCGCTGGTTCTCCTATCGTTCATAACTCAGAAGTTTCAATTAGCAATAAGCTAATGAACTATACTCAAGAAGAAATTAATTATAATTTTACTGGTAGAGAAAATGATTTTGAATCAAATTTCTTTGTTCATAGTTATTATGTTAGTACAGACTATGTTTTATTAAGTTCAAGCGTTACTGAATATCAGGGAATGGAAAATTCTTCTGAGTTAAGAAACCCCACTGCTCATAACATCAAGGTTGTTAATCATTTTGGAAAAGAAGATGAAGCAGTTAAGTATAAAATATTATTAGAGAAATATACAAACAACAGAACTCTTCCAACTATGTCTGGAACAAACTATGAAAGCTTAGATCTTTATAGAATAGTTGTCTTGTTAGAGCAAGCAGATCCTCAAAACTTATATTTAATTTATGATAAGTATGAAAAAGATGAAGAAAATATTCCATATAATCCATTCTTTGGATATAAAGAAAAAATTAACTCAGTTCCTTTTTATAATTATGTTTCCGAAGAATCAGAAGTTGTAGATCCAAGTTCAGCTAACAAAAGAGTGTATTCAACTCAGCTTTTTTCTTACAAAGAAAATGATCTTTTAAGAACAAGAATTTCTAATGATGGTTGGAAAATATATACACCCAAAAAAGCCATACAGGATCCAAGAACTTTTCAGAGTTTTAACTGGAGATTAATAGCAAAAATTAATTATAACTTTTCTCAAACTAGAAACATTTATTCCAATGATGAAAGACCAGTTATAAAAGTAGGGGTATTATATTCGGGCCCAACAGATGAAGCAAAGAACGCATATGTTTTTAACAATATGCAGGAATCAATTTTCAATATTCAAAATTATATTTTTACAAATCCAAACGCACAACCAGGATTAAATCAATCTGAAAAAAATTACTGGTTAGTTGATATTGATAATTTAGCTAATTCTTATTCTAATTATGATTTATTAATTTGGACCCCTACTAGAACAATTACATCTCAACAAGCTACAACTGTAGAAAATATACTTGCTCAAAATATTTCTGTTCTTGTAGATATGTCAACTTCTTCATCTGTTTATTCATCAGGTTTAGAAAAATTTGGATTTACTGGTTTAACCGTACAGAATACGAGTTCTGGAAATCTTACTATAGCAGATGATACTTACAGAAACGGCAACACCTCAATGCAGGCATGGTCGTTGTCTGAGTATTCAGAATCATCAACTACCGGAAATAAAACCTATAGTATATTTGGCAAAAGAAAAGACGTTCTTAACAACAATAGCCTAATACCATTACCAACTTTTGTTGGTGCTATAGCTACGAATTCTCTTTCGACAAGTATAGTAAATGTTGGAAGCAATAGTGCGGTAATAAAAAGAAGTGCTCGTACAACATCTCCATTTCCTGCATCTTTAGTGGTCACAGCAATACCATTTTTACAGCTAGTTAATGACACAGTTTCCGCAGAAGGAACACAAACATCTAATAATGGTCCCAGAAATATATATCAAGTTGGAACTATAGGCAATCAAACAACAACTGGAATAAGCGAAATAGTTGTTGGGCCCAATAAGTTTTTTTACAATATAGTATCAGACATTAATAAAACAAAAGTAAATAACTTTGCTGCTCAAAACACAAATAATAGCTCAACTGTACTATGGCATGTTTCTCCATGGAGAAGTTCCTGGACAATAAATGGTCGAGTAAACAACAATAGAATAACAGTTTTGAGTGAACAAGAAAAAATTGAATATAACTTTGGATTAAAAACAGCCATTGGATCAACTGAATCAAAATTTTACAGACAAGTATCTCCATCTATAACTCAATTGTTAGCACAAGACTTTGAGGGCACCATTAATGGCGTAGACGCACAGAGTATAATTAATCAAGATTTTAGTAATGTTGATTTTTATTTGGAATCAACTAATCCAAATGTTACTTTTATTAACTTTGATAACATTAATGAAAGAGTTTCTTCTGGCCAAGAAACTTTAATCGGTCAAGCCTCTTTAAGCTATAGATTATTTAAATTAAGTACTGTAGCTAAAAATCAAATAGCAAGCACAAACAACTCTTCAGTATCTTTAGATGCAGTGTCTAGCGTATTGTCCGCAGAGCTTGACATATCTCCTGGCTATCCTTATATTATAACAAATAGTTCTCAATATCAAGAAAGAACTGGCAATAATATTAGGACTCCTAATGATTTTCTACCAGGAAGTCAAGACGTAAGAGATTACAGTTTTGCGTTGAATACTCAAATTTCAATAAACGAAATTACAAAGACGGTTAATAGATATAGAATTTATTGGTCCACCCCATTTTCTAGTGTAGTTAGTGGCACAGGCAACTTTGCAAACTATACAATATCAAAAGGTGGAATTTCTGGAAGCCTTGCAAGAACAGATTACACAGTGGCCCAAAGTAATGAAGATAAAATAAAAGTCAAAAAGTCATTTTCTCCATTTAATAATTATGATTATCCATCAAGAATATTTTCTAGAACAGATATAAGATCTGTAGATACTGACTCAACAGCTTCTTCTTTAAATAATTTTCATTACACTGGTGATATTGATGCCGGCAATAGATGGGACGAATACTTCTTAGGTAAAGACTCGACTACTACAACTACTACTAGTGGAACAACAGTTAGGACTACAGCAGTAAGAGGATCTAGGGTTTCTGAGGCAACAATGAGAAATGCTATATTGTTCTCTACTTTTATCACAGGTTATATAGATGAATCTGAAGCCTTCTCCGGTTTGTGGGATTCTTTAGTCTTAAGCAAAGATGGATCTGAAGCTATTTCTTTTTTAACCTATTTTGTTAGATGGATGGATGATTTTGGTGAATCAAAAATGCCAGGAGGACCTGTTAGCGGTGGAAAGAATTGGTTGATAAATAATTATTTTGCTGGTACGCCAAAAAGTTTTATTGCCGATAATTTTATTGCGCAAAATCCATCAGTTTTTTATGCTTCAGAAACTACTTCAAGCAGTAGTTCTTCAGGAACAACACCTCCAACAAGAAATGGTTATTCAGCTGACTTTGTAGAATACATACAATATACATTAAAAAAACGTGGTTACGACGTAACAGTTAATGGAATATATGATTCTAAAACTGCAACTGCAATTAGGTTAATGCAGCATAGATTGAGTTTTAATTTTGTAGATGGAATAGTCGACTCAGAAACAAAGTCAATTTTAGCTGTTTATTGGTTGAACTTATACAAAAATAATACAACAGCCTTTGATGATCAAGTTAGAAATGCCCCAAGCGGAGTTGCAAAGTACATTAATGCAGCAGTACAGTACTCTGATATTGCAAACATAGGAATACCTGGAAAAGAATATAGAAGAATTAGTTTTACTGGAGTCCCTGGCCCAACTGAAATTGTTGATTATTTTATATGCAAGGTTCCACAAGTAGCAACAGGACAAAAAATCCATTCAGTTACTATAAAAACAGGCGGATGGCCAGCTGCAGTTGAAACAGTTTCTGTGTATGAACAAAATTTTGATATTACAAAATTTTTTACAAACAAAGTTGAAGGTGCCAAAATCCCTAATGCCCAAGCTAAGGTTTCATGGTTACCTGGTGATCAAGTTATAGCAGCAAACAGTACAAGATTAATCAATTTTGACACGTATGATGGTGTAGAAAATATTAAATATGTAATGATTAAACTTAAAAGCAGAAGACTTTCATCAAAGTACGGACCCAATGCTGAGGGATTTTCTATATCAGACATTAGTTTTTCTTTATCGGCTGATGGACAATCGATTCCTCCAGTATATGGAACATCTTCTACGTTCAGCGGTCTAGCAAATGGAACGATTAGTGGATATACAGATATTGAATCTGGTGAAGAAAAGTCTTTAGACTTAGCAACCCTTCAAACCTTGACTAACAGTGCAACGTTTGTTGAGTCAATTCAAGTTAATAACATAAGTTTTTCCGTGACTAACTCTGGAGTATTAAAAAATATAGTTCACACTTTGCCAAGCGCAGAAATACAAAGAAAAGATAAATTAAATTCATCTTATTCTTTTACTGAAACATACGGAACAGATGGCAACATTGCAATATCTATAGATCCACTGTCTTCAAATCTTAGTTTAAGAAATTTTAATCCGACTATATCTTCGGCTGTTATTATGTCGGCTAATAATACATCTACGACTACACCTTCCAACGCATTCAGTTTATTGCAGGTTCAGGGTAGAAGCAATCTTTATTTATTAAAGACAACAAATGGAATTCAATACGATTCAATTGAAACATCACCAAGAACAAATGTAACAGGTTATTATATAGCAGACGCTGACAATATAGGCAGCAGACAAAATACAAAATTAACAATAAACGTTAGAGACGGATTAGTCGTTTTAACAGATGCACTTGGAAGACCATCAGGTTTCCCTAATTTTAATAGCTATGTTCCAGCTAGTGCTAATAGCATATATGGTTTTGGATTTATTAATCTTCTTTGGTCAGATGCAACTCCGGCTCCTTATGGTTTAGATTGGCAGTTTTTATATATTAACCCTACGAATAGACAAAAAACATTCTTGGGTAAAAAGATAAGTTATCAAGAATATGTTGACAAGGGAGTAAATAATATTTTCATAGGACTAAACGCTTTTGATGCTGACAATAATAGAGATACAGAAAGCAATATAGTTGAAGGTGGATCTAGAAATAGTCAGATTCAAACATCAAATAGACCAACTAGATATCTTTGTCCTGTATATTCTGTAAAGGTTAAAAATAGACCAAAAATTTCTGTATCTAGCCCATCTAATACTCTTTCTAAATTTGATACTTGGTACGTTAATTTAACACAAGGAAAATTCATTAAGAGAATCACTGTACCTATTTCATACAATTTTACTAATTGGATGAAAGAATATAGAGGTAAAGAAATTAAAGCATATTATGACACGACTACAATAAAAACTCCATATTCTTCTATCTTTGGTTTTGGGTACTATGATATATATGAAGAGAATCCAAAGATCATTTCAGATAATGAAATTAAACTTAGACAAGAGAAAGTTCATGCAGTTCAGGAACAGTATGATAAACTATTCCCTGGACTAGGAGTAGCTGCTAATAGTTACACAGACGCAAGTCCCATCGTTCCTTGGATAAAAGTGCAAGTAAAAAATTCAAATGGTAAATGGGTTGAAGTTTCCAAAAAAGATATTAGAAGCTTTGATAAACACACTGGAACAATAATGTTTAAAAGAGAACTAGTCCCCTTGCAAGAAAAAGATATTAAAGTAAACTATACAATTAAAAATTCTAGCATTATGGTTCATCAAATAGATGGACAAAGACTTAACATTAATCCATACAATGGTTTAACTATAGATAAGCCGATCTTCATATATGCTCTTCCAGTCAAGTGCGAAGAAATCAACAATGGAGTAACAACAGATGTTCAAGGCTTTTCCAATGCCGGACCTGTAGCGTTTACCTACGATGCATCCATATTTAATATTAATTCAACAAAATATAATCCATTTGCTCTGCACCTGGCAACAATAACAGTTAATAACTTCTATGATTTTAATAATGTAAAAGTTGAAGACATGCGAGTTAAAGGTGGGGGAATTAAACATAATGTTGATATAATTAAAGAATACGAATCAAATAAAGATGTTCTTTCTTTTGCCGACGTATATTCTGGTAAGGGCTTCTTACACGCAAATGGTGGATATGTCATAATTAGAATACCAAAAGAAGTAATTAATAACTTTAGTTCTAAGCAGGACGTGTATAATATAGTTAGAAATAACTTAACTGCAGGAGTTAGTTTTGATATACAAGATGTTGATGGCACCGATTGGAGATCGATCATAGATGTTGAATAACCTAGGTAACTATATAGCTTCTTTTGGTTCTGATTCTAGAAAAAATATTCATTCAGTATTACAAAATTCTAGATTAGAAAAAGAAGAAATTGGAAAGATGATAGCCAATCTCTCATCATTTACAACTGCTGCAGACTACGTGCCAGTTTTTGTTTCTCCTTTAAGCACAATTCAAAGAGAAGGTTTGATAGATCTTTTTAGGGATACGGAGTTAAGAGTCAAGTCATTGTACTCTATTTCTTCTACTCTTTCTGTCTTATCATCTTCTATGGAGAATATATTTGGTGGAGAAATAAAAAAACTTGAAAATGACATAGCATATCTTTCTAGTTATATTGATAATTATTCTTTTATTTCACGGAGAAGATGATCTTTATAATGTTAATTTTATAGAGAATTTTGATAACGATCAAAACAGCTATCAATATGATAACTATAACTCTTTTGCTATTCCTGACAGAAGTGCAAACGGAAACCCAAATCCATTTTCTTCTTCAGAAAAGTCATACGTGGATCCATTTACTGGATCCTTAAAATTCTCTTCAACAAAAGAAGAAAATATATCTACGATTGAAGAATCTAATATTGAGTCAATATCTTTTGATTCTAATTTTTCTAACCAGTTTATCAGCAGTGATACTGGAATTAAAAACTTATTATCTGGTAACTCAAATAACTCCTGGAACATAACAGTAAAGTCTCCATCGATTATAGATGAATCAATATTTTCTCAAGATAAATACTCACTGTATAAAAACTCTTCAGCTAATGATCCAGGGATAGAGGTTGCAGTAAAGGTAGTCTTGCGCAGCCCAGTCAATGCCTCTAGAATAAGAATTTCTCCAAACATTGGCTACGGATTATACGCAACCCAATTGTTGCTGCAGAGAGCCCAATCAAATACGCAAAATTCTCAGTCAACTGAAAACAATTTTGTACCAATCTTGAGAGATTCTATATATTCGGAAAAGAATATTGACATAGATTTTCCTGAACAAAATATTAAATCTTTTATAATATTTTTTAAACAAAGAAAATATAAAAGAATAAAAATTACTCCTCAGCAATCTGAAATAAACTCTAAACTAATTAATTATTTAGCTAAAAATATTAGATTAGAAAGAAAAAAGAAACATGATATATTACAAGATTATGTAATTGATTTCTTTTTAAAAGATTACAGTAGGAATTTTGTTCTTAAAAATAAAGAAATATATTCATATAACTACTCAAAGTATTATCCAACTTCTCAACAGGGTAAGCAAGTTCAAATATTGGGAGCTAAAGACAAGCAAACAACTCCCTCTGATGTGGATTCCTTCAATAGATTTAAAAATGCAGATGCAATTAGCAATATGGTTTTTTCTATAGTAGCTTTTTCTATAGGTTCAAAAATTAGGTCCATGAATCCTACGGTTTATGTAGAATCAAATTTAAGATCTGTTATTAAAGGAATAGAATCTTATTCTTCAGGTGGCATTGTTCCACTTGGAGACTCTAATAACTCAGAGCCCAACTCTCACTTTGTTAATGAAATAAATTCTCCTTTTACAAAAAACGATGCAATACAGAGTATGAATAATATGCAGGAAGCTAACGTATATGAATATATGTTATCTATTAAAAATATAGCATTGATGACTGTAAGAAATATTGCTCAAGCAAATCTTTCCAAAAGAGCACAGTACACAAGTAAAAGACTTCCTCTCGAGTCAAGACCAATGTCAGTCAAATGCCTGGTTGAAAGAAAAACAACAGCAGCTTTATCTTCTGCGACATTTTCTGATCCAACATCTATAGAGCTTAGCGTTTCAGTAGAGGACTCTCCTACATCAGAGGCTCATTGGAGGCCAATACTTCCAAGCAATGCAGTAGATGTGCCTTCAGAGTTATTAATATTTGATAACTCTAATAAGAGAGCGTTTTTTAGATTTGCTCCCCTTCAGGAGTCTGTGGTTATATATAAAAATGGAGAACCAATACCATCCACATCATTCCAGGTTACTGGCACGTATGTTACTATTGGAACCCTTGATCCGACCGCAGTATACGTAACTAAATATACTCCATTGAATTTAAAAACAAGTAAAGAAATACAACTTTTTTCTGGCAGCTTAGCATCTCCTGCTTTAGTGTCATCTTCCACGATGGGTCAGTCTGGGGAGTACTTTTCTTCTATTAATTATGATATGTCAGTGCAGCTTTCGCAAAATCCTTACATTGATAGAGTAAAGTTCTCTAATGCACAATACAATATATACACGGGTACAACAACTAGTTCTAATACTAGTTTTGGAAATTTTGATTACTCAAACTATTCTCCAGTTAAAGTTATATTTGATGATGGAACAACTGCAATTAACATAACTAATTACCTATTAGACGACAATCAGGTTCCATCTTTTACTGATTCTACAAATAGTTTTTATTTTATTCATTATGATAAAACTATTATTTTTAATAAAAAACCAACTCAACCATTTAGAGTCTTGTATCATTATATTCAAGACTCTTTTAGATACAGAGTTGTATTTAGATCTTTAAATTCAACATCTGAAAATTATTCATTAGATAGAATTATATTTAAATTTTCTTGCGAAAAAGAAAATGTAATTGAAAATAAATTTATCAGATATGATAATATCTTTAAGCCAAGATTAGTGTAAGGAAACACAATGACTCAACTATCAACAGACTCTTTAGTTTATTCACAAATTGTTTCTAGTGTTCAAAAGTTTATAACATCTTATGTAGAGAATTCAAATGTTTCTCCAAAAGATTTTGACAAAGCTTATCAAGAGCTTTTATTCAAAATTAAAAGTTCTATAGGCGGTCCGGTATCTAAGTTAGATTTTTTAAATAAAGGTGATATTCCTTCTTCAGAAAGATTAAACAAATTTGTTCAACAGCTTGCTGAAGATATAAATATAATGACATACCAATTCAATAGTTTGACAGCAAGTTATATTAATTCTTTTAATATGTTAAATGAAGAAATAGAATCAGAAAAATCTTCAATAGGAAGAATAAGATCAAAAATTGGTGCGCTTGAATTATATTCAAATAGTGGCTCAAACAACATAACTTATCTTGGTGATCTATTAAATAATATGGATCTTATAGATATGAGTAAGAGCAAAAATGTTTTAGTCTGCGATGTCACAGAGGGTGTAGCTACTCTTCCTAAAAAAAATATAACAAAATGGAAATCAAAAGTTTCTTTATACAATCAAAACTATAACAATTTTGATCAGAATAGAAATACACATCCATTTGGTATATCTAATGGTCTTCCCGGCTGTAACTTTTTGTTTACACGAGAAACAGTTAACTCTATAACAAATCCATTTTTGTTTCAAAAAGATGCACTAACTGTTAAGTCTGACGTATTAAAAGTGGCAGATGAAAGCCCAATTTCATTTTTTGAATACGAGGCAGTTTCTATACCAACTAGATCAACGATCTCCGCTTCAACCACAGAACAAAGACCTGAATATGAGTTTCAGTATATTAATGGTACAAATTATCTCAACTGGGCTTCTTTTGATTCTACTAGGCCTTTAAAGATGACCGTTGAATTGACTTCAACAAAGTCTTCTGGCGAGAACATAAATTACATATCTATAATTCCATTTTTTGGTTATGACAATACTGGCATGAACGCACAGATTAAAAATGTTAAAGTTACTTCTATTCAGCTTTATAATGATACAAAAACAGAAGCTCCATATGAGCTTATTAATACAGGACCAGTTTATATAGGGGCAGATATCTCTGGTGCAAATATTAATAACTATAAAAACTATTCATACAATAAGGGTGTTTTTAGATTTCCAGAAGTTTTAGTTAACAAAGTCTACATAACATTTGAGCAGGAATCTTTTAATGATGTTCAAATAAAACATGCGTACTGGACCCCATATAGTTCTTCTAACTTCCAGAACGCAGTAGCGACCACGCCAACATGGAAAGGTCAAACACACTTTAATCCGGATGCGACTATGCCCGATAACTATGTGGCTGGATCCTTAAGATGGAATAAAGCAGCGATAGTTCCGGCTATGGATAAACCAAATGAAATTAAATCCAGAGCAACTGAGTCTGTTAGGATGGATTTAACATACGCCACAAGTTCTCAAATTGCAAACAATGTTTTAAAATTAACTAAGTCAACTACTGAGTCAGCTTTTTATAGCTCAAGAGAAGCTTTTAATGGAACAGCATATTACATATTTAGACAGGTTCCATCTATTAGTTTAACTTCAGAAATTGTAAATACTATAAAAGCTGCAATCACATCTTCAACAACTCCTGCTCCCTGCGTTTTTATACCAGAGTCTGAGTCTTTATCTAGTATAAAAATAGATGTTAGCACTGTATCAATAAGTGCTGCTCCAAATCAAGTTATAACTGTTAACACATCGGAGCCACACAACTTGTCTGTGGGAAGTTTAGTTTATTTAAAGGGTCCTGTAGAAATTGGAAATACACCAATTGCTCTTGATGCAATCTACACAGTAGCAACTCGAGTAGATTCTGACACATTTACCGTAGCTCATACTGGGACTACGCCCTTAAGTGCTGGAACATCCCCAGCAATTCTTCTTTCCTGTTTTCCCGTTTACGCCTTAGGCACTGCCTCCTCTTTGACAACAGAAGTCCAACAAAGACCTGTAACTAGAAATACATCTGAGACAGTCTGGCTTAAGAGAAATTATGAAACAATAAATGCAAAAAGAGCAAGCATAGGCGTAAGAGATATATTCTTGGGTAAAGAAACCTACTCTGAAAAAGCTGAGATAATATCAAAGCCATTCTATATTTATGACAATATAGATCTTCTTAGCCTTGAAGTTTCTGATCAAGTTCCTTCTACAGATGAATCTTCCACCAGTATAGATTACTATGTAAGTGTAGATGACGGATCAACTTGGATTCAAATTTCTCCAACTCAAAGAAATTTTGTTGGAATTCCAGAAATATTAGCATTTAATCAAAACGTGCCAAACACGAGCATACTACCTCAAATAGCATACTATAATTATCCAGAAGTTCCAAATCCAATTAAATCAATAAGATTTAGAGCAGTAATGAAAAAAGATAGAAATAGTAATGTGACTCCAATTTTAGGTTCGTATAAATTAGGAATAAGGTTTAAACAATGAGTATCGAAAGAATTCAAAAAGAAAGATTCTTAGAAACGATTTTTAAGATATATCGTTCTTTAGGTATGGAACCTAGCTACAATGATATATCTATTATATTTGGTCAATATTTTAGTCTTAATAAACCTGGAGAACCAGTACCTATTCCTTACAGTGACATGAATGCATCCAATACAATAGATGTCAACCTTCTTAATAAAATAATGTCTACCCTTTTGTATAACGTAGATGTGTTATATGATTCTTTTCATACTGATGTAGATGAACTATATTCAATTATTTCTTCTTATAAATTTAGATTAGAAAATTTAAGGAACAAAAGAGCAGAGGTAGAAAAAAGAGTAGATGACCACCTGTTCTCTATAAAGAATACGGATGGATTTTACTATAGTATTTCTAACGCTTTTAATGATTTAGATCAAACAGATATAGCATATACAGATGCCTATGTAGATACTGAGTCAAGAAAAGTTACTCTTCCAAAGATGTCTTCTGGATTGTTTAACTATGTAGGAAATATTCTTAGCACTACACAATCAGCAGAGGTGGCTATATTTTTTGATGGAGAAAGACGAGACCTTCGTCAAGGGGTTGACTTTAGTAATGTTTTTAACGGATTAAATAATTCGCAATGGAATTATGTGGCGCAAGATGGAACCAACGGTCACAAGTCAAACTCAATAGGTTTGTGTACATTGAAGGTAAGCGTTCCTGTATCTTCTCTGCAGTCTGCTGGAATCTCTGTAGTAGAAGGAAAAATTATTTCAAGAAAAGCTGTAGACATATCAGTTATTGTTAATGATGCGGTATCTAATTCTAATTCATTATATTTTTCTAAAAATGGATCTACAGATTATGATGTTTTTTCTTTTAACTTTGAACCAAAATCAACTTCAAGAGTAGACATATTCTTTGCTAAAGCAGAACCAGATTATGTAATTACAGAAGAAAATCAAACAAAAAGATATGTGTATGAATTTTGCATAGACGAATTGGTTATTGCTGCACCGTACTATGACTCGTCTGCAACCTATTATAGTAATAGAATGGAAATTGTAGATAAGAAGAATGAAAACTTAGTCGTTGATGCAGTGATGTTGGAGACTAATGATCAGGTCCCTGCGGGTTGTGCAATTAATTACTACGTCGCAGAAGATAATGGATCACAGCAAGATGTTAGACTTCTCAATTGGACAGCAATATCTCCCACTACAACAGCAGCATCTTCAGAAGAAAATATAGTTAGATTTAATGGAACAACACAAATAGCAATGACTGTAGCTGATCCAACTAATAGTTCTATATTGCCGACGGATCAATCTTTTATTAGAATACCAAGAACATCAACTTATTTAAATCCGATACCTAATTATTTTTATCAAAATGATTCCAACAATATAGGTTTTAATCTCTATAGATTTGCAAAGTTTCCTGATGGAGTCAATCCAATAAATCCATACATCTTAGAGAACGTAAGTAGTAATCAATTAAAAATAAACTATGTACAGGGAACATCCTTAGACCAGTCCTCCTGGCAAGAAATATTAGCAGGATATAGAACTGATGTTGTGGTAACAAGTGATCAAGCAGATATAAATTCTACTGATACACTATTCTCTGGCAATAACATACCCAATGGAAGCATTAGGCTATCAACTAATGTCTATGCGGACACTGACGCTCTTTATAATAAGAGATTCTTAAAGAACGCAGACGCCCAATATTGGGATGTTAACATATTCTTAAACGGAAGACAGTTAGCAAGAATTGAGCCTGGTGTTCTTTCATCTTCTATTACCTGGAATTTTAACAGAGGAGAAAACTCAATTGTTATTATCATCAACAAGTCCGCGAATGTTACTAGCAGTTCTACAACCTTCCAGGGAAGCATATCTTTAATGGAAGGAATGTCTATTTCCAATACCGTTGGTTTAAAGGCCTATCAAAACTATTTATTTGCTGTTAAAGTAGAAGACTTAAGAAGACTTTATTCAAATACAGATAACGTTTTTTCAATTATTAATAGAGAAAATACAAACGAAATAGTTTATAGAAGAACACAAGAATTGTCAGCTGGAAGTGTGGTTAATTATCTTCAAAACATAGATAATGGAATCACCGGATTAAGAGTCAGAGCAGATCTCTCAAGAGGACAAAGCGCATACTCAAGTCCAGCAATAGTATCTTACAAGTTAAAATTTAGACATTAGGAAATGTGATGACAAAAAGTTATTCAGAAGAAAATAAAAGAGAAACAATTCACGAGCCAAATTTGTCTAGACAAAGACTTCCGTTTTTGGGTCCTATCCCCTCGCACATACTTAATTTATATCAGGATCAATTTATTGTTGACTCATCAAGATTAAATGATAGGGCAGATGAGCTAACTGATATGCTGTACAATCTTTCAGTCGACTATTCAAGTGATTTTAACTTGGCTACACCAAACCAGTACGTAGATCAAAGCATAGATGCTACGCTATACTTTAATTACATTAATTACGATAGAGAATTAGAAGATTATACATTTTCTTCTTCAACTCCATACTATGAAGATTCTTTAATCTTTAACAAGTACGGAATTAACGCAGCAGCATTAGCTTTGTCTCAACATAAGATTAAAATTTTAGAAGATTTAATAGGAAAAAAGGAATAAAAAGTGTCAGAATTTATATATACAGAAAAGAAAAGCCAGCAATATCATGGTCCTATTTCCAGCTCAGACTTTAACCAAAGAATAGAAGAAAACTATTCAGACTTACTCTATCTATACAACAAGTATGGTGTGTTGGATAAGAAGGTTTCTGAAATTATTGAAAGAGTTATTAAGGAGAATTTATTCTTGTCAGCAGCAATACAAGATATTCTGGACAGAATAAGAGCAATTGAAAGCAAGAACACTAATCAAATTTCTTTATACACCAAGTCTCAAATAGACTATACTCCATTCATTGGCACCCAGTATGCTGTTACAGCAAGCGAAGCCTTAGATTACAATGAGTATTATAATCAACTTACCTTACCAAAAGTCACTGGCTCTTCATTTTCTAAAATAAAGTTTATCAATGCAGAGCATGGTCAGGTAATCCCAGACTTCTTGGAAACAAGAATAGACAACTCTTTAGCTGGAGGAGATAGCGCTGGAGCTGTCATTGACACTACTCCAGTGCAGAACGCTTTCCTAGATCAGCCAGACAAGGTATGGAGAAGAAACGTTATATTAAATGAAGCAAACCCATTGGGCGTTAGCATGTACCTTTACATTAAGATACCTTCAGGCTCAATAGGTTCATCCTTAGCCAACTGCATTAAGATGACCCCTTATCCAGCAAATGGTGTAGACATTGTTAGAGTTGAGTATTCTACTAAAGCAAACCCAACTTTATCAGATAAAGATGAGTACAGACCACTTAACCCTGGCTACTATGACGAGCAATACGATGCGGTAGGAAAAGTTGCGCCAGGTGGCTGGCAGACTTTTGGTTCCGATATAATTCAAAATGCTGGTCCAGTTAACTTCTTGTTTGCAGAGACTTCCGTTACCGCAGTCAGAGTCCTTTTGAGACAAAAGAACTATGTTATTGAAAACAATAAGTACGTCTATACTTATGGTCTATCAAATATAGATGTAAGATATGACAAGTATCTACCAACTGGTAAAGCATTTATTAAATTTAACGCTCCAGCAGGAAAAACGATTAATGAAATTACAAATGTATCACCAAAAATATATAATGTTTCTCAGTCGTTGGTTTCTCAAATATCTAGCTACAGAGTGTTTTATCCAAATGGCTCAACCTATAGCCCTAATTCGAACACGGGATCCTCAAATTTAGTTTACATTGAGTTAACTCTCAATATGCCAGACAATAAGATCCCAGTAGTTGTCTCAGATATCATTGTTCAAGCTGATTATAACCTGTAGTTCCTTGTAAAAAAGTCTTAATCTTTTTACTATATAAGCATAATGTTTCTATAAGGAGAGCAAAATGACTACTTTCTATGAAGGCCCAAGACCAGTTCTCAGAGGTGTAAACACCAATGATATGGTCAATCCATACACTACCATGACAGGTAAGGCCAAAGGAAAAGGCACCTACTCGTACTACCCGCTGTACAATACAACCCAGGTGCTCACAGGAGCACCAGATAGACACCACGTACCCGGTACAGGCTACTTCCCTGGCGACGTGTTTATGTCACAGCTTTTTAATGGCACAAGCCTTTACATACACCCTCTGTCTGGAACCTTTGCTGATGGAACTGCCACCTACGATGGTGTTAGATTCCGTCCAATGGAATACAAGGGCCTTGCAGCTGTTAGAGCTTTCCCATCTTCTTTCGGTCACGCTGAAAGAGAAAATGAGTACAAAGTTAGACAGTATAGTTTCAAAGGCATTGATGCAGCAAGAGCCCTTAATGCACCAGGTCATGGCCCAAGAACCGAAGCACAGGGCGCCCCAAGTACCTTTGGTGTCTTTAGACCAGATGAGGTTCAGGGCGTAGCTAGTGCTAAGATATTTACTGACAACTACGGCCAAGCTAACACAACAGGTGAATATGGAAGATACAAAGTCCAAGAGTGGAAAGGCGTTGCCTCTTCAAAAGCTCTCTAATTATTATTGTTCTCCAATCTCTTTAGAAAAGGACAATAGAATAACAGGAGCCTATGCTTGGGTGGCACTCGCAGCTTTCGTTGTAGCATACGACTCTTATGCTATTGGCACAAAAAAAGCAGAGACTCTAACTAGATATTTTTGGAGATCAACAGAAGATCCAAAAAAAAGTATTCTTCCACTAGCCAGTTGGGCAGTTATTACAGCCCATCTTCTGATTGAAAAGAATATTAGAAGAAAAAAATTTGGAGAACAAAAACAATAACATCGTGATATACTCTTTCTATGAGCATTCAACATTCCCGCCCCATTGAGGGCGGGAATGGTTTTTTTACCAGACAGTTTTATATCTTTAGATAAAGATACAGAGGATTAATTATGTCTATACAATCAGTGGAAGCACTGGCAGCAAACGGAACCATGTCATTTGACTTAGCAGAAAAGTATCTCAATATTTATATTGGCGAAGCTGACTGGAAGGAAAAGATAGGACAGCTTTGGACCGTTCAAAAGAAAAAAATAGGCGATGAACAAAAAGCAAAAGAGTTCATTAAAAAATCAGTAGCTTGCGCATGCCTTTCACCTGTTATTAATAAGGCAGTTATTCCGGATGAGAAACATGTTCTTCTTTTTTGGGTCAGTGGCTGGCCACAGTTTAATGAAAGAGATTGGTTTGATCTCTTGAGAGAAATAGCTAAAAAAGATTTAGAGATAGAAAGATATAGAAAAGCTATATTTTCTATGGGAATATTTGAACAGATAGACATGTCCCCCTTGACAAGACAAGCTTATAATTGGCTATACGAAAAAATGGAAAAAGAATCTTTTTCAACTGATGAGAAGAAAACAGAAGCAATAGAAAAAATAAAAAATTTAGTAAAGATATACGGAGGTGCAGTCATCTGCAATGTCTTTACTAACTATCATCTCAACATAGAAAAAGTTTTGAACTGGAGAAGCGGATATTTCATTGAGAAAGAAATTCATAAGGTATACTCAATGGAACAGATAATAAAGATCAAAAAAGCCGAGATGGCAAAAACAAACCCTAACTACATAAAGACACTAATTAATAAATAAGGAGAAATTTAAAATGTCCACAGAATCAATCACACCAGAAGCACCACAAGTTATTAAGTTATCAAGTATGTTCTCTTTTAAAATTAGTGATGACTTTATAGAGTCATACAGATCCAAGAAGGCCCCCTTTGGTTACAGAGATGCAGCAGGTAATTCCGTTGGGGAAATTACATTCTTGCGCACGTACTCAAGACTCAAAGAAGACGGCACCAAAGAAACCTGGGCAGACGTTTGTGAGAGAGTTATTAACGGCATGTACTCTCTGCAGAAAGATCACTGCAAGAAGAGTCGCCTTCCATGGAATGACGTAAAGGCTCAGGCTTCAGCAAAGGAAGCTTTTGATCGATTGTTCAATCTTAAGTGGACACCACCAGGTCGTGGACTTTGGATGATGGGAACACAGATTGTTAACGTCCACAAGAACTCAGCTGCACTGCAGAACTGTGCTTTTGTTAGCACAGCAGAAATGACAAAGCTCAATCCATCTAAGCCTTTCAGCTTTCTTATGGAGGCCTCAATGCTTGGTGTTGGAGTCGGTTTTGATGACAAGGGAGCAGATAAAGATTTCACAATATATGAACCAAGTAGAGCAGCAATTGTAGATGTTATCGCTGACGATCGTGAAAGCTGGGCAAGAGCTACTGGCGATTTAATTAACTCATTTTTAAAGCCAGATCAAAACCCTATTGAATTTGACTACACGCTTATTCGACCATTGGGTAGTCCAATCAAAACATTTGGAGGAACAGCATCTGGTCCAGCTCCTTTGATTAAATTGCACAATGCAATTAGAAAGATATTCTTGGGTCGTGCAGGTCAGAAGTTGACCAGAAAAGACATAGCTGACATAGGCAATCTAATTGGTGTCTGTGTAGTTTCAGGAAATGTAAGACGATCAGCAGAACTTCTTATTGGTAGAATTGACGATCAAGATTTCCTTAACTTAAAAAACGCTGAAGTTTTTCCAGAAAGAAACTCATATGATTCAGAAAACCCAGGTTGGGGTTGGATGTCTAATAACTCAGTAGAAGTTTCTGTGGGCCAAGATCTTTCTCCTATCGTTGATGGTATCGCTAGAAATGGTGAGCCAGGTGTTATTTGGATGGACATGTCTCGCAAGTACGGACGCCTTGCCGATCCAGCTAACAATAAAGATCATAGAGTAGCAGGCTTTAATCCATGTGCTGAGCAGTCTCTTGAATCCTACGAATGCTGTACATTGGTAGAAACTTACTTGGGTCGACATGATTCATTAGAAGACTATAAGAGAACGTTAAAGTTTGCATATCTCTATGCAAAGACCGTAACCCTGCTTCCAACTCACTGGGAAGAAACCAATGCGATCATGCAACGCAACCGACGCATAGGCACTTCGATGTCTGGAGTGGCAGACTTTGCAGACACAAATGGCATGCCAGTGCTTCGTGACTGGATGGATCAGGGTTACAAAACAGTCCAAAGATATGATAATATTTATTCTGAGTGGCTTGGTGTGCGTGAGTCAATTAAGATGACAACCGTAAAGCCATCAGGTACTGTATCAATCCTTGCTGGACAGTCTCCAGGAGTTCACTGGACACCAGGTGGAAAGTACTTTAACCGAGCAATCAGATTCTCAAATGAAGACCCAATGCTGCCACTGTTTAAGATGGCAAACTATAGAGTAGAGCCAGCATCTGAATCTCCTGACACAACTTCAGTTGTTTTCTTCCCGATTCAATCCGATGCAAAGAGAGCAGAGCGTGATGTAACAATCTTTGAAAAGATGTCGCTAGCTGCTGTTGCTCAAAGATATTGGTCAGACAACTCAGTATCCGTCACAGTATCTTTTGACCCAGAAACAGAATCTCAACACGTTGGGACAGTACTGCACATGTATGATGGTCAGTTAAAGACAGTGTCATTTCTTCCTTCAGGAAATATGATTTACCCTCAAATGCCGTATACGCAAATAACAGAAGAAGAATATAAGCAGGGTTCGATGGATTTGTTTCCAATTGACTTCTCAGGGGTGTATGCTGGAATGGCAGCAGATGCAATTGGAGAATCATACTGCACAACAGATGCATGCGAAATAAAGCTCATTAAAGATAATCAATAGGAAAACATGTCAGACTTTGAAGAAGAAGACATTAATAAAATGTTTTCAGAGATAATGAATTCTGCAACAATTGATGGACAAGGAAAATTGTCAGATGAATCGATTGTTGACCCTAAGTATCTTTTAGTTATTCAAGAATCATTAATGGATTGTCTGCTCTCTATTAATTCCATGATATATCGATGCTACGCAGACGCTGATTTTGTCCCGCCACAAGATACAGAAAACTTTTTAGCATCTTTGTATCAGGCTTCAGAAGATTTTTTTGTTCACATGTCAAAGAATGATGATATAATGGAAGCTCTAGAGGTTGAACTTCTCCTTTTAGGAGACGAAGACGAAGACGAAGAGGATGAAGAGTACTAAAATGTCTTATGATAAAAATATGATTAATGTTTTAGATAAAGGATATGTAAGATTGGTTGACCACATGGGAAGCGATCTTTCTGTGGCTAATGCAGCCAGAGCATCTTTTGCAAAAGAATCAAAGGAGTTTAGCACACAAGATGCTAGACTAATAAACTTCTTAGCTAGAGAAAATCATATGTCACCTTTCCGTCACGCTTTTTTGACTTATGAATTTAAAGCTCCATTAATGGTAGCTCGACAGCACTGGAAATACGTTGTAGGATCTGATCATACAATGGACTCTTGGAATGAATCTTCAAGAAGATATGTAACGATGGATCCAGAGTTCTATATTCCAACCTCAGAAGAATGGAGACTTGCTCCAGAAGACAAGAAGCAAGGCTCTCAGGGTTTAACTGATCCATTTACCGGAGCAACACTCTCCCAAGAGCTAATGGCATATGCAGAAAAGGGTGAAGCATTATATAATATGGCAATGCAAAATGGAATTGCAGCAGAACAGGCAAGACTATTTCTTCCAGCTTACGGAATGTATGTAGTATATAGATGGTCATGTTCCTTGCAGTCAGTAGCTCTTTTCTTGACTCAAAGATTAGCTGAAGACTCGCAGGTTGAAATTCAAAAGTATGCAGCTGCTATAAAAGATTTGACACAGCCACTGTTCCCAATATCTTTTAAGTCTTTAGTTCCAGAAGGAATCTTGTGATAAGTACAATACTTTTTGTTGTAGCTTTTTCTTTTTTGTTAAACTGGTGTATAAGTTTGCAGATCTTAGCGCAAACAGAAAAAGAAAATAGAACACGAATAATAGCTATAGGAATGTCTATAGTTGTTGGAATTACAATAGGCTTAATCGCACTTCAGTAGCATGTTAACAAACAAAGACATTAAGTATATGAAGCTATGTAGATATATAGCAAATACTTTTTCAACTTGCGGAAAAAAGAAGTACGCAGCCGTTATCTTGGATATTAATAATCATGTTATTGGCATGGGCTACAATGGTGGACCCAGTGGCATGAATCACTGTGAGGATGGTGGCTGTCCAAGATTCTTGGAAGACTCAAGTGCAGGCTCTATATATGACAATTGCATTGCTGTTCATGCTGAGCAAAATGCGCTTCTGCATTGCAATTATAGCTCTGGACCAGATAAAATATATGTTAATGGACCTCCGTGTTTTACTTGCGCTAAGCTTATAGCGAATAGTACAATCAAAAATGTATACTACATCGCCAATGATGAATACAAAAATTGGCCTATGGTATTAGAGTTCTTAAATAAATGTAATATCAATATCAATAAGGTAGAAGAATGGCAGCTGGAAAATTAAATTACATAGTAACATACGAAGGATTAAGCCAAGTGTTTGGTTGTGCTTCTAAGAAAATTGCACTAGAATCTCCACCACCAGAAGGGTATTCCCTAGAAAGCAAAAAGGTCTTGTTCATTACATTTGAGCCAGACAAAAATAATTTATGCGTATATGAAGTACCAAAAGAAGAAGTACTTAATGCAGAGTTAAAAAAGAAAAAGAATGACAATGAGTAAAAAGCAAAATCAAAAAAAGAAAATTACGATTAAAGTTTTACCTGGACAAGCAGTCTATGTAGCCAATGTTTCTAAGCTAGAACATATTTCGGAATTATATAGATCAATGTCTGACCAATCTGAAACACAAGAAGAAAAACAATCTTGGTTAGAAGTTTCGCAAGAAATAAATAAAGCTATATTTGAAACACATTTTATCCCAGAAGAAAGCTACGAAGATGAAGAATGGTAATCTCAAGATAATTCTTTCTATGCTAGCACTTGGTTATTTGGTTGGAGCTAGTGCATCAATCTCAAAAAAAAGAATTGAGAAGATGAGCTACAGCAAGAGTGATCAGTACATTAATAGATTAAAAGAGTTCTTTTTTGATGATTATCCAAAAGCCATAAAAAGATATTCGCAATATGTTCAATCAGGACTGTCACCAGAGGCAGCATTTGATATAATAGTAGGACCAATGCAACTCAGCACACTAACAATTGGAGAGATGAATGATTGACCTATGCGTTGTTAATCACAATACAAGACCACAGCTACAGAGATTTTTGGACACTCTGCATTCTGACATACTAAGTCCAAATGGCGCGCTCGTAAAAAATTGGAATCTTTATATTACAGATAATGATTCAACAGATGATATTATTCCATGGATCAGAGAGAACGAAGAGCGTTATTTAATTGATAGATTTTATCTAAGAAAAAACATAGGCTACTCTTCAGCTATTAACATGATGGCTAGTAAAAGTTCATCAGAAATTGTTGGAGTACTCAATGGTGACGTTTGGATGACTAATCAAGATTGTTTGGATATAGAAAAGATATTTGCAAATAATCCAAATATTCATATTCTTGGACCTAAGCAACGAGATGAAAACGGTCTAATTACACATGCAGGAATAGTCGGAACTAACACAGCTCCAAAACACAGAGGCTGGAGACAAGAGGATCCCGAAGATGTTCTATACAAAGATCAGATAGATTGTGTGACTGTTTCTGGCTCCGCCTACTTCGTAAGAAGAGATGTATGGGATGCTATGACTAACAATGAAAAGTACAGAGAGCTTTATCCAGATGCAGTAGGAGCCTTTCTTCCAACTCCACATTACTATGAAGAGACTTGGTGTTCTTACTTCGCCAGACATCTTGGCTACAACGTAGTCTATGATGGTTCGGTTTCAATTGGGCATAGCTGGCACGCTTCAACACCAAAACCTGGAGAAGGTATCAGTCATGCTGACAAATACTTTCCAATAAGTAGAGAAATTTTTAGAAAAGCATGTGACTACATGGGAATAGAAAGAGATTAAAATGACACAAAAATTAAACCCTTGGATATATAACGCAGAAGTTAAAAAAGTAGTTGATGGTGATACCTTTGATATTGTAATTGACCTTGGTTTTGATACTCTCAAAAAAGGAAGAGTTCGTCTTTATGGAGTAAACACTCCAGAGAGTCGCACCTCTAATTTGGAAGAAAAAAAAATGGGTCTTGCAGCAAAAGAGTTTACAGATCAATGGTTGACATCCTCTAATCATAAGGTTAAGATAGAAACAATCATTGATAAGAATGAAAAGTATGGCAGAGTATTGGCTAAAGTTTGGAACGATGCCGGAGCCTGCCTTAACGATGATATAATTGCATCAGGTCTTGCTAGAGAGTACTTTGGCGTTGGCGATAAAACATTTCAGGAATTTAAGAAAGATAAATAAATGCAAACCTTCTTGCCATATCCAGATATTACTGAGTCTGTAAAAGTTTTAGACTATCGTCGGTTAGGAAAACAACGCGTTGAGACTTTTCAGGTACTAAACATTTTGCTTGATAGAACGCCAACAAAAGGATGGAGAAACCATCCCGTTACACGCATGTGGACCGGATATGAAGAGGCACTAAAGCTTTATCAGAACTACACTATAATGGAGTGGATAAGTAGAGGGTATAAAAATAATATGAAGTTTGAAGTAATAGATCATAAAAATATTATTTACCCAACTTGGTTTGGCAACGAAGAATTTCATAGATCGCATAGATCGAATTTACTAAGAAAAGACTATGAGTACTATTCTCAGTTTTTTGAAGAACCATCTGATTTAGAATACGTTTGGCCAGCATGAGTATTACCGTATACCTAGCAGGTGCTATGGATTATGTTGGAGACTACGCTAAGGGTTGGAGACAAGAAGCTACATTCATGTTGTCTCAACGTGGTTACAAGGTGTTAGATCCAACTTCTATTCCTGAGGATTACAGCATATCTGCAAATGAGATTGCAGAAAAAAATCTCTTTATGCAGAAGAAATCAGATTTACTTCTGGTAGAATACATGTTAGAAAACAGAGCTTATATAGGAACAGATTTTGAAATGGCTTGGGCCAAAATGAATACTCAACCAACAATAGTTATGTGTTCTAATCAAAATAAAGATCGTCCATATATGAAATATATGGCCACAAAGCTTGCAGACAATCTGCAGGATGCTATAGAATATATAGCAGTACATTATCCAACAAAATAATAAAAGGAAAACAAAATGTCAGAAAATAAGTTCAAGTACTTTGCTGTTACTACAACCACTTTGGTTAAGGCAAACAACAAGGCTGATGCACAGAAGGTAGCCATGGGTCGTCGCAACACAGATGGCGAGCTTTTGTTCAAGTCAACCGACATTGAGCGTATTTCATCCATCGAAGCTCATGAGCAAATCGCAGAGCTCACAGCCTAATAGCTGATAGTAATTATTATCTTCCTGGGGGGGCCGCTTATAGTGGTCTCCCCAGTTTGATTGAAAAGGTATTTATGATAATTGCACAAATGGTCGGCAAAAATGAATCTTCCAGATTTTTGGAAGACGTTTTGTCTAGACTATCCAAACAAGTAGACAAAATTGTCTTTACAGATGACTGTTCTGAAGACAATACAGCAGAGATAGCTGGAAAGTACGCAGAAGTATTCTCCACTAAAGAAACAATGTTCACAAAACATGAGGGACATTTAAGATCTATTGCATGGTCACACTTAGAAAAGATTGCAAAACCAAATGATTGGATTGTAGCTATTGACTGTGACGAAATGCTTTACCATGAAGACGGAGTACAGCTTAGTGACGTTCTTAGACAGTCAGCTTATGATGTAGTCAACGTTCGCTTCTACCACATGTGGAACGAACAGCAGTATAGAGTAGATAAATTATGGGCACCAAATAATAGTTCAAGAATTTTTAGATTTCAATCTGGTGGAACTTTCTTTGATAGAAAACTTGCTTGCGGATCTGAACCAACCTATGTTGTAGATTTAATTAGAAGAAGAAACTATTGGACTCATTCTGGATTAATGATGAAGCATCTGGGATATATAAAAGATGAAGACAAAGTAGCCAAGCACGAGAGATACATGTCTCTTGATAAAGGTGAGTTCCATAATATAAAGCATATTGAATCTATCGTTGACCCTAATCCCGTACTAATGAATTGGAATATTAATGAAAACTTATAATACAAAACAAACAATAATTAAAGTAACAGAGATGCTAGAAAAGAAAAAGCGTTTTGCATTTGTTACATACACAAGATCAGCATTCTTTTCTGTCCTAGGAGACATCAAGGGAGACAAGAAGCCACCTAAGCACTTTGTTCAGGCAACATTAAGAAGCTTAACTCTTAGCGACAATAACTACATTTCAGCTACTCAACCAGATTTTATTGAATCGCATGGTCATAAGTTTGGTAAGTTAGGAATTGCGGATAAAGCTTTTTATGACGCTGGATTTTTAGAAACATATATTAATGAAAAGTATGACATCTTTAAGACCTTTATGGGATATTATTTCAAGCACAATAAAGTTTTAGTTGTGTCTTTTCAACATAAATCAAATATTGGAAAGTTTTTTTCAAAGGACTCAGCATTTATTAATGTTCCATATAATGATTTTTATGATAAGCTAGATTCTGTAGTAGCACAGATTACAGAATTTGAAGGCGAATACGACACTGTTGTGTTAGACTGTCCAATGTTTGGTGCAGCATTAGCTCCAAAGATTTGGGAGAGCACAAAGATGTCCATCTTAGACATGGGCAAGACTCTAACGGTAGCAAGAGCAGCTGATAGAAATCGATAGGTAATAAGTTGAAAAAGTGGGAACATAATCAAGATGACGATGAGTTTCTCACAGACCTTTTGTTTGAAAGCACTTTGTCTTTAACCGACATAGCCAAAGAGCTCGATGTTAATGTCAATCAATTAAACAAAAGAATAAATCAACTAGGTCTTTCTTGGATAAAGGAAAGACACAAGAAAATGTCCAGAGGTCAGACAGCTCTAACTCTAGTCATGAAAAAACTTCTTCCTGGTGAAATTATAATAAATGAACACCATTTAGGAGATAGACTAAAGTTAGATGTCTACTGCCCAAAGTATAAATTAGCTGCTGAGTACCATGGTAGGCAACACTTCTATTACACTCAGAGATTCTTTGAATCTAAATATGATTTTGAAGAAGCACAAAAAAGAGATCAAAAAAAGATAGACAAGTGTAAAGAGCTTGGAATAGCGTTGGTTGTTTTTAGATACAACGATAAACTAACAGAGCAATCTGTCTATGATAGAATGATAGAAGTCATCAGAAATGCTGATCCAGTTGAATCAGCTCCAGTAAAAAAACGTAGTGCCAAAGATAATCCAGCTTACATTCTCGCCAAGCAACGCAACGCAGAGATGAAGAAAGCTTATTATAAAAAAATGAAAGACAAAAAGAAAAATGATTCATGATGATAACGCAGAAGAAGTTGTCAAAGAATTTCCTGTTGAGTATCAGATATTTGCTCTGAGCCTTAGACAAGAGGGTGCAGTAGAGTATTTTGATACTAATCTTCCAGAAGATATTGTTGGAACAATACATGGTCAGACAGGAATAAATGAGTTTTATAGAGCAATAATTGGCTACCATCATGCTACTAAGCTTAATGTTGTAGACCCTGTTGCCTTTAAAGTCTGGCTTGAATCAGAAACAGATATTTATTCTGCATTGGGTGGAACTTCCGGTGTCGACACCATGATGGAAATTCTAATGTCTATCAATCTATCTACACCAGATTCTATCACAAAGATTGTAAAGCATAAAGCTAACAAGAGAAAGCAGCTCGATTATTTACAAGAGCTACAAATACTAATTACACAAAAGGGCGAGAAGACACCAAAAGATCTTGCAAGAATAGCTCAAATTACTTCTGAGATTAAAGACCTAGAAGGAGAGCTAAACTACAATCCTTTAGACAGTGTTAGTACAGCAAATGATATATCCAAAAGAGCTGAAGACCTTTTAGAAATTCCAAACTTTCTTCCTACACAATATAAGTCATTAAACAGAGCAATGGGATATACCGATGATGGAGGATTCTTTAAGGGAGCGGTCCATGCTATCATTGCCCCATCAGGAAAAGGAAAAAGCACATTTGCTAAATGCCTAGTTAATAACTGGGCAGACCAGGGATATAGGGTTCTCTTTGTTAATTTTGAAGAAGCCATATCTCATTGGGAGAGAGTCTTAATGACTCAGATAATTGGAAAGAATGTCTACAAAGAATCTATAAATTGGACACCAGAACAAAAAGAATATAACCTAAAAATATTTAAAGATAAACTTGAAGAGTGGGGAGATCGTTTTATGGTTAGACACGATCCAGAGACTCCTTACTTTGAGGATCTAGAAAGATGGTTGAGAGACATTACTGGAAACAATGAAAGACTTCCAGACGTTGTTGTAATCGACACGATCCAATCTATGTTTACCAGAGGAGGAAAGGGCAAGCCTCGATGGGGAGAATTTGAGGAGATGATGGTTCGTCTAGAGAAACTTGCTAGAGACATGAATTGCGTTCTCATCATTACTGCTCAGGAAAACTCTAATAGAATGAAAGAAAAAAGAGAAGTAGTTCAACAATCAGATACTGGTGGATCCCTTGCTATCCAGCAGAAGTGTGCTGTAACAATATTTATTACTGAAAAGAAGTTAATGTCTGGAGATGATTCAGAAGATGACAATATCATGCAGCTGCAGATACCTAAAAATAGAATTACTGGTTCAACATTTGTGTACGATTCTCCTCTTGTTAGATATGTTGATGAGAAAAAAACCTACGAAGAGTACGAAGCTATTACGGAAAAAGACTATAATAGAGATGTCGACTTTGATGTTGACGATCTAGTAGAAAAGATGAAAGTTATATAATATGGACAAGATAACCGTTAAGCAGTTAAAAGATTTTCAAATTTGTGGCAGACTGTATGACTATAGACATAACGAAAAGCTTTCAGAAAAAATAGGGAGTAGAGAAATATACTCTCAAAGATTTGAGAACACATTAAAAAGTGTAGTTAACTTTTATTTTTACAAAAAGCAGTCTGGATCAGCACCATCATATTCTTCACTATTAAATAGGTGGGAGAAGTTATGGTACCCCAAGGATACAACAGCCTATGACATAACACATGAGCAGCACGAAAGCCTGTACGGCAATAACGCAAGCCTTACAAGCAAAGCAGCTGCAGCTCTTTTAGGAATATCTGAAAACTTTTCTGATAGCTCAATTATTCCAATTGCCATAGAAGAAGATTTTTTTATTCCAATTAACGACTCAATAGCAATCCACGATAAATTTGACTTGATCTATTACAAGGATGGAAAGATATATGTTATTAAATGGGTTTTTAACATTAAGTTTAAAAAAGAATATCTTTATACTCATGATTTTGCTATCTTAAATATGGGGTACTGGAGTAAGTATGGCTTAAAGATTAAGACAACTGATTTTGGATATTATGATCTATTAAATCCTAAACCCAATTTTACTCAATTTGAAATTAAAAAAGAAGATGTAGAAACCGTAAAAGCCTGGTGTGATTCTATGGCAACTGAAAAACTTTTTCTTCCCAAAAGAGGAATGATTTCGTATTGCAATTCTTGTCCTTTTGATTCCCCTTGTTCAAAATGGAACATTAACATGAAGAAAGAAAGTCAGAATAATGGCTAAGAATATATTGGACCAAATACTTTCTGACAAATCAAAAGTTGTCCACAAGAACGAGGAAGATAAAATACTAAAGCCTTTGTTAACAGAAATAGATTATATTTTTGATGAAGGAATTAAGTCTTTCGTAAGATCAATTCTCTTAAGATCAAAAAGTATTTGGGTAATTCCTTCTAGTTTTTCTGGAAAGTATCATCCAATGGATGAGCACAACGAAGGTGGTAATCTACTGCACACTCAGAGAGTTGTGCGTGCCGCAAAATTAATGTGTGAGTCATACTCTTTAGGCAGAGAAGATACTGACATAGTTCTAGCTGCTTGCTTGTTGCATGACGTAACAAAAGGTATAATGGTTGATGGAGAAGATTCTTTTCATTATGACCCCATGCATCCTTACACTGTTGGCAGATTAGTTAAGAAGTGTCAAGAAGATGATGTGAAGTTTGCTTCTGAGTCACAGTCTTCTACTGTATTTTTATCAGAAGATATTGTTCAGTCAATACTTAGATTGGTACGTTGTCATTTAGGACCATGGTCACCAGTGCCAGAAACTATACCCATTACTTATATGGACATGATAGTACACATGGCAGATAATATTGCCTCTAAGCTACACTACATAGTTGATGGAGAAAATGTAATTGAGAAAAGATGGATTCTAAATAATGATGAATGAACAGGATGAAAGACTTCTAAAAAGATTTACTGCCATTAAAAAGATGGAATATTTCATAGAAGAATCTGTATACTATAGAACTCACTCTGAAGATATATCAATATTAAATAGAAAAATACTCTGGAATCCTGAATCGAATATCAACTCAACAAGATTATATGAAGATAGAAGCTGAAGAAAATAAATTTTTATCACAATGGAAACATTATGAGGTAGCACGATTCGTGCCAAACTTAAATAGGGTAATAAGAGACAAAAAGAATAACATGCCACTAATGTTATTAGAACATGAAGTTATTGATTACTCAAAAGCAAATGACAATACAGGAATATATACATCCGTTTTTGCGTACAACTCAACAGATATAGATTCTGCAGTTAGATTTGGCCCTCTTTATTTTGACCTAGATAGCTCCGACTTAGAGCTCGCTAAAGAAGATACGATTAAATTGTATGAAGAACTCAGTAAATATATTCCGAGTGAATCAATTTTAGTTTTTTTTACTGGCAAAAAGGGTTTTCATATTGAGTGTGAGCCTATAGCAATTGGAATTAATCCCAGTAATGATCTAGCTAAAATATATAGATATATAGCAAATGACATAAAAAATAAACTTTCTCTTCAGACATTAGACTTTAGTGTTTATGATCCAAGAAGAATGTGGAGATACCCAAACTCCAAACATCAGTCCACTGGACTGCACAAGGTTTTATTAAACTCATGCAACTCTGATAATCTTTTGTTTAAAGATACAAAAGATATTTTAGAGTATGCTGCTAAGCCTCAGTCTTTAAAAGTATGTGAACAATCTTTTAACTACAAAGCTAATGAATGGTATAGAAACTACACATATCTTATAGAAGAAGACTCTAAAAGAAAAGACGATCCTTTAGAATATTTTAACAAATATGGATCAACTGCTTTTAAGAATGTTGCCGAAACAAAAAAGGTCTTTGATAAAAAGATGCTGCTTTCTCGCTGTTCTGCAATAGGTAGACTTTATGAACAGGCAAAAGAACAACACTCTCTTGAGCATGAAGCGAGACTGTTTTTGTGCTCGGTTCTAACGTATACAGAAGATTCAATAAAATTTCTTCACGAGATACTCAGCAATTGTCATGATTATAATTTTGAAAAGTCATCTGCTCACATCAATGACTGGATAAAAAGAAGACAGATGGGCGTAGGGGGAAGACCCTATACCTGTGAAAGAGCTAACTCTGTTGGCGTTGGATGCGGAGCTTGTTCTCTGGATCAAAAAAATAAATGGGTTAAAGTTGGAAACAGATACATAGAGACACAAGAAAAGTCCTCTCCTTCTCCCATTAGGTTCGCATATAGAAGTATGAAAGAAGATGAAAACAATGGTCAACAATCCTGATGATGTTATTGGTGTTTGTTCTGAATGCAAATCAGATCAGCCAATGAAATATATGGAAAGCAATCCCTTTGCACAAAATGGAACAGCAGTACCGTGCAAGTACTGTGGAGGAATTGTTGTTATTACTTATAGGGAAATAAGAGACACTTCATTAAAGCAGGCGGATAGAGAACGAGGACTCTAGTGAAAAACTGGACCAACTTACATAATCATACAGTATTTTCTATGCTGGATGGTCATGGTGATGTTTATAAATATTTAGAACGAGCTAAGTCACTTGGAATGACAGGGCTTGCTACGACTGACCACGGAAACATTCACTCTTGGCTTGACTTTTACGACGCAGGCAAAGCTGCCGGTGTAAAACCAATCCTTGGTTCAGAGTTTTATCAGGCAAGAAAGACAAGATTTGACAGAGATGAAGAAGAAAGATCTGGTCCAGCAAAAAACGAATGGGAACAAAGAGGCCCTTACCATATAACTATATTAGCAAAAAATAATATTGGATATCATAACATCATTAAAATATCTTCTAAGTCTTTTGTTGATGGATACTATGGCAAACCTAGAATTGACCACGACCTTATCGCAGAGCACAGTGAGGGAATAATCGTTTTGTCCGGATGTCTTAATGGCGAGATATCTCAAGCTCTTTTAAGAAACGACTATGACTTTGCTTTAGATGCAGCAAAAAAGATGCAAGACATAGTTGGTAAAGAAAACTATTTTATAGAGATGCAAGACCACGGTCTTCCAGAACAAAGAAAAATTGCTGATCAGCTTGTAGATATAGCTAACAAAATCGGTGCAAAGATTGTTCCAACTGGAGACTGTCACTATGTTCAAAAAGCAGACGCAGAAGCCCATGACGTAATGTTATGTGTTGCAACAAACTCAAATATAAATAATCCAGATAGATTTTCTTTTTCTGTTGATGAATTTTATCTTCAATCATATGAGGATATGTCTAGAACATTTTCAGAAGATTGGTTAAAAAATACAATGGTAGTCAACGACATGATTGACGTTGATCTTTCTTTTGGTCAGATTCACTTTCCGAATTTCCCAATGCCAACAAAAGAACCATCAGTTGAATACTTTGAAAGACTAGCTTGGGATGGATTAAAGAAAAAATATGGTGATCCACTTCCAACTCAGATCATGGAAAGAGCTAATCATGAATTAAAAGTAGTAAAGGAAATGGGATTTCCAGAGTACTTCTTGGTTGTTTCTGATCTAGTTAGATGGGCCAAATCAAACGATATTAGAGTAGGTTGGGGTAGAGGTTCAGCTGCAGGCAGTGTGCTGTCTTATGCTTTTGATATTACAAACCTTGACCCAATTAGATTTGGTTTAATGTTTGAAAGATTCTTAGTAGAAGGTCGAAAATCAATGCCCGATATCGACCTTGACTTTGACGATAGACATAGAGATAAAGTAATTGACTATGCTAGAAATAAATATGGAAACGACAAAGTTGCACACATTTGCACCTTCAATAGAACAGGCGCTAGACAATCAATACGTGATGCTGCCAGAGCTCTTGGCTATGATTTTGTAACTGGAGATAAGGTTGCAAAGCTGGTTCCACCACCAGTGCTGGGTGTCTCTAAGAATCTATCTGAATGCATGGAAGTTGATGACTTTAAAAAAGAGTACTCCGTTAACTCAGAATCAAAAAAGATTGTAGACACAGCTTTTGGTTTAGAAGGTTTAGTTAGACAGACTGGAATACACGCTGCTGGAATTGTTATATCAAAAGGTCCACTGACTGACTATCTTCCTATTATGCAAAAAGGACAAGACAACCCAGTTGTTACTCAATGGGACATGGGAAGAGTGGAACAATGTGGACTACTAAAGATTGACTTCTTAGGACTAAGAAACCTTGGGGTGATAGATCAATGTGTTAAGCTCGTATCAAAAACTAGATCTATACACATAGAAGTAGATGATATTCCACTAGACGATAAAGCAACCTATGACGAACTATGTAAGGGTAATGCAATAGGAGTTTTTCAACTTGAGTCCAGTGGCATGCGTGAATTAATGGTTCAAATGCAACCACAGAACATAGAAGACATCATGGCATTGATCTCATTATATAGACCAGGACCAATGGGCTCTGGAATGGACAAGCTATATATCGACAGAAAGCATGGCAGATCAAAAGTTACTTATGATCACCAAAAGATGGAAAAAGTACTAGGGCCATCTTTAGGCATTATGTTATATCAAGAAGACGTACTAGGAGTTTCAAGAGAGTTAGCTGGATTCTCTTCAGCTGAAGCTGATGATCTTCGTAAAGCAATCGGCAAAAAACAAATGGATAAGATATCTTTGTTTAGAAATAAATTTGTCAAAGGATGCATAGAACATTCTTCTCTATCCGAAGATAGAGCAAATAAAATATACTCAGACATTGAATACTTCGGTGGTTACGGATTTAACAGAGCTCACGCAGCAAGCTATGCGATGATTTCATATGTGACAGCATACTTGAAGACCAATTACACAGTTGAGTACATGGCAGCTTTGATGAGTTCTGTTGTAGGAAATAAAGATAAGCAGTCTTTATATCTAGCTGACTGTAGAAAAAGAGGAATCAAAGTTGTTCCTCCTTCTATTAATTGGTCGCAAGAAGACTTCGGTGTCATAGATGAAAAGACAATTATCTTTGGATTAGCAGCAGTTAATGGGATAGGTTATGCGGTCTCCGATGCAGTTATTTCTAGTAGAGAAGAAGGAAAACCGTACACATCAATGCATGACTTCTTTAGAAGAACAAGCCCTGCTGTTTTAAAGAAGGGAACTTTAGAACACCTAACTAAAGCAGGTGCTTTTGATGAACTTATTCAATCTACATTAGATAACGATTTTGGTAGAAGAACAGAACTAAGACTGCTTGAACAAGAAAAAGAAGAGCTAGGACTTTATGTTTCTAAAAATCCAGTAGATGGTATATGGGATCTTTTGTCTGACAATATATCGCATGAAATAATTGAAACATCAGAAATGCCAGCTTCTTCAAGAGTAATGATTGCTGGCATTATATCTGGAGCTAAAAAGTTAATCACCAAAAAAGGTGCGAAGATGTTTAAGTTCAATGTTCAAGACATATCTTCAGATATTGAAGTCTTAGTTTTTCCTAGAGAAGCTAAAAACTATTCAGACGAATTCTTTAGCGATGGAGAAGTAGTAAAGATTACTGGCTCTGTTTCTAAAGATGGAGATGATGAAAATGCTGTTAGTAAAATTGTCTTAAATGCTTGCGAGAAGTTGGACCTGTCCACATTTGCAGGAGGTAAGCCAATATATTTAAGTACTAAAAAAACATTAACAGAAGTTAATTTAAAAGAAATAAATGATATAATTAATTCTACAAAAGGTGGCTCTTATGTCTTTATTGAGATAGAAGAGGGCACAAAGAAAATCAAATTTAAATTCAACAATACAACTTCAATCACTGTTAAAGAACAGTTAGAAGAACTTATCAAGGAGATAAAGTGACTATTAAAGGAACATATAAAAATCCTACGGAGAGACCATGCTGGACTTTTTGTCCGTCATGCAACAGATGTCAAGATAAGGGTAGATACTCTGCTTGCAGAGGCTGCTCAGGAAGATATGACCCAGAGGGAGTAACTGATCCTGATATTGATGATTATTGCGACTGCAAAAATGGAAACCTTAGATGGAAGACCAAGCAGGGTAAGTTAATCATGACACGATTTAAGACCAACCCATTTAAAGGAACAGTCAAGTATGAGAAAAAATCAGAAGACGAAAGAGACTGGGACTCTTATCTGGCTGACATGAGAGAAAAAATGAACGATCCAAACTGGAATCCAATAACTATAGTAGACGAGGATTAAAATGATAAAAGATGAAGCTGGACGAGTAGTACTAAATAATATAAACCTTATTGAGTATCAGCAAGAACAAGTATCTGATGGAAGATACTTTATTCAAGTAGGAGTAGTGGGTCTCTATTGTTCCGAAAAGGAGTTAAAGGACTTATATACAGTCCTTAATTACTATTGTCACATAGAGGATTTTGCAGAATGCAATATCAAAATAGGAGACGAAAATGTGGCCATACGTTGAAGACGATCATATGGAGATTGGCAACTCAGGATGGATTCCTGTAGGAGAAGGTCTTTTTAAGAATATGAAAACAGGAAAAATTATTGACGAAACAGGCGTTGAGTACGACGCTAATGGAAACGTCGTAGAGCAAGAGGATGAATGAGTTTAGAGATAAGAAGAATTGAAGACATAGATGACTTCACTAAGTTAACCCTTAGTGAGTTTAGCTATTCCAGAATAGACACATACGAGATGTGTCCTTCTAAGTATTTTTTTTCTTACATAAAAAAGGAACCAAGACAGTTCAATGGTCCGGCAATACTTGGAAACATAGTTCATGAGGTCTTAGAGAATACAGTATCTGCTGAAGATGTTTTGGACTTAGACGAGATGCACAACAAGTACATTGAGAGTATTGACTCATACGATCCAAACAAAGCTCTTTCTGAAGACCTATTGAATGCTGGCGCTCAGATCATAGATGAATTTTTTGACCTAAACAAAGATAAAACTTTTGATGTATATGGAAAAGAAATTGGATTTAAGTTTGTTATAGGAAACTATTCGATAATTGGATTCATTGACAGAATTGATGTTGTTGATGACAATGTTTTTATTGTGGACTACAAAACTGGAAAGAGAGAAGTAGCAGCAAAAGATGTTTCTTCCAATCTGCAGATGGGGATATATGCACTTGCTGCTAGCGTCATGTTTCCTGGTAAGACTATCACAGCTGCACTCCACTATCTTAGAACCAACAGACTTAAGGCCCATACTTATTCTAAAGAAGACCTAGAATTTATTAAACAGAAATTAGTAGAAAGAATTATGGTTATTGTAGAGGACCAGAACTTCTCTCCTACTCTCAATGAGAGAGTATGCTCTTTCTGTGACCATTCTCAAAGCGGGGCGTGTGCTGTGGGTGCAGTGAGATTAAAAAAATTTAGAAAGTATACATAAAAAAAAGCCCCAGGGAATTAACCCTGGGGCTTTTATGTTATTAACTATTAAATTAGAACTGCTCGACCGAGTCAAGCTGGGCAGAAGCAACCAAGTCAAAGTCTGACTCAACGACGATCTTTACTGCGTCATTATGGTCGAAACCAAGGGCACTGAGGTCCTCGATTACTGACTCGTTGATTGTCTGGCTGATGCTGTTGATGATTGTGTTTAATGTATTCATGATAGATACTCTATCACCTTTCTGCCTTGGTGGCAACTTTTTGTGGTTATTTTTTGTTTTTACTTTGAATATAAAGTATAATATATGTATGTTTGACGTCGATAAGGATAACACCATGAATACAGAAGTGACAACTCCTGAGCAGTATTTTTTTTCTAGATCCAGGAAAAGATCTCACCCAAATTTTAAAAAGATGATAGCAGAGGCAATTGATACTATCGTCCTTAAAGATGATAGTAAGAGCTCAAGGGGAAATGCGTATAAGCATACTAAGTCTGGACACAGGGAAGATTTAGGAATTGTCCTTAGGTCAAACTGGGAAGCAAACGTGGCGAGGATATATAACGCCTATGAGATCGAATTTGAATTTGAACCAAAAGTTTTTAGCTATCCAGTAAAGAGGGGAACAAAGGGTTACACTCCCGATTTCTATCTACCAAAACATGATGAGTGGTTAGAAGTAAAAGGTTACTTGGATGATAAAAGTAAAATCAAACTTAAAAGATTTAAAAGATATTATCCAGAAGAATTTTCAAAATTAACATTTGTTTGTAGCAAGTACTCAAACAATGCTAAAAGCTTTGCTCAAGAAATAGGGATTCCACAAGTAGTTTACTATGAAGAAATTAAAAATTATTATATGGATAAGATTCCATATTGGGAAGGAAAGTAGTTATGTCTAGCTACAAAGAACAGTATTATAGTTTAGAAGAAAACGAGATGCAAGACCTCATTGCTAAAGCAAAAAAGGGCTCTGCAAAATCTCAAGAAGAACTCTTAAAAGTATTCAATAACTTTTTAACAAAGTATGTAAGCATGTTATTCTACCGGAAAATATAGCTACAACGATTATGACATCAGAAGATTCATATCGCTATTTGTTAAAGATAACTTTGTTAGATTTGCACTCATGAAGAATAAATTAAATTCCGCTGGATATAAGCACGTCAATGAGTGCATGAGGCGGAATACTTTATATGACAAAGAGATATTGCTCTGAAGAGGACGTAAGGCAAACGGTAAATCTTACTTTCCTTCAATGCGTGCAAAGGTATGAACGAAGAGATTCTGAAAAAGGACCAATCCCATTCAGTGCGTTCCTTTATAGTTATTTCTTTTACTTGCTCAAAAAGAATGTCGACACATTTTTGATAGATCAACTAGGAAGGAAGTCATTCCCTCTATACACTGAGAGCTCTACAGGAGAAGATGGATCAGATCAAACTGAAGGATTCAATGTAGACACTATTGAGTACGCAGTAAGAGATTTAATTTTTGCAGGCAATGTAGATGAGTTTTGGGTACTGGGAGAAAACACTCAACCTCCTTTTGATCAACTCACCGTACAGGAGAGACAGCTTATCAAGTGGAAGTATGTGGATGGCAAGAAGTCTTCCGACATTGCTGCTAAAATTACAGAGCACCCAAATACAGTTAGAGAACACATTAGCAAGGTAAAGATCAAACTTAAAGATATACTGTTGTCTGACGGAATGCAAGAATTCTTATTGCTAACTAATATAGAAGGAAAGTAAATTGGAAGACAACTACAGCATTTTAAACGGTTTGTATAACTTTTTAAATCCGCAATTAAGAGAGATAGTTCAGGCGTTTTCTAAGCCAGAAGATCTAGACAAATACTTTATTGAAATACCAGATGTTAATTATATTGATTTAACCATTCATGACCTAGCTTCTTTGGTGGCAAGAGCATCAAATGTGTACAGCAGAGTCGCAAGATTCGCAGGAATAGCTAGGGCTCAAAGAAAGCTTTTAGAAGGAAAATACAAAAGAGTATACAAGGCTAATCGTTTTGGAAAGAATGAAGCCGAAAGAGAAGCCACCGCTATAGCAGCAGCCGAGAAAGAATATGAAGCACTTACAGCAGTTGAAGCTGTTGTCGAGCTTGCTGAGTCAATGGAGTCAGCTGCTCGAGTTTCTTCTGAATCCGCAAGAAAGCTAATGGATAAAGTCCAGTCTATGCAAGTTGCTAATGCTAGAGAAGACAAGGGCTATTATTCAGAAAAAGATTACAGCACATTTTAGGAATACATGTACATAGGTCATTACAAAGCAGTCAAATCAAACCAAGAATTTTTTTCTATGATTAGAAATAGTCTTGATTTTCCAACCCAAGCGGAATACAAAGGGGAAAGATATCTTCTTCAAACAACTTACTCGGTAGCTTCTAAGTCGATGCAAAAAAGAGTTACGGATAGAGCCGATGAACTTGGCATACCTAGAGATATTAATGTAGACTAATATGAATATAGAAGTTTTTTGCGACGGTGCCTCGAGAGGTCAAGGACAAAAAAAAGTTGGAGAAGCTTCTTGTGCCGTAGTTGTTTATAAGAACAGAAGAAAAATAGCACAGTTTGCTAGAGGACTTGGTCAAAGAAGTAACAACGAAGCTGAGTATGAGGCAGTAATAGCAGCACTTCTCATGTGTTCCATGTCAGACTTAAAAGATCCAATCATATATACAGACTCAGCGGTAATAGCAAATCATATCTCCGGAAAATGGAAATGCAAGAACGCTGCCCTTCTTCCTCTTCTGATGACCATAGAAGACATAAAAGAAGAATATCAATTTAGAGTATTGCAAGTTCCCAGAGCTTTTGTATGGGAGGCAGACATGTTAGCTAATGAATTTTTAGATCAATTAAAAGAGAGAAAAGCAAGTAGTACAGAAAAGTAAATGGTAGAATAGAGAGTATGAGTATTAATTTTAAACAAGACTATCCAATTGTTATCGGACTTGCAGGGAAAGCTGGAAGCGGTAAAACATCAGTTGCAGAATATCTCGTGCCAAAGGGCTCTATAGAGACAACATTATATGGAATGAAGTGGGATCACATATTTTATGCCCTACCACTATATGAGATGGCATCTATTAAGAGATCAATTAGAGGATTCAATCAAGAGTCAAGACAACTGTATGCCATTCATGATACCCTTTATGACATTTATGGCAGAAGTCCTATCGGAACGATACCGGATTACGAAACTTTTGTATCAAAAGTAAAAGAAATCTACAATCTTTCAATTGAAGAAGAAGGTGTCAAGCCTCGATCATTTTTGCAGAAATCTGGTGACATTTGCAGAGAAGGATATGCGGACTGCTTCTCCGATTGGGCTATCACAAAGTCAACTAGATTGTATAATTCTTACAGAAAAAATCTGAATGAAGAAGACGATGAACTTCCTTTCGTTGTATTCATATCAGATGTAAGATTTGTAAACGAGGCAGAAAAAATCCTCAATCAACCCAATGGAATTGTTATCTGCTTTGATGCTAATGAAGATACTTTAAATGATAGAATATTAAAAAGAGATGGAAAATTAATGAGTAGCGATCAAAAGAATCACATATCAGAACAACAAATTGATACAATTAAATCTATGGCCAGCTTGATTATTTCAACAGATAACATGACCATAGAAGAACAAGCTCAGGCAACACTAAAGGCCTTAGGAATACTAAAGGAAGCCAATGCCTAAGGTATCTAAAAGCGCATTCGAACAATCAACAGACTCTCCAATAGAACAGGTAGTAAACTTAATGGCACAAGAAATATCAATCTCTACAAATCCAGTATTTATTTGTGGAGTGAACAGAAAAATAAATATAGGCAATTTCGAGAACATCGACGTATATGCTGGGATCACTATCCCGTTGTCTAATATTGACCCATCTGATAGAGAAGCTCTTTCCGAGGCAATTCAGGCTGCAGCAGCAGACGGATTTGCTATGGTCTCAAGAGAGACTGGTGAAAGATATACTCTAATTAAAGAGTCTCAACAAGGAAAATAATTATTTTTGGTTGTTTTTCTGATAGAAACAATGTATTATAATTATTGAATTAATTCAACTATTAACTAAGAGGTTAAAATGATTAACAAGCTAGCAAAGAAAGTCACCTCATTTTTGGTGGGTTTCAAGAAGAAAGATGCAAAGTCCGTTCAGGATTCTGTTATCAACAAAGTTATTGACAAGGTTGCCGAAGACATCACTGAGGTCGCAGAAGTAGCAGAAAAGGCAGTAGAAAATGTCTTGGAAGTTGCAGCTGAGGAAACCAAGAAAGTAACAAAGGTTGTGGAGACCAAGGTTCCAAAGGCTCCCAAGAAGGCAGCAGCAGAGCCTAAGAAAGCAGCAGCTAAGCCTAAGGGTAGACCAAAGAAAGATCCACAATAATCTTCAAAGATTAAAGGGTTCTCTTAGATTTAAAAGTTTAAGGGAACCCTTTTTCTGTTACTATATACCTTATGTCATATGCGCAATATCGAAGATTAATTAAAGGAAATTGGTCAAATAAAGATTCTGATCAAGAACCTAATCCCGATGAGCAGCAAGAAGATTTACCAGTAGAAGAAGAATAATAATAATGGTAATGAAAAAAGTAATTGGAATTAGTGGTTTTAAATATGCTACTAAGCCCAAGATGGGCACCAGTAATGTATTTAATGGAATTTTCTTAGACGCTTATGGCGAAAAGAAAATGACTAAAAGTTCTAAAAAGCAACAAACAAAAGCGAAAGGCAAGAGCAAAAATGGCAAAAGCAAAAAAAGCAAAAAGTAGTTCAACCCCAAAGGGTGGAGCAGCTCCAAAGTTAAACTCTAACTTTATGTACGGAACAATGCCAAACGCATCAGCTCCAAAGGCTGCTGCAAAGGGTAAGAAGAAGTAATAAAAATGGCAGCGCCAAAAGACTCCAGGCTTAAAAAGGCTGGGGTAAGTGGCTACAATAAGCCCAAGAGAACACCGGATCATCCTAAGAAGTCTCACGTAGTTGTGGCTAAGCAGGGGTCAAAGGTTAAAACAATTAGATTTGGTCAACAAGGTGTTTCTGGATCTCCCAAAAAACAAGGGGAGTCAAAGTCTTATGCAGCTAGAAGAAAGTCCTTCAAAGCTCGTCATGCATCCAATATATCCAAGGGACCAATGTCAGCAGCCTATTGGGCAGACAGGGTAAAATGGTAATATGGAAGCAGTTTTTGTCGCATTAATAGCAGCTGTAGGCGGAGTCCTAGCAGCGCTTGTGCAAAAGGGACGTAAAGAAAATAAAGATGACCACAATGTGGTCGCTAACTTGCTAATTGGTGTGAAAGATGATATCATTCATCTTCATGAAAAGATTGATCATGTAGATGATCAAGTAGAAAAAGTCGATGACAAAATAGATATGCATATTAAGTGGCATCGGAAAACAAAAAAAATAATACTAGTATTAAACAAGGAGAAAATCATGGCTAAGAAAATGTCAGCAAAAGGTGGTAAGGGAGTTTCAGCTCCAGAGCCAACAGTAAGTGCCGGTCAGGCAAAACAGGGTGTTCGCCCAATCAAGAACACAAAAGGTCAGAACATTGAAAAGAAGGGTGCATCAGCTCCAAAGCCTGCAGCCTCAACTGGTCAGATGAAGATCGCAAAGCGCCCAATTAAGAACACCAAGGGCAAGGTTATCGGCTGATAACCCTATAACATAGGTGTTTGATTTGAATATGGGGGTGGTACTATGATAGGTATCATCCCCATATTATTATCTAAGGAGTAGCATGGCTGCAAAAAAATCAGATAAGAAATGGATTCAAGGTGCAATCAAAAGACCTGGTGCCTTTACTGCTAAGGCCAAGAAGGCAGGAAAGTCTGTTTCTGGCATGGCAGCTGCTGTTACCAAGAATCCAGGAAGGTACAGTAAACTAACTGTGCAGCAAGCAAACCTTGCAAAGACGCTTAGAAAAATAAATAAAGGAAAATAAAATGGCTGCAAAGAAACCAAAATCTTCTGTCTACAACAATGCTAACAAAGTTTTAGACGACAGCATGGATGGATCAAAAAGTGTTCCAAAAGTAAAAAAATATGGGCGTGAGGCATCAAGTGCTAAGACGTTCAGCTCTAAATTAAAAACAACAAACAAAAAGAAAAAGTAGGATAATATTATGGCGATGAACAAAGCATCCAATAAGAAAATGATGGCTAAGCCAGCTGCTAAGCCAGCTGCTAAAACAGGTGGCATGACCGCAGCTCAAAAGAAGCTTCCACCATTTATTCAGAAGGCTATTGCTGCAAAGAAGACAGCAAAGAAAAAATAATGGCTAAGGTAAATAAGCCTACAAAAGCTGCTTTGTGGTCATCTGCTAAGTCACAGGCTAAAGCAAAATTTGATGTTTACCCTTCTGCTTATGCGAATGCATGGGCAGCTAAGAAATATAAATCAATGGGCGGAACTTGGAAAACAGTTTCTGCAAAGAAGGTAAAGAAGAAGTAAGCTATGGCTGGACCTAAAGGCGTTGGTTTAACAAAGTGGTTTGACCAAAAATGGGTGAACATAGGTGCTCCTAAAAAGGGTGGAAAATACCAGCCATGTGGAACATCTGGCGCTGGAGGGTCTGGCTATGCTAAGTGTGTACCAGCTGCTAAAGCCAAAGCAATGAGCCCGGCTCAAAAAAAGAGTGCAGTGCAAAGGAAAAGAAAATCTGGAACTCCCGAAAAAGGATCAAAAGGCCAAGCTCCAAAAAATGTATCAACATTTGTAAAATCAAAAAAGAAGAAATAATGTCAGAGGAACAATCCTTTAGTGGCTTTATGCCAATGATATCTCAGATCAGCATTAGTACAGAAAACACAATGATGAATACTGAAGGGGAAATTCTGAAAGCTCATGAATTCAAAGTTACCACTAGAGATAATAAAGACTATGTTTTTAGCATTGAGAACGTAGATCTTATGAGACTTTACTTTTTAATAATGAAAATTAATAATTCTTAATTCTTAAGGAGAATAAAATGCTACCGAGTAGAGGCGTACAAGATATAGCAAGCTCTGTCATGAGATATGCGGGAACTAGCAGCGGTAGAAAAACAATCGGTGGAGGCTTAGCTGTCGGCGGTTCTGCTGCAGCACTTTACGGATATAGTAGAAATCAAAATAAACCCGGACCCATGTTGATGGGTGGAGGAGTTGCTTCTGTGGCTGGAGCAAGCATGCTTGCTAGTCGCATGAGATAAGTTCTTTTTAATTGCTATGCAAAACTTAACATTTTTTATACTTATAGGCATGATGTATGCCTCCTTTTTTATTGCAAGAAAAAAATAATCCTGCTATAATGTATTCCTAAATAAAAGTAAGGATACATATGAGTGAATCAACATGGACGTGGGTCCTTTTCGCTATGGAATTAATTGGCGTTTATGGAAGTTATCAGGTTGGAAACAAAAAATGGTATGGACATTTAATAGTTGCCCTACACTCTCTTCCTTGGGTGGTGTATTCATTAGTATTTGATAAGCCAGGATTCCTTGCTATGTGGATACTGTGGCAGTGGGTTCACTGGAGAAATATGTTTAGATGGAAAAAAGAAGATGCTTAACAGAAGAATTTATTGTTTTTGGGTTGGACACAATAATCAAGAAATGAATGAAAACAGAAAAGCTGGATTGGCTAGCTTGTTTCTTAATTCAAAAGTAGAAGTTATATTAGTGGACAACGATAATCTTAGTTCATATATTTTAGATGAACATCCATTGCACGAGGGGTTCCAGTATCTTTCTGATGTACATAAGGCTGACTATTTAAGAACTTATTTTATGCACCACTATGGTGGCGGATATAGCGACATTAAGCCTTGCTCTTGGGATTGGAACCCTTACTTCGATGCACTGGAAAATAGTTTGGCTTTTGGAATCGGAGCTCCCGAAGATGAAGGCGAGCTTAGCGTTACTCCGAATCAAAGACCATGGCTTGGACAACACTGGGATAAGCTGATGACCAATGATCTTTATATATTTAAGCCATACACAGCTTTTACAGCTAAGTGGTACAACAAGATGCTGGGTATAATGGATGAAAAATTACCAATGCTTAAGAAGAATCCGGCTAAAGACTCAAGAGAAGCTGCGGATACTTTTGTTACAAAATATCCAATTCAATGGGGTGAACTATTACTTGAGGTTTTCCATCCACTGTGCTACCAATACACAGATAGATTATTAAAAACAATGCCGTACCCGGTTACGATTGACTATAGATAATATGAATCCTTCAACAATTCCACAAGGTCAAGGAACTAAGGTTGTCATTGGTACCAGAACATACCTTGGTCCTGATTGGATACACGTAGATATAGATCCATTTCCTCTTTATTCACATGATGATATATGGAAAGAAGTGGATATAGTTTGCGACGCTAGGCAGATACCCCTTCCAGATAATTATGCTGACATAGTTTTTAGTTCTGAATGTTTAGAACACTTTGAATGGAAAGAGTATAAAAATGCACTGGTCGAATGGCATAGGATTCTTAAACCAGGTGGTTTAATAAGAGTAGAAGTTCCTGATTTTTTGGCAGCTTGTAAACAATTAATAAATATGAATTCCCTAGAAGGTGACAGAGCTTTACAACAGATATTCTTTGCAGAACAGATGAATAAAAATGATTTTCATTTTGTTGGTTTGACTTACAGAATGTTAGCTGATGATTTTAATCAATTAGGAATCAAAGTTACTGACATCAAACATGGCGATGAAAAAGACTGGAGCAAACTAGATGATGTTTCCAGAGTTTTGGATCAGGATTATATTCTAAGAATAGACGGTATAAAAGAATAACATGGTTACAGATTGGTTTGGAAATACTGTAATTTGCACAGCAGTAACTGGTGGATACGATTACCCTACGAGTCAAGTAGTCATACCGGGAGTAGATTATATATATTTTACTGACGGCATGTCTATATTTGACATCTCTAGTCCCTGGGATGTCTATCTTCTTCCAGAAGTAGACGCAAATTTAGACAACAGAAGAAAGTCAAAAAGACCAAAATTAAATCCTCATTCAATAGATATTTTAAATAATTATAAATATTTTATTTGGATTGATGGAGAAATTTGTATATTAAATCCTAACTTTGTTTCTGAGATATTGTCTTACATGAAGAATGGTTTTGTAGCATCGCCGCATCCAGATGCACTAGGAAATCCTGGAAGATACTGCGCCTATGGCGAGGCAACAATTAGGCCACCAAAATATGCAAACGAACCACTAGATGCACAATGTGACTTCTATAGATCTGAAGGTTTTCCAGAAAACTATGGTTTATATGCTTGTGGAGTTTCTGCTAGAGATATGACTAATCCAAAAGTTAAAGAACTTGGAGAGCTGTGGCACAAACAGAATTTAGAATGGTCATATCAAGATCAAGTAAGCTTTCCGTATTGCCTATGGAAGACTGGCTTTGAACCAGATATACTACCTAACAGCCTTTACCATATGAATTGGCTTTCATTAAACATACATACAAGAGAAGAGTAAGAATGAAAAAGTTAAAATTTAACCTTGGAGGGATAGGCCGAGGCGGAGAAGATTATAAAACAGTTAACCTAGCAGAAGTTTGTGATATCGAAGCTAATATAATGGACCTCGATTCATTCTGTGCCGATAATAGTGTAGATGAATTTTTTCTTTCTCATACTCTTGAGCATATTTCCGTTTTGGAATATAAAAGTTTTCTTCTGCACATGAAGCGAAAGTTAAAGAATGGCGGAAGAATTAGGATTATCCAGACAGATATCGGTCGACTTATAAAAATGTGGGCAGATGGACACATTAGCTTTAGAACAATGAGAGCTCCAATATTTACGCCAGCTACAAGATGTAGTTCTAATATCCTCCAGCAGCATCAAAGCATGTGGTCTCAAGAAGAATTGATAAGAGACTTTGAATCGATCGGCATGCAGGCTGAAGGCTTTGACGCTGGGTACTGGCAATATGATGTAGAGGACGATATCTTTCCGGAAGATACTACAAAAGATTACGGTAAGGATATTCCAAACCTTGGCGTAATTGCTACAAAGTAGCTTACTATAACAATATATATAATTCTAAAAGGAGAAATATAATGCCCAGAAAATACCCATATTATCCAAGTTTTGATCGGTAAGAAGGCAGGAGCAGGCACAGAGTGGTTTGTAAATGCCTGTGCTCGTAGATGGAAGACTAGTAACATGGGAATTTACTCCCCTAGATTGATGAGAAATTCCCATACCGCTGGTAAAAAGATTGGCGATCCAGGAATGGAAAAGTGGCTATCAGTTCACGCAACTGGTGCAGCAGCGGACATTGGTTACACAGACCGTAAAATCGGTGTAGCAATGTGGGATTGGTTCCTCGCAAATGCCGAAGCTCTTGGAATTGTAGAGATTCATGACTACGCTTATGACGCAAACGCATCTGACAAAAAGCCAGGCTATGGTCGTGGCTTCCGCTGCTCAAGAGGCGAAGGTGAAAAAGGCGTAAAAATTTACGATGCTAAAGATAACGCTGGATCATTCGGTGGCAAGTGGATTCATATTGAATTAGAGCCAGAGTTTGCAAAAGACGCTGCAAAGATGGAAGCAGCATGGAGAGCTTTGCCAAAGCCAGGCGCATGATAAAAACTATAGTCATATCATTAATAGGACTTTCTTTTCTCTTAATGCCTGCGGCTTTATTGTCTATCATTATAGATACGATAAAAAAAAGCGACCCAGACATAGAAATAGATTGATTATCTGATATACTAAAAGTCCTTGCAACGGAGGCACATGATTAGACCCTGGCTTAACAGCTGGGGTCTTTTCTATTTGGCCGCCGCACATTTGACCTAGCTTCATTACTATAAGGTATGACTACCTGGAGGGGTAATGAAACTAAAATCACGTAATGGATCTTGGATCCTTGTATTGCTATTCCTGATAGCTTGGATTTCCCCAATAACAGCAAGGGCTACTAGCACTCATGTCTCTGTGCCAAATGCTGGCTTTGAAGACGGCACACTAACTGGCTGGGACAGAGGTTCACAGACTGGAACACTTGGTTCGTCAATCGACGGCAACGGAACTGGCGTAACTGTCTTTAGTGGTTCTAGATTATTTAGTCACGGCGCACGTAATGCGATGGGTAATCCTTCAAGTCCGTACTATGCACCAGCAGTTGCTGCAGGCACTTGGACTTTTTCACCAAAGAACGCAACATACGCAGCACTGCTTCAACCAAAGGGAGAGCAGACATTTACTCAAGCTGCTGTAGCACTTGGACTCTCTGGAAACCAAACATCACAGGTAACAAGCATGCTATCATCACAAGCACAGGCATCAGGATTTGGTGGAGGCAATCCTACCGATGCTGCGTGGATTACTCGTGAAGTAGAGCTCACTGCTGGTATTACTTATACAATGGCTTGGAACTACATGGCTACTGATTATGTTCCGTTCAATGATGGCTCAATAACTTCGCTTGTTCCTGTCACAGTTGCATCGACTCCAATAATAACAGTCAACAACTTCGAGCAGTCGTATGCTCTTCTTGGTTTCTCTAACCCGGGAACTGGCGACTACTCAACTAACTCGTACGGCTCAACTGGTTGGCAAATGTCAACATACGAAGTCTCAGTTACCGGAACTTATAAGCTTGGCTTCACAGTATTTAACCTCGATGATACTGCACTTTCACCAGTCTTAATGGTTGACAGTGAACTTGGCACAACACTCTCGTGCGATCAGGTTGGTGGCTCATGTGAAACATTTGGTGGCGTTGAGCCCAATAATGAGACAGCTCCAACTCTTCCTCCGACTACAACAACAGAGCCAGCACCAACGACAACCACAACAACCCTTCCTCCAGCAACATCTCTTGAAGTAACAAGCCTTGATGACAATACTTCCGCTGGAACATTACGTTGGGCAATCACACAAGCAAACGCTCAGAGCGGTGGTATCTACGACAGCATCACATTTGCTGATGGTCTTGTGGGAACAGTTACTCTTACTTCAGATCTTCCAGCAATTACACAAAGCGTGTCAATCACTGGTAATGGCATGGCTAGCACAATTATCGATGGCGATAATCTTTATCGTGCTATATATAACAATGGCCAAAGAACCATCACTATCAGCGATATGACATTAAAGCAGGGGAAGAATACCACAGGCGGAATTGTCTGGACAAACCAAGGGGCACTTACAGTTACTAATGTCAAGTTCACAGCCTCACAAGGTTACGCATGGTATCAACAAAATGGCACGGTTACATCATTTAACAACTGCCAGTTTACTTATCTTAGCGGTGGCATAAGTTCCGACCACGGTTCAACTCCAAGTGCAAAGAGTCTCAACGACGCTGACTACACAAACAGAGTGTACATTAATAATTCATTGTTTACAAATAACGGAACAGCAGTTGGCACTGAACGATTTGTAAAAGTAAACAACTCCACATTTAATAATAACGGAGTTGCACTTCAACTTCAGGGTCTTAACCGCCAGCAAGTATTAAATTCCACATTTACTGACAACTCATCTGCAGTCTATATGTTCTCATGGATGCCGACTCAATGGGCCTATGGTGCTGACAACCAGTTAGTGGAAGGCAATACATTTACTCGCAACACATCTGCAATCAACTTTAATAACTACTTTAATAATGGATCCAAAACGTATAACGATACTGGCGCTAACTCTTGGTCAACAGCACGTAACAATACGTTTGATGATAATATTACAGATATTGTTGGTGGGTTTGGAATCGTTGATGATTCAAATACAGTTGTAACTACAACAACTACAACAACTACTACCACGACGACTACGACCACGTCTACTACCACTACTACGACTATCGTTCCGACTACAACTACCTCTGAACCAGAACCACAGCCAGAAATAACCACCACCACAGTATCTCCTCCTACTACTAATATTCTTGAAAAAATATTTGAACCAGTAGATACTCCAGAAGTTGATCCAACTCCAGTTACAGTCCCAGAACAGGAAGAAGCTCCTGTGGAAACAGTTCCTGAAGTAGTTATTCCAGAAGATACTCAGGATTCAGCTAATGAAGCAGTAGAAGACATATTTAAAAATACAGATAACGCAGAAGAGCTAGGTGCTGCGGTCACAGATGCCCTAGATAATGCTGACTCTCCTGAAGAAGTTGCAGCTTTAGTTACATCTCTTCTTGATGGTCCTTTAAATAATGAAGAATTTGCAGCCGTTGTTGACTCTGTGTTTGCTGATGATCTTTCAACCGAAGAATTAAGTGCAGCTCTCGATGCAGTTTTTGCTGAGCCATTGTCTGACGAAAAATTTGCTGAGGTAATTGATGCAGTATTGGACTCTCCTCTTACCGATGAACAGTTTGCTGAAGTCGTAGACATATTGGAATCTGACACCGTTAGCGAAGATCAGGTCGCTGATGCTGTTGATAACATCTTAGAAAATGGTGTCACTGAAGATCAGGCTACAGAACTTGCTACCAGTGAAAAAGTCTTGGAGAGCATTGATGGTGATCAAGCTTCCGAAATCTTTGCTGAAATTCCAGTAGACGAACTTTCAACCGAGGAAGAAGCAGCCCTTGTTGAAGCTGTGACAAACGCCCCAGAAGAAATTAAAAACGCTTTTGAAGAGACAATTAACGTCTATGCAGAAGGACTGGACGACTACGTTCCAGTTGGATCCAATGTAGACGTAGCTTCTCGTAGAACTCTTTTGGCTGCCAGTGCTGCTTTAGCTGCAGCTACAGTTGGCGTAGGCGCGGGCACAGCCACAGGTGGATCTAGTCCATCTGGTCCATCAGGTGGTTCCAGAGGCTCTGGAGGCGGTTCTGGAGGATCTGGAGGGGGCTCTGGAGGATCTGGAGGAGGCCCTGGAGACGGAGGAAACAGCAGTGCTAGAAAGGGTGACGAAGACCCTGAAGGAGAAGAAGAGGACACTGAAATAGAGGGTCCAGAAGATCAAGAAGATAATAACTTTACAAGAAACAGTATATTTATATACGAGGAGGGAACAATGAAAAGAAGATTTAGTCCTTGGGGCTTTATCAAAAAATTAGCCAGGGAGACTTCAGCATTGGCGTTTACCATTTCTGGTAGCGTTGTGGTGTTTGCCACTCTGTCAGGAGAGACTAGAACTATCACCATCATAGCCACCAGCTGTGCATTTGTGGTTCATTATATTCACGCAATGATCAAGAATGATGAAGATTAATATAATAAATCATTACTATAGGAGGGTAAGTTGAAAACTCTAAACAATATTATTTTAAGAATTGTAGCAACATTCGCTGCATCTGGACTGAGTGTCATAGGTGCCGGAGCTATAGCTGGAGTTCCCTTGTGGAAAGCCTGCTTTATGGCTCGGAATGGCTGGTGTTGCTACAGTAGTAGAAGGTTTATCTAGAGCTTTCTTAGATGATGGAAAACTTTCTGCAGCTGAAATAAATCAAGTTTTTAATAAAGTAGATAAAAAATCTAAAGCAGAATAAAAAGACTTGAGGGTCTTTTAAACATGAAAGGATGTGGTTGAGGCCATGCCTAATTTTTATAATAGACTTCGTGCTAGAAAATTTAGTAGTGCATCTGATACGGCAGTAGAGATATCACCACACGATAGTGCTACTCCAAATTTTACCATAGATGCAGGTGGTAGATTAAGCTGGTCTTCTGGATCAGCCAATGCTGATACTAATCTTTATAGATCAGCATCTGACGTTTTAAAAACTGATGATAGCTTTGATGTAGCTTCAGGAAGAGCATACAAAATAGATGGGGCAGATATTTTAACTGCTACCTCTTTGGGGTCTTCTGTAGTTGGATCTTCTTTAACTTCTGTAGGAACTCTTTCTTCTTTATCTGTATCTGGAAGAACTGATGTCGCAGAAATAAGAGAAGTTGTGTCCAGCGTTTCTGTATCGTCGGGCACACTAACTTGCAACTATAATAACGCTGGCGTTTTTTATATTGAATCCATGTCTGGCGTTGATGCAAACTTTGCAGTTGACATCACTAACATCCCAACCGATAATAATTATGCTATAACTATCTCTATCATAGTTAACCAAGGAGCTACGGGCTACTATCCTTCTACTTTAAAGATAAACTCTGGTGGATCAAATGAAACAATTAGATGGGTAAACGACACAGCTCCTTCAGTTAATGCCAGCAAGATAGATATTTATAACTTTACTTTGATAAGAGTTTCTTCCGCATGGGTTGTGCTTGGCAGCGCAAGTAATAACTACGATACAATTTAGGTTTTATAATGCCATTCATAGGTTCAATATCAGGCTCAAGGTCCCGGTAGAATATTTCCACTTGGAGGAAAGCCAGCAATTATTGGTCTTGTTGCTTTGACAGCAGGAGATGCTACCGATACTTTTTCCTGGTCGCCACCTCAAAATAATGGGTTAGCTATAACTAAATATGGCTACCAAACCACCACCGATAACGGATCTACTTGGAGTTCTGAAACGGAAGTATTGTCAACTTCCGCTGTATTAAATACTCAATATAGTTTATCTTCTTTTAAAATAAGAGTTAGAGCTTTTAATGCTGCTGGTTGGGGAGAGTACAGTAATGCTTCATCTGGCACAGTAGCATGGACCAACGTTACAGGAACAGACACTCAAACTGATACAGTTTGTGGACCAGATGGCTGTAGTGAAACTGATACCGACACAGTTTGTGGTCCAGCTGGATGCAGTGAGGCTGAAGGTCAATACTGCACCTGTGGGGCACAGTATAGATTCAGAACTAGAACCAGTTCAAGAACAAGAACAAGAACAAGAACCAGTTCAAGAACTAGAACTAGATCCACACAACAATACACAAGAGTTGGATCTACATCATCTACAATTTCATATGGTTCGTACGGCGCCTATAGTAGCTACACCTATAGTGCTTGGAGTGCCTACTCAGCATATACTGATTATACGTATGGTAATTGGAGTGCATACGGAGCATATGGAGCTTGTGATGGCACTGGTACATGGGAAGATTACTTTGATTTCGTAACCACTAGTGTCACTGGAGGCACATATCCATATGTAACTGGTACAATATGGGGATGGGTTTATTCAGATGCCGCTGGCAATGCTATATATACTTGTGGTGGTGGGTCTGGCCTTCAAGCTCCTGGAGGAGTTCAAAAGTGTAACAGAACAGGCGTTAATAGGGTAGTTGGCACAGATGGATGCGTCTATCCAAGTTGTTGTTAATTTTAAGGAGTTTAAATGAAACATTTTATATTAGTGGTTGACGGAGAAGTAGCTGGGGAATTACCAGTGCCTAGGGTTGACTTTCAATCCGATTCAATAGATAAATTGATAGCTATATTAAGTAGTGATCCAAAGGTAATTTTATCTGACGAACCAGTCTTAGAAGGTTCTACATGGGATGGACAAGAGTTTACTCCTCCTGTAGAATAGTATCATGACTAGCCCTTGGCAAGAGTGGAAAAAGAAAAACGCAGAACGTCAGGCGACTGGCGTTGTTCGTCCGTGGGATTTTTTTAATCCTGATACTGAATACTCAGATCAGCCGCTAGCTTTAGAGCGATGGAATATTTGCGCAGAGTGCCCCAAGCTGCAAAAAACAACTGGCACATGTTCTGAATGTGGATGTTTTATGAAATTAAAAGTTAAACTACAGGAAGCAATTTGTCCACTGGATAAGTGGTAGCTATTCGTTAATTAATTCTTCGGGTATAATCCAAAGTTTACATATAGCTTCTGGTTCTATTTTTCCAGCAACTATTTCACACGCCCCGCCACCAATAAAATAAACACAGTTAGCACAGATCAAACCTTTTTCTTTAAAAGGATTTAAAGCTGCAGGAGCATAGTGTGCACCGTTAGCTTTAGAAGAATGATCAAACATACCGTATTTCTCTACAGTATCTTCGTACTGTTCATACATCATCTTTTGTCTGTCAGTTAAATTTCCTTTAACGTCGTTGCCTTCTTCTTCATCTTCAGGAGATTCGTCTTCTGATTCTTCGTTCTTAGAATATTCTGATAACCAATAGTTACTCATTATTTAACCTCAATAAAAATACATTCGCCAGGACACTCTTCGGCTGATTCTATTACATCGCCAAATAAGTTCTCTGGAACAGTTGCCATTCCTTCTGCCATCTTATAGGCAGGGCCGTCAGATGATCCGTCGGCACCGAGTAAGTTTGGCCAAGATGCTTCCTTGACATAGGCGAGGCCATTGTCATGCATTGCAAAAATGTCAGGTGCAATTTCTGTACAAAGCCCATCTCCAGTGCAGAGATCTTGATCAATCCAAACCTTCATTATTTTCTGCCAGACTTTACAACACCATCAGGTATAGCAGCTAAGCGACAGTAGCCACCATCTTCAACCTGCTGAGCCACTATTTTGCAGACACCATTACCCTCATAGAGAGCACAGTTTCCACATTTGACGCCTATAGAAAGATTATCATTTTCTGACGCAGGAACGTATCCAACCCAGATGCCATTGCCGTCATCATTTGAAAGCTTGCCATACTTTTTAGCTATACCCATTAAGGCATTAGCAAACTCTTGTTCAGCTGGAGGAAGTGTATTCTCCATCTCTTCTAGCATTTCTGCTAACCAATATTTGTTCATATTATTCCTTTGTATTTATTAGAAAAGTATACAGCCAGAGATACATCATCCATCTGACATTAATGAATCTCTAATAGCATTTTGTCTATTTAGTTCTCGCGCTTGTTGTGTTACTGCATCTTTTTTCTTGCCAGCAATCCATCCAGCAGCACCAACAAGAGAAGCCATTCCTAGCATTCTTATATTCTTTGAACCTTTAACTCCATCAAGCACAGCTCTTGAAACTTGTCTACCATAGTCCAGCAATTCATCAGTCATGCCACCTACTTTAGGACCAGCTGTTGTGCTAGGCAAAGCAGAAGCAGGGGGAGGAACAGCTCTACCAGCGCCTTGTGAAATCTTTTGAGCTTGACTCGAAGTGCCTGCAGTTGAAACGGTATTTGCTGCAGATGAAGTTGCACCTGTTGGTATGACTGGAGTAACAGGAGAAGTATTTGCACTACCTACTATTGTAGTTGATACCTGAGCAGTTGCTTGACCAACAGTAACGCCACCTTTTCTTTTTGCTGCAGCATCATTAAAGGCATCGATGACTACGTCAGCTAATTCCTCTTTGCCCTTCTTAGAATCACCAAGTACTTCTTTAGCCTTGTCTTCTATCTTTCCTTTTACGGTATCAACAAGTTTATCTTGAGCTTTTTCTAAAACAGTTTCAGAAGGGCTTTCTTCTTCGCTGGTTTCTTGAGTAGGAGCTTTGACTTTTGGAGTTCTTGAATCAGCAACTGGCTTTCCAGTAACAACTGCTTCAACAGTTTTCTTAACAGGAGCAGATGTTTTACCTTGGTCTTGTCCAACTTCTACTTCGCCACCGGCTAAATCAGATGATTCTTCTTCCATTATCTTACCTTATTAAGCTATTTCTTTAGCTGGAATACAGCCTCTATTACAATAGGTACTAGATCCATCTTCGTATACTATACCTTTAATTATACTTCTATTGCACTTGGGGCAAGTAAATGGTTTCTCTGGAACTCCATAATAGAGAACTGCTTTTCCTGGAAGTTCTTTTTTAACTTCTTTAACATTCGTAATGTTTCTTTTTGCTGGTTTCTTACCGGCCATGACATACCTCCACACATAGGTTACTATCTATATAGTAATCTAAAAAGAAGAATTTCTATGGCAGACCCAGCAAATATAGATCCAAATACCGGCAGGCCCGTAATTCAGATAGGTCAAAAAGCCGTTAAGAAGACAATGGAGGTCAGCTCTGATGGTAGACCTGTAATCCAGCTAAGGCCACAGGCTGCTGCTGCTGTTCCAGATGGTGGGTCTTTTTTTGTATCTGTTGGCAGTTCTGTTACCGATCAATCTGTCATTGATATAGCAAGGCGAACCAATGAAAGATTATCTCAATTAAACTTAGCTAAATCTACTTTTACATTTTATGGACCAGACGGGCAGGTGCTGGGAGTCCCAGTAACTGGAGCAGAAACAATAGCTAAAACTCCAGCTATTTTATTACCCAAAGACGTGCTTCCCGGCTATGGATTATCTCCAATTCAAAGCTTTGCGTATCATACCTCTGGCCTTCCATTGGTTGATGCTATTCCGGATACTGCTTCTGCGATGAGAGTCCTTAAAGGCGAGGGTATATCAGGTAATTATCCACAACTTTTGCAGATGCAAGAGGGAATGGAACAAGCCATGAGGTCGGGAGACCAAGCTCTTTCAAATGCTGCATATTCTAAAAGCACTGGAAGTGCAATATTTATAGGAGCAGAACCAATATCTACCAATCCAGCTAGATTAACTTCTGTTGTCTCGCATGAATTTATGCACAACCTTACATCAAGAGGTCAAATAGATAAGCTATCAGATAATTTAAGTGACAAAGTAATAGATTTAGCTACACAAAGATTAGATAAACTACAGGAAATTCCATCTCCAAGTGTTAATCCTGGCTATAAATATTCAGTAGGACAATTTTTTGACAACATCAATACACCTTATAAAATGTATCCAAACTATAGTGTTGGTGAAGTTGTAGATTTTTTAAGCACTGCTGTTGGAGAAACTTTTGTTCCTAAGGGCTTAGAAGAAGGTAGAGCGGACACTGGATCTGGTTTGGTGGCATCTCTTTTAAAAAGAAATAAAATTGTTACAGACGCTGACTTAGATACTGGAACGGGTTTTAGATCAGCTTTAATGAGTAGATATGGAAATCCATTAGGCTTTGCAAGAAACTATGGCTCAAGAATAAGAAATGATATTGGAGAGAGATTAACTATTCATCCAGCTTTTAAAAATGCTCCTGAAGAAATTATAAGTTCAACAATTAATGAGATCTTAGAGCAAGCAAGTCATAAGGGCTCAATTGAGTACCTTACATCAGTCGGTTTTTCTGATGAATTAATGGGCGTAGCGAAAGGTGAATTTACAACAGAAGTAGAAAATCTTTTGTTATCGATAGACCCAACAGTAAGCGCAGAAAATCCAAAAATAAAAAGTTTTATGGATCAATTTACTGAAGCTCAAAAAAGAAATATGAAGACTTCAATGACTATTGATCAAGCTAGCGGAGACAGGATCGCTGCAAAAACTATAGATTATGGAAGCATAGATGAAATAGCAGAAGGACTAAGGACACGCATAGCATCTGGATCAAAAGAAATTCAAGCGCAAATAAAAGGTGTCCAAGCTACGATGGAAGAAGCTAGGTCTGTATTCACTAAAGCCACAGGGGCAATAGAAAGTGCTGCTGATCTTGCTTATGATGCCCCAAGCCGTCTAGTAAAGTCTAGTGCAGCTCTTTCTGGTTCTTCAAGAGAAGCATCCGCTGCTATAGCAGCTGGCACCAAAGCCTCAAAGAGACTCGGTGCCAGTGCTGTTAAGGCATTGAGAGCTACTAATGCTGGAAGATTATTCCGTTAGTCTCTCCAGAGCCACTGTGGATTTTTCTTAGTCCACTCTACTGTAAGCTCTAATGATTTTTCTAATGGAACTGGTGCAATCCAACCAGCATCTGCAAGCTTCTTTCCATCAAGAGCATAACGAAGATCATGTCCTGGTCTCGTAGTGTGGAAGTCTTCAAAGACAAACTTGAGTTCCTTGCCCCAGTACTTAGCTACTAGTTCTGCCATCTCAAGATTATTAATCTCTCTTTCGCCAACAACATGATACTTGTCTGGACGATCTGCATTTGGATAGTCTGTTGCAGGAAGATTCTTCAAGATGAATACTAAAGCATCAGCTTGGTTTCTTGCGTGCAAATAGAATCTTGATCCAATGTTTTCAGGCGTGCCGTGAATAGTCATTGCGATATCTTTTTCAAGACAATACATAATCTTTGGAATAAACTTCTCAGGATCTTGACGCTCACCAATAATGTTCATTGTGTTAGTAATGATTACTGGCACACCAAATGTACGCCAGTAAGAGATACATGCAGCCTCTTGTGCAGCTTTTGATCCAGAGTATGGATTAGATGGAAGGATGGTGTCCCATTCCTTGTGAGCATATCCAGCTGGTGCTGGACCATAAACTTCATCTGTTGAAACATGAAGGAAGACTTCTGGTTGAATCTTGCGTGCAAGCTCAAGCATATTGACAACAAGCGCTACGTTGTTCATTATAAATGGAGCTGGATCCGTAATAGATCTATCAACATGTGAATCGGACGCCATAGAAATAATATAATCAATGTGTCCAATGTCTTTAATCATAACATCAGAGAAAGGTACAGTCAGATCATGTGTCACAAGTTGAACACGATGTCTGTTAGCTTCCCATGATCCGATGGAAGTAATTCTATCTGTCACTCCACGATGACGGAATGAATCGGTAATTACCACATCCCAATCAGTCGTCTTGAAGATATGCTCCAATGTATGATGGCCAACAAAACCGCCAGCACCTGTAAGCAATACTCTTTTTGTCATTTTATTTCCTTTGTGTTTTTTAATTTGGAGCGGTTGAAGGGAATTGCACCCTCACACCGTGGGTCGGAAGCGCACGTACTCTACTGTTAAGTTACAACCGCATATTTGTTACTAATATATTATGGATATATTAAATATAATTTTGTTTTTAATTGGATTAATGCGAAGGTGGAGGGTTTACTGGACCCTGTTGACGGACCCAGCAAAATTAATCCCTGTCATCTAGATTAAATTCAACTAATTTTAATGGAAGACGAAAAATCATTTACGACATTCATTACATCATCCATTGTATCAGGGAACTGTCTATTAGTGTAGCAATATATATCACTTAATGCGTCAGTTAGGCGAAGCGCAGCGGTGTGAAGTTTAGCATGTGGCAGGTTAGTCTTCAATAGGGCTGAATAAAACTTATTATATGTCTCTGTATAGTTCATGTATTTGTTCCTTAATTTTCGGCACTTTAGAGTCTAGGGCATAGATTATATCATAAAAATATCAATCATCCTCGGTACTATTATTTAATAAGAAACTTTTTTGGAGAACTTTATGGCAACTTTTAGAGGTGTATCGGCAGGCGTATTAGCAGGTGGCAGCATAGGTGCCATGGGCTATGGGTATACTAAAACAACTCAGGGCGGATATGAAGGCATGTCCAGAGGAATCGGAGCAGGAGTTGTTGGTGCTGGCATCGGGGTTGGCGCTTTTAAAGTTGCTCGTGGTAGTGGGAAGGCTTTATCTGATGCCGAAGTTGCAAGACGTGGAGCGACTGCTATAGAAAAAAGTAGTCGTAGATTTAAAAAAGGCGGTCTTGGACTTGGCGCAATTGGAATTGGTGGAGCAGCCTATAGTGCCCACCAGTTTCAACAAGGCGACTATGGTCAAGCTGCACTAGGGGCCGGAGTATCAATGGCTGGCATTGCTGGAGCATCTGGAATGCTGGGAGCTATGTCTAGGGGAAATAAAGTTTCCGGTGCAATTCGTCAAAGTCTAGACGCTGCAGACAAAGCTATGGAAGGGTCAAAAAAACTTGCAAATAGAGCAGATGCATTTAGAAAGCCAAGAAACTTTGGCTACGGAACAGTCGCAGCCGGTGCGTTAACAATGGCAGGAGGCATTCAGCAGGGTTCTATGGGAGCTACAGCTGTAGGAGCTGGAATCCTGGCAGTTGGTGGAGGCATAGCTGCAATAGGTAGATCTGGCGTAAGTAGAAACATGGCCAAGTCTGAAAGCCTTAAAAGATCTGCAACAAGATTAGAAAGAGGAGCTGCTGGAGTTGCCAGAACAGCAGAGAGATATGGAACACGAACAGCAGGAAGATCAGCATCCAACTTAAGGGGCACTACAGATAGAGTTTTGTCGGAAAGTGTTACAGCACTGAGAAAAACCAGTAGGAGAACTGGATATGGTGCAGCTGGAGTTGCAGCTCTTGGTATTGGATCTGCAGCAGTGTTGGCCCATCAAGCAGGAATATTTTAAAAGTTAAAATTATGGATCCTTCAGGTTTTGATAGCGGAAATTTAAAATGGGCAGAAGACCTTGCGCCAAGGACTCAAAGTGTAGACTCATTTGTTAGACTTGGAGCTTCAGCTGATACACCAGAAGTTCGTCCATTAGTAGCTCAAGTAGCAGATCTTTTTAAGAAAATAGATATTGGATCTAGAGAGTTTTCAATCGAAGCACCAGATATATCTGATCCTTCAAAATTAGTTCAACTTGGTCGCACTGTTAGGGGTCAAGATGTAGTTAGAAGAACAGCTGTGGCCATAGTTGATCCAGCTGCATATACTGCTGCAACTGGAGATAGTTGGGGAGAAACAACAATAGGATTCTTTAGACCGGACCTAGATCCCGGCTCAAAATCGCATGCGAATATGATGGCGTTTTTAAAAAATGAAGGCATAGCTTTTGATAGTCCTGATGAAATAGATAATTTCATTTTCATGAGCGGTCCAATGGTAAAACGTAGGGGAGCAGAAAATACATTTTTAGATATTGGACATGAAGTAACACACGCTGTATTTGATATGGCTGAAGCAAATGAAGAAGGAAAGTTAGCTCAAGAAGCTCTCTCTCAAAGAGAATCAATGTTAAGGGGACTTACAAAAGAAATAGACGATGCAAGCGTTCCTCTTGGAGATAAATATGGCGTTATTACACACGATACTCCTGAAGTTGTAGATCTACATAAAGCATCAGCAAGAAGAACTATTGCTTATGCTCAAGAAGAAGTTACTGCGCAAACTGGAGCTTTAGAATTTGGTAGAATAGCTGGATTGAGTAATAAAATTGCGTCAGATAGAACCCTAGGACTTACTGGGTATAGTCGTCCAGATGCTTTTGAAGGTTATGTTTCTCGATTCAGTTCACCTGGATTTGGTCCAATAGAAGGACTGATGAATAGAGGCTACCTATTGCCAGAAGGATCAGGTGGAATCAAATATACTATAGAACAAGTAGGAAAAGCAAGACAAGAATGGTTTTATAGAATGCAAGACCTGGGTGCAGCGGTCTATTCTGCGGGTATGCAGCAGGCTGGAATTCCAGAAGGAATGTACGAAGCAATAGATTCTATGATTCTTAATGCAGAAGTAGCTGGATCTCCAGGGTTAATGTCATCAGTTCAAAAGTTTAAAGGTCCTAAGCGGAATGGGCATAATGAGAAATGTTGGAGCAACTGTAGGTGGACCAAGAAGAGTATTACGAATTAGTGATCCAGTTGTTGGGGCAGTAGATTCTCAACCCGCTGCCAGAATGGCTATGGCTGCTACTGTTCAATCAAGTGGAGAAAAAGCAGTTAAAGCTACTGCTAGTTCAGTGGGAGCAATGCCTCCTACTATGCGTCAAAGAGTAGGTGTGATGTCTAGAAAAACCTTAGATGGAGTTTTAAATGCAGGCGAAACTGCTATGAAAGTCCTTAGAGGGATTACCTGATTTTCGGTGATTTAGAGATCTAGGTTTAAAAAAAAGCCTAATAAGCTTACTATATATAATAGTTTAATATACAAGGAAAACGTATGGCGCTGTCAAGAATGGACAAAAAACTGGCAGGTCTGGGCGGAACAATGCTTGTTGGTGGATTGGCAACTAATCAAACAGTTGGAAAAAATAACTCACCAGTTGGCTATGCAGGAAGTGCTGCGTCCATAGGTGGCACTACAACTTTAGGTCTTGTAGGAGCTGGAGAACTTATGGAGCACATAGGTCTAGGCAGTAGAGTGCAGATGAGAAAGTATGGACAAGACGCAATGCACGTTGGAAGAAATATAATGTCATCTGCTAGAAGAGCAGCACCAGGAATGAAGCTTCTTGCTGGCAGGATAGCTCAAGGAGCTAACAAGGTTATATAATTTTTTGAAATTGAAATGTTTTTTCAAAAAGGGAATTGGGCCTGAAAATTTTTTTCCAATTTTACCCTATATAGCTTTTTTAAATTGATTCCATTTTTGATCTTATCTCAGTAGCAGAGATTGCCTCTATATCAGAAGATAATTCAACTTTTTCTATTTTATAACCAACGTCTCTTCCATAAACAATATTAGTTATATTTGGAAACTGAACAACAAAAGGATTTTCTTCTTTTTCTTCAATAAAATTTTTTACTTGAGAATAGGAGAAAGGATCTTTTTCAGAAGTATTGTGAGTAGTTCTTACTCCAACAACAACTTGTTTTGTTTTTTTGTGGGCCTCTTGCTTTAAAGCTGCATGACCGTCATGCCAAGGCTGATATCTTCCGAGAAGTAGAGTAGTTGGCTTTGTCCAGTCAAAAAGTTTAAAAGCAGAAATGGCCAATTCAACTTCTTGTTCGACGGTAAGATTAGGCTTTATTCTGAGATCATATTCAGTGGGGTCTTGCCAAATAGAATTGGTGTTTTCATATCTGCTTGTTTGAATTCTGTCAACCCAAATGGTTTTATCAGCACTACCAAAAGCATTTCTGGTTTCTTCTGTAGGACAAATAAAGTCTACAATTACGTTTTGACCTTGGTCATTTAAAAGTCGTGAAACAGCACCCATTCTACGAGCTTGTTCTATTCTGTCCTCATTGGTGAAACCTAAATCAGAGCTAAGGTCTTTTCTTACAGCATCAGCATTAATATGTATAAAGTTAACCTTAGAAGCTAATAACTCTGATAAAGCTGTTTTTCCAGCGCCGGGTAATCCTAAAACTAGTATTATCATAAAATGAACCTATCTTTGTTGGTAGTAGATAAATGTAAAACTCTATTATAAGACTCATAAGCTAATTTTACTACATCATTAAACCTAGAAGTCATAAGATAGTCTTGCATTTTGATGTCACGACTAGAATGAGGTTCTACCTCGTAAGCATCTACATGTTCTGTAATGGGAAAAATTTTAGATATAGACTTTGTTAAAGAATTATTTTTATCGCCAGCAATAGAATCAAATGGAACAACAAAAATATCATGAATATTATTATATATAAAGTCTGTCATTCTAATATAAAATAAAAAACATTTTTCTATATAAAGATAATCATCATCTGTATATATTAAATGATTTAAAACATTTAGAATTCTATTTTGATTAGTATGTTTAATAAATTCTGATATATAAGAACTAACAGACTTTAGGGGATCTCTAAAAGTAGAGAATACAAAATGGTCATCAGAAAATATAAAATTTTTGTCATTGATCGCTTCTTTGAATGCAACTTCTTTATGACACAGAGGAAAAGGCATAGCTACTTCTGGAAAAGCTAATAAAATTTTTCTTCTAAGATATCTATTACCTTGTCTTGGAAAACCATCAACAGTAACTTTAAAGGAGCCTTGTTCTCTAACTTGAAAAGTTATATTGTCTACATAAAGATCATCAGTAGTTTCAATCCATAAGTTATCGGTTTTAGACCATCCACCTGAATCAGGTGGGAGAAAAGCTTTTGTCATTTCAAAACTATCAACCATTTAATTACTTTTATTCTTCTATCACTCTAACAGAGTTGGTGTCTAAGTTAGACCACTTGTATTCTCTGTGGCTTTCAGCGGACCACTCAGCCCATTGTTTTGTTGGCCAGGTATTTAAAGTGTATACCTTGTCTTTTAACATGGGCCATAAATTAGGATCCATGCCTTGACATGATTTATACTTTTGTTCGTCTAAGTTGGCAACTACTTTATACTTACTCATGGTTTAGGTATGCTCTTTATTGTGTGTAAAATAAACTCTTCAACAGTAATATTTTGATATTTTGCTGCTAATTTTATTTGAAGAAATTCTTTATCTGTAAATTTAACAGTACAAAACTTTTTATTATTTGATTCAAGTCTAAGAATAACTTTGTGTTTTTTGCAATTTTTAAATCTAGCTAAAATACTCATCTTCATTTTCTACAACTTCAAAACAATCATCACAATACCATAATTTGTACATTTTGTTGACAGTAATCAAATCTGTATATCCACCTTGATCTTCATCAAACAAAGCTTTACAGTTATTGCAGAAGTCATTGTGAAACTCTTCTGTTTTATTTTCTATTTCAACCATATTTAATTACTTCAATTCTTTCTGGAAGTATAGCTACGTTATTTTTTTGTCTGTCTTCATAAGATAGAATATAAAACTCAGTATTTATGTCATAAAACAAAGAATCAAAAGATATAGAAGCTCCGTCTTTTAAAATTGCAATTCCTTTTGTAGAATGAGAATTAATAGATGGATGATCATAAGAGTCTACAATGATTAGAGGCATTAGTTTTTTGTTCTCCAAATATCAGAAGAAGTATAGTTATAAGACTCTTTACGAGCAACAATCAACTTTTTAAGAGCTCCATAAAGTACAGGCCATTTATTGGACAACTCTCGCATAATGTAATCGTGATGTTCTGGGTGCTTACCTTTATCTGTTAAAGCATCATATATCGCATCAATTGCAACTTTTTCATCATAAGGAATATGAGACATTCTATAGTTCTTATTCTGATAAATAGATGTAATCTTTACATTAGGATTACCAGGGTTAGAGGTTACAGTATTTGGAAGTGGAATGTTTGGTTTTATCTCTTCTTTGATAGGAGATAAGCTTTTGCTAAGATTGGTTATCGCAATTGCGATGTTATTTAAAGCTCTAGCTATTGCTTTCATTGTTACCACTGATCCTTTTCATTATCAATTTCTTCTTGTAATTCTCTGCGGGTTTTCTCATCATATGGAGAGCCCCATCCTTCTGCATAGGCGTCTTTCATTCTATCGTAAGAATCATCATCATCGCCTATTTCAAATCTTTGATTTTTAGGATTTAAACTCATCAAATTTTCCTTTATAAGTCTGCATTTGGATTTAATTTTTTTATGTAAAGAAACAAGTAATCTTGTAAGTTATCTAAAGCTTTAATAAAAGGTATCTGTTGACGAGAAAGCCATTTAATTAAATCAGCTTCTTCTTTACCATATTCATCAAGATAAGAAAAAGCTGCGTTATAAACACATTCATCTTGAAGAGATTGGTATTGACGAGTGGTATAAATAATATTATCGTACATTAGAATTTATTTACTCTTTAACCCAATTGTATTCTACATACTCTCGTATGTACATTTCTTCTTTTTCTTGTGCGGTATGAGCATTTTCGCTAATGTCGTTTCCTGCTTCAGCATATTCGTAAACCCATAATTTGTAATCATGGTAAGACATCTCGTCCCACTGTTTTTCAGCTTCTTTACGAAGTCTTTTTAGCTGTACAGGTTCTGTGCAATCAAGATCATAAGTAAACATAATTATACTTCTGTATCAAATTGTGGGGACATATTTTCGAATATTGCATCAAGTTGTTCAGGGGTAAGACCCTTGGCGTACTCGGTTGCAAAATAAATCCATTCACCATCTTCACGCATTTTAATATCTACAAGACCAGCTTTATACATAAATTGCAAGTCTTGAATTACTTGTTGTTTTGCGGATTCTTCTTCATTTAACATTGTTATTACCTGGACAGTTTTCTATTAGTACGTGTAGATACTTGATGTGGTCTACTAATATTTTAATAGATTCACCATCGAGTACATAATTGGAATCAATGCCGTGAGACAAAAAAAGATTCCAATCATTATCTATGGAATATGTAGGTTCAATTTCACTTGGATTCATAAGGTTTTCTCCACAAGGAAGGAGAATGTGCGTCCTCTATATCGAGCTTATGTTGCTCATTTTCATAAAGGCGAATCATATGAACACACGGATCTCCACCTTCTGCAAACTCATTATCCTCTTGTTCGGACAAAGGAAAAGCATCATGAGTATAGCACAATGGTGGGCCACACCAATCGTTTTCTAAACCTATCTTAATCCATTTATCGAATGTATCAATCTGATTAGGTTGTATTTTATTTTCAAGATAACCAATATGAGTTATTAGTTCATTTAACTGAATAACAGCACGCTGCATTAAGACTCTAAAAACTGGTGTGTCTACGTAAATTTTTGTTAATTGATTTTCAATTTCGTTAATAGTGTTTTGTATTTTAACTATTGTTAGATCATTCATAATAACTATTATATCAGAAAGGTTCGTCTTGTTCGGATGGATCCCACTTTGTGCCTTCAAACAAAGAAGCTTGGTTTTTAGGAAATGGAAGTTTTCCCTGAGGATCATAAACATCGTCTAGATCGTGTGTTGTAACTTGAAACTGAAGACTAACAGCTTTATTTGAAAGCTTTGAAGATAATTTTTTAATAGTTTTATCTAAATACTTTTGAAGTGCTTGTTTTTCAAATTCAGTTAAATTCAAAAAAACCTCATTGACTTCACCCTTTTTTTGATTCAAGGTGGATATAGCTTCTTTAATTAAAGAGCTATTTTGAAGGTGGTTGTTAAAAGATTCAGAGTTATTCCGAACAGAAGGAACATAAGAATCTGGCATAGGCCATGTTGCGGAGATCATGTAATTTAAACTTTCTCTAAAGGAATTATTCTTTTTAGTCTTTTCTTACAAGAATGGGTAGGAGGTTCATCGTGGCCAATACCAATTTTTATAGAAACGCCACAACTAGAACACTGCCACTTTGTGCCAGCCTTATATTTAGTTGGCTGCAAAGGAGGTTCATTTACAATATAAGGTATCTCAATATCTTCGTCATCAGAATCATTTTCTACAACCAAGACAGGGACACAAGACGGGCAAAGTTTTGGTTTGCGTCCACGAGATTTTTGACGAGTCCATTTAACATTACAGGACTCGCAGGTGAGTTCTTCAGTTTCCATGATAAATTCTTTCTTTTACTGTTCCTGTATATAACAATAGTAAGGAGGTCCAGTATAAGGATCGTATTTTGCTGCAACAGAAATAGCTTTAAGGCATAGTGTTTTTACTTGAGGAGGAGTAAGTTGTTTCTTCTTATCGAACAAAACAGACATAGCACCCTGAGCATATGCGCCCCCAGTGCCTAAAGCATAAAGTCCGGTAACATCAGATGTCCAAGAATAATCTCCATCTACGACATAGATAGAACCATGAATGGAACAGATGATGGTGGAGCCTTGCTCAGCTATATGAGTAGAGTCATCTCTTTCAGGGGAAGCATATCCTTGCACTTCAAAACAAGCTCTAAGTGAAGGGATAAACTTAGTGGTAAAGAACTGATCTAATTTAGAATCAGATAAACCAGGAGTTGGGACAGGTGGTTGAAAGACGTGGTGAATAATATTGATTGCACGTACGTCTCCAGCAGCACCTAAAAGGTACTTTCCATTAGTAGCAACCTTAGAAGAGTTTCTTCCTAATGTCATTATTTGAGAGGCGAATCCGCCCTCGTCCATGGTAGATATTCTAGAGTCAGTGCATATAACACTAAAGCCATCTCCTTGAACTCCTAGTATTGTAGTCATATTAATCCTTATACAAGTCAGAAGAATCAAATAAGAGTATACTGCAGGGAGATAGAAAATACAATTTTAAATTAATTATTTTGTTTAACCAAAGTAAAATAAGAAGATCCAAATACTTGAATAGCTATTCTGTTAATTTGATCAGGGTTTGAGGTGGCATAAACATATGATCTATTAGATTTTTGTTTATTTTTGTTTTTTTTGCCTTTGCGCTTAGCCAACTGTAGTCCCTTCTTTGTGGACACAAAAAGAATGATACACATTTCTGATGTTCTTATTAAAATAAGCACCGCCAGAATGCGCATCAATGAACTCTTGATGAACGTATGATGGAACATTTTTGTAAAGCCAAACAGCTTTAGAATTAAAAACAACCATAAGGTCATTTGATTCTATATCCCAAGCGCACATAAATAATGTGCTACTATTTGTAAAGTAATGTACTAATAATTTTTCCATAAGTGGAACGAGGAGGATTCGAACCTCCGAGGGCTTTAAAACCCTGACGGTTTAGCAAACCGTTGCTTTCGGCCACTCAGCCACCGTTCCGTAAACATACTAACAGGTTAACAATTTGTCCATTTTCGAAGTGATTCATCAGTAAATGTTAGTATGTTAGCGCCCTCGGTATGATTCGAACATACGACCTGCGGATTAGAAGTCCGATGCTCTATCCAGCTGAGCTACGAGGGCATTGATTTATAGATCAGGATAAGAATGTTGTTTCTTAGTATCAGAGTCTATAAATAATTTTATCTGAACAATTTGATTTTCGTCTTTAACCAAATAAAAAAAACCATTTGTCCAAAACATTCCAGCTACCAAATAACCTGGCTTATCATTTTTTGGAGTTAAGTGGTAAGCCAATCCTGTTTCTAGCATTTTATATTTAAAAACACCTAATGGATACGCACTCCAATAAGAATCATGAATTTTTAAATCTTCTGGAAAAGGAATTTTACCATGAAAGTTTACAAAATTTTGAGTCAATAAATAAACAGCTTGAGGATCATGAATAGATGAATCATAAACAATCCAATCTTTATGAGCTTGATAAAAAAGAAGGAAATCAAAAGAGTCCTGCTCATAAAGAGTAGGGTCTATAGATGAAATGTTTTCTATCAATAAATTGGGTGACATAATAATTAACTATTCTTTAGCAGTATCTTTACGTAAAGAGTCTTGCGCTCTATGTTAGATAAAAACTTAACAGCAGTCATTCGCCAGTTGTGTTGCTTATTAGAATAAAGAATAAAATCTTCTTCAGAATAATTAGAATTATTAAGCTTAACATTATTCTTGTGCATCTGTACTTTAGTGTTTTGACAAGAAAGTTGAAGTTCTATTTCTTTTCTTAAAAGCTGTAAAGAATAGTGCCAAAGATCTAAATGGTCATGAAGATAATTTATTACCTCTTGAGAAACCTCAGACTTAATGTCTGAGATAACTAATTCTCGAAAGCTAGAAAAGTCATCTTTAGATATTTTATCTATAGACAGTTCATTCAGTTGCTTCAGTGTCATTTTTGTTATCTTTCTTATAGCATAATTGGTATACTTGAGATATATCTTGTTGAAAAGAATCTTGTGCAGTTTCGCCGGATTTTAAAACGTAGTTTAAAGAATACAACGGATATATGGGCCAGCTTCCTAGCCAAGTAAGTTTCTGTTTATAATCTTTTATTTTTAAATCAGAACCAAATAAAGCTGACAAAACAGTAGCTCCAACAGTGCAGATTATCTTTGGGTTCATAATATGTATTTCAGACTGTAAGTAAGAAACACAGTTGTCTATATATTTTTGATCAACATCTCTAGTTGGACATCTTAATAGATAGGTCAAACATATGTTATCTGAAGAGAATCCAGAGTTCTTAAGAGAGTTGATAAAAAAATCAGAAGAAGCTTGATCTAAATACGAAGTCTCTAATACAAACAAAACATCAGGGTTATTGACGTTCCATTTAGGAAGAGCTGGGGTAAGACTACCAAGTTGGCATTTTCTACAATTGTGTGCAACAGTATGAAGTTCGGTTATCTTCATAGAAGTTTTAGACGCAATGGAAGAAACTCTTGCCTCTTTAATAATTTTTACCACATCTGCGTTAGGCAGCTTGCCATCAATAGCTTCAAATATAGAAGAGACAATGTCTGTCTCCATAAATCCTAATTGACCATAGGACTTAGAGGGAGATTCAGACAAAGCCTCATCTAAAATGTTTTGTAGTAAAGAGTCGTCGTATTGACTAGAACTCATCTGGAACAGAGTATGACGAAGCGCCACCACTCTGCTTTGTTGCAGCAGCACCAGAAGAGGAATCAGACTTCTGGAATGAGCCTCCGGCGTAGGTAAGAGCTTCAGCTACAACAACAATCTTAGAACGATTCTGACTGTCTTGCTGCCAACGCTCTTGGATCAAACGTCCAAGAATCTGGATCTGAGAACCCTTCTTCATCTTACCTTCTGAAACTTGCTTGGCAACAAAAGAAGCGTTCTTTGATGCGAAGTCAGATCCATCTTTAAGGTAATAGACAATGTCAAAATAACCAGAGCTAACTCCGGCTCCCTTTTCACTGCCAGCATAGTCAACAGCAATGCGGAACTTAAGAATGTTTCCGTTTGCTACCAACTCTGGGTCTGATACGATACCTGCTGTGAGGTTTACTATGTTACGTGGGTCTATCATTTCTATACTTTCCAATTAGTCTTTGTTTAATGTTTCTTTAAATGTATTAGATATTTGATCTAAAAATTCCGTAGAAGTTTTTACTGCTTCTATCGGTCCATATTGTACCATGAGATGATTCAATAAAGAAAGGAAAAGATTATATATACCAGATTTTAAATCTGTGACAACATCAGTAGAAGTACCTTCTTCTATGTCGTCTACTAATTTAAATTCAGGAGCTTCCTGAGGTGTATCATTATCTTCTGTCGGCATTTGAACTTACTCTATTCGCTATTGCTTCATCTATAATTTGACCCAAATGTTTTGCGTCCCTATAACCTTTGTCATAGAGAACAGATATTATGGGTTTAGGATCAGCGTGGTTGTATGTTATTAATTGGAGATTTAAAACATCGTTAATTGTATAAACTCTGTAGTTATTTAAATCTCTTCGAGGATCAGGATACTTTTTGTTTTTTTCTCTATTAGCAATAGTCAAAGTTGATACGTTTAATATCTTTGCAACCTCTGATCTATTAAAGCTAGGTTGAGAAGATTTAGCTTTAGACATTTGGTTTGTTACCTTTTTTAAAGTTTATATTAGATATAATAGCAAAAAGGTGTATAAAAATCAACCTTAAGACAAAAATTTTTCATAAATATTAGCAAAAGTTTTTCTGAAAGAAATAACATTAGGAACTTTTTGAGACAATTGAGTTAAAATTGAATCAGATGTAACAGCAGCAACAGCTTTGGCTATACTTTTTTCTGTAACAAGATTAGCCTTTGACAAAGCTACTTGATAAAGATGAGAGTCTCTTACACTTTCTTCAGAAATACAATCATCATAAGAGTGGTCGTAATCTTCGTCTTCTCCGTCGTGATCATATTCACACAAAATTATGTCGTTTTCAAAAACATATTGATTGAAAAAATCTTGAGATGCATTTGCTTGTTCTTGGTAATAAAATTCTGCGTTAGTATAATTGGACCAAACAATAGAACTTACTTGATCTAATGGAATAGATTCCCAGCATTTGAAGAATGCGTCGAAATAAGATTTATGAGTCAGTCTAGGAAGACCGTAAATAGGATTGCTTTTTAAGAACTCAATAGATTTTGGAACAGAGACTTCAGCCCAAGGTGCAAATTCTTCAAACTTTTTAGAAGATAAGAACTGAGCTATATTTTCTGTTATATCAAAATTGAAACCACTATTCCAAACCCAGTCAAAAGCAGAAGCAATAACACCAGAAATAGTTTGAGGATACTTTTCTATGTCATCAATAGATGCAAAGAAAGGACGACACAAGTTGCCATTAGAATAAAAGTTAAACATTGGAGGACAATAAACTGTTTGATCCGGATGAGTTAAAGAAGATTCTGCAAAGAACATTCTCACAGCAACCAATCTCATGTCAGATGGGTTAAAGGTACAAACATATACTTGCCATGGCAAAGGGATGTAATACTGAGAGGTGCTAGTTTCGTCTCGTATATTATCTCTGTAATCGTTATCTATATCAATAACCTGATAAGAAGGAGGGCGTTCAAAAACAACAACTCCATCAGAAACAAATCGAACACCAGGAAAATAAATATCGTCTAATTTAAATCCAGAACTATTTATTTCTGATGTCAAAAGGTATTCTCTAAGAATGTTAGAAAAAGTAACACCGTCTAAATCAACAGTTTGAGCACCAGAACTAAAGTGTGGATTATTAACTTTTGCTATTGGCTTTTGGAATGCCCGGCTAAATAAAGTAGACTTGGAGACATCTTGTTCAGGAAAATGTTGAGTTTCAAGATAATAAACAGGAGGAGAAGAAAAATCATTAAAAATAAAATCAGCTGGAGACAACATCTTCAAGCTCCTCTTGGATAGCATTAAAATATGGAGATACTTCTTCGTTTGTTAGATCAAAATTAAAAGAGGTATTATTTTCAAAGAAATCATTGTTTTTATTTTGATAAAAATGATCATAAATTTTTGCAACAATGTATGGATTAGAAGAATATAAATCAATATTTTCTTGAGAATAATTAGTGATAACTACTCTAGCACTGACAGAGGTAGTGGAATGGTAATCAAAAGAGTTAGAGATAGAATCGTCTACTATAAGAGTAGGATTACTATAAGGAGACCAATTATAATCTCTTGTAACAGATTTCTTAGTTATTTGATTTTGAATCAAGGAAGCAATATTGCTAAGATGATCAGGAAAAGTTTCTCGACGTTTTTGAGAAACAATACTTAAATTATTTTTGCAGTGAGAAATATAATTAAGAAGCTCTTCTAAAGAAAGACTAGAAAGTAAGTAGAGCATTTGGTTATATGTTTTACCAGTGCTTCTACTTCCACCCAGTGCATTGTAATTCTTAGGACCCTTATTAGTCTTTAAAACTCTGTGTATAATGTCATTAGAGTAAAAATAATTACTAAACGGAAGAGCATTTGATAAGTCGCAATTCCAACCAGCAAAGTAAGAATTAAACAAAGCATTGTAGATGTCTGCTATAGGAGCTTGACCTTTAATGAGTTGAATAACAGGTTGGGAATCTTGGCCCATGCAAATATTGCCACCACTACTATTTGGCAAGAAACAAGGAACTAAGTCTTCTTGAAATGAAGACAAAGGCTTGTCATTAAAATATATACTAAAAGAAAAACCGCTAGAAAAAGTATGACCTTTAGGATCTAAAGATATAACACAAACAGTCCAAGGAATCCACATCTTAATAGAATCTAAATACTTTGGACAAGTTCTGTAGCTGTAAGAATTTGAAGTAGAAAAATCTACATCTATTTGAAAAGGTGGGCGTTCAATAACATAAACGTTTTTATCTTCAGAGACATAACGAACAGCTAAGGGGTACAAAGAAAAGTTATCTTTTCCATCAATCTTAGAGTAATTCATTTTAGCTTGTTCTAAGAAATCGTATTCATATACACTATATTTAAGATGAAGATCTTCTAAAACTGGGGTAGTAGCATTGCAGTGTGTAAAGAAAAGCTTACCCTCACTCAAAAGAGAGTATGCATAATTAATATAGTTCATAGGTACCACTAAGAGATTAAGGAATTTAAATAAGACTTATTTGATTTTTGTTCAACAATAGGAGAATCTATATTTTGAAAAGAATAATTAGGAATATATTCTTCTAAGAAATTAATAAAGACTTTTTTAGCTTCTTCTTCAACAGAGTTATCTAAGTTAGATAAGTTAGTATAAGATAAATTAAAAAGAACTTTTTCATCAGATGTATAAATCTTATAATCATAAGTTCCATTGAAAGAACGAAAACGAGTCAGATAATACTGTGTTGTTTTGTCGCCAACAGTAGCAGAAGCTTTTGAAGATATAGAAAAATCAGGGACATAAAAGGGACAAGAGTTCTGCCGAGCAGCAAAAGCACAGTGGGTAACGGAATTAGGCTGACTAGAAGCAAGCTGCATCAAAGGAGAAGAACAAGCATATACGCCAGGGTTATTGGCATACTCATATTTATCACTAGGATTTAACATATCTTTGTGAGTAAAAGACTTGCAAGATACTTCATATTGAGAAGCAATTCTTACAGCGATTGAAACATCTTCTACAAAAGAAGTGTCAGTAATATTTTCTGTAGACATATTATCTCCAGGTCATACGAGAGTCTATGTAACTCTTGTGTTCAAGTTCTTGAATTTTTTTGGTAAGAATATCTATAGAACTGTTCTTCTGAAGGATAACGTTATACAAGTATTCATTGTCGTTTTTTAACGAATTAAAATTGCGCAAAAAGGAATCAAATGTCTGTTGCATTTTATCAGTAGACTGTTGTACAGGTACAGAAAAATCTTCAAATAACAAAGTGGTATTAAAAAGAATAACAGAACCTGGACCAGATCCAATTTGTTTAAAGTAATTATTAGATGTTAAGTAATCATACAAAGCATCAAAGGCAGTAGGAAGAAAGTCAGAAAAGAATAAGTTTTTTAAAGAAGACCTAGAACCAAGATATACATAAGTATAGCTTTGAGCATGTTCTTCAAGCCATTGATTAGCAATGGATATTTCTTGTGAACTAAGTTCAGATATTTTACTAGAATACAAATGTACTCCACACAAAGAACTTGGATTGTTAGCAGAGAAGTTTTTGAGTGAAGCGTAATTCTTTTTAGCAAGATTAAATGCTACATAAGAATTTAAAGGATAAAGATAATCATCCATAGAACCAAGAATGGGGTTCATTATTTGTGTAGAAAAATCTGGCCGTGTAAGATCAGAAAGAAATATCATATATTCTCCATAGAAATAGAATCAAAAGATAGTGTTTTGTTTTTTAACAAATCAGATATCTGTAAAGATGATATATGCAGAGAAAGAATATCTGGATAGATAGACTTTGCGACTGGATATATTTTAGATAAATAAAAAAGATTGTTTAATATTGCAGACTCTTCTAGGTCTACAAAAAGAACAGAAGTGTTATTGATCGGTTCCGTCAGATAACTTTTCTGCAACCAAGTCCTCAAGGGCTGAGGCAACTCCTGGACTTTCTCCAGCCAATAAACCACCGGCGCCTTCTTTCATAACTTGTAGCATTTGCTTACGGCTGTGAGCAATGGTGTCCATAAAGGCTTTTTGTGCATCAGGAGTAGAGAATCTAATCTGTGCAAGAAGGCCTTCCATGTTTACAGCTTGCTCGCCAAAACCAAGAATAAGTGTAGCAATCTGCTTCTCTAGCTTTTCAATAACTTGTTCCATGTCTTGAAAGCGAGCTTCTATACGAGCAGATAGTGCTATGATAATCTCTTGAGTTTGATTGCTCAAAGACTCAAGAGTCATTTCGCCAGTAAATATTGATTCTTCCATTATGCGTCGTACCATTCTGTATTATTGGAAACAAAAGAAACAAGAGAAAGATCACATAAATAAGAAATAGATGCAATGTCTTGACGAGAAACTTTAATAGAATCTACAGACAATGGAGACTTCATATCAGGAATGAACGCACCAGTGTCTGATTTGCGAGCTTTAAAATGACCAGCTTTCCAGACAAAGTTATTGACATCAATGGCATCACCATTTGTCCAGTACTGGCACTTAAAGATTCTGCTAATAGGATGACCAGCTGAAGTCATAGCGCCACCATAAGAAACAAACGACTCAGGGTGAGGAAGACTTAATCTATCATTAGCAGGAAAGTTAGCAACTGCTGATCCATTAGCTATTGAACGAAGGTAAGCTGAAAAGTCAACAGCATCAACAAAGCAGTTTGTATTGCTTTCAAGTTTTCCAGATTGATTTGTTCTACCAATATCAACAGAAAACTTCATGCCTTCAAACCAAGGCTTAATAGCAACAAAGCCACTTTGGGTTTTTGATCTAAACCACTTTTTGTAAAGTGTATTAGCATATTTTGGTTTATCATCAGAAGAAGGATCTAGAGATTCTAAAAATTCTTCAACGTTTTCTTCTATTGTCATTACAGTCTCCTATTAAGCTTTAATTGACCAGCTAGAATTCTGGTTAGCTTTAGTATTACCATTACCTAGTATATCATTTATTTCATTATATTGGAAGCTAGAAGCCCAGTCCCAGTTTTCGTATGCATAACGATAAAGATCTTTGATCATATCGCGTTCTTTGTTCCAAAGAATATTACGCATGTTGGGTGCAGCCTTTACGACATCTGACGTGTTAAGACTGCGGCGTTCAGCAGAAACTACATTAAACTTAACTTCTTTAATAAGAGATTTAATCTCTGCACCAGTAAAATACTTGGTAGCGTTAGCAATTGCAGAGTAATCAAATCCATCTTCAGGAAGATAAATTTTAATAATCTCTACACGTTCTTCAAGAGATGGAAGACCAACAAAGAAGATTTTGTCAAAGCGTTCTGCACGAAGCATTTCTGGTTTAAGATGGTTGAGCTGATTAGCTGCACACATCAAGAATACATCGTTAGGAAGTTCTTGAAGTCCAGTAAGGAATTCACCATGAACACGATCGGTGGTACCACCGTCTACATGAGAGGAGCTTTGACCACCAGACATGTCACGACCGAACTCGTCAATCCATACACACAATGGAGCCATGGCTTTAATCTGCTGGAATACAGCACGCATATTCTGTTCTGATTGGCCAATGAAAGAGTTCATGACTTGACTTACACCAGTTCGTGCAAGGTCAAGACCTAATGCGTTAGCAGTAGCTTCACAGATAGCAGACTTACCAGTGCCAGGAATACCAACAGTCAAGATGCGACGAATAGGTTGAATGCCAAACTTCTCAGCTTCTTGAGGATTTTCCCAGAAATAAATGTTTCTAGAAATAACAGTCTTAATATTATCAAGACCACCAATATTATCAAAAGTAATCTTAGGTTTAATTATTTCAAGAATGCCATTCTTTTTAATGTTGGACATCTTAGCGTTATAAATATAAGATGAATCAATAGTGCCTTTTTCTAGAACAGAAGAAAGACAAAGATTAATAAACTTAGATTCGCTAAGCCCAATTCCAGCATTAACAATTTCTTTGGCTTTGGAAGAGTCTATTACTTCACCATTTGTTGCTGAGTGAATGTGATAAAGTATTTCATTTAACTCTTCAGGAGTAGGATAAAGATCTTCATGAACATAAAAGAGATGTGCAATTTCTTGAGGAACGTCAATTGCAGAGAAAACAATCATCTGCAAAGGCATAAGAGAAAGATCATCAGACTTAAAAGAAAGACGATATTCATAATGAGCAGAAGAGATAAGGCCAGCAAAGTTTTGAGCGAAAGAAGCAGGGTCGCCAACAAGGTGATAAAGAAATGTTTTTGAATGATCTTTAAGATCAGGAGAGTTTAACATATAATCAAAAGACAAAGAAAGATCTGTTGTCTTTGTGATGATAGGAGAAGCGGGGTCGTCTGGGTTAGGAATAGAAACTAAAACAGGTTTCCATTTGTTGTCAATGAATTGACAGAATCCGTCCTTATTGATTGTAAAATAAGAACGCTTGTTAAAAGAAGTAATGTTCTCTTCCAAGCGATATGGATCAGTGGTTTTAATCCATATGGCAGGGTTGCCTAGTTGGATCTGTTGAAAGAGCATTGTATCTCCAATATTAAAATAATAAACTAAAGGCTTTATAAAAAATATGAATGGGGGGGACCACTCTAAAAGTTTAATAGATAAAAAAATTATCTAAGAGTCCCCCCCAAAACATGTGGGTAACACCTGTGAGAAAGGGAAGGCCATGAAGAGCCAAAAGCACAAGTGCCACCCACGATCTAAAGGACTAATCAGCCCTTTTCGCCAGCACGGCGGTGGAACTCTACGTTGTCACCAGGCTGGATGATGTAGTTCTCATCAAGCTTGTCCTTGCCTTTGTAGGCAATTGCATCTCCAGAGATGCCCCAAAGCTTAGAGAACTGCTGACGAACATCAGCAATAGACTTGCCAGACACTGGTGCTGGCTGGTTGTAAACGCCATAGCGGACGTTTGCAACGCCTTCGCTTGAGCTTGTTGTATTTTGCTTGGAATTAAGTTCCATTTTATTCTCCTAAGTTATTAACTTACAGTTATTAGTGATTCAACCATACGGTTGTAAGGCTGAGCCATGCCAAGACCTAAGTCGAAGTAGATCTCTGACTGTTCTGGATTTTGTTCAGAAACAATGGTATGCTGAATGCGTCCAAGGATCATTGCAGCTACAGCCATATTGGTGGCGAGAATTTGAGTTCCGCCTTCTACTTCAGCTCGTTCTTGACAAGACATTTCACCTGGATTACGGTCAGGTGGATTTTGGTACTCTGGATGCGTTTCAACTGGGTGAGCAGTGATATCGACACCGTTTCTGCGTTGGTAGTGATAGATACTACCAAACAAAGCGTCGTCGTTTCCACCAGTGAAAACATCGACATTATTCAACTTTGAAGCAGCATCGAAAAGAATCTTTCGTGCTGAAAAGTTGTCAACAACTGCAAGAACAATATCACCTTCGGTAATAAGTTCTGTAGCTTTGATCTTATTAGATTCCTCATCTGTTGGTGGATGTTCATCAGAAACAACCCACTTAGGAACAGGAATAACTAAAGTCTGATGGAACTTTTCAGTAAGCTCAAGAGCTTTAACTGAAGCTTTATTTCCCATTTGAGAAAATGATTGACGTTCTAAATTTCGCTGTTCGAAATTATCTCCGTCAACAATAAGAAGAGCAGAGCCAGGAAACTTCCATTCAAGAAGGCGAACAACACCTTCTGAAAGCCAAGTACCAATGCCACCTGCTCCAACAAGAACAACTCGTTTAACGTTTTCCATAATATTAATTAATCTCTTTCATAAGCTATAGAGTCATATGCACGTTCATAAGCAACATAATCGTTGCAATCTTTAATTTGATTTTGCATAGGACGTTCACTTCTTGCATAGTCCAAAATAGAAACTAAATATGGAGTACAAGAACGTGAATAATAAAATTCGCAATCAGCACAAAGGCCATTGGAATCATAAACGTTGTAAGGATGTGCTTGATCAAATTGAATTACCTGATCATAAAGAACAGGATTAGGACATTCACATTCTCCATCACGCAATGTAGCAATCGGTTCGTTGCAACATACTGTACGAGAATGATCAAATCCTTCGTAGAAGTACTCGTCTAATAAAGTATTATTAAGAGAGAAATCAGAATCTACATCTTCAATTAAAGTATGAGGAGAATCATTGTCATCGACAGCTGTAAGAGACTCGTCTCTAATTTTCATAAGGATGTCATTGTCGTGAGCGTCTTTAGTCCAAATATAAATATTTGAATTAGGATTTAGATTACGACGAGCAATGTACTTATTTGCTGACTGAAGAATATCAGAATAGATATCGCTATCAAGACATAAAAGAATGTCACAAGTGTCACAAACAAATTCAGGATTGTATGCAGAAAGATCGGATCCACAAGAAGGACATTCAAAATCATCAGTTGCATCAGAAATAACAATCTCTGCTATAACTAAATGATTTTCATCTTTAGGATCAGGATACTCTTGAAGGCGAGGGTCACCTTTAATCGTACCAGCTGGAATAGAGTCCAGCTGAGTAGGCTGATGAGCCGGTTGAGTAGCCTGTGCTGGTGCTTGTGCCACCTGCGTAACCGAACCCCCCTGAGGGGGGAGCACTTTTTTTACTTTTTGGCTCCATTCGATCACTTCAGGATCAGGAGCTTTAGTAAAAATAACATCTTCAAATACATCTTCAGGCTTAAGCGTCCAAATGGTTCCACCAATTTGCATCTCAATGTGATATTGAGTGGCTCCATTATTAACAGACTTTTGCCATCCATAAGTAATATGTAAGCCATCAAAGTCTGCTTGGTCTGCATGATCTGTTCCAGATGCATAGGCAGCCATGTTGGGGTGACTATGGACAGAGCCAACAATCATAACATTTTCAGGCTTTTGGTCGACAATAGAATCTGGATCATATTTACAATGAACAGATGTATTGACTTGATTAGGAACTAAAATTCCCCAACCTTCAGAAGAACCTTCAAATGCTGGATCAAATGTCAACATAACAATAGATTCAGTACCATGCTGAGTGTCAACAAGTCGGAAGAATTCATCGAGCTTGTCTACAATAACGCGTGGAATAGCAGGAAGACTATAGACTGCACCTTCGCGAACAGAATCGAAATTATAAATTTCTTCATCTTTAACTGCAGTGACAGAACGACCAACAAAGTTATTAACAACTTTAACAATACTTGTATTGAGATCAGTTACCCAAGTAGTGGTGGTAGAAGATACACCTTTATCGTAAGTTTTAGTTTCTACTTTACGATCTTCAGCGATGTTAGCAATCAAATAATAAATGTTAAAGCCAAGGCTTTCAACAATATCTTCCATGTTGTCATGGTCTGCCATAAAGCAAGGTACGCCGGACTTAGTCCAGAAGTAATTAAGGTCTTCTAAAGTATAAGTTTTTTTAATATTATCTGTGGTCATAAAATCTCCAAATATAAGAGTCTATTGTTTTGTTCAGAACGGGGATTGTTCTTCATCATTATTAACTGTTATTCCATTAATGTTGTTATAAATTTTGTTTTTAATAACAACAGCAACTGGAGTTTTATCGGGTGGAACATACTTTGCAGCAAAGGATCCATCAGAATCGAGATAAGGTTCGCCTACGCATTGTTGACAGCATTGATTTACAGAGTAAACTGTTTGTCCATTGTCATCAACAACAGGAGTAGATTCACAGTTTGCAGTCTCTGTATTAGAGTCTCGCAAGAATCCGCAAGGACACACATAAAAGAATGGAGCACATGTGTGGCAAAGAGCTTTAAATTCAAGCTTGTAGTCAATACCAAGATTCTCAAAGTCTAATCCAACTGTTTGAACAGTAGGATTGTAATTAGACCATTGAGATTCTGTGATAACATTCTTAGAACAAATACTACATGAGTGCATTTCAAGGTCATTATCAGAAGCAATTTCGGTTAAGCAGTCAATGCAAATTACTTTGCCTTTGTCATCAATGTGTTGATACTTTTTAATTTCTTTTTTGGTATGCTCTGTAGAGAATTTAAATCCATAGCTTTCACCACATCCACATGTAAATACAGTATCGTGTTGAATATGAAGATGTAAGTCCATAGTGTTAGAGTAAACTATATTTGCATCATCTCTAGAGTAATACATGTCTTTAGATTCAATATAGACAAAGTACTCTTCCAAACAATTTTCGCAAACGTCTCCTTCTATTGTTTCAGTTATGTCACCAGTACATTCGTCTTCGCAAGAAGCGCAGATAAATACATTGTTGTCTTCGTCTTCATCGTTATTATTGAAGAGTGCAGATATGTCAAGTTTTTCTTGACCATTTTTAATACGAGAATCAATAGTAAAATCGTATGGATTGTCTTTAGAATTATGAGTATAATGAATTGGAGAATATGCAAAAGATTTCTTAAAGAAATCAGCAACGTGTTCGCTAGTAAGCTCATAGTCAGGACGAGATATAATATTATACATTTTAGGAATATTAGTATCAGTATAATAAGCTTGGTAGTTACCAAGCATAGCCATAGCAAGAGTTAACTCTTGGCCATTGTCATCATGTTGACCCTGGTTATCCATGTCTTTAACTTTAACAGAGATCCAAAGATTAGGATCTAGAGTCCAAGAATGTCCTTCTTCATTTGATTTAAGTTCCCATTCAGCGGGATTAGAAATGTAAGAAGGCATTCCTTTAGATTGGTAAAAGCGAGGACCATCAGTCTCGCTCATGTTAGCATCGTTGTAGGTTTCTACACCAGAACAGCGTTCAATGAATCGTGAAACTTTTTCATTAAACGGAAGAGCAGACCAATCGTCTTTATGGTAGAGGCAAATCCAGCCAACACCATTGCCACGATATCCTTTACAGTTAATATTAGGAAGATTAACATGATAAAGAACATTGTTTGGAGAAGTGATTGGATATGGTGAATAGAACATTCTAGCACCAAGAAGATTTCCATTTTCAAAATCACCAATTACAATTCGATAAGGCTGAGCTACATAGTAAGTCCGAGCATGTTTATCTCCTTCGTGTGCACCCCAATTAATGTGGTACATGCCGGGAGCATGCTGAGTTACAATCTGGGTATGAGGACCAGCACTACGAATAGCAAGGACACCAGTTCCATCAAGTGGAAGAAGTCCAGTATCAATAGAAGCGAATTGAGAAAAGCTCTGATAGAAAGATGTAACATCTTTATCAGTAACGTGATCAAGGTTAAATGACTTAACCGTTGAACGTATAGAATATGTGCCCTGTTCGTTTTGAACAAGAGAATAATTAAAATTATCAGTCATTGAATTCACCATTTAGTAGTTCGTCTAATCCTAGATCGACATCGACAGAAAAATCACCAAAGGTATTAGCAAACCAATTTGGATCTTTTTCTGCTATTCGAATAACTTCTAGTTTAGGAAGGAGTTGATTACGGGCCTCGATAAGATCAGCAACCCGATCTAAGGCTTTAGCAACTTTTTTAAGCTCTTGTTTATCTTCGCTTATATTAAGAATAAAGCGAATGATAGGCATGTCGTTTAGAGTAAAGTGCTCAACAATTTTGTCAATACGCTCTTCAAGAGAAGAGACTTTAGATTCAAGCTGCTTTTTTACTTCTCTAGAAGAATCTAGATTGTAATGAAAAGACTTGATAGGAGACAAAGAAGTAGGAATTTTCTCAGGATAAAATGTCATATAAATTCCGATTAATAGGTATTAAATCCAAGGGATTCTTTGATGGAATTAAAGGAATTAGCTATGTAATTACCTGTATGGAAAAGTGATATATCGACAGAAGCATAGTCTCTATCGATTATTAATTTCATTGGAACTCTGTTGATTTCCGGACAAAGGGCTTCATATATTTTAATATTTCGCTCAATTGAATGATTCATAATTTTGTCCATTGAACCAAAGTAAGATCGAATATAAGTTTCGTCTAAGTCAAGCTTAAGTTTCTGAGATGCAAGTTTGATGTTCTTGGCAGTATCTTCAGAAAGCATAGCTTCTAAAAACTCTTTAATAGCAAATCTTTTAAGAATAGATTCTTCTAAGACGTCAGCATAAAGTTCTTTTTGAAAACCATTATTGGTAAGCCGATTAAGAGAAGCAGCCATGCTGCGACTTAAAGCATCTGTATCAAAAATAAAACGATTAGACATTTCATAGAATGCGGTAATCATTCCAGTGCGAATAGCAAAACGACCAGAGTTAATTCCTTTGGAATCAATGTAGTCTTTAGTCTGCTCCAAGAATGTGTCAACATCAGGAGCTAAGGGGATAGAAGATGATTGAGATGAAGTTTCAGAAAACAGGTCATCATCGTTATCAAAGAATTCGTTAGTCATAAATTTCCAGACTTTAGAAGGGCTGTATTTTGTATTAGGTGCGGGCGACGGGATTTGAACCCGTGTGTCACCAAGCTACGGTTTCTACACTTTATAAGAGTGAGCCGATACGCCCGCTTGAAATAGCGGAGACGTATCGATACATATTCGAAAATCTAAATTCATACTTCGTAAGATCCTTTTTTAGGCTGCTGCTTAACAATAAGAGGTATAGCACGCAAACCAAGTGGAGTAATAGTATACATGTTATCTTTGAATTTAGCAAAACCAAAGTTAACTAATTTGTCAAGAGATAACTCTGCTTTATTAAGTTCTTTATATTTTGCAGGAGCTAAATTGAAAAGATTTTCTTTAGTAACAGGTCGGTGTACCATCTTTAGATAAAGTAGTGCGACATGGGTTTTAGAATTGCGTCTGATCAAAACTCTAGAAGTCATTTAAATATCCTTTATAAAATAAAAAATTGATAACAGGTAATGGGGCAAATATAGGGCCACTAGCTTCATTACTTTTCCGTTAGCAATTCAACCGGCTTATTTCTGTGTTTTACCACGTTGTAAGTTTGAATTAGCTAGCTGTTATCAAATCAATTGGTGACACCGTCGCTATACGTCCCAGTAAGCGCCAGTGTCACCAAATCAATTTGACCAGTAGTAGTTACGGGGAATATAGGCCCACGTGCTATGTGTAACTATTAATATCGTTCCGAAATTCAAAATAGTAAATCGAACACGCTACTGATCAAAATCTTAGTGAATTCTAAATCCACCACAGTTCTCAAGAAAGACTTGAAATTCTTTCATAAGATTTAAATCCATATGGTAATGGGCTGCAAAAGATTTAACTTTTAAAGTTCCATCGCAGACATTACAGGTTTTAGTAAGAATGGTACCATCTAATTGATCCCAATCACGAGTACCTTGATTGTTGCAATAAGAACAATCTTCAAGAGGAATAGAGTTTAGATGTTCATAGTATTGTTTGATATACTCTTCAATGGTTCCGTTTTCTAAATCTTTTTTTAAAAGTTTAGCTAAGGCAGTTGCGTCTCGAGAATTGAGACCAGAACCAGAGTTATCATGAGGAGATTCACACTTCTGACAAAGTGTAGGATGAAGCTGGTCTAGGCAGTCCCACAAAGGATGCCAATACCAAACATTAGAACGAAAGTATTCGCCTTGTTCGTTTTTGGGATTGTTACCATAAACGTCCATGCCCATAATTAATCCTCCACAAGTTTAGTGTATACTTCACCGTTTTCTTTTATTTTTGTATCTTCATATGGTGCTGCAATACGACGATAAAGTTCTAGTTTTGCGCACTCTAAAGCTCCAATAACTTCATTGATAGTAGAGTAAGACTTACCCTTTTTGTCAATAAAATGATTAATAAGAGTAGAGATATAATAGTTTAACTCGCCGGCATTGACTATAGCTTCAGGGCTAAGCAATATCTCGGGACGGAGTTCAGGTTTAATGTAGGGCATTTTAATCTTTCCAGTTTGAAATTATTTCATCAAAGTTTTCAATAAACTCTTCTTCATCTTCTTCAGTAAAAATCTGGTCCCAACATTGTGGATGAGTTCCAGATATCATTGATTCTCTAGTTGCAGAGTCAAGATGTGGAAATACATTTTGAATATAATTGTGATTTACTTTCCAGCTATTGTATTGAGACTGAGTCATCATAAAAGTAATGCTGTCGCCACAATAAATGCAAGTGTTTGTATACGCATAATCAGCTAAAGTAGAATCACCTGATACTCTAATAATAGTGGGAGGGTTATTCATGGTCTTCCTTTTGATCTGAGTAATACCAATTGTTTGTAGAAGAATAAATAAATTTAGAGGCTACATAAAAAATTAATATAGCAAATATTGCAACAAACGTAGATTGAGTAAGAGCTATGTAAAGTAGATGAAGATATGAGAATAATATTTTAATAATATCTATCATAGTGGGCCCTCTGGGACTTGAACCCAGGACCAACGGATTATGAGTCCGGCGCTCTAACCAACTGAGCTAAGGGCCCGAAGAACTGTTGTGATTACTTGTGTCTGGGTTCAAGTAAATTGGTATACTCACTTTGTGGACGGCTAGTCGTAAACGAATAGTTACCCGTAACAAAGGGGACAGTTAACTCCCAAAATTTAAGTGATTGCACATCACTACATGACATTAATCACTTGAGACTGGAACCATTAAACTAAAAGTAGAAAAAGATATTTTATAGTTATTGATATATTTTTCTGTTGTTTTTTGTTCTTCCAATTCCCGATCTAATTGATCGAGATCATGTTGTTCAATTGAACCTGAGCACATTATAGTTTTCCTTTTCCGGGAAGATATTCAGTAACATTTAATGAAGTGAACATAACAGTTGGTTGATCATACTTGTCGTACTGAGCGCCAATGTCTAGTAGTTCAAGCAATTCATCTTTTAATAATTTGGTAGCGAGCTTATCATCCTGGAATTCTCCAGGAATAGAAGCTTCGATTTCAACAATAAGTTTAACTTGCATGTTAGGCTTCGCCTCCACGTTTTTTGTATTGAGTAAGTGCTTGTTCTAAAGTAGAACAGTAGTCACCATGTTCTGCAGCAAATCCTTCAGGACGAGCAATAATATCCCACACTACGTATGGGTGAAGCTCGCCTTCTTTGTGGCAGATGGAAACCCAGACTGCATAGGAATCATCTGGTATACGTTCAGCTTTTTTGGTAGAAGCAATAACCATACGGTTAGTAGTTCCAACAATGTCACCAATACGAAGTTCATTAAGTAGGTTTAATTCATTGGTCATAGATTTTTCTTTCTTGATGAACTCTACAAAAGAGACTAAAAGAAATAGCCCTACGTAAACATTGAGTTTTTTTAGATGTTAAAGCAGAACATTTTCTTGGATTTATTTTTAATGTCATAGTACGCCCTCCGGGGCTCGAACCCGGGACACATGGATTAAAAGTCCACTGCTCTACCAACTGAGCTAAAGGCGCTTGTTGGTATTAATTTACAGGTACTTATCTTTTATAAAATAAAGAGAATAAGAAATAATGAATACTAAAGAAAAAGTAATTAGTGCATTAATAAACATGTTAATCCATAATTTTTTCAAGAATCCAGATAACAGCAACGATAATAGTTAAGGTTACTACTACTTCAATCATTTAAGTCCTCGACGTTCTTGATTTGCTTTGCGAGCAGAATCAATTAGTTCTTTAATTTCTTTTTCTTCTTCACGAAGTGAAGCAAAAGTTAAGATACCCCATAGGGAACCAATTGCAATGATAACATAAAGTAGCATTATAGATAAATCTCATCGTCTTTTTCATGCTGAGCTTTAAGCTTTGCAGCAGGGATAATTCGAGATTCTAATTGCTTTGAAGTTCTTTTAAAAGACTTACGCTTTTTAATTTTATAACCAGCATCATGAAGGTCTGTTACAATTTGTTCAGGAATACCATGCCAAATTGTAACACCACATCGAGTCAATGAGTGAGCAATGATATCAAGTTTATGCTTGGTGTGTAGTTTTAAATACATTAGAAGTAATGCTCATTTCTATGTAGAGAATCGTAAACATTTTTATAAGATTTACGACGCTGCTTAGCAGCTTTTCTAAAACGATAACGAATAATTAAGTCTTGAATAAAATTTATCATTTTAAATAATCCAAGTGTTTGGATCTGATTTTGGATTGTGAATATAAAGAATATCGCAATCAATACTATAAGCATCAAACAACTTATTAGTCCAGTCGTTAGCTGATTCAATCGTGTGGAATGGACCCCAAGAAGTAGTGGTGTCTATACCACGGTATGTAACAATATAGGAAATAGTGTTATCATAACGCTTAGGAAACATTTCTTCATAGTATTGAATACTATTCATACCATAGTACCTAGAAGGTACATCTTCACGTATCATTTGCATGATTTGTTTTGGTATTTGTGCGGTTTTTTGTATGAGATTCATATTAAAAATTAACCTTAATAACATTGTCAGGAATATCCTGAGATTTTGGATTGTATAACATAATTTTAGCTTTGGCTAAAGAATAGTTACTTTCGGAAAAAGTTTTAATGTCCTTTGTTGAAACATCTTCCCAGTAGTCGGATCTGTAAATAAAAAGAACACGACCATCAGGAAAGATAAAATCAAGACGATAGCCTGTATCAGAAGTAAAATATTCTAGTGCAGAAGAAATATTTTCAAAGTGATCATGAATTTGGCCATCATTAGACCGAGTGTAATAGGTAATATTAGTCATTAGATATACTTCCATTGATCAATGCCTGGGATAAGGCCTAAAGTAGAGCCATCATCCCAATCTGCAAATACAGTTCCATTGGAATCAATAGCTGTTACTTTTCCTTGAGAACCAGGAACAAGGTTAGTGTACTTGTCATTGCAAGATACAATTTCAATTCGTCTACCTAATAGGTGAGACATGTCATATTTAGGTTTTTTCATAGCTTAAAAAATATATATTGATTAGGAGTAAGAAGATTAAAATGATTACACATAGGTTCAATTAATTGACAAACGTAATCAACTAAAGGAGAATCGGTTGAAGATTCAAGAAGTTTATATAATTGTTTATATAATAATTTAAATTCTTCTTCTGATATTTGATATTTAGGTTTTGTCATAGCTCCCAGAGTAGGGCTCGAACCTACGACCAACGGATTAACAGTCCGTAGCTCTGCCAACTGAGCTATCTGGGAATAATATTTACCAAGTAACGGCAAATATAAACATAGTTGTAAGGACTAAAAATAAAACAAGAGTTTCATATCGGTATTGAACATACTTACGTCCAAGCTTAATACCTTTTCTATAGATATTATTAGTGTACTTATCGTGCCAATCAGCACCTGAGTAAGTGTGCCAATGATGATCTTCTATTTTATCAAAGTTCTTAACAGCGTAATCGAATCCAAATAAAAAAGATTTAATTTTAAGCTTCATAATTAGCTAGCAAGATAGGCATTAAGATCTGGTTTATATTCATCACAGATGTATGTGATAGCGCCATAAATAATGGATGCAAACAAAGCATTGTCAGAGTAACCAGTTGAGTTATCAGAAAGATAACTTACAATCCAAGGGATTGTTCTTCCTTGATTAAGAGCGTTACAAATGGTATCGCCATATTCAATAAGAGTGCCCTTGCTAATGGTGTTAGCTTGTCCAGAGTTATTGTATACGTGATCAAGGTATGCATCATACTTGTTAACTGAAGGAACAGGAGTAGGAGCAAAGGTTTGTGCTGGAACATCATTGTTCACAGAAGTTGATTGCTTGTCTCCAGGAGCAAGAATAACTGCAATCAATAATACAAATGCTGCAACAGCAAAAGCAATTGCATACTTTGGATTAATCGTGATGTTCTTCTTAGGTTCCTGTACAGGAGGTTGTGGTGGATTAAAGTTTTCGTCAGTCATATAATTTCTTTCTAGTTAAAGTAATGTTGAATTGTATTATACCATAAAAATTGGTACCCGAGACCGGACTTGAACCGGTAAGAGGTTGCCCTCCGGGGGGTTTAAGCCCCCTGCGTCTGCCATTCCGCCACTCGGGCTAGAATTATAATCGTCCTAAGATTTTATCTTTAAGACAATCTAAGCATAGCAGTTGATTAAGAATAACAGACATATTAACATCTTTAGAAACAACTCCACAATGAGAACATTTCTTAGAGTTGTTGTAAGTGTGAGATGGATTAATATTAGTTTGTTTCTTTTTCATAATTTAAAAATTGCTCTTCATTCATACCAGGGTTTATAAGAAACCTATGCATTAAAGCATAGTACTCGTCGACATGTTCAATGTCTTCCTTGGTGATGCGAGATCCATTATAGTCAACATATGTGAGATTGCTCTCATCAAATACTGTGCCGATAAATGAAATAATTTCTCTAGTAATCTTTAAATTATTAAGGTCCTCAGGAGAGGATGTAATCATCATTGCTGTAGTCATCGCAATCCTTTCTAATTGTAGGGGATGATTAAATATTATTATATATTGTAAAAATAGTGCGCATTAATTCTGGGGAAATGTTATTGTTTTGAGAATCAAAAATAAGACAATTTCCATAAAGAGTAGAATATTCGTAATCGTTAGAATAAGTTCTATATAAAAATGTAGCCGGTTTGTTAACCTTAGATTCAACAGAATAATCTAAATAAGATAAAACCATATTAAAATTATTTAACTTTATAGTGTAAACATTAGTGGTTCCAAATGAATAGTTTAATAAACTGTCATAATTGTCAGTTATAATATTAGGATATTCATTGTGGTTATACGAAATGTATAAAGATTGAATCATTTAGATTTCTTTTTGTTGTTCTTCTTTGGTGTATTTTTGTTAGTAATTAATTTACTTTTAGTTGATGGACTATCAGTAAAATTATTAAAACTTAAAGACAAAGATCTATTTCTAGGAGATGTAAACATATTTCTAGTAGAAACTATAGATCCGTTGTGTCCGTGTGTATTCATTCTGCAGTGAGAAATGAGAGAGGGAGAAACACGGATGTTATAGCTGTTCCATCCATAACGTGAAGTTTTAGGAACGGTATATGTGTACATTGAAGAATCATTGCACACAATAGTATAGTGTGATATGCTAGCATATCCCTTATGTGGATCTCTGTAATAAGCTTTAATAAAAGTTTTCCAAGATGCATCTAATTCATGAAGAATTGGAGCAAATACTTGACCATAAGATGGTGGAGTAGATGGAGAAGGAATAGTTGTTGTAGTAGATGTAGTAGATGTAGTTACTGGAATAGTTGTAGTTGTGGGAGGAATTACTGGTAAAGTAGGAATAGTTGTTGTGGTAGTTGATGGAATAGTTGTTGTTGTTGTTGTTGTTGTAATTGGTGTGGGATTGGACGATGAAAACAAATGTCCAAAATGTAAATAAGGAAGAGAAATTGATGTATAAGAATCAACAGCTCTTTTAGTAGTAGAAGTAAAGTCTGATACGACTTTATCTACAGATTGTTTTCCAAACTTAGATCTATATACAGCAAAAGCTCCAGTAACAAAAGGAGCAGCCATAGAAGTTCCAGAAGCTGTTGTGTACTTAGATGAAGTTGTGGAAGAAAGAATGGAATGACCAGGAGCTGCAATTGTTGTGTGCTTGTTAATGTTGGAAAAATTAGTAATAGCAGTGCTGTTAGTATACATAGCAGCAACAGAAACAGCTGATGAGATGCATGCAGGAGCACTCATCCCATGGGCATAGCTATTACCCGAAGAGATGACTGTAGCAATTGAATTAGCCCTAAGGTCTTCAATTGCTTTTGTCATTGCAGGAATATAATCATCACATGTAGTTTTATATGGAGTAGATCCGCCGAGCGACATGTTAATAGAGGTGATATTATATTGAGAAGAAATTGAGTTAACCCAATTTAAAGCTTTAATAATATCGCTGTCGTAAGCAGCACCAGTGGAATCAAAAACATTGATAGCAATAATTTTAGCTCCAGGTGCTACACCATTGTAAGATGAATTATATCCAGCTGCAATACCAGCAACATGAGTGCCATGCCAGTGAACAGGATTAGCAGCACCAGAACCAATTTGTTGATTTAAACCATTAGGACACTTTGGTGCGAAGCATGCTTCTAAAGCAACTCTTTGCTGAAAGAATGGATGATCTTTTTGAATACCAGTGTCAATAATTACAACGTAAGTTCCATCTCCGATAAATTTATCTTGATGAGGAAGATTAGCTGCAATAAAAGGAATTGCGGTTGAAAGACTAAACGTAAATTTTACAGGAGCGTTAGCAGGAGCTACGTCATAAGTAAAGGTTTCTGCTTTAATAGGGGACGCAATAAAGGCAGTTGTTAATAAAGTAAAAAGTAAACTATACCGTTTAAATTTGTATAACATTATTTCTCTATTCTATATATATCTATTTTTTGTACTTAGTATCTTTTTTTAGAATAATCTATTTTATTTTGAAGCCATTTAGGCTTAGGGTTATTCTCGTAATGACGAGAAATGATTTGACTAGCCATACCCTTAGTCATGTCTGATGTAATGGGTACGCCAATTCTTTTAAGTATTTTCTTTTGAGGATCAGTCGGTCCATCGCTTCTCCATGCTGCAGAAGCATCGAGTAAAGCCATAGATGAAGCTCTATTGGATTGAACCCATTTGTCTGATCGTGCAAAAGCTTCTCTCATATCTGGAACAGTTCCTAAAAGACGAGTAGTTTTTTGAGGGTTATCATGAAGAGTAACATTCCATCTGCCGAGAGTATCGCATTTAATACGCATAGATTCTGCGTTGTTTAAACCAAGATGATATTCATCTTCTGCAATTTCAGCCCAAACAAGTTTGGAATATTCTTGAACAATAGGGTTAGGTGGAGGAGGCATAAACAAGTTGATACGAGTATATGCTAGTTCGATATCTTCTGGATTAAGAACACGAACTGCTTCACCGGGAGCGTAAGCTTCAAGTTCTTCAAACTTTTCAGCAACGTCTGTTAGGCTTTGTCCTTGTAAATCGAATTCTGGTGGCAGACCCAAAAGAGTAGGAAGGCCAATAGGCTTCTTTCCCTTTGTGGTATCTGCAATGTCGATAATTATACAATGAGGCTTACCTTCGTATAGTCGAGTTCCTCGACCAACTATTTGAGTATAAAGCAGAGCACTACGTGTAGGCTTTGCAAGAATAATAGCTTCGATAGAAGGTTCGTCAAAGCCTTCAGTTAAAACGCCAACATTTACAATTACGGAAATCTTTCCCGTAGCAAAGTCCGCAAGTATTTGTTCTCGTTCTTCTCGTGGAGTTGTACCCACGATTACTGCTGTTTCTACCGACGATTGTCTAAAGGATAAGGCCAAGTTTTCGGCGTGTTTGACGCCGGATGCGAATACAACGGCTTTCTTAGAGTCTGCCAGACTAAAATAGCTAGCGACGATATGAGCGTTACGCTCAGGATTGTCAATTTTGTTTTCCAATTGAGATTGGCTATAGTCGCCATTTTGAATCTCCACTTCCGATATATCTGTACTTGTTTTTACTCTATATCCAACAAGAGGACTTAACCATCCATCTTTAATAAGATCTTGTATAGTTTTATAATATACAATCTCCTGAAAGACATCGATTAATCTTGTTGAATCAGAACGTTGAGGGGTAGCTGTTACTCCAAGTATAAAAGAAGGATTGAAATAATCAATAACTCTTCTGTACGATGGAGCAGCAGCATGATGAGCTTCGTCTATAACAATTGATTTAAAATAATCTTTAGGATATCCCTCTATACGAGGTGTACCATTGCGACCTAATGTAGCAACAGATGCTACAACTACGTCAACGTGACCAGCTTTACGTTCAGCTTGTTCTATCTCTACAGTAAGATGTGGATTAGATGCAAGAATTTTAGATCTTGCTTGTTCAAGCAGCTCTGCACGATGAGCTAATACTAGCATCGGCAGAGAGTCTGGTTTAATCTTAGGAAGATGGGAAAATATAACAGTTTTACCTGCTCCAGTTGGAAGAACAACAAGCTGCCTGTTGATTCCATTTTCTTGATTAACAAGAATAGAATCTAATGCCTCTTGTTGATATGGGCGCAAGGTAATAGTCATATTAATTAAAATCCAAAAAGATCAGTCTCTCCGAAGAAAGGTTCAATTGTAATATTGTTCTCTAGTTTTTCGTAATCGAATTGCTCTATTTTACCACAAACAATTGTGTTTGACTCGTTAAAGCAAACTAATGGTTTATTATTTTCTTGAGAAGGTTTTTCTAGTATGGGTGTAATAGTTTTCATAATTTATCCTTGAAAGATCATACGAGAACCTTTATTTGAATGAAGATTGTCACGATTAACTATTTCGTATGTAATTTGGTTATCGTCATAATATGCAAGGACTTCGTCAAAGGTAAAAGGTCCTCTGTTTTCTACGTGAGAAAAGATAAAGAATAACTCTACCATATCACCAGCTGCAGAAAGTTCTCCATTAGAATCTTCTTTAGCTACTGAAGACATGTTAGAATTTTCATATTGAAAGATAACATCATTGTCTTCGTTGATGGTGTAAGGTAAAGTATAAATGTAACAAGATTCAGGAGATACAAATGTCATGTTTAAAGCATCGTATAACTTGTCTCCAGTATCTGGATTTTTAACATTAGAATCAGCAGCAACTATGAATAGCTGTGATCCAATGGTTACAGGAAAAAACAAAAGCTCAGAAAGAGCTTGATAAAGATCATCTCTACCTTCAAATGGTCGACAGGTAAATACGCCAACTATATCTTTGTTTGCATTAAAAACTACAGATGTAGGAGCGAATGTATCTGGACCACTTGATTTGATGATACTTGAAAAGAAAGAAGAAATTTTCTGAACTTGTTTCCAAGCATCAGGAATAATTTCTTCAGTACGTGTGTTAAAGTCTTCAGGACTTAGGAAATCAAAAGATAAATCATCTTTAGACATTTAAATAACTCCAATATATAATAAGAACGTAAGTAGCGGTGCCCAAAGAAAGTAATTTCTTTAGACACCGCTTTCTATACTTACTGTTAGAACTCAGCCTTCAAACGACGAACAGGCTTAGGCTTTTCGTCTACGTTTGTAAATACGATAGGAGAATACTGAGCATGGAAGGACTGGTATTCATACATATCATTAAATGTATGTTGCTGTCCTTCTGGATCTGTATACGTCCATGTTTCATATTTGGTTGAGATGGGAACATATTTTCCGTTGGCAAAGGTCATGGTTACGCGATTACCAATACCATAGTGAATGAGAGCTTTCTCAAGGTATGGGTAAACAACGCGGTTCATGACAATCTGATCGGAAAACTTTCCAGTGCTAGTAGGCTCTTTGATGCACGCACAATAAAGTGCGATAACAAAGTCATGTTGATCTTCAGGTCGTTCGAAAGAATTGATCTTATCTACAATTGACTTGTAAAGATATTCCCATTCTTCACGCTTAATAGCACCTGTTGTTTGAACATTCTCATTAGAGTTTGTATTGTAAATATTCATTCGGAAGTCACGAAGGACTGGAATTGCATGGAAATACAAACGCTGAGCAAGTTTCTGAATATTCTCAGACAAAACAATGTTTTCTTGAGAATACTTGGTAACACGTTCAACATACTTATTGTAATAATGAGTACAAAGAGTATTGAGGTGAGTAAGTGTGCCTGTGTATGTTTCGACTTCAGGATGCTTGCGAGCAAGATTCTTAAATCGACCATGCCACAGGTCGTGATCAATAGGCTTACCTGAATCAAGAACTTCTTGAATAATCAGTTCAGCTTCGGCATCGATCGCAAGACGATCTCGAGAGTCTGATGTTTGAGTACAACCATCGATTGCAGACTCCATAGAACAGACTTGCACCTTACGATGCTTACCGATAACAGATGAATGGAGCATTGAGCCGTTAACAAAACGACCAACGTTACCACCATTCATTGCAGTATCGACATCTGCCATGACGTCTTCAATAGAATACTCTTCACCGGCTTCACGAGCTGGTAGTGGACTATAGCTACTTGGAAGACCAGTGTAGCGAACACTACCAGAACGAATTGCAGTAGACAAACGTTCTGGCCAATTGCGAGAATTAACTTCAGGGAAAGTTACTTCTTCACCATCGGCTTTTGTCCACTTGGGAGCCCATTCTCCTTCAACATAGTTAAAGATAGAATACTCTCCGTAACCGTTTGGTGAACGAGCGATGATAACAACTTTGTCGCCATCACGCTGTCCACCAGTAAGGGTACGATAGAACAACTTAAAGAAGTCGTCTTCGTCATGACCGCCATGGCTTTCGTACATCTCAAGCCAGTCGAAGTCGTTGACAACATGAACGCCAATTTGATTTAAGCGTTTGATGTCACCTTCTTCAACTTCGATGTCATATCCAGCCATACGTGCTAATGATTCAGGAATAATCTGTTCATAAACACTGCATGGAATAGGAATACGATTCTCAAGAGGCTGAGCATGAGAGATAGCAAGAGTCTTAAACAACCACGGAGAATCCGTAATTGAAAGTCCCATGCTAGCCCAACGATGGCCTACATAGTTAATACGTGCTTGAGCTTCAAGATCTTCTGTTTCTTTATTCTCACGAGAGAATTGACGAACGAAGATTGATTTCCAGTTGGCAAGCAACTTGCCTTGAATAGCTTCTTGAAACATCTTTTCATATTCTTCCACAAGCCACATCTCCATATCGCTTTTACGGAAAAGCTTAGGAAGATTAATAACGGTCTGATGGTCTGTGATAACACGAGACTTTGGACCTTGTGGTTCTGCAAGAAGTCGTACTCCACCTGAGTAAGAAACTTCTTTCTTCAGGTTTGCACGAGAAACGATGATATCAACATCAAGAGGAAGATTGTCAGAAACAATCATATTGCCCTTGATCATGCCTTCATCAATGAAGATACGAGCATTATATACTTTTGAATTAGCAAGAAAGCGTTGAAGCTTTTGGCGGAATTCAGGATCGTAATAAATGTCGTTTGTGTCAAGTTCATTATCTGCGTCATAAACAGGCAAGTTTTGAATTGCTGATTGAATAACGCGAGATGAAATAACAAAGCCACCGTCAAGCAAGCGTGACAAGACTTCAGGATCAGAGATCCAATCAGCCCAACCAGTGGAGAAATCATAACGACTATAGTCGGTAGGTTCTACCCACTTGATGTTAAGGCTATTGAAGTGAGCATTAATTAAAGTTGCACGGTGAAATGCTTTTGCACGCTTAGAAGTTTTGCCTCCACCTTTAACGGTGTAGCCAGCAGCTTTAACAGCTGACATCCAACCTTCTGAGCCCTTAAGTGAACAAGCAACAACTTTGTTCTTGTCAACAAGGGCATATTGAACGGAAGGATGAGAAATGATTTTCTCAAGTTCTGCACGATCAAAAAGGTTGGTAGGAATTGGAAGCGATGCGATACGGAATTCGTTAGAGCCAGACTCTTCCATGAGCTGGCGCATAACACCAATATCGTAAAATCCAATTTGGTATTCTTCTGAAGAACGAAGTGGAGCATTCTTAAATGCTTTCATACGTACTTTGGGCCGATATGTATTAAAGTTCATAGTCCCTCCTAAGGTCTACGTTTAAGTCCCTTCTCTTTGAATGAACTATTGCCTTATTAAAAAACAATTGTTACTCAAATAGAAGTTTATATTTATATTTGATAAGTGGCATATCATATCATAGAAGCTCAGTTCTATGACACTCTATTATCCTTCGGGGAATATGCCAGTACCCGGTACTGTAGTTTTGCACAACTGCAGGGGTCCGCTACAGATTATTTTCGGAGTGTGGAAGTGGCAGGAGTCGAACCTGCTTTATAAATCGACATGAACACAAAGGAAAAGAAAGAGTTTTTTTAATTTATAAAATCCTACATACACTTCCGTGATACCAGCTGTTATATTTTTGGAGCCAGGCTGGTACTGGTCCTTCACAGGTATATAACTAAACCTGTTCTTAGGTTAACTAAGAAACTTTACGGGCAACAGGATAACCCAACTTATTTCCAGAAAATACAGTTGGTAGTTTTGTTTTGTTTATTATCATGTTGTAATCATTTAAAGCGTCACAAATTCGCAAGCAAATATTATGAAGCTCATCGTGGTTGATTTTAGTTGTTTGCAGACTTTCGTAGATGTCTGAATACATTTGTGTATAGTTCACAAATATCTCCTTTTATAGACATGAACTACTCATCTACAGCATAAAGTTAATACGCTGTTGAAGAATGTTCAAGTGATGTAACTTGTCATTGTTTTGTAGGTACGATAAGACCGTTAACAAAAGTGTTAAACTTTGAACGAGTCTTATTAGAGATGCGCCACATATTAAAGGCCCAACGATCAGGATCAACGTCTTCGGTCCAGTGAGGATTTTTGCAGTTGAACTCAAAAACTTCACCACCTGTCATTGGGACTTTAATTATTTCAGAAGGATTGATACAATCTTCTGGACGAGCCCATCCAAAGCCTGGATAAATTCTTTCATAGCACCAAGTGACTTTGCCTAGATTGATTCCGATAGAACGGAAGTCAGCATAGCTAGCATCACGGTGAGATGAAATAGATCCACCTTTAGATACAAGACCTAGTTCTGGTTCCCAATTAAAAGTTGAACAAATGTTTCTAACAAATATCCAAATCTTTTCATCTTGAAGACCTAGTTGGAAATCAAGAGATTCAGCAAGTGGGGCTTCATAGGGAAACCAAGAACGACGTCGTCCTGGAGCATAGTTGGAAACGTCTGCTCCAAGGTCAGGTGCAATGTTCTCTTCAAGATATTGAACTGCTTTAGCTACGCGTTCTGGACTGATTGTTGTAATAATATTAAGCATTAGGATTCCTTGTTAAAGTTTGTAATTATCGATTTAAAGTGTTTATTAGATGGTTTAGAAGTAATGTTCTTTTTTTGTTTTTGCTGCAAAATAGGAAGTAACTTATAATAATACTGATTGTAATAATAACTTATAACCCAATCTAAAATCTCTTGTGAAATATCAAGACTAAGGTTAAGACGGCGAAGACTACGATCTAACTCTTTAAATTGTGCGTTAGTTATTTGTACATCTTTCTTTAAACGATTAGCTGGAGTAGTAATAATTTCATAAAAGTTGATGTAACCAGCGTCGTAAAATTTATTACGAAGAGAATTGGTTACATGAAGGTTTTCATTTTTTACTTTTCTAATGTCTTGATAAAGAAATTTATAAATAGACATTTTATTCCTTATTTATCAAATGGATTGTTAGGGATTTCAATGTATTGCTTTTCACCGTTAATGGTAATGTGTGAAGGGCGAACGGCAGGAGTGCCATGCTGTTCCTGATATGCAATTGCGTAATAATGGCTAAGGAAAATTTTGACTGCAAATCTACGTGCTTGCGCATCGATTTGTTGTTCAGAAAGTTTGCCCTGCTTTAGCAATGGTGCGTCAGAACGAAACTTGTATGGTAGATCGGAAAGAATGTCTTTAGCTTTATCTGCATACAGGCCTTCATTGTTCTTCTTAATGCGACGCTCTTTATCTTGAAGATAGAGCTTGCCGTAAAAACAATTTGGCTTAGACGCATGCTTAGCAAAGTTAGAGCCAATCTTCCAGCAAATAGATTTAAGATCACCATTAAAGATTTTCTTATCACTAGATGATGGGTCAAGACCAGCATAACGCCACACAGCTCCAGGAGTGTGTGCCTTAACTATGTCAATATGTGACAAGAGTCCAGCTGAAAGTACTGGACCAATTCCAAACTGAGAAGAAGCCCATTTAGCAACGACGCTGTCTTCAATATAGTTTGCAAGTGGTCGCTTGACAATTGAATCAATTGAGTCAAGAGTATCGACAATAGAACTAATAGTTGGGATAGGGTTGGATGTAGGATTTAAGGCTTCAATTGCAAGCTTTGCTTCCTCCATCCGATTGTATGATGCAACAATCTTTTGGACTGATGTTTTATTAATATTATTTGACATATATTTTTCCTATTTTGATATTAAATATTAAGAGTTAATTTTTGTTCACGTTTAAGTTTAGTTCGTGAACGAATAGATAGCCCACCAAATACGCCATAGTTGATGTTATTATCTATGGCGTATTGGGCACAGGGTGTTTTGACTGGACAACTTTTGCAAAATGCAACAGCTCTTTTAGTTCCCCCTGGATCAGATCCAGGAGGAAAGAAAAAGTTAGTGTCCATTCCTTTACATTTAGCTTGCTCCATAAAGGATGTATCTTCGTTCATTTTAATTCCTTATTGTTGTTTTGGACGATGACCAGTAGCTGTTGGGTTCTGGAGAACAAATGCAATCCAGAAGTATTCTAGAATTCCAGCAACAGTATAAAAATGATCTGGGTCAGATGAATTTCTAGGATCAACGGCCATGTAATCTAAGATTTCAGACCAAGATAAATCTGTTTTGCCGTAGTCTTCTAAAAGTGATTGAAACATTCCAAAATCATCTTCAGAAATATGAATATCTTCAGAAGCAATAACTTGATTAATACGAGAAAGCTGTTGTTTAATCATGTGGCCAACAACATGAACTGTATTTTTGTGCAGCTGAATGTTGTCTACAGGTTCTAAAACATTATAACCTTCAGCGTCAGCAAGCTCTTCGCAATGCATGCATGGACATGGATTAAATCCATATGCAATTTCTTTGTGTTCAGTGTAACAATAACATGGGTAAACAGGTCTAGTAGTATTGAACATGGAAACAATGTCAGCTGCTAAAGCATCATTAACACCGCCTTGAACAAGCGATGAGTAAATACCAACTTCAGCTTCAATATCCCATTCAGGATTTGAAACAACTTTGTAGGACTCTGTTTCAGGATCCCATACAACTTTTTTGTCATTAGGTTGATTCATTGTAATTACTCCTTGATATTAGATAGTTGTTGTGCGTGAAGCACGTTTGGTTTCAGACCAGTTGTTAAATTTAACAATATAAGGTTTTACTTTAATGTAAGCATTTCTGGTAAACCAGATGGGAAAAGTAATAAACCTAATAAGTGAATAAATTAACTTAGCGAGGTCTGATAAAGCTACGCTCCATTTGTCGTAGTTTTCTTTAGCATTTTTCTTGAGGTGGTTGAATTGACTACCACCACGAGCCTTAGCAGAAGGACTATCATAATTCCAGTAAAGGAATTGATAGCCGGGAACTGATAAGATAGTTGAGATAACGCCAGCGCCCATGGCAACAAGGCCACCGGCACCAAAGGCGATACCCATAACAAATGAAATTACTAAAGAGTTCAACAAGTTGAACAGTGGACTCTTTGCTGATAGCCTACGCCAAGCTGGGACCTTGGCAGCGATCATCAATTCGAGGGCACATGAAGTTAGTGCCAGAATGATCATCATAGTTAATAACATATTTAATTCTCCTGTGTATGTAAGTTGTCTTTTATTTTGTAAAAACTATTTCTTTTTAGATGGAATTAAACAAATAGCATATATAACAACGATTGAAACCATTATTAGTTCTATGATCAATGTAAGAGGCATTGGGTACTCCTTTTGTATTTGATAAAGTGTGGATAAATGTGACATTTCCCTTCTATTTTGTACGAACAAAAAAAGTTGTATTACAAACGAAAAACCGGGGACTTGCGTCCCCGGCTCTCGTTTGTTGTGACTGTTAGATTTAACTTACCACTCAGTTGGTAAGCATTACCCAAAGGTCATACATTTTTGTGTCTTCGTTGAAAAGTGAAGACGATGATACGCAGAGATTGTCTTTCTTAGCACGGCTGTAGAATGACAGTCTAAGCGACTCAAGCTGCTTCTTGTTGGTGATGGGTACATTGACATGAGCCCATACGTTGCGGTTAACAAGGAGCTGTGAGTACATGTTAGTGATTACTGGGTTTGCACGGCGTCCTCTGCCAGAGTTGACTGGTGGTTCACCTTTGATGAACGTCAGCAACTTGGTAGGTTCTGCAACTGCAAACTTACGTGGATTGTTCATGATTTGAGTTTCGATACTCTCGATAATAGCCATTGCTATTCTCCTTATTTAAGAATTGACAATTGTCAAACTTTTGTAGATACTACACTCTTGCTTTGATGTTCCAGTTTAATAGTCTTCCACTTGAAAAGTGTAAGATCCAGCTGGCAAATAAAGCGTTAACTGCTGGGTTCATTAGATCTTTAGGTTCATAACCAAATTGTTCTCTTAATGTTTTAAACCATGAAGAGTTGATTTGTAGTAGACCTGAGTCATATGACCCATTAGAGTTGAGTGTCCAAACTATTTTGCCATTTTCCCAAATTGCGTTGACAGCTCCAGGATTACATCTGGATTCACGCCAAGCAATATAAGAAAAGACTTTAGTTGGAAGAGCATACTTCTTAAAGGTTTCCTCAAACTGAGGACAGTAGAACTGTTCACCTACAGGAAGCTTGACTCTTAGTGTGGTATTTTTTTTAGCTTTGAGATAGGTATTGTTTTTAACACAACCCCATCCATTGAAGCCAACGGCTGGACGATAGAATGGCTTATTGTTAAGCCTATCTTCTAAGGTTCTGAACTCATTGGTTTGCCAGCCAAATACCGCAATGCGGTTAGCCACAACGATCTGTTGAAGAACAGTCGCTTTGGAAGGATGAGAAGCAAATTGTTTGCCACCATAGCCTTCCCATGTGGATCTAGCAATTCCAAGTCCACCGCCCCAATTGCCTCCGTCTTGCCAATTCTGGCCAGTCTCGCATTGGGCTACCTTCTTCCAATACTTAATGGACGGTCCCATTTTAAATTTGACCGTTTTCCATTTAGTAGGAGTAGTGGGTAGGGTGGTACTTCGGGGCTCGGAAGATGACTCCGAGACACCTCCAACATCTGTAGCAGATGCTTGAATTGCTGTTGCTGGAATTACACCAGCTATTGCCACCATGAGTGACAATAATATATTTCGTATGTTGCGCATGGTATCGCTCCTTTCGTGTGGGTTTGAGACTTACGTCTCATTAGCAAACGCGCAGGTTGCGAAACCGAAGATTGCACGGACAAATACGAGATGCCCGTAACATTGGCAGGATTGCCTCTCCGACTTCGTAGATATGACTATCTATTTAGGTTAGGGATGTTTCCCCTGCCCATTGTATGTGGGCATAGTATATTATATCATGTTTTTTGTAGTGTGGTTGTTTATTCAACAGTTTCTTCCTCCAGTTATAGACCGATGGTCTGTTAATGGAAAAAGGAATACATACTCTTAAAGAGTGATCCCCCGGAGAACCACTGGTGGGCGATTCCCGGGGGATAAACACTAAGACATTGTACTCCTGCGCCTCGTAATATTTTATCACGATCCTAAGATAGTACCGTTAAATTAAAATATCACTCAGTTTTAGAAGACTTTAAAATTACTGGATGTCGTCAAATGTCATACTGTTATTGCTGTCTTGGCCAGCAGAGTTAGACATAGGTGGATGAATTTTATATACGCCTCTACGAACTTGAGAGAATCGAGAAGGATTCTTTCGGATGTAGAGATAAACGTTTTGAACAGTGCAGTCAACTTCTTGTGCAAGCTGAGCAACAGTAACTTCAGTTCCATCGTTGTACTTGGAATTGATGAGCTGTTCAATCGCATTTGTTTTTCCTCTTGGCATTTTGATACTCCTCTATGAGGTTATTTTTCTGATATGGTGGATATATAAAGATATATAATAAAACCTAATAAATAGGGTGTATATCTAAAATATCTTTAATTTTTTAGATACCACTATTACAAACATATAGAATATATAGTATTAAAAGCTGGAAAGGTGTATAAATACGGGGGTGTAACAAAAATTGTTAAGTTAAGACGATTCCTCGAGTTTCACAAAGAACCTGAAAAGCTTCTTTGATGTTGTCGAAGGATTCGTGAAGAGACTTGAGTCCCTCATAAAGAGACTGCAAGTTGTCTTGGTTGGAAGGTACAAGAGGTTGAAGCAGGATAGCTTGGTGGTACTTTTTAAATACATCTTCAAAGCTTGATAGTATGTTAAGATACTCAGCTTCTAGCTTCATACCTTCTTTGGTTAGTTCTGGGGAACTCATAATAATCTACTGCCTTTATAAAATAAAAAGGATGAACCAGCCTTGACCAGTGTGCTGGTAGGCCAAGGCTAGTTCCACTTAAGCTTCCACTACAATGTGACACTGAGAAGGGTGTGAACTCAGGAGCTAAATAAGGAGGGTGTATGTAGCTCTATTGTAGTTTTAGGCTTGAATGTTTCCTAGGGTTTTTTAAGAACTATACAGTTCTATAGTGTCTAATATATCATCGATCTTTTGGATCGTGTGTTTAATCATTTGTTCGTCTTCTGTCTTATTGTTAGAATAAAAGGCGTTCGTGAGGATCAGTTTTAAAGAAGCTTGATGGGATAACAGAGCTTTGTTTATGATTTGTACTGATTCAGAATCGCGGAAAAATGATATGGGTGTACGTAATACGGGTATGTCTGTTTGGTCTATATTGTTCATTATAACTCTCTAATCATGCCAAATTCGCGCGATTATTTTTTTTAAAATGGATCTACTGACGTATATTCTGATTGAATCGCATAGAATTGGGTAAGGGCTGGAAGTACTCTTTGATCTAACCACTGGGTCTGTTTCAAGAACATCTTGATAACATCTCCATTAGCTTCTGTGAACCATTGGGTAGGATCAAATGACTGGAGTGTCGTAGCTAAAGTATAGGCTACTTGTCGCCAATCCGTTTCCGGATCGCCGGACAAATAATCTGAGATATCTACGTCTGTCATACGGGTACGACTCTTTCGTTAGTAGGGGTAATATATAGATACAGGATGTATGCCATAAGGAGACTAGCCGTGGCCATGCCTAGGGTTGTGTATAGAGCAGCTGATGTCATTCCGTTTGAGACGAGGAATGCTACTACTGGTAGGGTAATAAATAGATCGAGAATGAGGTCGCCGGCAAGAAAACCAAGTGTAAGGATTCTAAGCTTTCTAAGGAAATCTTTATCTTTAACTTTGTTATTAATCTTACCTAGGATGCGTCCAATAGATCTACAATACTTCTTTAACATGCTATGTCTTTCGTAAGGGGGATAATGTCTTAATCTTTTCTTTTATATAATCTATGATTGATGAGGCATAATAAGGGGATAGTTATGTTGGGGATATGTTTCTATATATGGGGAATAATATAATAAGATATCCCCAGGTAGGGGTGTGGATAATGTGGATAAGTATAACCTTGTATATGTTTTGTATGGGTTCCCCCCTGCAAAAGGTCAACTTTTATGTTTCTATTAACAAAAAAGGTTAACCTCTGAGGCAAAAAGTATCTATGAAGGTATACCTATAGAGTTGTATATTACCTCTATGCATAGGTAAATAGGATGTTTTTTAGTGCGGCGATTCTCGCCCTAGAATTAAAAAATATAATATTATTTTATTCATAGGGGCCAACGGAAAAAGCCGGAGTAGGTGACCACCATACCTACTACCGGCTTATCCTGCCCGCTAGACTTGTTCACACTTTCAGTGTTATATCGTACATTCTTTTAAAATCTCTTCTCATTGGATGTAGAGCTGACTCTGTTCCGTGAGTGATGTACATTGGGCCTTTAATTGTCGGAGGGGGGACAATCTTGTAAACGCCCGACTTGGCTCTTTCAACTGTAAATCCTAACCGGGTTAATTCAGTCAGGACTTTCTTCATTGCTGAGGATTGGTGTTGCCGAGGCATAGTCTTGATATTCTCCTTGGTGTGTGTCTAATGCTGACGGTATAACTATATCAGTTGTTTCGCTGGCATGCAACACCTAGCGGATAATATTTCGCTCGAATCGATGTTAAAATTGTCATTTTAAATTGGGCGATTCTCGCTCTATAGGAAAAAATAAAAAGAACAATGTATACACCACATTGGATGCATACACTGTTCTTATTTATGATTTTAATTAAAGGTAATAGGTCGTTCTCTAACGAATCGAATACGCTTAGATTGTATGAGCTTGTCAACACAATCGTCACAGATGATTGCTGCGTATTCATTCAAGTCAAAGACTGAGCCGTAGTCACCATGGATGAACACACCGCACGCACCATCGAGGTTAGTGGTCGAATCGTTATCCACAAGTTTTTCTTTCCAGAGGTATAGAACAGCTTTCTCACAGATCATACATGGCGTTAGTGGTGGCCTAGCCATTACTTTCTACCTTCTAACAACTTACCAAGGTGGTTGATTGCATTTTCTGTGACTACTGGGTCATTCATTTGAAGACTTGCGTAGATGGTTTCAAGAAACTTGTAAAGTGTTTCCTTGCTGGTTTTGTATGTGTCGAGTACAAGCTTGTAGCTTTCAATCAGCTCTTGTTGCTTTGTAATGATTTCTGATTCTGTTAGTGTGGACATGTGTGCTCCTTGTTTTTTTTTTGTATGAATAAAAAAATATTTATATGTGTTTATATAGATCTTGAGTGGTATACTGATAGAACATTACGTGTAGGCATACCAGCTACACTATTTTATGCCAGTTATCTATCAATCTGGACACGTCATTTCACTTACTACGATGCATTCTGTAATAAGATATCTCCTATTACCAACATAGTTGTTGTAGCCACCTGTCGCGAGCAGATGTTTCGGACACGTGCAGCCCGCATGGTTGGTGTAAATTAAAAGATAATCATTCAACTATAAGTGTTTCATGTCCAAAAAACTATATGTACTTTGTCGTTCTAAGATCTCCTTAGACACCATGCTTATAGCTAAATGATTATCCTAGTGGGTGTGATAGGATTCGAACCTACTCATGTACTTGTTGTTTCCCGCCAAGGCACAACGCGTCTACCCTCCAGGCACCCGTGGTAGCATATTTGATTAGAATTGTCTCCATATGCTAGGGAGATATTTAAGTTACCGCTAATCATGCGGGTTGGTATCGTCGGTTAGGACATTCTTGCATACCAGCAAAAGGATTTTCCCCACTAACCGTGCGGGTGGTCAGTTTAGCGACGTGACCAGGTCGTTTCCTAGGAGGAAAGGGTTAGAATGGATCTTCTTCTGACTTTGCGTCTGAAGAAACCACGCTTGTCTGTTCTGCAACAGCTGAGTTGGACCAAAGATCGCAAGCAACATTCTCACCATTGACTGCAAGAGTAAAGCGACCACAAGGTGCATTTACTGGGTCATAGGTATTCTGAGGTGTTTGCGAGTTGTTCTTCTCAACCTTGATACGCTGCTGTGAACCGGACCAGTTAGAAGCCCACTGACGTGAAAGTGCAAGGAGATCCTTACGCTTCTCTTCTGCTTCTTTCACCTTTGCCTGTGGGAGCTCACTGATCTTTTGACCCAAGATATGGGCTTCAAGACGCAACGAGTATACACGCTGGAAGGTATCTACTGCAGCATCGACCAAGTTCAAGAAACCTTGACCTGTGCGAGACTTTTCGCGGTTGGTAGTACCAAGCTCGAATGCAGTAACTGGAACACCGGTCTGGTGCTGATATGCAGCAACAATACGACCTGGATTCTTGATGCCACTTGTGACGTCAACTGCTCCTGCGGTACGGAATGCATTGATTGCATGCTTGATGCCTTCTTCTGAAGCACCGAACTGCTGGAAGAACAATGGCATACCAGCTGAGTAGTTCATACCCATTGCAGCAAGCGACTCTTCGAACTTTGAACGCTCGACAGAATCACCAACGAATGCATGCAAGAGGTCAATGAGACTCATCTTATTGCCGTCGATTGTGACAAACACGTCAAGCTTGACAGGGTTCATAACGCCGGTAACGAGGAGGTATTCCTTGCCGGTGTATGGGCTTGCTTGACGAAGAACGGACAAACGTGACAAAGAAGCTTCACGCAAGGTAACTTCTGCAGGAACTTCGACGCCATTGACGGTGCCGGTGAACTTGACAGTCTTACCGAGAGCAAGCGACTGAGTACGTGCTACTGACTGGAGGTTGTCGATATTCTCAGCGATTGCAGAGAAAAGATCACCAGAAAGGCCGAACTTGTCGAGGATGGATGGATTGGACATGTGGATTATCTCCTATTTATTATTGATGTATTTGGTTTGTGTGCTATGTGATAAAAGGTATATATATTTTTATACCTTTATTTTTGTAGTTACCGCTGAATTATGCTTCAGGGGCCGTTTCAGAGGCCGGCGATGATTCCGTTTCCTCTTCTTCTGCTGGACGTACTTCGCGATAACCTTCTGCAATTGCTGTTACGAGTGTCTTTGTGACGCTGGTTGTTGCATTAGGTGTTGCTTTGATAGTGTCCACAGTCTTTTCTGTGATGATGCCAGTTGCAGAGATTGTCTTGGCGGTCATTTTGCCAAGGAACTTTGCAGCTTTTGCTGTTGCGGGCTTCTTTTCTGTTTTCATTTCTTATTTCTTTCTTGTTAGTATGTGTCGTTGTTGCTACCAGGAAGTAGCATTTCTAATAGTGCTGAGAGCAAATCTGCTATCCAGTCAAACATAATTATCCTTTCCCTTCTATTTTGTGTTTAATTGTTTAAGAACAAAAAAAAGATAGGGATGACCCTAATCGCGCCAACGACTAGGAAGGTTTCCTGAGCCATTGGAGCGATTAAAGTTCACCATTATGTACACTGATAGCATGAATGCGTAACATGTTACGAATCCAAGCATGAACATTGCCATTGTTATACCAGATCCAATTCGTATAATTGCGTGTGCTTGTTATACCATTCGACCATAGTGGTTGAGTGTTCACGCAAACGCTTAGAGTGTTCAATGTTATAGTTGACGCATTCTTTGAAGTATGCAGTGCCATCCATAAGTTGAATATTTACGCGATTGTAAAGGCTGTGGTCAATGATCATGAGAACATTTGAGTCCATGTTGACTCGGATATATGCTTGACCACCGTTATGGTGATACAAGCGATTCTCCTTGGCAGCAAGATCGATAAGTTCTAATGATTGCATGTATGTAATTTCAGTCATGATTATTTCCTTTTGAAGTATGATTCGCGTGCCCAGTTGCCGGTGTAAAGACCGACGACAAAGAACACTGTTGTAATTCCAGCAATAATGTGCTTACGCATTTGTTTTCTCCTTGTTGTTATAGTGGTTATAGATGTTCATAAACTCATCGCTGGGTTCATGTGGTTTGACTTCTTCTTTCTTTTTGTCATCTTCAAGCCAGGCGATAAGAGCCATAGCTAGAAAGAATCCAGCGGAAAGCCAGTTCAATCTGTTGTTGATAACTTTTAGTGCTTTCATTTGTTTTCTCCTTGAAGTTGTAGTTTCATTTGTGCGTTTAGGTTTTCAAAAGAAACTACAAATAGATTTCCATGTGATTGGTCCATTTGTAGGATCATTTCATCAGCTGTGCCGTAGTTGATGATTGTGCTTGTTTCAAAATCAACTAAATACATAGTTGTTTCTTTATTAGATGTGGACATGATATTCTCCTTGTTTGCCCTTCTATTTAGAAGGAATTTGATAGTCTAGGTAAAAAAAACATAACACCAATGTGAGTGGCCGGCGAAAGGGGTAAACCGACCACCCACAAAGGGAGGTGTCATGCAAATTTAGTTCATACCTCTCCAAAGCATCCAGCCAATAGCTAAGATGATTGGAAGTATGAGAAAGAGTGGGACGAGATCGTACATCACCGCCAAGAACCTGTGATAACCATTTCTTGGATAGTGGATTGACGCTCGATGTAGGTATCACCAACTGGTGAGATCCAACTTACGATGGGATCAACGATTGCACTTGCAATGTCGATTTTTACTTGGGCGTCACCAATAAGGTCACGCAAACGGATGTTGTTTTGGGTTTGGGTTGCGAGCGTCATAACATTCTCCTTGTATAGGTAGCTCATTTGGGTTTATCCCTTCTATTTTGAGGGAATTCTCTTTTGTACGAACTTTAGAAGCTCGGCCAAAAATAAAAAAGTCTAAAGACTAGGTAGAAAAGGGGGGGCCTGATGACCTGCACCGAAGTACAGGCCACCAGGCAAGGGAGTTGTGGTAGGAACTCAGAACATTAAGTCGCTGTTCGTTTCACCGAGCAGTTTCCGCAGTTCGTTACTCACAGACAGGGTGCCCTTGAGTGTGGTCAGTTCGGATGGACCATCAGCCCAGACAGAAGCCTGAAGTGATGTGACAAGCTCTCCATGACGGTTGATGTAGGAGTTCTCCTTGGGCTCGGTGATCACGACTGCGTCACATGCAACGACCAGCTTAGAACCGAACTTCTTGCAAGCGTTGAAATACGTGGTGAAGTCTTCGAGTTGGTTTTCAAAGACTTGCATCGTGAAGGTGTCGACTCCTTTGGCGTTAGCTTGTTCGAGGATTGACTTGGACAGGCCAACAAGGACCGTGTAGAACACAGATCCGTCCTTCTTGGTGTTGGCTTTTGGTGCGGTGTTCACGTAAATGAACTTCTTGGATGTGGACATGATTTGACCTCCTAGGTCGGTAGTTGTGGGAAGGTGATCTCCCTTCTATTTCGACGATTGTGCCTACTTTAGAAGGGAATGATTGGGCCGTTTTGTCATTAGACCTGCACTCATTCAAATTTAGAAGAGTGCTATAATAATTATTAGGTTGTTTGTCCTCCTTATTCAGACTCATCAGGCTGGATAGATTCAAGGGCACGAATGTACCAGTCAACAATCTGACCATCGGTCTTATCGCTGAAGGTGAACAGCCACTGGTCATGACTCTGGTTAGGGTACTGACGCTTGGCGATGTACGATTGATAGGCGAGCATGAGCACGATCCTGTTGGTGTACTCAATTCCCTTCTCCTCATTGGCATCGGTTCGAGTGAACAGATCTACCATGTAGGCAACCCAGTCGTGTGCTGTCATGCTACGTTGCTTGGTTGACAACTTGAGGTGAAGGTCTCGTGCCCTGAGCAGTTCATCTTCCGTGAAGTTGATGTTCATGATCACACTAGGCTCTACCATCGAAGAGTTCAGGTACTCACACATCTCTGCGAACTTAGCACGCACAGTTACCTCACGAAGGAGATGTACCTGGCACCATGGTGATTCCTCAACAGTGCTAGATGCTGTGTTCTCTGCATACCTCTTGGGTAGGCGTGATGCCATCCAGAAGATATCCATAGCTGTACCATTTCGCCCATGCCCAGTAAGGATGTCATCGAAGGTCTTTTCTGCCCATTGCTTGATAATCTTGATATCAGCTGGAGTAGCAAGACCCTGTTGTAGTGCATCGATGATTTCCTCGTTGGTAGCAACTTGATGATTCAGGTAACCCTTGTTCAATGCGTAGTGCAGCATCTTGGGCAGAACTGATGAGCCAACGCCACCAGGAAATGCAAGAGCTGCAAGACGAGTACGACCCTCATCCACCAGAGAGAACCTTGGTCCAATCTTTAGTGAACTCATACCAGGAAGGGATGGAGCACCAAATGGATCAGATGGTCGACTAGTTGACTGAGGAACCTTTGTTGTCAGTTCTTCGTAGTCAACCATAGGCGGCTGATCTGTATACTTGTGGAACACAGGGCCAACAGTCTTGATCGGAATCATTGACCATTCGCCAAAGTCGTTCGGATTACGCAGCAGCACTGCCATCAGTTCGACTGTACCATCAGCCATTCTTACACGACGAACATGAACTTTCACGCTGTCATCCAAGTCTGGTCCACCATGGTTAGGGATGTTCTCGATGAAGTACTTGCCCGGCACAACAAAGCAGTGTGTCTTACCATGATAATAACCATGATCCTTGTACACGTTCTTGAAACCAAAGATCTCTAGGACCTCTTGTGTCATGATGTGCGTAGTGTATGACCATGCGACAGGCATCCAGTGTTTGCCTTTATCACGCCAGATCTCTCCGACTTGACGACTATGGCCCACACCAAGGTACTGTGTTGCAACTCCGTTAACTGTAAGGAACCGCAAGTGTTGAGTGGATTCAAATGGCACCCCAAGATTGCTCAGATCCTGGATTGCTTCTTGCACCATCTGAAGGCTTGACCTGTTGTTGCGGAACCTGTCTTCTTCTTCGGTGCTGTCAGACCTGGTGATACGATCTGCGTTGTCAACCAATGCTGTCATTGCAGTAGTCCTTTCACCATTACGTAGCTTCGTGTTCTCATCTTCAAGTGAGGCTGTCAAGCATTCGATCAAGTCGTTGTGGGTATACATACCGTTTACTTCTTGATAGATTGCATGAGTCAGGTCGTCACTCTTGACCGGAATGGTTGAGTACGAAGGTTCGATTGTCACAAACTGCCAACCAATAGTCTTGATCTCAGACTTGATGTTTGGTTCGAACGTACGAATGTCGTAACCCTTCATCATTTTGTCTGGCAGAACAAGAGCATTACCCTTGATTAGGCCGTCTGCAGTGAACACTCGGATCTGAACAATGGTAGTCATACCAGTCAAGATCTTGGAGATCTGCTTGTTGATCCATTCGCCAGATGCAAGATGGTTACCCGCAATACAACGAATGGCAAAGCTTTGACTGATAGCAGAGATACCATCAACATGTTGGTCAAGATATCCCTGGTCAAGGTGATCAATTGTTTCAATCTTGATCGTGCCATTTGGAGAATAGTGCCAGGCTGATGCAAGGCGAACAATCTCGGTTAGTCGCTTTGACATCTTCTTAGAGTTGCCAACAACCAGACCGATATGGTCGAATGCTTCAAGCCAGGCGTCCCCACCATTGTTGAGAGGAGCATCGTTGATCAGCACAGAGTACTGGTCAGTTGCGTTGCTCCAACGGATCACCTCATTGGGTGATGGGTCAAAGTCAGCCTTTGGTTGGTTAGAACGTGTACGTCCAACAAACTTAGGGCTAACCTTACGGACCTCGATCCGGTATTTACCCGGAAAGAAGGTCTCAAGGAAGGCGGGCCAATAAGGTCCACCATCGAATTGCTCAAGGACTTGTTCATCCTCAAGCAATGGTGTTGCAGTCAAGACTCTGAGCCAGCCTTGACCACGGTTGGTGATTCCATGAAACATGGGATCCTCCTTTTCCCCTTTGGAGGCATAGGGATACGCCTTTTTGTTTGATAGAGTCTAGAATTTAAGATCTAGAATCTACCCATAAAGAGAAAACTCCCGGATATTATCCAAGAGTTCTCTCTCCTGATGGTCGAAGAACGACTAGATTTCGTCGCTCTCCAATTCACCCATCATTTCAGCGAGCTCGGCTGAGATCGAGAACTTGCCGTTCTGGATCTTCAACTCTGCATCGCCTGTGCCCCAGCAAGAAGCTGCAAGTCCACGAACCGTTACCTTGTCGGCATTGACGTAAACGTTTTCCTTGACTTCTGTGATGGTCACATCATCAGCCTCGAGAATGAGCTTCTTACCACTCTTCTTGCAAGCAATGTACGCCTTGGTGAAAAGCTCAACCTTCTCAGGGAAAACTTCCATCGTAAGCGTCAATGCTGGCATTTCGGCCTTGGTCTTACCGGTCTTCTCCTTGAGGAGCTGATCGATAACACCTACCAAGACGGTGTAGAACACAGTTCCATCCTCCCTCTTGTTGGCCTTCGGTGCTGTATTGATGTACAGGGACTTCTTCATGACAACCTCCAAGTTGTATGTAGAACGCGTATGTACACAGTGCACACACGACTACTATTTATTCGTTTAACCTGGAGCTGTTAAGCCACAGGACCCGCACCCTAAAGCACTGGCTGGATATAGACCTAGGGTCTACCCATAAAAGAAAAACTCAGGAACTGACCCTGAGTTAATCTTCTTATTGTTAATCAAACAACGTTGGCTTTTGTTGCCTCTTTAGCTTTGCAAACTCCCTGCCTGTTTTGTTGTTTTCCTTCCATTCGTTAAAATGTAAGTCACAAAGTGCCATCGGGCGAGGATAAGACACA